ATAATTTTAATAATTTATACAATTTAAATTATTAAAATACTTATTAGCTCATTAGCTTAGAAAAACTATTGTTTGTAAGGTGAAAATGAAGGAATGATAATAATCCAATTAATATATCAAATATTAATATTTTCCAAGCATTATTAATATCCGCAAAGAATACATTATAAAAAAAGAAATAATATAATACAGCGTGGATTGGTCTCAAATGATTCCACCATATTTTTTCTCCGCCTGTTTCAAGACCAGTTTCTCTTAACTTTCCAAAATAGATGAATACGAATCCAGTTGCGACCATGAATGCTATAATTCCTAATAATTTTTTAATAGTCACATTGCCATATTTTGCCATCATTGCAAAAAATAATCTTGTCGGAATACACCCGCCTAAAAATAATAAAAATCTTTTTTGAATATTATTCATTATAATACTTATATTTATTATATTTATAATTGGTTTAAATATACGATATCACTATTACATAATTGTAGAGAAAAATGGTATTCGTTTGTCCGAATGATGCTTTCCATAACGAAGAGGAATATAAAGACTATTTTAATTATTTTGATTATGAGCTGAGTAATTTTCAAAAATGGTCTATTAAGGCAATTGTAGACGGACAACATTCTCTTATTACGGCGCATACTGGTTCAGGTAAAACTCTTCCGGCTGAATTTGCTATACAATATTTTACGAAACAAAAGAAAAAAATTATTTATGCGTCTCCTTTGAAGGCATTGTCAAACCAAAAATTATATGATTTTAGAAGAAAATTCCCAAATATATCATTTGGAATATTAACAGGTGATATAAAAGATAATCCTGAAGCCGATGTTTTAATTATGACTACAGAAATATTGAGAAATACATTATTTACAAAACAAATCTTAAATAATTCTCAAGATACAAATGCTGTAAAAAATGAAAACAATGAAACCGTTAAAAATAGCCAATCATTATCGTTTGAAATGGATTTTCAAAATGAATTAGCTCTAGTGTGTTTTGATGAAATCCATTTTATCGGAGACCAAGAACGCGGATCTGTTTGGGAACAGTCTATTATTATGTTACCTAAACACGTTCAAATGTTAATGTTATCTGCTACAATTGATAAACCAGAGGTTTTTGCCGGATGGATAGAAGAACAAAATAAGGATAAACAGGTTTATTTATCGTCAACCAATCATCGCGTTGTTCCACTTAATCACTATTTATGGTTAACATTGAATAACGGTCAAATTAAAAAAGCTAAGAAAACAGAATACGAACATAAAATATCGGAATTTATTAATAAAAAAATAGAGATTACATCGTGTTTGAATAAATTCAATGAAATTAATTATTATAAAATGTTTAATTTGAAAAATTATTTCAATAAAAATGATTTCAATGTGCCTAGAAAATTTGTATTAAATGGATTAGTTAATCACTTATATAATGAAAATTTGCTTCCTGCTATTGCGTTTGTATTATCTAGAAAAAATGTAGAATTATTTGCCGCTGAAATAGAAAGCAATCTTTTTGAAAAAGATGAATGTCCTCCTCCGATAGAATATGAATGTCGTCAAATTCTCTATAACAAATTATCAGTCAAAACAGCCCAAGAAATTATGCAGCTACCCGAATATATAAATATTATTCATTTATTGAATAAAGGCATTGCGATTCATCATGCTGGAATTATGCCTATTTTGAGAGAAATGGTAGAGTTATTATTTGAAAAAAATTATATAAGATTATTATTTGCAACCGAGACATTTGCTGTAGGAATTAATATGCCGACTAAAACGGTTATATTTACAGGTGTAACTAAATTTAATGGCAGTATATCAAGGATACTGTATCCACATGAATATAAACAAATGGCCGGTAGAGCAGGAAGAAGAGGGATTGATACTGTAGGGCATGTAATTCATTGTAATAATTTGTTTGATGCTCCAAATGCGAATGAATATAAAAAAATGATTACTGGTTCGCCTCAAATGCTGACTTCTAAATTTAAAATCTCTTACAATCTCATTCTCAATATTTTAATGACAAATCGTGAAATTGGATTCGGACAATTAAATGAATTTGTTAATAAGAGTATGATTAAGATTGATATAAAAAATAATGAAATAGAATATACAAATAAAATTAATGAATCAATGATTGAAGTAGATAATTTAAAAAAAGGGGTTCAATATTACAAAACACCACTTGACATTATTACAGAATATATTAATAAAAAACAATCAGTTTATCATCTTACTAATAAATCTAGAATTAAAGCAATGAGAGAAATTAATTCATTAGAAGAGCAATATAATTTTATAAAAGCAGATACAGAAAAATATAAATTAATTTTTGAATTAGAAAAGGAAATAGAAGGTTTGAATTCTCAAAAATCCGATTCCCTTTGTTATATGCTGAATAGTGTTGAAAATATCGTTAGTATTCTGAAAACCAATGATTTTATTGAAAATAATAATGATGAAAATAAATGGAATATTAATATGAAGGGTTTGATTGCTTCAAATATCCAAGAATCGCATCCACTTGCCCTTGCTGATTTATATGTATATACAAATGGATTTGAAAATTATAGTCCTAGTGAAATAGCATCAATATTTAGTTGTTTTACAAATATTTCTGTAAACGATGATAATAAAATTCATAATCCAAAATCTAATATGAAATCATTTGAGGTTGTAGGCAATCATTTGAGAGAAATGTATAATAAATATTATGACGAAGAAATAAAAATGAATGTGAATACAGGAACTGATTATAATTTACATTTTCAGATAATGGATGAAGTATACCAATGGTGTAAGGCAGAAAATGAAATAGAATGTATTTTAGTAATAAATAATATTAAACAAAACCACAATATATTTTTAGGTGAATTTATTAAAGCTATTTTGAAAATAAATAATATTGCGTGTGAATTTGAAAAAGTATGTGAAAAAGTTGGTAATATTATGTTGCTATCAAAAATAAGGGAAATTCCAAAAATAACACTTAAATATGTAGTAACAAATTTATCATTATACGTATAATAATTTATACACTTTTTATTTTATTTTATTTTATTTATTATTTTATTTTATTTATTATTTATTATTTTTTCTAATAAAATTGATTTGATTTAATCGATACTTATGAAATTAAATCAATATAAAACAAATGTCTGGAATACTAATTATCTTGCTTGGATGTCATATTAGCCATCTATTATTTGATCGAGTGAACGCAGCGCTTAATTTTGCAAATCATTATAATCAGTCAAATGTAAACTATTATGAGTTATATGAATATAAAATAAATTGGTTTTTAAGTGGAGGAATAAAAAATACAAAAGAGGATACTATTACAGAGGCAGAAAAAATGAAACAACTTATAATGTCAAAAAACGCAGAGGATTATAATTGGAATTATATAATGGATGAGATTTCAATCAATACAGCTGAAAATTTTATTGTAGCCAATCAAATTGAATCCCGGTTGGAGTTCTCCGATGTTTATGTTATTACATCTGAATTTCATTATGAACGAGCTAAAAAAATGGCAGATTTAATTGATGTGAATTCATATAAATGGATTTTGTCAAACGAGGAGGAAAATAATTCAAGATATTGGGAAAAAATACATATGAATAATGTAGAAAAAGATATCATAAATGCCAAACGACACTTACTCGTTAGATAGATGATAAAATAAAATAATTATTCAATTCATTTTGTTTGTAAAAAAATAAAATTTTTTATATTAATTTTATTTTTAATTATAATTTGTTAATAATAAATTATAATTATTTTTTATATTTGAATATAATTGTATTGATTATTGTATAATTGATAAATATAATTTTCGTAATATTTAATTGATTCATTCATTTGTTGATACCAATAACAAGATAAGTTATAATAATAATACCTTTCTTTGTTTAAAGTTTCTATATAAAGTTGTTCGTCTGTTTTTTTTTCATTTGAGGCGGAATTAATATCAATTACCCATTTTTCACCAATCTCCGTCTCTGTCTCCATATCCATATCATCGTTTTTACCTAATTCAATGCTATCAAACCCGGCTAAATCATCATCGTTTTCTTGACGACAATCAAAGTTAGTGCACTCGGCTACAATATGTCCCATACTTCCGCATAAAACACAACTATTATTTAACATTTTTATAGTATACGAAGAAATCATTTTTTCATCATTTTTATTCATTTTATCGTAATATTTTGATGTGTCTTCAATGATAATAGAATCATCACAATAATCAACTGTTGGTTCAATTGTTGAATACACATTTTTTACCCCGAAAATTTCAACATATCTATAAATTGTAGTAAACATATTTTCAAAATTATTATCCTCAATTATTTCGATAACTTCCAATGGTTTATAGTTTCTAGTCCATTCCAATTTATGTTCATTAAAATCAGACAATACAAATTCCCTCTTATAAGTATGTCCGATAAAATATTTGTTGCAAGTGAGTTTAAGAACGAAGAAGATAAGCATTTTAATAGTTCAATCCCATTTTTTAGTATTTTACATTTCAATTTTATTCAAAAACTATAAAATATTATATGATATAAAATGTTACAAACAATATATATATATATATTAATTCTATATTATTTGTAATCTAATTTTCCTTTTCAAAGACGCTTCATCATTGAATACAAATAATTTAAAGTTAACACAATCATAATTATCTAAATTATTGCGTGCCGTTATTCTTGATAATATTTTTAATTTATGGATGTATACAATGTATTGATACAATCCATCATTTCGTTTAATTTTATCAAATACATATCCATCGTATATATTTTCCAATATTTCAGGTTGATTATTTACAACATTCAGTATGCTACAATCATTTTGGACTTTTCTTATAGCCCTCATTGTTGTATTTATATAATCCAAACGTTTAATCCATTTATTATAAAAATCATCTGCGTGGCTAGTAAAATTATATATACCCATTAATTGTTGTAATTTTATACTATTTAATAAATCAACTAATCTTCTAATAGGGGATGATATATGAATATAACTTTCAACACCATCCCGAACAAGAATATGTCCTTGTTGGTCTGAAAATGTAGAATATTGTCCGGACGAACAGCTCCATAATTTTAAAAATTTATTTACATCATCTGGTATATTATCCGGAATATCTCTCGTTTGATTTAATGTTACAGAGCGATAAATGCCATCTTTGAATTCTAACATTTTTTCGGCACATGTAGAATTCATAAATACCATTAAATAATTGATAACATCATGGCTATCTTTTACGCTAGTTATTATTTTAATATTTTTACATAATTTTTGTATCATATCAAACATGTATATATAATTCTCGTCTTCTAATAATTGTTTTTCTTCATACCTGTAATTCTTGAATACTTTTATCATTGCCACTCCAAATTGAATCGTGCTTACATTATAATCTTCAATATAAATATCCATATAATAGGCGAATCGTTTTGAATTTTCTTGAAGACTACACAAACAATCCGATAAAATATTAGGTAACATAGGACGTTTCCTATCTGGTAAATAAATAGTTGATATTCTCTCTGAAAACGAATTCCATAAAGACAAAGCATCAATCCAAATGGCAACATTAGCAATGTATATTGTTAATTTAAAAGCATTATCGTTTATTTTATTGATTCCAATTGCGTCATCTATATCTAAACTTCTTGGAGGGTCAATTGATATTATATATTCATTTGTTCTATCTTCAATTGTGGGATTACTATTATTGATGAGTTCAATGTATTCGTCTTCGCTTCGTTGTTTTAAAGCATCTACTGTTTTTTTAGTAAAATCTTGAATTGTAGCATTTAAACTTTTACAATATAATTGATATTCGTAAAAATTATTTAATATTTCAACCGAACCAATATTATTTGTAAGTTTTCCGATTGGATGTTTATCGCTCCATTCTACGAATGAAAAGGTAACATAATAATTAACTGAATATTTTTTGAATTTATCTTTTTTATCTTCGTATGGTACGAGAAATATAGGAATTCGTTTATCGTCTGGAATACATTGATATATTTTTTTATTTTTATTGTTTCCGTATGTTTTACCCGTCACATTTAAGATACCGGGTATATTATTCATTTGTCTAACATTAGAATGAACCAATTTTACTTTATTTTTTTCATCAGAATCCTCTTTATTTGTATCATTACTAATTTCAATAATATCATCTGTAAATAATTTTAAATCGAGTGGGTTAAGTTGACAATCAACAGATTCTAATGTAAACCCGTCAAACCAAGCCCAATTATTATAATGTCTCTCTGATATATGAATTTTCCGCAGCATTTAGATTATTCTATATAGCCAATTGTAGTTAATTGTTTATTTCATGTAAACAATTAATTATTTTCAATTTTATTTTTTAGTTTTTTCCATCCTTTTTATATTTTTTAGATTGGTAAAATAAAAACGTTGAAACTAAAACTAAAAATGTAACACTTATATCATTAAAATGTAATGTAACACTTATATCATTAAAATGTAATGTAACACTTATATCATTAAAATGTAATGTATAACTTATTCATAAATATTATTGTTATTTTTTAATTTAAAATTAAATATTCTAATCATTATTAAAACTAAAATTTTTCCTGCAATTAGCGTCCAAACATTTATTAATAATTCAATTTGTTTTTCGTATTCATGTTCGCATTTATAAAATATACCAAAATCTTTAAATTTGTTTGTTCTTTCATCACATCCATTTGTCCCCAAGTATTTTTGTTCTAATGTTGTTAACGGACATCCATGTAAAACAACAATTGAAAACGCATCTAAACTTACTATTATTAATAAAACAATCAAATGATTAACATTTACATTAAATACTAAATTAAATCCAATTAGAAAAATAATTAAATTGTGAAACAAAATATAATACAATCCGAGTGATGTTTTTTTAACCCCGTTTTTCTTAATTAAGTCTAGTATATATTTTGAAAACTTTCTAATAACCCCCTTTCCTATTTTTTTTTGTTTTTTAATGTTGTCAATCATAAAATTATATATGGATAATATAAATATTTTATTTTATAATAAAAAACTAATGTAAACTAAATTAAATAAATTTATATATCTTTATCTGGATCTATCGTTTCAACTTGTTTAACAATATTTCTCTTAACATTTTGATTTTGTAAAAACTTCATTATATAACGTGGAATATTTGAAAAAGTATTCATATACGTCTTATATTTAAAAACGCATATTGAAGCATTATCAATAAATTCAAAACTATACCACCAAAATGAAGGAATAAATAACATTTTACCAGGTTCTAATTCTAGCTCTAAACATTTGATTTTATCAAAGTCGGGTTTATATTCATTTTGCACGTTCCAAGGATTAATAGGAGATTTAAATTCAAAATTTTCATAATCATTTATTTGATATAAATATTTTTTACTCTTTGGGGGAGCTAATTTAACACGTATTTTCCCTTGTGTTACCATATAATAATTTCTATAATTAATGTCATACTTTAATGGTGTTGTTGTTTCATTTGAAGCAGAAACAAGATCATATTCGCATGACGAAACCATATACGGGCGTAAAAATAAGTCATTGTATCTATAACATTTAATTAATCCTGTTTCATCTAAAAAGTCTTGATTCTTTTCTGTCAAATATTTTTTTTCTTCATCATGATTAAAGAGTTCAAGTGCTGCTTTTAAAGTAATTGGTATATATAATTCGCTTTCATCATCAATATTTTTTAAATCTCTAACTTTAACATCAAACGCTCCATAGTTATCATTTATATATTTCAAGTTACACATGTCATTAAGTCGTTCATTATTAAAATCAAATACAACAGGTTGTCTCAAATCGCAAATTTCTTCTAATTTATCTTTAGAAGGCTGTTCGATCTCATACATTTCTAAATCATCGCTTGTTTTCAAATGAAAAAAAACGTGTAAATATAAGAATAAAACAATACAAAATACTAATGCGGCTATTATTATTTTCATTTACTAATTAATAATAATTTTATTTTTAAATTTATACTTAACTTGTATTGATAAGTATAAATAGTATATTTACAAATTTTAATATTTTATTCGGTTATTTCATTTACTGTTTCATTGTCATTTACTTCATCTGCTGCTTCATTGTCATTTACTTCATCATTAAGATAATTATTCAATGTGAATGACTCTAATTCTTGAAAACATTTATCAACACGTTCATTAATGCCACGAGTAAAAGCATCAAGTTGATCTCTAGATTTAGAAACATTTGTACTTAATTCCATTGTGAATGACTGCATTCTAGAAACGACTTTATGTAATTCAACAAGGTCGCTTTCAAAACGATTTAATCTTTCATTATCAACATTATTTGACACAGTGCTACCAACATTAGACCTATCTGATAAGCTAGGCAATGAATCAACCTTTTGTTCTAATAATGTAAATTTCTCATGTAAATAATCACAATTAGATGATAGTGCATTAAAATTTTCTCCTAAAGTATCAATCGCCTTTGGCAAATCAGCTGATAATTTATTTAAACGTTCATGATTCATAGCAACTAATTGAAGCGGATGAATTGGCGGAGCCGGTGCCTGAGGGGCTGAATTATTTCTGTTTAATCCTTGGCTTCCAGGTGGAGGAGGGCCTCTATTATCAACGGCTCCCCCTCTTCTTCTTTTAGCAGCAGCGATAGCATTACTTCCACTCATTTATAAGTAATTATAACAAAATATATCTAAATTATTTTCGCATAATCATTTTAATTGTTTCGTGAAATTTGTAATTATCTATAACAAACATTTCTTCTTTGTAATCATCAATATTTTCACATACATTTGTTATTTTTATTGTAGGAAACTCATGAGGCGTTCTATTTATTTGCTCCATTAACTGCTCGATATGATCGTCATATATATGACAATTTCCTAAATAATAGTAAAAATCAGTTGCTTCTAAATCACAATGTTTTGCAATTAGATGAGTTAATATGCTATATGAAGCAATGTTAAATGGTACACCTAATCCAATATCCCCGCTTCGTTGATATAAAGAGCATGATAATTTGTTTTCATCTGTAACATTGAATTGACATAGAACATGGCACGGAGGCAAAGCCATTTGTCCGATTTGGCACGGGTTCCAAGCACTCATAACTAAACGTCTGGATCCTCTTTCTTTTGGATCTTTCAAAGAATTAATAATGTATGATAATTGGTCTACTCCTTTTCCTGTGTAATCAGCATCACAATCTACATACTCAGCATTAAAATGTCTCCATTGATGACCGTAAACTGGACCTAAATCGTCCTCTTTCAAATGGGTTAATCCTCTGCTATCTAAAAATTCTCTGCTTGCGTTTCCGTTCCAAATTGATACATTTTTTTCCTTCAATCTAGTATTGCTAGTATCGCCTTTAATAAACCATAATAGTTCTCTTAGACATGTTTTCCATGCCAACTTTTTGGTTGTTATAAAAGGAATCTTGTTATTGTTTAATGAAAAGTGCATGGATGATCCAAATCCTGTATATGCTTTACCATTTCTACTTTCTTCTAGTGTTCCATACTTTGAAATATCTTCAATCAAATTTAAATATTGAATTTCTTCATGAAAAACTTCATTTTTAGTTTTATTTAAATTTGATCTATATTTCAGCATTTATTCTTTAAACTAACGAATAAATTTTAAATTATTTTGTTAATGAATTTAATATTCCAACCAAAAAACTTTTAACAAATTCAAACTAGATTTTATTTTAATTTCTTTTTATAAAACATAATGGACAACGTAGAAACTGAAAACGATGGATTTTTTAAATATATATTTGATTTAAACGAATCAAATAAATCAAACCTAATGAATATGATACAATATGCTGTTTTAGCATTTATTCCTATTATATTAGTTTTAAAAGTAACCAAAACATATGTCCCGGAAGCTAACGAAGAAAAAGGTAGTTTAGAACTTTTAGCTGAAAGTTTGTTTCAAGTAATATTTATTTTATTATCATTTTGGTTTATAAATCGTGTTATAACATATATACCTACTTACAGTAAAAAAGCATATAAGGAATTTAATGAAACCACCTTTATTGTAGGATTTGTATTTATTTTATTAACACTTCAAACTAAACTTGGAGAGAAAATAAGCATTTTATCTGATAGAGTAATTGAGATTTGGTCTGGAGACGCATCAATTCGTGAAGAAACTGTTACAAAAGTAAAAGTGACCCAGCCTTTATCAGGTGGCCATCAACCGAGTCAAGCTGACCGCTTAGGAGGATATGGATCAATGAGTCCTCAGATGCAACCACCTATGGCACAGCAAATCCCTCATACACCAATGATGACAAATAATAAATCACAAACAAATAATTATTCAATTCCATCAAGACAACCGGTCCCTGATTTTTCCACCATGCACTCAACGGAAACAAATCCTTTAGTTGGGGCAGCCCAGCCTGGAATTATGGAGCCAATGGCAGCGAATGAGGCAATCGGTTCATTTGGAGGTTCTGCATGGTAAATGAAATGATTTCTTATAATCTTCTAATCTTCTAATCTTATTAAGTAATTAAAAATTAAAATTAGTTTACACCGTTGAAGAATTAAAACCGCACCCCTAAAGTATTTTTTATATTTTCTCAAAATAATATAGATGACTAAACATAAGACAGAAGACTACAAAAATTCTGCCGTTAAATATTATTTGAATAATGAAAATGGAGATGGATACAAAAGAACCTGTAAAATTTTTGATTGTAAAAAATCTACAATACGAGATTGGATTAAAAGATACAAAAAAACTAAAAATCTTACAAGAAAAAATAGAAAACCAATATCCTATAAAATTTCAAAACCACAAGTAAATACTGCTTTGGAATTATTGAAACACAACGAACAACTTACGATGAATGAATTAGTGTTTGATATGAAACAAAAATACAAAGATTTGGATATTACACCTCAACATTTAGGACAGATTGTTAGAGATAATAATAAAACAAGAAAAAGAACAAGACACGAACATTTTCCTAATGAAAGATATAAGAAACCGATAGATAAACAAACCGAATTAGATAAATTTTATAATAAAGTAAAACAGTTTCCAATAAATAAGATTATTTGTTTAGATGAAACAAGTGTTGGTTCTGCGTTAAAACCTACTTATAGTAGATGTAATTTAGGTAGGCGTTGTATAATAAAAACTACAAATCAATTTGTATTTCGTAAATTTACTTTATTAGTAGCAATAAGTAATTCAAAATGGGTAGGTAAAGAAATGTATGAAAAAGGTGGTATGACGAAAGAACGATTACAAAGTTATAGAAATACAAAGAAAAGCGAACAAAAAATGTTAAATAATTTCAAACGCATTTTTGGTAATGAAAAAGATGTAGTTGTTTGTTTTGGAGATTACGAACAAAAAAAACATATGAAATTCAAAGAAGCAACCAAAGGAAAAGGAATGCGAACTTTATTTAGAAAAGCAGGATTTCAAACTTTTTTGGTAGATGAGTTCAGGACATCGTGTAGATGTTCCAAATGCGAAATAGGTATTTGTAAAAAAACGATGGTAATGGAAAATCCCAAACCATACAGAAACGGAAGTGTTTTGGTTCATGGACTAATTCGTTGTAAAAACGGATGTGGTTATTGGAACAGAGATACTAACGGAGCAACAAATATCTATAAGATTGCTTATAATGCGATAAATAATAAAGAAAGACCGAATTATTTATCCAGAAGCATCGTTCCAACAACTCTTCAGGGTTTTTAGAAGAATTCCCAAAACCAAAATTTACACGCCTTGAAATAGGCGAACCTTTTTGATTTTTTATTTCACCGAAAGGTGCGGTTTTAAATCTTCAAGGGTGTAAATACTAAATGATAAATATAAACATTGTAATAAATAAACATAAATAATATTTATTATTTTTTAATAATATATATTATTGAAATGACTGAAAAAAAAATAGATATGGATAAAGTAATAAATGCTGTTGATAATGATTCAAACGAATCTATAATGAAATTGAATAATAGAAGAATTAAACAGATTAAAAATGATTTATTTCAAAAATTACATTTCAGTAAGGCAGATATGAAAATATTACACGAAAAGTTAAAATATTATCGCTTTGTAGATGACACTCATGATATAAATTACGGAAGATATATACGTTGGATAAATATGAACAATGAAGCGAATTTGAAATTAACAAATGGAGGAATTATTTGCGAAATATTAGCAACAGAAAATGGAACTACATTAACTTGTAAAAACAACTTGAACCGTTTATTTAGAATTCGAATGGAAGAATGTTTAATATTTCAAAAAATAACAGATCAAGAGAAGTTATTGTTATCAGTAATGGATTATTTAAATGAATAATATATATTATTTTTATAAATTTATTTTTTTTAGTTTTTTGGATATTCTTTTATTTTTTTTAGTTTTAGACTTAGTTTTAATCAAATTTATTTTAGTATTTTTTTTAGGAATTAATTTTGCCTTATTTTTACATGTAAATGAGAATATATCTAATCCTTTTTTCTGTATAACCGCATCTCTACAAATCGCAATTGCTCTAGATTCAGAGCCTGAATTTGTATCAACTTTTTTAATGCATTTACATAGTTTACTTGCTAAAATGCTTTCGGCTTTATTTTTAATTTCAAGTGATGACATGTCTTTATTAATTTCTATATTATAGTAATTCAATATTGAAATGTAGTCATTTTTTGTCAAAGAACCCATTTATATTTATATATTACGATTATTTTATTGTTTTTGAAAATAATGAAATTAATGAAATAATGATATTTATATCTCTATATTATGTATGACAACGATAGAATATAAAATAATAGTTTTTGATTTGGACGAAACATTAGGATATTTTCAGGAATTAAGTTTTTTTATTGATGCTATAGAAAATGTTCTGAATAAAAATATAAACAAAAATGAATTTTTCAATTTATTAGATAGTTATCCTGAATTTTTAAGGCCTAATATTTTGAATATATTGAATTTAATAAAACGAAAAAAAGAAAGAAATTCGTCAATACAAGTAATGATTTATACGAATAATCAAAATCCTAAACAATGGACGTTAGATATAAAGGATTATTTTAATCATAAATTAAATTATAATTTATTTGATAAAGTAATTGCTGCGTTTAAAGTAAATGGAGAGAAAATAGAACTATCAAGAACAAGTCATAATAAAACATATGGTGATTTTATAAGATGTACTAAATTACCAAAAAATATAAAAATTTGTTTTATAGACGATCAATATCACCCCGGTATGGTAAACAATAATATTTATTATATAAAAGTTAAACCGTATGAATATACAATTGATTATAAAACAATGGCAGAGAGATATTATAAAAATAATAATATTGTTATGAAAGAAAATGAATTTATTAGCAAAATAGATATATATATGAAAAATATAAATTTACCAATATATACTAAATCAGATGAAGAACTAAATATTGATAATATTGTAAGCAAGACCATTTTACATCATTTGAATAATTTTTTCGCACTAAAATTTAATGCTGATGATAAAACTCAAAAACGTAAATTAAAATATAAAAAAAATAAAACAATTAAATTTCACTAACTGATATTATTATTATACAAATGAAGTGATTTTTTTGTTTGAATTTCTCTCTATTGCGAGTGTTTTAACTTTGTATATTTCTAATTTTAATTTATTTTCAATGTATGATTTAACAACTGTAGTAATAGTTGTAGTTAATAATAAAAATATTCCTGCTCTAAATACTATTTTTCTATCAAAATCACTAAATTTATGTTTTGAACGCGGATTAAAATAAAGTATTAAAAATAAAGATATATAAAGTCGTATAATTATATTTAATGTATTAAAATATTCAGGTGCCTTATTATAAATACCGATTAATGATAATCCAAATAAAACATATGAAACATGAAATAACCAATCTAATATTTGTTTATGATATTCATACATAATATATACATAATGTATACATTATATTATAGTTAACTCTAGATTTACGATATATAAATATTAGATATTACATATTTTTTATTTTTTATTTTAAATTAATAAAGACATACCGATTCGCCATCATCTACAGATTGTTATGAATGTTTTTTATAAATACTTAGTGTTCTAGCACTTGCATCATTTGATTTAATAAAACGAGGCATCCAAAAATAAGGCACTACATTTTGACAGTTTGGATATGTTTCTTCAAAAAGAATGCGATAATAATATTGTTCCTTTGTTTGAGGAGGTAAATGATCGAATAAATTCTTAGGAATATTTTGTATAATAGTATCTACTTTATCAGTAATAATTTCATACCATGATTTAGAGTTACTACTAACGCCATCGCTGAACGCCTCTTTTGTTCTCCAAAGAACACTGTGAGGCAATAAATCCTTATCCATGATTTCTACACTTTTTCTAAGAAGCCATTTTTCCGGCTTGTCTGGATTATATCTATATTTAAGAGGAAGGGACAAATATGTATTCACCCAATTTGTATCAAGGAATGGGGTTCTAGGTTCCAACCCATTGGATGAGATTGATTTATCCGATCGGAGAACATCAAAAAAGTGAATATCATTCATCAGTCGTCTTGTTTCTCTGTCAAATGAAAGAGCATCGGGAGCAGCATGAAAATACAAATACCCTCCCATTAATTCGTCGCTTCCGTCTCCATTGAATACTACCTTTGCTTCACTGTTATTTGCTATATATTTGCTTACTAAATAATTTCCAACACTTGCTCTTACAGTTGTAGTATCATAACTTTCAATTGTTTTAATTACTTCTGGAATTGCGTTCAAGAATTCTTCTTCTGTCAAAATAATTTCAGTATGTTTTGAGCCAATGTGTTCCGCTACCATTCTTGCATAACTCAAATCTTCACCGCCTGGCATACCGATAGAATATGTTTCTAATTGATTTTTGTAATATTTAGAAACAACGGCAGCAACTAAACTACTGTCTAATCCTCCGGAAAGTAGACATGCAATTTTTCTATCGGTTGTTCCAACGACTCTCTTTCTAACGGCTTCAGAAAATGCAGCATAAACCTTTTCAAATACATTGTAGTAATCGTCGTCATTTATTTTATTTCCTCCATTTTCGGATGAATTAATTTCAAATTTATTGTTGAACGCGTATGGACTCGTATATTTTGTAGCATATGATTCAAATGTATAGAAAGAGCGAATATGTGATGTTTTGCTTAATTTTGAATATGTTCCTGGGGGATATTGTTCAATAAAATAATCATTGGCAGTAATTTGATTTTGAGTTTTATTAATATGAGTTAGTATTTTTTCATCAAAATTCAATAAATCTGATAGCATTTTCAATTCGGACGCAAAGGCAATAATTGGATACTCTGTATAGACATTAGTCTCACTATCAGTTGTATAAATTTCCTTATTTTGATCTTGTTTATGACGCATAATATATAAGGGTCTTACACCATACGAATCTCTTGCTACATAAATGATTGGATCATTATTGAAATCGGTTGAATCGTGAATAATAAATGAAAAATATCCATCTAATAGGGAAAGAGTATATTCAATTCCAAATTTTTTATATAAATGAATAATAATTTCACAATCAGAATTTGTTTCTGGTTCAATGTCAAGCGATTTGAATAATTCTCTAAAATTGTAAATCTCTCCGTTACAAATCAGAGTAATTTTATCAATTATTATAGGCTGATTTGAAATTGTGTCAAGTCCATTAATTGCTAGACGATGAAACCCAAGCGCAGTATCATTATACAATTGAACGAATTGTGAATCTTCCGGGCCCCTAGAAACTCCTTTCATAAATGATTTATGAATTACGCTCATAGGAATAAAATTCGCATTGTTAATAATAGAGAATATACCGCACATACTTATTATTTTAATGACGTAATCTTTAGGTATTTTGAATATAATATTCTATAAGTATATAATATAGTTATGAATTCTAATGGAGTAATGGAAGGAGCATATTACACAAATTTGGATAGAAATCAAGTATTAAATAATAGAATATCAGATAGAAATATCCCATCACAATCTTTGCAACCCAATTTTTCAAATAGACCAGTATCTACAAAATATTCAAAATTATCTATAGTAGACCAATATAAACAAGCATCTGTTCCTCTAAATATATCATCGCAGTATAACGTAGGAAAAGTATTCAATCCTGGTAATGCTGAAGGTCCATGGGCGGGATATGCTAATAATGTAGACGTTGAAACGGTTTTAAGAAACCAAACATTTGCTTTACAAAAAGGAGATAGAGGAACATATGTTCCTTCATCTGATAGTGATTTATATAATATTGAAGTTGTAGGAAGACAAGAACAGCAATCTCATCCTGGCTTATTTGCTTTACAAGAATTAGATCCTTTTAATCCAAATACATTCAATTTAGGCAATGATATATTTAATAATGCCACACGACAACAATTAAAAAATGTAACTCAATAATTTAAAAATCTTATACAATTAAAATTAAAAATACAAAATATTTTTTAATTTTATAAATGGATTTGAATAAAACAAATATAATTATGAAATCATCAGAAATGGATATATGTAATAACGAACATGATATTTCAAATAATTTAACATTAGAAAACCAATCAGCTAGCGTCATTGAAAATAACATTGTTAATGGCGAAAATACGATTGATATTTCAAAAAAAGAACCAACTATTTTACACACACACCAACACTCTCGTGTTTTTGATAACTCAAATAATAATATTAATTCAATAACACTTGAGTTTTTTGCAAATAACGGATTGTATAGCAAATACTTACATAAAACAACTGTAGAAAATAGTATATCTCAATCAGATAAAAAATTTTATAAAAGAAGAATAATAAATGAAACCAAACAAATGTTAAAAGAAGAATTTGATAATGAAAACTTGAGAGACATATTTAATAAATATATTTTCTCTCTTATATCTCATTTCAAATTATCAGATACACATGATTTTTTTCAGAAAGAATTTACAGAGCGCAATTCAGATGTAGATATTTCGTGTAATTCATTGAATCCCCTTATTGACGAGTCTAATAAAGATACCTCTATTCCAAAACATTCACAATATAATCCAGATGAATTATTATTTAAAAAAGACAATAAAACTCTTACTATGGATAAATTTGTAAATAAAAAATCAAAACAAAAGGAAAAGCCTAATATGCCATTTAAAAAAAATATTAATTTAAGAGAACCCGAATTAAAAATGAAAGGAATTCAGAAAAAAGAAAAAAAAGAAAATATAGATAATATACAAGCGAATGAAATCAAAAAAATCTAAAATTAAAAAAAACACGACTAAACCAGAATTATCTAAAGAATTTAATATAAATTTAAAATGTTCTCCGAATTCGCCTGAAAATCAGAGACATGATTATACATGTTATTCAGATGATTCATTATTGAAAATAAGAAATTTTTGGAATGCTCGTCATCCAGATAGACGAATTGATACCGAAGAACCGAGAGACATTTGGGGTCAATTGAAAAATAATATGAAAAATGTATGCGATGCTGAATCTTGTTGGTTAAGACAAAATTTTATAAAGGAAAAACTTGATAAAGAACTGCTTCAATTTACATTTGCGCCAAAATCCCCCAATAGTTGGAAAGCAAATGAATACGAATGGTTATCAAGTGTAGATATTACCGAGGTTATGCGACAATACGAACACGCATATCCTTCGTTTCAATTTATTGGTCCATCTCCAATAGATTTTGATTCATTGAAAATATACGGTCAATGTGTATGGGAAGAATTATGTAAGTTTGAATTATATGATTATATACATAAAGGAAAAACAAAAATAGGTATAGTATTTAATACAGACCCTCATTATAAAGAAGGGTCTCATTGGATAGCGTTATTTATTAATGTATCAAAAAAATATATATACTACTTTGATAGTAATGGAAACCCTCCTCCCAACGAAGTAAAGAAATTTTCAGAACGGGTTAAATCACAAGGTAGCTCTTTAGGAATTGACCTCAATATAATGAGTAATTATCCTCGTTCCCATCAAAAAACGGATTCTGAGTGTGGCATGTATGTATTATATTTTATAATTAAATTGTTAACTAGTAATGTAAAAGACCCTGCGTTATTTGGAAAACAACGGATACCAGATGAAGAAGTTCATAAAATGAGAAATGAATATTTTAATCCAAATTTATAACAATATAAAAATATAATGAATTAATTGTTATAAATGACCGATTTTACTGGTAATGAAAACAAAGGCATTATTTGGGATATTTTAGTAGAGCAAAAAATATTTGAAAATGTTGAATCTAAGCATAAATATGAAATTAAAGATATATTCGAACAAACAATTTTAATAACTGAAAAACAAGGGAGAGGATTATCTCTCATCGAAAAGAATAAGGAAGTTATAAAAACCATGGTTATAAAATTAGATACATTTAAAAAACAATTGTTAAATAAACCACCTTCTGTACCTAGGCAATACACAAATGGAGAATTGCATAAAGAACGTCAGTCAGCATTTGAGAGAGAATTAAAACGAAAACAGACCGAGTTTGATGGATTAACTAGAACAGCACCAGAAAAAATAGATTTTTCAGATATAGTAGATGAAAAAATAGGGGATAAAATGGATATGTTGCTTGCGGAGACGATTGCTTCAAGAGAAAGACAATTAAATCAAGTCCTGCAAACACAGACTCCGGACCAAGCCACAAAATGGATTGAAGGAAATCTTGATGAAAATGGAATAGAAAATAAAGGACAAAATATTAATTTAAAAATAGGGAATGATACGTACATACAAGACAATATAATTGTAAATCTTGATAAAAAGGTATCATTCAATGATACAAATAAAATACAAAATTTTTCAATTGATTCCGCTCCAAATACTATAATCCCATCATCCCAATCACAATCACCATCGCCATCAAAACAAGTAAATTCTTCTAGTATAGAAAATACTTTTTTCAAAATGCTTAAAAAAGAAGAACTAGATACGCCAAATACATCAAGTTTTCATTTGAATGCGTTTGATACAAATACAAGTGAAAAAATAATAGAAAAAGATATGAAATATGATATCATAAATATAAAACAAGAAATTAAAGATGTTAATGAAAAAATAAACCAAATATTCATAAATCAAACTGACATAATAACATTATTAAAGACAATTGTAAAATAAATTTATACTCTTATAATTTTGTATTCCTTTTCTCCGGTTGTTTTATTTACAAATACTTCTAATGTTCCAACCTTGATAGGATTTTTTCTTACATAGCTATCTAAATCATATAATTCTCTTGTTATTTGATTGTAGGCATAATTAACCCCTAATATAGTAAGTTTAACTGCTTTCCAAGTAACTTCACGTCTATTTACCATTGCGGCAGAATCAGTCTCTTCTTCTGTCATTTCGGGCAAATATGAGAAACTATTAACATTTGGACTTCCAAACGAATAACATTGTAAATCAGTATTATCAGGATTAACAGCACAATCAATAGATGTTTCTTTTATAGCCTGTAATAATTGTTTATTTATATTTTCCTTTAAACTGGCAACTTCAAAAAGTTTTTCATCTGTTGTAATAGGACGTCTATCAATATCACTCTTATCTTTTAATTTTAATTCAGTTGATATTTTATCATCAATTTGTTCTTGTGAAAATGTCATAAGATATAAGAATACCTCTACTGTTTGAAGTTCTAAAGGTAAATCGTAATGACTACAAATGCGTTTAGCGCGACCAATGACTTGTTCTAATCTTACAGGGTGCCAATATGACTCTGTTAAATGGACGTATCTTACATTTTTCAAATCTATTCCTTCAGCACCGGAAGCTGTAATCATCAATACTCTAATAATCTCTCCATACGTGTTATTTGCAGATTTGCCTTGTAGTTGCTCTACAATTGAAGCGGGTACATCATTCCAAGAGCTATTGTAAATATTTCTGATTATTTCTTTTTCTTCTGCGCTTTCAGTTCCAGTATATAAAGCAAACGAGGGTTTAGAAAATTCTTCCGGGGTCATATCAATAATCCATTTATTAAGAGAATTTTTTCTGATTTTAAATTCAGAAAATCCATTTGCCATTAATACTAATTTAAGTATTCCTACTCCTTGTAATTGTCTGAATTGAGAATAAATGAGATGTAATCCGACATGATCGGGTTCCATTATATTTTCTAATATATTCAAAAACTTAGGACTGTATATTTCAAGTGCTTCCGGTGTTAAAAACCTAGCCCTATCTTCCCATAATTTATCAAGTGTATCCTTTATGGCTCTAGCATAATCTTCTTTCCAATTTTTTTTCTCTTCTATTGCTCGGCTGACATCATCCGCCTCCAAATTGCCTTCTTCATTTAATGCTCTTTCATCTAATTCTATTCCATCTACATCGTCTTCATCTATATCCCCATCATCAAATTCAAAATGAATGAAGTCTCTTGGTTTAGGACAATTTACAAAAGGTCTCGGACAAACAAAATTACAAGCTAATCTGGAAAAAATTCTATAACTAGACTTGGTATCTTCATAAACACCTTCTTTTGCTTTTTTATTTTTACGTGAATTTCTTATTTCTTGTTTTCTCTCATCTATGCGTTCTTCTTCGTAAACTCCTAATTGAAAATCACTCATTGGAATTCTAAGAATCTTTAAATCTAATGCTGGATCGAATCGAGGCATTAATTCTTCTATGCTTCTAAAATAAGACGTTAATCCCAATATTCTTCTCTTTAATAAATCAAGATTTTTAACAATATTTGTTTGTCTATCAATAAAATAAGTCGTAAATTGTTCTAGACTATCAGGTAATGCTTTATATGTTTCTAGGCGAATGCTATTCGGTAACACTTTTATGTCTTCCGCTTTCAAAATAGAGACAACCATTTTAACAAAATCTTCATCTGATACATCACCTCTTTCATCAATATTTATTCCTTCATATAATCCTCCTTTTGGAGATGATATAAATCCGAACGGGTTTCTTGTAATTGTAAGTGTCGTTGAACTAGATTTGTATTCAATGTAATCAACCAAACGCCGAGTATTTAGTTTAGATTCAAATAATGTTTTAATTGTATCAAGACTTACTTTTCTATCACTTGATATATTTAATTTAAAATGCCATGTTTTAATGCGTCCTCTAAGCATATTAAATAATATTCCAATTTCATTCGGGTAGTTAATAATAGGAGTGCCTGTTAAAAATACGATTTTAGCATTCTGTGCGTCCATTAAATAATTATACAGTTTATATGATAATGTACTGGGTTTATTTACTTTATTTGAAATTCTGCTGATTAAGTTATGCGCTTCGTCAACTATAACTGCAGTATTATCAAACGGATTTATTGTAAAATTTTGTGTTAGTGCTTGTAAATTATCAATTCTCAAACCATTATAATTAATAAACTTATATTTATAACGAATCATTTCGTCTAGTTGGTTGTTTAGGTCTATTTTTTCAGCACTCGTTAACTCGTCATAATTACTTTTACGTTTAACATTCGTAACCCATGCTCCTCTTTTTTCTCTAATAAAATCAGGGGATAATTTTAATGCAATAGACAATGGCTCAATTAATTCTTGATTGGATTCAACGCTTACATATTCCCAATGTTGTTTTTTTCTGTAAATGGGGTCTCCGCATTTTTTCAATGATTCAATATAATTCATTCTTAATGAAGCCGGAGTAAGAATATAAACCTGTTTTCCTGATTTTAATCCTTCCGCAATGGCAATAGACGTACATGTTTTTCCTGAACCCAAACCATGATATAATAAAAGACCTCTATACGGAGTGTATAAATTAATATAATCTCTTACTAAATTTTGATGGGTTAATAATTCAAATTCTTCTAACGATTTTTTATCACATGTGAATGTTGTTTTATCACGTATGAATTTCTCTCTATATGGTGAAAATAATGATGAAACAAAATTCACAAATATTTTACGATTATTCATATAATAGTCAGATGCTCTAATAAGAATTTTTGATTGTTCTGGAGGAATTCTATCTTGCAATAGAGTAGAACCAATTATAACATTATTAAAAGGACCTTCTTGAACTATATCTTTGGGTTTCTTAGTTCTTCTTTTTTTAATTTTGATTGTAAAAATCTCTTCTTCTTGAGGAGATAATTTCTTTTTTTCCTCTACTAATTCTTCTACTTGGGTTTGAGGTTCTTCAATAATTTCTTGTTCTTTTTCTTCTTCAATAACTAATTTAATTTTCTTTTTTTTGGTTTGTTTTTTTGCTTTTGGTGGTTCTATAGGAGATTCTGTAATAATTTCTACCTCCTTTGGAGAAGGAGAGATGATCGGTTGTTCGGTTATTGGTTGTGTAGGCCTAGACATGACAACTTCGGGTCTTGTTATAACGCCTTTGAAATCCCTATTTTTTCTAATATTTTCTAGCAAAGCATTTCTATCAATCTCAGTCTCGCCTCGTTTATCAACAATGAGTGTTTTTATTTCAACTTCTTCTTTTTTAGCAGGTTCAGGAATGATAATCTCAACTTGTTCTATTTTTTTTGGAACCGGTTTATTTTTAAGTTTAGCTAAAAGTAAAGATGACATATATAAATTTAAGACATAAAAAAGTTTTATAAAGATTTTTTTATAAAACATTTATTAATTTAATACTAATTTTATTTATTTATTTAGAAAAATCAGTTGTTGCTTCTACAATATGTTTAATATTCTCTTTATCATATGAAGAATGACCTGCCATGGTTGGATAAAATTCAGCTTCAGGGAATGCTTTATGTAATAAATAAGCATATTTGAAAGGGCATATAATATCATAGACGCCTTGTATTATTTTAGTAGGTATATGTCTTATTTTATCAATATTTTCTTTTTTTGTCAAAAATCCTTTCTCAATAAAGCAGTTGTTAGTAAAATAATGATGCTCTAATAATGCTGTAGTAATGTATGATTTATTTTTTTTTAATTCAGTTATAGTGTGTTCTAATGTAGGCATATTTAATTTTAAATTCATATCTTCCCATGCTGCCCAAGCGACAAAACATTGTTTTTTCTTTTTAATACCAAAATCACCATTAAAACATTTACCATAAGCATCTACATAATTTGTTCTATATTCTTTTGGTATAGCATTTGTATAATATTCCCATCCAATCGGATTTATATTCTCCGCTCCGTGTGCTTCAGATAACCAATCAACTTCTTCTTGTGTTCCTAAAAAGATGGCTCTTAATATAATATTAGTTACTACTTCAGGATGTACTATAGCATAATATAATGCTAATGTAGACCCCCAAGAACCACCTGATAACATCCATTTAGTTATTCCTAATTTATTTCTTATTTTTTCATAATCATTTACTAAATCTTGTATAGTATTCTCTCTTAATTCTGCAGTCGGTTTGCTTTTTCCACATCCGCGTTGATCGACTAGAATAATATAATATTTCGTTGGATTAAAAAAACGAGCCATACTTGGCCTAGTGCCTCCGCCTGGTCCTCCATGTACGTATAATACTGGTTTACCATTTGGGTTGCCATATGTTGTAAATGATATAGTGTGTATGTTTGAAACTCGCATTTTGTACGATTTAAGAGGTTTAATCGGATGGTCAAATAATTTACCGTGATATGTTTTTTTAAGAGAATGACTACATAAATATTTATTAGTATTTGATTTAATAGACTTTGAATTTGAAATTTTAATTTTATTCTTATGTTTTTTTGTTTTCATTTTGTTATATAATATATTTATATAAATCATTATCTAAAATAAAAATAATTTATAATTATTGCTATTATTTAGTTTACGTTTACGTTTACACATTATCAATTAAATGAATCGCTTCTAGACATGCTGTTTGTTCTGCCTTTTTTTTAATTTTATGACTTGATTTACCCAATAATACAAATACTTCTCCTTTTTCAGAAAAACGGTCTTGAATTTTTTGAAATGAATTAAACGCAGTATATGGTATCGCTTGTTCTGGTTTAAAATCGTAAATTTGTTTACCTAAACATAAATATACACCCATCTCATATCCATTGATAGTATGAGATAATTCAATATAATCAGGTGTAGTTTTAAACTCTTTTTGAACCTTTACTTGAAGAATATTTTTATAATTATCATCATTATTGATTAATTCCATCCAATCAACATGTGTTTCAAAAATCTTCTCAATAAATATTTGAGCCATTTGAAATCCTGGTCCTGTTACAAATACATTTTGAAACCATCCATTTTCGTCATTTACAGATATTTTATTAAAATCTAAAAAAAGCGCACCAATGAATGCTTCAAATAAACAACCTAATTTTTTCAAATTATTTCTAATATTCTTTTCCTCTGCGTGTTTAGATATAATGAACCATTTATTTAGTCCCATTTGTAATGCTAGTTTACCAATATGTTCGTTTTTAACAAGAGCAATCTTCTTTTCTGTCATGAACCCTTCGTCGGCTTTAGGAAATCGTCTATATAAATAATATTTTGTGATACACTCCAATATACCGTCTCCAATAAACTCCAACCTTTCATTTGATTTTGTTTTCAATGATAGACAATCATTTGGTTTTTCTGAAATAATAATATTCGTTTCATCATTTTCTGATTTTGGACGTTTAGTATAGGAAACATGAACGAATGCTCTTTGGTATAACTTTAAATTATAAGGAGTGGCACTAACTCCGTATCGTTTAAGAATATATTGAACGTCGTTCAATGTAATCTCTTTATTTAATGAATTGTATGGATTAAAAAACAATTCATCCGCGTTTGAATCAAACGATTTCTCTACTACTTCCATTTATATGTATTAATGATCTTACCTATTTAAATGATTTAATATATTCTAATATAAGTAATTAATATCCAACTATATTATTTTATACCCACTATATAATAATAATAATAATAATAATAATAATAATAATAATAATATGCACAGATTATTCACTCGTAAACGGCTATTTAATAAAACAAAAAAAATTTATTCTAATGAAATTAAACCAATAATAAATAAGACAAATAATTTTGATGAACAAGAACAAGATAATTTAATAGAAAATAATTCAGATGCTTCAATTATTATTTATGATGATAATGTTATTTGTATAACAAAAACACCAATACATTCGTTTGATTTAACAAATGAAACGGATTTAAAAATATTAGAAATATTAAGCGAATTGAAATATATATCTTGTTTTCCTCTTTCAAAAAGTAGAAAAAAATATAAATCTTGTAATTCATATAATTTAGAACAAAATATATTATCTGAAAAAAATATAAAAATGAATGACATTGAAAAAACAATCAAATATGAAAATATTAAAAGATTTATTATGTCTTGTGAAAATAAATAACACGTGTAAAATAACTTATTTATATAAAAAAATATTTAGTAATATATATAATGGTATTAATGAACGGTAGTAAAAAAGCACGCAATGCTGCGTCTATGAGTAATCAAACGACTCATTATGGTATTATGGGAGGAACGGTTTCACTAACTGGTAAAACTTGGGCGGTTCGTCGCGCGATCGTTAATAAAGGCAATTATTGCAATTGTATTGGCGGTGATCCAATTCCGACCGGAGCTGTTCTTGGATTCGCATTTTTGAAGGCGAAGAATGCTCTTTCACGCAATCCTCAGTGTACTGGTGGTGTTGGAAGATTATCTAATACTAGATTTGGAGGATGCGGTTCAAGCAATAGAACTCAAACTAATAATTAAATTGTATAAATTATTTAGCTATATCATTATATATTATTCATTATATATATAATGGGCCAGCGCAATGGATATAAAAGTAATCGCGGAAGATCCGCAGTAGCACGCAAAGCTCAATTTAGTGGTCCAGGTAAAGTAGATGCTCTTCAACCACATGTTAATGTAGTTACACAAGATGGTACGGTCATCACTACTAGTTTTTTTGGCGGTTCAAAGAAAGGTGGTTCTGCTCCTTCAGCAACTGGATTCAGTCGGTCATTCGCAACACGCGCAATGGTTTCTCCTGGTTTAGCATATCCAGCTTCTCAGCCAAATTATTTATTTACTTTTAAAACAAATCCTGGACCTAGACCTTTTGGAAATGGTCCTCATCTATAAGTGATGCATTTCTATTTGAATTTCTCTCTGCTTATATACGTTATAATGATTTATATTTAATTTCAAAGATTTAAACATAAATTAAGAGAGATATTATAGGTACATTGAAATAATGAAAATTGCCATTGATTATCGTGAAACAAAACTTGTTGAATTATGTAAATCATATATTGAGAAAATGAATTTTAAAAATAATGAAATTGAATTAGTAACCGAAAATTTGGCGTTAGGTGATATTATTATTTCTAATGATGATAAAGAAATCATTATTATTGAGAGAAAATCTCTCAACGATTTAGCATCAAGTATTAAAGATGGAAGATATAAAGAACAATCTTTTAGATTAAATAATTATAATATACATAACCATAATATTATTTATTTAATAGAAGGTGATTGGAATGATTATAATCGCGGAAAATTCAATAAATCAATTAATCAACATACATTAACATCATCTATTATTTCTATTAATTATTATAAAGGATTCTCAATATATAGAACTCAAACTATTTCAGAAACAGCTTCGTACATTGTGTATTTTGCGGACAAACTAATGAGAGAAAATACAAAGAAAATAGGTTATTATTCAAATGTAATTGATGATGCAAGTACAATTTTAAATGATAACGTGGATAGAAATTTGAATAAACCAATTGATAGTTATAGTCACGCAATAAAAAAAGTAAAAAAAGATAATATTACAATTGATAACATAGGAGAAATAATCCTATCTCAAATTCCAAATGTAAGTTCTCAAAGTGCTGTATCAATAATGAATAAATTTAAAACTATCAAAAATTTAATAAGTCAATTGGAAAAAGATGATACATGTTTAAATAATATTTTTACAGGAACAGATAAACCTAGAAAATTAAATAAAAATTGTAAATTATCCATTTATAAATTTTTATTACAAAAAGAGATTGAATTAATTATAGATTAATTAAAATATTTTCAAATATAATTTTTCAATATAATATATAAATATAAATATAAATATGAGTAATGAAAATGATATTTACAAATATTTAGGATTAGCAGTTGTAGTTTTATTTGTTATATATATCATAATCAAAACATTAACATTTCAGGCTAATATTGTTGAAGGTCTAACAAATCAAACGCCAACCGATGATTTTACATTATTAGAGAATTCAGCAAATACATCATCTCAAAATATTAAAAATCAAAATGACAGACTAAATGACATTATTTCTATAAGTAAATACAGAACTGATTATGAAAACTTATTAATTTCTCTTGAAGAATACACGAATATAATGATGCTTTCAAAAGTGATTGATATAGGAAATATGGCAAGCGCCATTGGAGTTGGTAAAAATATTACTCCAGAAATAATAACAGATATGGTGACAGCAAATACATTAAAAGCGTTTGTTGATACACTTAACGTATCTATGAAATACATTGATAGAAAAAAATAAATAATTACAAAATATGTTCCATGTCTATGACTATCATTGAAAGAAATGCTAATGCGATGCCAATAATTTCATTAATAGAAAGCACTTCTTTAAGTAAAAATACACTTGTCATAGTAACTATTATATTACTAATTAAATTCCATTTTATGTTGAATATAGTAATAGGTACATATTTAATAGCAATAAATGCAATAAAAACCGATGCGATATTTATTAAAACGGACACAGCAATCCAATTTACAGATAATTCTTTTTTATTTACCTTTTTAAGTATAAAAAGCGACAATGCTCCTGTAACTGCTAATATAAACGCATAAAAAGTGCTTGATAATCCATCGTTCATTTATATTTAATATTTAGATATTAAATGTCAAAAATAATACAAACTGTTTAAGAAATGCGAATTTGGACTTCTCTATTTGCATAAAACCCTTTATCTACTAATCCTTGTGTGAATTCATCTCCTCCCCAATTTGTATCCATCGGATTAGGGCTTACTCCGTTATAACTTTCATTAAACATTTTATCTAAAGGAGTATTTAATCCAATGTATTGATTTTGAGAGTCAAAGCTAGGGTAATGGTCTTTATTATAAGGAGGGTCTTGCCATCCAGCATCCAATAATAAGGATTCGGGTGGTAATGTTTGTTTTCCTTTAAATTCAGGAGGTAAATCATGTAAATTAGAATCTGTTTTAATTTTATATTTAGCATTACCTTGTGTATCATATGTTTGCTGTAAATGTAAAATAGGACAATTTATTCCTTGGCTTCGTTGCCATTTAATAAATTCTACATAATCTTCTAAAGTGTCAAAACGAATTGGATTTACGCCGGGCACTTTAGCGCGTTTAGAATTGTATAAATAAAATTCTGAACCCTTTTGTATTAATACATTGGGACAAGAATTTGTATTAAATCCTTCTTTCAAACTATTTTTTTTTACCATAAATAAAACCCCTATTAAAACAAGTAGACCAATAATAAGCATTGAAAATAACTTCATTTTATATTATATTATAACAAAAATAAATATCACTATAATGTATATGAAAAAAATAAATATATTGCCTGAAAATGAAAAGTTATTCTATAATGAAGTAGGCAAACGTCCTGTTTTTGTAAAATTTTACATGGATGGATGTCCTCATTGTGAAAATATGAAACCGGCTTGGATTGATTTAGAAAATGAATTAATGCAGAAATATCAAGGTGATTTTACGATAATGGATGTAAATGCTAGAGCATTAAATACATTAAAAAGTCCCATATCCCAATATGTGGAAGGATTTCCTAGTATTTTTATAATCAAAAAGGATGGAAGCAAAGGCTTAGATTTTGAAGGCGAAAGAACAAAGGATGACATGCTTAAATTTGTATTAGATAATGTAAGTGAAATAAATAAGAAGGAATCATCTCGCCCAACTTTAATGCCAATGTCAATGTCAATGCCAATGTCAATGCCAATGCGGATAATTAGAAAATACAAAACAAAGCAATCTAAAAAGAGAAGGAACATTAAAAAGACAAGAAAAACTAAAAATAAAACTAAAAGAAGGAAAAATAAAAAAACAATAAAACGTAGAAAATAATAAAAATTCAATGATATAAATTAATAACAATATATGAAATTAAGCGCAAATAATAATAATTTTATTATTATTTACTTTTTACTTTTTAAAGTCAAAAATATTTTTCATTTAAATATTTATCTCATACACATGCTGTATAATAATCTGTTGTTGAAATAAATTAAAAACGGGGCTAATAAAGCAAGTAATCCAGGCAATATTCTTGCTTTACCCTTAAGTACGCGTGAAAGGGTATCCGCTAAAGCTAAGAAAAATAAAATGAATGCTAAAATAGTTAACCAATAGAAATAAACACAATATTCACGACCTAATGGTGAAAATAAATTTCTTGGAGAGAAGTCGTTCATTATATTTTATAAAAATAAAAAAATAAATTTTAAATTTTAAATTGAGTTTTGTCTAAATAGATACAACTTTATTCTAAATTCAATTCTTTTTAATAAATTTATAAAATTGAATTAAATATAGAACAATAATACATCTTATAACAATAAACTACAATGGACCAATCATTCAGATTATTTGAATTTAATGTATACGACGAACGAGTGAAATCAGACGATCAAGAACATGGTTCTAATAAAAAAGACAATAATGAATTTACAGTCCAAATGTTTGGAATAAATGAACGAGGCGAAACGTGTTCCCTCTTTGTTAAAGGGTATAAACCATTCTTCTATGTCTCAGTATCGGATGATTGGGATACATCAAAAAAACAAATGTTTATTAGTGATTTGAGTGAAAAATTAGGAGAATATTACGAAGATTCAATTGTTAGCGCAACGATTGTAAGAAGAAAAAAATTATATGGGTTTGATGCGGGTAAGATGCATAAATTTATTCAAATAAAATTCAATAATGAGAAGGCTATGAAACGAGCAGCTAAATTATGGTATATAGAAAAAACTACTGGCGCTGTATATAGCAAAATATTACATCCATTAGGGTATGAATATAACGGCGAATATTTAAGATTATTTGAATCTAATATTCCTCCATTATTACGTTTATTTCATATAAAAGAAATCAGTCCTTCCGGATGGATAGCAATTCCAAAAAGTAAAATAAGTAAAAATAAATCAAATATTACTAGATGTAAGTATGAATTTATTATAAATTATAAAGATATTATTCCTTTACCAAATAAAGAAACGATTGTTCCATATAAAATAGCTAGTTTTGATATTGAAGCAAGTAGTAGCCATGGAGATTTTCCACTTCCTAAAAAAAATTATAAAAAATTAGCCAATAATATTGTAGATGAAGTCCAAAAATCCGAATATGTATGCGATGAACTTTTACTAGAAGATATTATTCTTTCAGCATTTGGATTTGGAAGTAATACGGATGTAGATAAAGTATATCCTAAAACTCCTTATACTAAAACACAAATTATAAATACATTTAATAAATGGATTAAAATGTGTCCAGGTAAGGAAAAAGGAATTGTTGAAAATATAGATGAACCAAGCGATGAAAGCGAAGGAGATAATGAGGATGATGAAAAAGAAAAAGAAAAAGAAAACGAAGGCGTAAAGGAGAATAATGAAGTAGAAGAAATAACACTATTTTGGAAGAAGAAAATGAAAATCAACGAATATACTAATAAAAATGCGAATATTATTGACATGTTAAATGATAATACATGTGAACGAGAGACTAAAATTTATGAATTAACAAAAACATTGAATATTTTCCCTGAACTTAAAGGCGATGAAGTTACATTTATAGGAACTACCTTTTTAAATTATGGCGACGCACGACCCTATTTGAATACGTGTTTAGTGGTTGGAACATGCGATGATGTAGAAAACGCAGAAATTCAGAGGTTTGACAATGAAAGAGCATTGATTGTAGCCTGGACGAATTTAATCAATCGTGAAAATCCTGATATTATTATTGGCTATAATATTTTTGGGTTTGATTATGAATTTATGTTTAAGCGAGCAGAGGAGACAGCATGTATTAATCAATTCTTAAGATTATCTAGAAACGCGAATGAAATTTGTTGCCCTCCGGAATGGAATAGCAATGGGATAAGAAAATTGGATGGTAATACGATTGTCTTAGCCAGCGGACAATATGATTTGAAATATATTAAAATGAACGGAAGATTACAAATTGATCTCTATAATTATTTTAGAAGAGATTATAATTTAACTTCATATAAGCTAGATTATGTATCAGGCTATTTTATTGGAGATGTAGTTAAAAAAATAGAACATATTAATGAAAATACAAAAATACATACAAAAAATTTAACTGGTTTAGAATGTCATAGTTTTATAAATTTTGAAGAAAATTCACATTCATCGGAGATGTATAAAGATGGAGAAAAGTTTGAAGTATTAGAAGTCAATAATCAACCCGGAAACTATTATTTTATAATCAAAGGAATTGAAACTCCGGATATGACAAAAGTAGTAAAATGGGGGATGGCTAAAGATGATGTTACACCTCAAGATATTTTTAGAATGACGAATGAGGGACCGAGCGAACGAGCAAAAATCGCAAAGTATTGTATTCAAGATTGCAATCTAGTTCATCATTTAATGAGAAAGATTGATGTTCTTACAGGATATATTGAAATGGCAAAGTTATGCAGTGTCCCTTTAAATTATCTTGTTATGAGAGGACAAGGCATTAAATTAACCAGTTATGTTGCTAAAAAATGTAGAGAAAAGGATACATTACTGCCTGTAATTGAAAAAAATATGAATGATGGGGGTTATGAAGGAGCAATTGTATTGCCTCCAAAATGTGGTCTATATTTAGATAATCCAATCGCTTGTGTAGATTTTGGTTCTCTGTATCCATCCTCTATGGTGAGTGAAAATATATCACATGATAGTAAAGTATGGAGTAAAGAATTTGATTTAAATAATAATTTAATAGAAAATGGCATAACTGGTGAGATGGACGAAAATGAAAATTTTGTATATGATAATTTACCTGGGTATAAATATGTTGATATTACGTACGATACATACCGTTATATGAGACCAAGGCCGACCGCAGCAGCCATAAAAATTAAATGTGGTTATAAAATTTGTAGATTCGCGCAACCAATCAACGACGTGAGAGCAGTTATGCCATCCATTTTAGAAGAATTAATGGCTGCGCGTAAGGCTACTAGAAAACAAATGGAAACAGAAACAGATGAGTTTATGCAAAATGTTTTGGATAAACGCCAACTTAGTATTAAAGTTACTGCTAATTCTTTATACGGACAATGCGGAGCAAGAACTAGCACTATATATGAAAAGGACGTAGCCGCGTCTACTACTGCAACTGGAAGAAAATTATTAACTTATGCAAAACGAGTTATTGAAGAATCATATTACGATGTTGTTGTAAAGGCAAAATGCTACGGAGATTTAAGAGTTAAGGCAGAATACATTTATGGTGACACGGACTCTGTATTCTTTACATTTAATTGTGAGGATTTGAATGGGAATAAAATCACAGGAAAAACTGCGCTTGAGATCACAATTGAGTTGGCTCAACAAGCAGGAAATTTAGCTACAAAATTCTTAAAACAACCACATGATTTGGAATATGAAAAAACGTTCTTGCCCTTTTGTTTATTATCAAAAAAGAGATATGTTGGCATGTTACACGAGTTGGACGCAAATAAATCATTTAGAAAATCAATGGGAATTGTATTGAAACGTCGCGACAATGCTCCTATAGTAAAAGATATTTATGGTGGAATTATAGATATTTTGATGAAGGATAAAAATATCAACAAAGCTACTGAGTTTCTGACAACATATTTACATAAATTAGTTGATAAAAAAATTCCAATTGAAAAGTTAATTATTACAAAAGCACTAAGGTCAGGCTATAAAAAACCAAATCAAATCGCTCATAAAGTATTAGCCGATAGAATGGGTAAACGAGATCCTGGCAATAAACCTGGGCCAGGCGACCGCATCCCGTTTGCTTATATCCACAATCCAAATCAAAAGGCATTACAAGGAGAGAGAATAGAACATCCGTTATTTATTTCAGAGAATAAATTGAAAATTAATTACGCATTTTACATTACAAATCAGATTATGAAACCGGTCCAGCAATTATTTGCTCTTGTTCTAGAACAAATGAATGATTTTAATAAATGTAAAAGTTTATATGAAGCAAATATGAAAAAACTTTATAATAACGAGGATAATTTAGATGAAGATAAGATTAGAAAAAAGGAAGCAGATTTAAGAAATAAATTAGTCAAGACACTATTATTTGATGAATATTTGAGAACAACTGAAAATGTTAAAAAGGGAAATCGTGAAATAACATCCTTTTTCAAGAAAGTTTAATTTACCTATTTAGTGAATTCGTGATAATAATACAATATGCTATCTATTAAAATTGAAATTGAAATTTTTTAAATAAATCATACATAATAGTATAATACAATACAATACAATGAACTCGGTTTCTTTAATGCCAAAGACAAACACATCAATTATTATAATACAACAAATATGTAAAAAATATTTAAGTACGTTAAAAACGCTTGAAGTATCAAAACACAAAAACATAGACATATCATACAATTCAATCTTTATATTTGACACTACTCTTTTTAGAGAAGATAATGATAAAAATAATAAATTAAGAGAAGGCATTATATGTAGTATTATAAACAAGTCAATCCCTGATACATATTTCAAATTTAGTTATATATGGTCTGATTTTAGAGAGAAATTATTGAAATCAATCAATAACATTTTTGAAATTGATAATAACTATATAAGCTTGACATGTAAACCAATGGCTGGTAGAAAGTATAACTATGATTTCTTAATATCAATGAAATTAAAAAATAATTTAACAATGACGCATAAGATTGAATTAAAGTTTAATAGTCGTCAAATAGATAAATGTCCGCAATTTCTCTCACTCTCTAGTAATTTTAATACAAATTATGCATCATTCTTTTATGATAAATATATAGATGAAATATCCGCATTATATTCGCTTCCATCAATTACAAAAGAAAAATATTTGAAATTCGTTCATCAAACAGATTATGAAAAAGACCCATGGTTTAAAATGCTTTATGATGTGGAACAAATCCACATTAAAAAGAAAAAAAGTATTGTAGATACATCAATTGATGATTTTATATCAAATACGATAACATCTATAAATACGGACTTACTTACAAAAAAATTTATAGAAACTCAAAATGGTAAAATGTATTTGTTATATTGTCCTATTAAAAAACAATTTTATACCGATGAAATTATACTAGATGAATTAACATTAACAGGGACATATTCATTAAAACAAAATAGAGAAAACTTGGTTAACACTATTGTATATGATACATTGATTCCTACTACTAAAATTTCTATGCTAATGAGATGGAGAAATCATGCGGGAATTCTTAATCCAGCATGGCAAATCTCAATTAATCGTTATAATAAATAGGTAATACATTTCGCAATTCGCTACAATTTATAGCATTATTTCCAAAATATAAATTGATAAATTCTGTAGTTCTTTCATCATTGAGTGATACTATTAATTTTTTATACAATTCTAATAGTTCTAATTTTTCAATTGGATTTGTATAATTTATACAAATTAAATGATTTTCAATTAAATATTTTTCTTCTACATCAATCAAACAATAATCTAATTTATATTTGCCCTTTCCATATCCTCTATTTATTACTAATAGAGGATTTGTTAATCCTTCTTTTTGTATATAATTTTTTTTATCATTATTTTTATATTTTTTCGTAATCAATTGTTGTTCTACTATATCACTACTATATATTAACCTGGTGGCGGAATTATCATCGGTTAATATTTGTTTACATTGGTTCCATACGACAGTTCCAACATTTACTCCGAACCCCAGGTTCATTAATGTAGTAGAATTCTCATATAACTTTCTTATTTTTTTAATATTTTTACGTGTATTGAATATAGTATAATTATTTATATCCATCGTAAATTTACGATTATGAAGTTGGTTATTCGGATTTTTTTGAATTATAAACACTACTGTTTCCTGTTGTGTTTCTAAAAAACTATCATCCGAACAATTCATTATATCAATTATTTTATAATTTTCAAACACAACTTTTCTCAATTTATCGTAATATAAACAGTTAATAAAACTATTTGGTAATACAAATGATAATACTCCGTTATCATTTAACAATTCTAGGCATTTTAGTATAAATATAATAAAAATATTTGGTCGTCCGTCAAAATATGATTTATATTTTTTATCTACACTATCTTTATTCATAACAAAATAAGGAGGGTTTCCGATAATTAAATCATACCGCGAATCTGTTTGAAATTTCAAGAAATCTACATTAATCAGAGAAACGTTATTTTCAAAAGTTAGAGTGCTTATTGCTTCATAAATGTCTTTATTTAATTCTATTGCTGTAATATTTATGTCTGAATATTTTTTATCAATGGCATTTACATATTCGCATGAACCACATGATGGTTCTAAAACATGTTGTATATCAATATTCTTTATTTTTTTTATGATTCTGTCAATATTTTTTTGTATAATGCTAGGAGGAGTAAAATAGATGCCTCCTGATTTAATTACATCATTATTTATATTTTTTGTAAGTTTAATTGATAGCTCTGAAAAATGATTACAACTATTTTTATTAATAGTATCTTCTTCTTCCATTACAAGTTTTTTAATAGAGTTCTTAGGCTTGTTATTAGTCATATAATATAATGTTATATTTAACATTAAATTATATTTTATATCAATTTTATTTTAAAAATAATACAGTTATTTGTATAAATTTGTATAAATATAAATACAAAAATATATAAATACAAAAATATATAATTACAAAAGGAATGGAACATCATGCGTCAACCAACAATGATAATCCAGTAAATAATGATAATAGTATTAATCCAATTATTATTAATGAACGCGATGGATTAACCGGATTAGCTAATCTTGGTAATACATGTTATTTAAATTCATGTATGCAAGTATTAAGTCATACATATCCATTGAATGAATTTCTTAAAACAAATTACACGAATAAAATGAATAGAATCCCGGATTCTATTTTATTAATAGAATGGAATAAATTAAGAGATATGATGTGGAGTGAGAACTGTATTATTGCTCCTAATAGTTTTCTGAATGCTATTCAAAAAATATCAGAAATAAAAGGAAGAGAATTATTTTCTGGATTTCAACAAAATGATGTATCCGAATTTTTATTATTTATTATTGACTGTTTTCACAATGCTATGCGTCGTGAAGTGAATGTAGAAATAACCGGGCTATCAAAAAATTATACGGATATATTGGCGATTAAATGCTATTCAATGTTAAAAGATATGTATAAAAATGAATATTCAGAAATGATTGATATTTTTTTTGGTATAAGTGTTACTCAAATAAGATCTATAAAAACAGATGCAATTTTATCATGTAAACCTGAACCATTTTGTGTATTAAGTTTACCGATCCCATTCAGCAATAACAACAATAATAATAATTTTACTTTATTTGATTGTTTAGATGAATATTGTAAAGTTGAAAGGTTAGAAAATGATAATGCTTATATGAATGAAGCAACAAATGAAAAAGAAAATGTTGATAGGGGAACATTATTTTGGAGTTTGCCTCAAATATTGATTATTGATATCAAGAGATATAATTTTAATGGAAAAAAGTTGAATAATCATATTGACATTCCTTTAGAAAATGTTAGCTTTTCAAAATACATAAATGGGTACAATCAACATTCATATATTTATGACTTGTATGGAATATGCAATCATTCAGGAGGAACATTAGGAGGACATTATACTGCTTATGTTAAAGTTAAAAATGGTAAATGGTATAATTTTAATGACACCAATGTAACAGAAATTAATGAAAATGATTTAATTTCAAATAAATCGTATTGTTTCTTCTATCGCAAAAAAAATAGATAAGTATTATATAAATGGAGTTAAAACTTAATTCGTTTACAGGTATTCCAACAGATACATATAATAATCTTAATGATTTTTCTGTAAATCCAGTTGTATTAGTTGTTATTTCTATTGTTATACTTTTATATTATCTTTTATTTGCTTCTTTAGGAGTTGCGACAGGAAATACCGAAGGCATCCAAGAAGCCGGTAAAAGCGTTATGTTTTTAGAAATAATGTTATGGTCTGTATTTGTATTGTTGCTTTTATTAAATGGCATCTATTATTTTTTTGACATTAATGTTGTCGCAAGTGTAAAAAACTTATTTAGTGCAACGCCGGAAATTAGTTTTCAGGTTCAAACAGGTGAAGAAAAATTACCAGAATTAAAATATGTCAAACAGACATTCCATGTTCCAGGAAATAAATATACATATGAAGACAGTAAAGCAATATGCAAAGCGTATGGAGCAGAATTAGCAACCTATAAAAATATGGAGGATTCATACGAACAAGGCTCCGATTGGTGTAGTTATGGATGGTCCGAAGGACAGATGGCTTATTTTCCTACACAAACTAATAAATGGAATAATCTCCAAAAAATTAAAGGACATGAACACGATTGTGGAAGACCTGGAATAAACGGAGGATATATTGCAAACCCCAATGTTAGATTTGGAGTCAATTGTTATGGATATAAACCTAAAATAAGTAACCTGGATTACGATTTAATGGAAAATACAACCATTTATCCAAAAACTCAAGAAGAAATTAACTTTGATAGAAGTGTTGATAAATGGAGACAGAAAATACCTGAAATTGCCGTTTCACCATTTAATAATAATCGCTGGAGTGTTATATAAATATTATGAAATAGTATCATAATCATAATCATAAATAGTATATTTATTTATGATTAATTTAATTTACAGATTGGGGTCGTATAACGGCTATTATTTAACACGTTTTGTTTTTCTTAATGATTTTGAAGATTTATTTTTCCTTCTTTTAGTGAATTTTTTATTTTTAATAGGTGTAGCAAGTTTAATTAATTTATCAAATAAATCGTCTTTTATTACTTCATCATTATTATCTTCTTTATAATGTTTTAATGATTTTTGTTGTAATAGTAATAATCCAGCAGGAACAGCAAAATCATTTAATAAACTACTAACATTTCCACCTGTTTGCGAAGAAGAATGTGCTAATTCATTGCCAACATTAGTTGTTTTCATCGGAGACATTCCTTGTGACAACAATACACTGTTTATTTTATAACCAGCGCTTTCAATATTATCTCCATTTTTTAAATAAACAAAATCATTTTGATTGAAAATAGTTTCATTGTTATTTGACATATCTATAATGTATATTCATACAATTTCTAAATTATTCTTTTTCATAATATCTTTTAATATCTTTACTATATTTAATTTCTCTCTTATCTTTAATATAATTCATTATTTGTTCGACTTGACTAGGATTTTTAATACATTCTGATAAGGTTTGTTGTAAGAATTTAAGAGTAATTGGTGATGTTTGTTTTATTTCTACAAATTTAAGACTTCCTCCTGTAATTTTTGCAGTAGCATTATTTAAATGATTTGTTTCTACATAATCTAAAATATTAGTTTCAATTGAATTTTTTTCATCTTTTAATTCCTTTGATTTATCATTTAATTGTTTTATTTGTGTATCTAATACAACCCATTTTTTAATATTTTCCTCAAAACCCATGATATCTATAATAAACTATATAGTATAAATGTTCTAAATATTTTCATTATAATATTAAAATATTTAGTTAAAGTCTATAATTTAAGCAATATCATCTCCTCCTTTTTTAGATCTATTTTTTCTTGTTTTATTTACACCATATAATAACATGAAAGGAACAATTGCGTCCTTAAGAACGCTTCCTACAGCAGTTAAAAATCCACCCGAATGACCTCGTTTTTTACCACCTGAACGACGGCTTCCTCTTGATCTACGACCTCCAGTTAAAGGAACCGATTGACTTTCATCATTATCATCCATGACCGAGGTATCCATCGTAGGCTCTTCACCTTCTCCTCCTCTTTGTTTATGATGTCTACGACCTCCTCTTGAACGACGACTTCCTCTTGAACGACGACCTCCTCTTGAACGACGACCTCCTGTTAAAGGAGACATAGGTGGTGAAACGGGACCATTATCACTTGCTCCATTGGCAAGAAATGAAGGAAGCTCTTCTCCTTCTCCTCCTCGTTGTCTATGATGTCTTCGTGAACGTTGTTTGCGTGTATGTACCATTCTATATAATTAATTAAGAAATTATTTTATTTGATATATGTTGACTATTACGCAACATTAAAACGAAAATTCCTAAAGTTAATAAAAAACTTATTATTACAAATAAAACGGATAAATAAATATACGGATATATTTCTTGTAAAACTAAATCAATTATAGGTTTCATAAATCCTTTAATTTCTTTTTTGACTTCAGGTTTTCTTAATATTTCTAAACATTTTTGAATAAAAATATCTTTATCCTTTACCATATTATTTATCTAATTGAAAATAAAATAAACAATATTCAGTATTGCGTGTTATTTTTTTCATATTTTTCTAACAAAGATTTAATGGATAAAATATTTGAACCAAACTCTAATTTTGATTTTAATAGATTATCTTTAGGACATCCGCAAACTACAAAAGGAGGATCCTATTTTACTAAACTGCAATTAGACAATCAAAACATATATATACAATTCCCTAAATGTAAAACAAAGCAAGGTATTACTCAATCTGAAAAAATCATATACACTGATTTACTTTATGAAACCGCTTATAATAATGAATTAAATGAGTGGCTTGAAAATTTAGAGAGTTCATGTCAAAAATTGTTATTTGAAAAAAATAATTTATGGTTTAGCGGGGATATTGATTTGTCTGACATTGAAAGTGCCTTTACAAATGTTGCTAAAATGTATAAATCAGGTAAACAATTTTTGATTCGTTGTTATATTCCGAAACCACAAACCATTAAAATCGCATCAAACTGCTTTGTATATGATGAGAACGAAAATCCATTACATTTAAATGATGTAGATGTAACTAAAGAAATAATTCCTTTGGTTAAAATAGACGGTATAAAATTTACCAGTAAAAGTTTTCAATTAGAATTAAATTTAGCACAAATTATGGTTATGAAAGAGCAAGAAGTCTTTAAACAATGTTTAATTAAACCAACCTCTTCTTCTAATCAAATTATACAAAATAATTTATCATCCCGCTCTTTATCATTTAGCAAAGATAAAGTAAATGAAACAAATGATATTAGTGGGAACACTTTATTTAGCAATAAAGAAGTAGTAAGCATTTCATTTCCAACTAATGTAGATAAACCGAATATAATAGAACAATTGAATATTAGCGAAGACGAAGAGGAAGATGATGAAGAGGAAGAGGATGAAGAGGAAGAGGAAGAAGAAGAAGAAGAAGAGGAAGAAGAAGAAGTGAATGATGATAATAAAAGTAGTGTAGGAAAATATGAAAATAAAGAATATAACAATCTTTCCGAACATATGGTAGAAGTCGAACATTTAGAAATAAGTGAATTTGTTCCGTCGCCTCCAAAATATATATATAATAATGAAACAAAAACTATAACAACGAATAACCCTGAAACATCTTTAGACATAAAATCAGGGTTGAAAGAAATCGTAAAAGACAATTCTTTAGATGAAATTAAAAAGGACGGACATTTAGAACTTGTAAATTTAAACATGGAAAATGTCAATGATTTTGTCAAATTAAGAAAACCCAATGAAGTTTATTATGAAATATATAAAGCAGCAAGAGAGAAAGCAAAAAGAGCAAAAAGGACGGCAACAGAAGCTTATTTAGAAGCTAAAAATATAAAAATAAAATTTATGCTTGATGATTTAGATGAAAGCGACGACGACGAAATATATTCAGAATCAAATTGATAAAATCCATTTAGCATAATTAATTAATTAATAAATAAATCAAAAATATTTTATCATTTATTTTATATAATGAGTTTATTAAAAGATTTACAAAAATCAGTAAAATCGCATCATGTTTTAGCTTTATTAGGACTTATTGTATTAGCAGCAGTTTTTATGCAATACTCAAATAGAAAAGGAGGGGTTGTCAACTCTATGAGAAATTATGGTTTAGACGTAGGTGCTGATACAACTCCTCAAAGAGCTGCTGCCGGTCAACAACAATATGTAACTGATATATCCGGTCCTGCATCTGGACCCGTAGCACCTGCTAATCCCGCCGGACAAAATGAAGTTTTTGCTTCAGTTAGTGGCGAATCAAACGCGACTGGTTATGGATTACCTCCTAGCTGCTCTCGTCAGCCTGTTGTAAACCCCGATGAATTATTACCTAAGGATGAAAACAGTCAATGGGCTCAATTAAATCCTCGTGGAAACGGAGAACTTAATAATGTCAATTTATTACAGGCTGGTTATTTATATGGTATCAACACTGTAGGAAGCTCATTGAGAAATGCCAACTTACAGGTCCGTTCTGAGCCACCTAATCCTCAAGTCCAAGTAAGTCCTTGGTTAAATACTACAATTGAACCCGATTTGATGAGAACTCCTTTAGAGTTAGGTATCGGTACTCAATAAATATAATTGTCTTTTTGTATATTCAAAAATATAATCTTATTATCACATGAAAATATTAATAAAAAAATTATTAATATTTAAAAATTATATAAATGAAAATAAATTTAATTGGATATTTATTGTTATTATTTGTTATTTTTATAAGTATTAAAATATATTTAGGATCAGAATCATTTAATTTAAAGTGTATAATATCAACCGTAGACGGTAACAAATATTGTGTAAGAGAACGCAATAAATTAGTTATGGCAGCAGATAAATTAGCAACTGTAACAGATAAATTAAAGAAATTAGTAGCAAATGTAGGAAAGGAATATCCTGATAGAACAAATGTTAAACGATTAGTGGAAGGATTCAATCCCAAAAAAATATCCGAAACATTGCCTACAAGCGAATTTACTGCTTTTAGTGAAAATAAAGGAGAGAAATTAGCGTTTTGTTTAGATACTGAAAAAAAGGGAGGTAAATTAATAGATGAAAATACATTGGTTTTTGTAGGAATACATGAAATATCTCATATATCAACACAAAGTGTAGGACATACAAATGAATTTTGGACGAATTTCAAATTCTTACTTGAAGAAGCTAGTAAAATGAATATTTATACACCGGTTGATTATAAAAAAAAACCACAGAAATATTGTGGAATGACTATTACAGATAATCCTTATTATGATTTTTAAAAATAATAAAAGTAAAATGATTTAAATTATATAAAATAATATACATTTATTTTATATAATGGCTACTGATCCTGCTGTTGAATACAATTTTGATAATGAAGTCAATTTTGCGTTTTATATATTGAATGCTGTCGCACACGATTTTATACACGATTTTAATAACTATAAACGAATGAATAAAATTTTAGATGACATTATGCTTTTAGGAACCTCTATAAGTGTGGTTTCTACTTCGGATTATACTGCTAGCACTTCCATTATGAACCAATTAGCAGAAGCAGCAGAAGAAGCACGAGAACTAGCAGAAGCACAAGAAGTAGCAGCAGAAGAACAATTAGCACAATCCGCAGCACGAGCATCGGCCAAGAGGGTAAGACCCGAGAATAAATCAAATCAGTCGCAGCAATTAAAACAAGCACAAGAACGAGCAAGTGAACAAGAAATAGCAGCACGAACAGCAGCACGAACAGCACGAGCAGAAGCACGAGCAGAAGCACGAGCAGCACTAAACGCGGCAATAAAGGAAGAAAACAATGATATTGCGTACGTAATTGATAATACTACTACAGAACCTACTAGTACAGAAAGTTCAACATATGAAATGTTTCAATCACAAATAGAGACAGTTTGTAGTGATGAAGAAATAAGCATGCCAATAGAAAGAACATCATCGGGACCTAAAACTCAACAAGTTTACACGGTAGTTCAAAATAATATTGGTATTTTTAATCGTGTTAATCAATCTTTAACTGCCACTTTACGTGCAGGTGCTAGAATAACAAGAGGTATGACCAAAAAATTATATTTCTTACAACGTGTCAAAGACTTTGTTCAAGAAGGTATATTTTTAATCATAAGTAAATTACAACCACAACGTACATTCGGAGGAGGAAAACGTAAAATAAGGAAACAAACTGGCGGTAGTAGAGGAATTGACATTATTCAAAAATCTGATATAATAGATTCAATCAATGATATAATAAGAGAGATAACAGCTGAAAATAGCGAGGATGAAAATCTAATGTCTCTTATTAATGTTTTTCAATATATAAAGTATTCATTTATTTATCTATCAATTCCAAATATATCACCATTAGAAATATTGAGTAATAGTTTAATAGAAGACAATACATGTATATTTATTGTAGGTCAATGTAATGATATAGATATTGAGAAACAAGCAGAATTAACTTTAACTGCATTATTGTCGTCTTCTCAAGATATGACCACTCCGATTATTCAGGACCGCACACTGCTCACTGCTGACGGAAAGGATGGCAAAATGAGTGGCATAATGACACCCAAAAATACTCCTTATAAAACTCCGATAACTTCTGAACATTTAAAAGAAACAATTAAGCAAGTTAAGGAAACATTAAACTCAAATAACTCAAGTATGCCAAGCAATGAATATTCGTTAAATAGATTTTATGAGGGGTCAATGCCAATAGCAGTAAGAGCAGGAGGAAGTTTTCGTAAAACGAGGGGTGGTCAACGAGGAGGTGCTGGTGGAACAGCTTTGAATAAAGAAAAATATAAAAATTCAAAAGATCTTTATGATCGGTTCTATGATGGTATTTTAGATACTAATAATACTTATAACTTTAAAGATTTATATGATAATAATACAAATACTAACTTTCGTACAGATGATAAGGCTACCGAATTATATCATCATTATAGTTTAGATAGTTTAGATAAGGACATTATAAAACAGATTGCAGGAGAACAAACATTTAATGTTAAAGATAAAACGATAAAGAAGAGTTATGATCAATTTATTCAGTATCGTGATGCGTCGTCGCGTGCAGCGCCACGCATGGCGAATGATTACAAAAATGAATTTTTTGACACAATAATAGATTTGATAATTCATAAAACAATTAAACATTTAGAAGGCATTATGAATAGGAGTGCTGCAAGAATAAGCCCTTCAAGTTCAGAAGGTAGATCTTCTTCTTCTATTTCGGGTGAAGCAAGAGACAATGTTCAAAAGATATCAAAAATGCTTGCTTTCAAAGTATTGGAATTAACTGGATTGGGGACACACGACGACAGTGGAAGAATCACACCCGTTCAATTATTCGGAAACGGAAACAACGATTTAAATAAACAAATTGAACTATTGGCAAACGTAGCGAATGATACTAAATATACAGTGATTGATGAACAATTATTAAAACATTTTCTTGACAACAGCGTTTCAGGCTTTCCTATAATAAAAGGTTTAGATGCGTTTAATGAATTAGAGAGAAGGGTAAACTCGTGCAATAAGACTAAATGTCGTATAATTAATAATGCTATTCCTGCTAAAACTAAAATCAGTAAAATATTAAAAGCAACAATATTAAAGAGCATTGTATGTCCAACTAGTTCTGTTTGTGATGCGATGAATACTTTTGGTAGTTGTGTGCCTCTAATGAACCCGGAATATAAAAATATGAATTATTATATATCATATCCGGTCGATAACCCTAATTATTATTTAGGACAAACAAATATCAAACCTAATAATAATAATGTAAATGTAAGATACGGGTATAATTATAATGGATTAAATATATATAACGATATTAATATTTGTCTTACAAAACCGGTTCTTTTAAAGGCAAATTATGTTTTTAAAAATTTAATTGAAGAAATTATTGAAATTTGGAAAAAATCATCAGTAACAGAACCGTCAAAATTGTGGGAAATGTTATACAATACTAAAATTTTCAGTGATATTTTAAAATTAGGTTCTCAAAAATCAATAGGAGATATATTTCAAGAAATAAATAGCACTTTAGCTAATGGTGGATATGAATATAGCAATCGTCAAAAGAACCCCGATGACTTTATAGCAAACAAATTTACATATGGATTAATGGGAGATAGACCTTCTGGCATTCGTGTAATCAAATTATTGATGAATCCCGCCAATCTAAGTATGATAAATCCAAACGCTAGCGGTGGTTATATCAGTGAAGGTGAAACCCAATCTAACAACAATTCACTAATATATTTTTCTCCCCCGCCTCCAGTTCGCGGAGGTGGTCGCAAGAATGGAGGCAAAATAACAAGAAAAAAACGTAAAATGAAAACCAAACGATACCAAAAATCTGGAAGACGAACAAAAAGAAAAGGAAAGCATAATAGAAAAAGCAATAAAAATATCAAACTACATAAACAATAATATTTAACTTATTTTATTTAGAAATAAATGTGCATTCAAAATGTAAAAAGGTCTATATATATATAAAATAATATACATTTATTTTATATAATGACAACAATAATATCTACAATACCAACAACATTTAAAATAAGCTATTCTAAAAATAATGAAATAAATAAAATATATGCATTTGTTGGAAATGAAATTAAAGATGATGTTAATTTAACAGAATTATTTAAAACTGATAATAAAAATAAAATATTTAAAACTATTTTCTCTCAAGAAGAATTAGATATCATTGAAAAAGATAATGTACCTGTTAAATTTTGTAATGAAAAAATTCATATAGATGATACAATTCAAACAATTAAAAAAAAAATTATAATGGAGTTTGATACAAAAATCAGCTTTGAAGAAATTTATTTATTTTATAAAAGTAAAGAAACATTTAATTTAATAACAGTATACAAACAATTAACACAAAATGATACATTAGAGCTTACTAAGGATAGATTGATAGAATACTTATTAAATATAGATGGGATTGATATATCATCTATACCAAATAAAGATGTATATACTTATGATGATATTCTCTCATTGAATATAGATAAAGATTTTTTTTTAGTTAATAATCCTATAGGACAAAAGTTGGTTGGAAAATTTTCAACTTATCCATATACAGTCAACCCGTTTGATGTTGAAAAATATGACGCTATATTAGAAAATTCAGCTGATAAACTTATATCTACTTCAAATGAAAGTTTACTTTTAAATTATAATGAAATTAATCTGAATATGATTTATTTATGCTTAGTCGATGATGTATTAACAAATACAAAATCAAAAGGTTTATCTGATGAAACAACTATAAAAATATATTATCCTTTTTTATTCAATCTTTCTATTACATCATTGCGTTTATTAGAAGAAGAAAAAGAAACGTTATTAAGTAAGACAAAAAAATTAATAGATAAAAACTTTATTAAAAGAAATAAAAATATAGATCTCTTTTATGATATTTATTATGAGAGAAAAGATGAATTAAATATAGTATCATCCGGTATTAAAAATATTGAATTTGTAATTCATCCATTAGACTCTGTTAATTTACCAATTGATAGTATATTCAAACAAATACATGCTACTAAAACGGTACCATTAATTAAATATAATCCGTCTATTCGCCAAGAGAAAATTTATAGATTGTATTCTGATAAAACATCTACTACAGGTAAAAAAATGCCTTTTTTAAATAAAGGAATCATATTCAAACTAACAAAATTATTTGGAAAAAAGAGAGGAATTTCTCTCTTCATACAAAAATTATATAATGAAGAAATTATTAATATTGAATGTGAAATTGAAATAAATGGAGATATAAATGTCAAAACAACATTCAAGAATTTACTATCTGTAAATACAATTATAGAACAGATAAAAGATACAATTAACCCAATCATATTATTTATTAAAAAAGTATTAGAACAAGGTGATTCAGCATTAAAATTATTTGATGATTTTAATGATAACAATATTGAGATAATTAATGTTGATTATCAAATGAATATACCTATTAAAAATAAAATAAACTTGAAAAAATATATCAATTGTATTTCAAGTATTTTCGCGGTATATGAAGGCAATTTGGAAAAGGGAATTACCATGAGATATAAAAAGGTTGCTTATTATAATGAAGTAGATAGTCAATACGCGTTTATAATTGAATTAATCAATAAAGGATATACAAGAACAAGTGAAATTATAGAAGCATTAAAAGAAAATTTTAATTTGACAGATGAAGAAGCAAGCATCAAATTCGCAGCTACTGCCGGTGAAATAGAACTTATACAAAATCAATATCAAAATAAAAAAATTAAAGTAAAAAATAATCCTGGATTTTTAACTACTATCTCTCTAGAGAAATTCACAAATAATATTATTATAAACGTTTCAAAAATTGATAATTTACAATATTTATATCCTATACATGTTTACATTGATACTCTAATACGTTTAACCCAAAATCCAAACTCAACAAATATTTCAGAAGAAACAATCAAACAAACTTGTAAAAGTAAAACAGCAACTGAAGAGAAAAAAATCCAAGATATTATTGCGGCACCGGAGCTACCATATAAAGATAATCAACAAATTGATTTTCAAGCGGAAGCATTAGTATTTGAAGAACTACAAACAGAAGAAAAAGAAGTTGTTGTTAAACCTAAAGCAAATATATTAGATTTATTATTTGAAGAAGAGGAGGAAGAGGAAGAAGAAATAATGGAAGGAGGAAGCCCATCTAAGTCAAACACCTCTGATGATTCGGGGTCGTCAGATGATGAAAAAGAACAACCTGAAATTCCAAAAGGAAGAATACAACAAACAAATATTGATTTCGGCAAAAAAGAAAAAGAAGTAGTTGTTACACCAATAGAAGATGTTTCTGATATTACTGGAATGACGTTGAATAAACCAAACCCATTCTTCAGAAAATTAGAAAGCAAAGAACCAACATTATTTTTAACCAATGTAGATAAAGAGTTCAAGGCTTATTCAAGGGCATGTCCTTATAATAATAGAAGACAGCCTGTTATACTAACCGACGCAGAAAAAGAAAAAATAGATGCACAACATCCAGGCTCTTATACTGAAGCAGTTAAATATGGAACGGACCCAAATAATAAAAATTGGTATATATGCCCTAGATACTGGGATTTAAAACGCAATGTAAGTTTGACTGATAAAGAGGTTAAATCCGGAAAATATGGTAAAGTTATTCCATTTAAATCTAATAAAGTTTCACCAGGTTCAAATATATATGAATTCACAGATGATAAATACCATATGGATAAAAACAATAATTATATTAATTTACATCCTGGATTTTTAAAAGATAAAGTGCATCCACAAGGTCTATGTGTTCCGTGTTGTTTTAAATCATGGAATACACCCGAACAAACAAAACGTAGAGACCAATGTTTGAGAGAGATTCCTGAAGAAGAAAAAAAAGAAGAACCAGAACAAAAAGCTATGGAAACCGAAGAATATATTAAAGGACCCGAAAAATTCCCATTAGAACTTGGTAGATGGGGATATTTACCTATAGCAGTCCAAAAGTTTTTAAGAGCTGATAATAAAAAATGTTATATAAGCAATACAAATACAAATCTGAAACAGAATACCCCTTGTTTATTGAGATACGGAGTAGAAATAAATAAAAATCAGTCGTTTGTTGCGTGTATGGCAAATGTATTTTTAGAAGAAAAACAAACAACTAACTCTTTAACTATTAAACGAATGAAGCAAAAAATAATTGAAGCAGTTGATTTAGATTTATTTATATCTCTTCAAAATGGAAACCTCATCAATGCTTTTGAAAATAATAATATAGATGTTATTATTGAAAATTATAAAAAAACGGAAATTTACAAGGCGCTTGATATGAGAGATAGAAAAGATTTAAATTTTATGACAAGAGCAGTAAGCGCATATGAAACATTTATTGAATATATCAAAGATGACGAAACAATTATAGATCATAAATATTTATGGGATATCATTAGTATGCCGAACCCAAAATTATTTACTAAAGGATTAAACTTGATCATTATGGAGCTTGAGAGAAATGATATAACTGATAATATAAGAGTATTATGTCCTTCAAATCATTATTCAGGTGAATTTTTTAATAGTAATAAATATTCATTACTTTTATTGAAAATAGGAAATTTTTATGAACCGATTTACACACTTGAAGATAAAGTAAGAGAATGGGAAATTAAACGCATTTTTAATCTTAAGAGCAAAAATTTACTTCCTAATTTAAGAAATACCTTAGATATTATAAAATCGTCTATTAATGAAAAATGTCATCCTTTTAGCAGTATGCCAACTGTATATAAATTCAAAACAAACATAATATTAAATGAATTATTGAAACAATTGGGAAATATAAATTACACTGTTTTATATCAAGTAATAAATTATAATGGAAAAATTATTGGCGTAGTATCTAAAAATGATAAGAATATTAATGGATTTATTCCTTGTTATCCATCAGCATCCGCCCAAGGCATTCTCATCAAATCTATGGACGAACCGGAGTTATGGAATAACTTTCAAACAACAATGGATTATTTATTAGAGCTCTCAAGGAAATCATCCAAGAAAATACCATGTTTACCTAAAATAAAAGTATTAGAAGACGGATTAATAATCGGTATTATAACAGAAACAAATCAATTTATATCAATTTCACACCCAGAACAAAATACAATGGCGTTAGAAATGCCTACTACAGAAAGCAGCGACTTTAATGTAACAGATAAGATTATAATGACTACTGATAAAAAGGATGAGGAACGTATCAAATATATTAAATATATAAAAATAGAAACTGAGTTTTATAATGCTTTTAGAAATACAATTCGCATTTTATTAAGTCAATTTAAAAATAAGGCAAATAAAAATGATATAGAAAAAATTATAAAAAGTCCAACATTACTTTACACAAATAAACTTAAAAAAATTATTGAAAAGGTTAAAACTATTTCCGACAAATACATTGAATTTGTAAATTATTCAGATGAAGAATTGAATGAGATCAATGAAATATCTACATGCATATTTTCTGAAAATTGCGATACCAATGTATATTGTAAAGTAGAAAATAAATTATGTAAAATTAAAATATCAAAAACTAATTTAATAAATGGTCTAGATAATCAAGAAACATATTATGGTAAAATAGCAGATGAATTAGTAAGATATAACAGAATAAATTTATTTATGCTTCATAATTCTGCACCAGTTTATAGAAATGTAAATTATAGAATAAATGACGATGAAATTATATTATTGCAATCTCTTTTAACACAGGAATATTTTGATGAATTTGATTATGAAGTAGAAAATAAATATAGTAAACATAATTCATATGATAATGCAATTCCAAATCTTTCAGTCTCCTATTCAAATGTAATTGATAGATTATTAAAACCGGAACAAGCCAATAAATATGATGATGTTGCTTGTACGGTTGAACGTGCAGAAAAGGTTGGAGGAAAATTAAAGAATTTTTTCCCGAATGGAACAGTTGAATTAATTTTTGGAACAACTCCTGAATTGTGTTCTTTTGGTGTAATTGAAACAATTATAAATGATTATGATAGAGAGAAATTAGTAAATAAATTAAAATTAAAAGAAGATTTAATAGAAGAATATGAAAAATATAAAGATTATTTATTTGAAATTGTAGATATATTAATTAAACAAGGAAAACAATTTGCCAGTCAAGTAATTGTAGGACAAATAACAATACAAGATATGATTATGAGTGAAAATTATTATGCTACTAATTTAGATATATGGATATTAGCAAAAAAATATAATATTCCATTAATCTTTTTATCCGCGACCTCATTAATGGAAAATAATGACTACATATTTGTAGCAAACTCGGATGGCAGTGATAAATATTACTTTATCAAATCACCCGGAATTAGTAATTTAAAAGTTCCAAAATATAGATTATTTGTAAATACAATCGCAAAAATGCCATTAATAAATTTCAATATGGATACACAAGCAATCATACGAAGTAAAGAAAATGAATTGACATTAAATAATTTTATAGAAAAATTCACTGAGAAAAAGGTGAGAAAACCTAAAAAAGGAAAAGCTAAATTGAAATTAATATTAGAAGAATTAAATGAACCATTGAAAGAAAAGCCAAAGGTTAAAAAAATTAAGAAAAAGGTGAAACTTATTCTCGTTGAATAAAAATATTAAGACGATGTAAATATTAGGTAAAATAAATATTGTAAAATATTAGTAAAAATAAATTAAAAAATAATTTATTTTTAAAGTTTGTAATAAATTTAAATTTAAATTTTATATAATGCCTTTTCAACCAACTACAACAACAACATATTTAATTTAAAATCCAGGATTGTAATCATCGTCTTGTCCCAAATCAACGTCTTTAATATTTTCTACATTATTTTCAATGGCAATTCGCGAAAGAGAACAGGCATCCGTAGGATCTTCAATCTTGAAATTCCTATCAATCTCATCATCTTTATCTTCGGCAAATGACATATCCTTGGTTTCAGATAATTTACTAACTTTATCCATATCAAGTATCACTTGAAACATTCCTGTTCCAAAATAACCCTCTTGGCCGCACATTACATTTGCAGAAATTCCTCTCATCGTTTCTAATTCAGCATGTTTAGCCGCTCTCAAGAACATTTCAGGCGTTTCTTCAAATGAAGCCTTGGCGATAACACCAATATTATCATTATTAATTCCATGTCTAAAAATAGAAGTCATCCCATCATTCGTCGTCATTCTATCACACAATACACTCAAATGATGATAATTGATATAAGTTCCTTCAGATTCAATTGTTTCAGACAATTCATTGAATATAGACTGACGGGCTGCTTCAACGCCCAAAACCTTATGGATTTCCTGAATGTCATTTGTTACAGTTCTATAAGGGTCAATATAATCTAGTGCCAAAATATCAAGCAAATTTGTTCCAACTGTATCCAATACCCATGTCTCGTGTTTTACAAAAGAATTCTCATCAAAGTCTACATTGTTTTCTACCTTTCTAGGAATAACCTGTGTGATATGTTTAATGCCTCGCAATACAATATTATCTAGAATGTGATCTTGGAAATTTTGTAGAAGATAAATCTCATCCGATTGGTCCAACGGATTAGACTTTGTCAACTGTTTCTTTTTACTCAATAAATTATTAATTCTGATTCTGAAAATTAGTTTATCCGAGTTGTAATCTGAAAACGCACAATCAATGTCATCTTTCAAACTATTTTTAACAGCAAAATGGACGTCATCCATCGTAATATTTTTATCCAACAATTCATCTGAACTAACTTCCAAACGGATAATCCATTTAGAATTCTTAACACTATTTCCAGTTTCAAATGTACCAGCACATTCAGATACCATTCTCTCAAATGAATTATATTGTTCCATAATTACTTTATCTTCCTCGATACGAGTATTACTATCATCGGGGTCAAAACAAATTTGAACGCTATCAACAATGTCCCTCAATGTAGTATGCGCTAGACGCGTCATGTTTTCCATCGCATTTTTCTGATTACGTTCCTCGTCTTTTTTAAGAAACACCGTACAAGACGGATTTTTAGGGTTTGCCGACAATGACAATATTTCTTCAATGCGAGGAACACCACGAGTGACATTTGATTTACTCGCTACACCAGCATAGTGGAATGTATTAAGGGTCATCTGTGTAGTGGGTTCACCAATAGATTGCGCCGCAATCATTCCAACCATTTCTCCAGGAGCTACAATTGATTTATTATAGTAAAGAACAATTTGATTAAGAAGAATAACCAATCCATTTCGGTTGAATTTTTTAACAATTAATAAATCGCGAGGAGACAAATAATAATAATACAATACCTTGAATAATTCTGTAGGAGGAACATAATAATTAAGCATTAATTTATTAAACATCGCGTCAATTAATTCAAATGCCTCTAGAGGTGTAATATCTGACATTGAGCCGGAACTAATATGTTGTTGACCTCTAATATTATTAATAATATATTTAAATGCAACCGGAAGATTAACCCGGGAATCATCTCTATATTTGAATACATTTTTTACAATTTCTTTTTGTTGAAACAACATATACTCAATTAAATCCGATGTTCTCGTTTTCAATAATTTCTCCTGATTTTTAATACGTCTAAGTGTATCCGGAGTAAATCCAGTTAGATAAATCATATCTTTAACACTTTGAACCGGCATTTGAAAATGAGAATAAATTGCTTCGTATGACATTGAAACGATCGGTATTTCTTGAGTTTCCACCTTGACCGGGTCAATACCATCTTCTCCATAAGAGAACTGAACGATGCGACGTTTTCCATTTCTCACTGTCATGTCATATTCTACCTTTAAATCTTCTAGACCTTTAATCAACCGACGTTGGATATATCCAGTTTGACTCGTTTTAACTGCTGTATCAATAAGACCAACACGACCACCCATAGCATGGAAGAATAACTCATCTGGAGCCAGTCCTGAAATAAACGAATTCTCAACAAATCCACGCGGACGAGGACTATCATCAAACTTAGAATAGTGAGGCAACGTTCTGTTTTCAAACCCATAAGGAATTCGTTTTCCATCTACATTTTGTTGCCCTAGTGTGGCAATCATTTGCGAAATATTCAAATCACTTCCTTTTGAACCAGCATTCACCATGATTACAAAACGATTGTCTTTACTCAAACTTTCGCGACCAATTTTACCAGCATCATTTGCTGCTTTATTCAAAATATTATTGACCTGTGTCTCAAACTCTTGTTCGTTAGTTTTCCCGGTTTTATTTTCAAAAATACCCAAATGAATTTGGTCTATTAGATTTTTTACATCCGTCTTTTTAGAATTAATTGCAGTCGTAATAGATTCATTCGTTTTAGCATCAGCAATTAAATCACTAATCCCAACACTATAAGACGCCGTTTTCATATACTCGGTAATAATGCTTTGTAAATTATCAATAAAATCCGATACTGCTCTATATCCGTAATCATTATAAATGCGATGAATTAATCCTTTTGTAGTATCGCCGAGTGTACCCTTTTCCATTTGACCTCTTACATATAGACCGTTATCAATCTCAAGAACATTATTAGAATCTTTAATATCCTCTTTATCATCAAAGCGTTTTGTCTTATAAAATAACGTTAACGGAGGCATAATCTGTGTCAAAAGCTCAAAGCTAGTAACATTTTTTTTATTATCAATAATAGTATTTATTGTAGCAAGATCAAAATTGTGAATTCCTCCCAATAAATTCATAACTGTTCTCGCCGAAAAATTAATCCCTTCACGTGTAAGCCGATAAGCACCAACCATGTTATCTTGGAAAATGCCAACAATTGGCTTATTATTTGCTGGACTTACAATCTGGTATGGAACTGCTGCCAAATTTTTCAACTCCGCCTCGCTCTCATCATCTTGTGGGACATGCATATTCATCTCCATGAACCCCCTAATGTTTCCAAAAGGGACGGACTGTATCTTAAGCAAGTTCAGGATGGTTAGTCCATCATCACTCACCGACACCCGTTCAGTCTCTGAATGCCTTCCATATCCTATCATAGCGGATTTAGGAAGTAACACTGCGGATTACCCAATCCTTTACATTATTACCGTCGGGTTCGGCTATTAACCGAGATCCTCTTTAACATTTCTGCTATCGAGTGGTAGTAAAGGCTCTAAGGGAGTTCCCGCATCAAGGTTGTCTTGCCATTCTAACAAATCTAATATAAATATCCTTGCTCTTTTTTTTATATCATCAATAGTGTCGTATTTGCCCACAAAGTTAGTACGTTTTTTATTTATAGTTATTCTTATATATTCATTATTTTCTTTATGATTTTTAATAACTTTAATATATTGGTCAATGTCAGTTGTATCTATTTTACAATCTTTAAACGCATCAAATTTTTTTAAATAATGTTGTTTTTGAGCGTTTAATATATTTTTTTCAATATTTTCTGGTTTATTCTTTAATTCTTTTAATCGTTCGGATATTAATAATTTTGTATATTCGCTACGGGGTTCCTTAATTATTTTATGAATTTTATCTAAATCTCTAGTGTCATCTATTTTTATTTTTTTTCCTTTTATATGTCCTTTTTTTTGACCACCATCGGTCAAATTATATCCAGTTGGATATTTTGAACTATATTCGGCTATGTATTTTATTTCATAATAGTCTAATTCATTAATATTGCATGTTATGATTAACTCGCAATCAAAATTATCAACCCCGTATTTTATTATAGCATTATTAAGATAAGTACATTTCTTTTTTTTGAATAAATTTTTTGATTCACTAATGTGATCTTTAAACCTTCCTAAATGTCCGAACGGTCTATACTTTTCTCTATTTAAACGATGACTTCTTGTTTGACCAATATAGCATTTATTATTTATTTTATTTATAATTTTATATATTTCTCCATTTACTTTGTGGGCATCATACTTCTCTAAAAGTTCTTCCATATTATATGTAGGTGCAAGGATATATTTATATTGATTTGTTAAAATGACTAGATGATTATATCAATTCAACTTTTTGGTTAAATCGGTAGACATTACACCGTTTTCATTACTAAGTATTGTCTACAACTTAGTAATCGTTCACCTGTTGGGGACAAGATAATTATTTATCCCCATCGAAATCAGCATTGTAAGGTTTTGTGTCTGCAACATTCATTCTAAATGTGTCGCCGACAGGCATGATTTTGGCAATATGACACATCATACTCATACGATGTAGAGTAGGCTGTCTGTTAAACAACACTCCGTCCCCATCCATGAGATGACGATGAACGGTATCGCCATTTTCAAGAACAATTGATTTTCTATCTACATGTCTCAATGAAATATTTTCTCCTGACTTTTTCTCAAGAATTTTTGCTCCTGGATGAACGTCAGGACCATTCTGAATTAGTTTCAAAATAAATTTTTTATTCATGTCATTTACAACAACTGGTCTAGTAATATTTTTAGCAATTTTAATAGGAATGCCTAATTCGCGAATAGACAAATTCGGGTCAGGTGTAATAACAGAACGAGCTGAAAAATCTACACGTTTTCCCATCAAGTTTCCTCTCACACGACCAGTCTTTCCATTCAAACGCTCCTTAATGGATTTAAGAGGACGACCAGAACGCTGGGCCACTGCTGCAACACCTGGAATATTATTATCAACAAGCGTAGCAATATAATATTGTAAAATAGTCGTCCAATCATCAATTTGATTTGCCGGAGCATTTTGCGAAATGCGTTCCTGTAAGGTTTTATTATGTTTTATAATATTGACAATAATGTGACTGATATCATCTTCGCTTCGCTGTTGCGAATCGTGTTTCACAGACGGACGGACTGCCGGCGGAGGAACCGCCAATACTTGACAAATCATCCAATCAGGACGAGACCAAGTAGGACTGAATCCCATAAATGATACATCCTCGTCTGAAATTCTCCTGAATATTTTCAAAACCAACTCAGGCGTGAGTTTAACAGTCAATTTATCATTATCATCCGATTCCAAACCATCCATATTTTGCCATTCGGCAATAATGGTGGCAAGACCTTCTTTTTTAATTTTTGTAGGTTGTTTTGTACCGCATCCATCTTCGGTATCTTCTCCACAACGTTTAATTTTACTCGCATGCGCGAAAACAAAACTCCACCTTTCGGCGGAAGACATATTAAGAGCTTGTTTATATTTATTTTTACTTACTAATAATTTACTACATTTATAACAAACACAACGAATAATTTTCATAGTAGTAGAAAGATATTGATGATAAAATACTGGCTTTGCCAATTCAATATGTCCGAAATAACCAGGCGTATGCATATAATCCATGCCATCAGTCGGACAAATTAAACCAGGTTCCAACACACCCATACGAGGATCAAATAAACCCCCAATAACTGGTTTATTATTGATATACGTATCACGGCTGGTAATTTCAGTCACAGAACTTTTTCTAATTTCATCGGGAGATAGAATACTAAATTGAATTCCAATAATTTTAGAAGGAGTTTTTTGTTTTGAGATTCCACTTTTAGCAGTATTCATTTCTTCTTATATAAAGATACATATTTTTATGTTCTTTTATTTCAATTTTTATTATAATTGTTATTACAAAAAAAATTGAAATTGTAAATTAATATAAACATAAAAACATACTAACAATTAATATGACAGATAAGACCAAATCTTCTAAATCTAATTCTATGAAACTACGCAATGGTAAAAAATATGAAACGAAAAAATGCGCTTCATCCTCGTCTGATGATGGGGACAGTTGGATTGATGATGAAACATATGATGAAGAAGAGGAAGAAATGGATATGAAGGATTTCCGTAAATTGCTTTCAAATATCTTTCCTTCAAAATATATTAATGAAAAAACTAAAAATACTCCTTCTTCTAAAAAACGTAAAGCAGAGTCCGATGATACATATGAAGTCGCTGACATTCTTAAATCAATGGACAAACATTACAGCGGTAATTACAAACGTAGGGATGGAAAAAAAATAAAGCAAGAATCCGAAGAAGATGATGACGAGGAGGACGAGGTTTATAGTAAAAACAGCAATCCTGGAAAGATTAATATTATATTTACGATGGGTGGAAAATATGAAGATGAAGATGATGACAGTGATGAAGAGGATGATAGTGATTACTATGATGAAGAAGATGACGATGAATGCGAAGAATGTAATTGTGAAGGAGAATGCGATTGTGACGAAGAAGAAGAAGATGAGGACGGAGAAGATGACGATGAAGAAGAGGAAGATGATGATGAAGAAGAAGACGAAGAAGAAAAAAATATTGATATTTCTAAAAAGAAATCATCAAAAGAAAAAATGTCAGATGAAGATATTCTTAAAAAATTCAAGGAAATGACTGAAAGCCTATCTGTATCAGGAAATAAAAATAATGCCATTGTAAAACAACTTTCATGTATGACTAAAAAACTAGAGGAAGAAAATAAAAAGAAACAAGAAAAGGCAGCAAGTATTAAGAAGATGAAAAACGTAAAGCAATTTAAAAAAATGCTTAAAATTAATTACATTACAAATGACTCGGCCTTTTTCAAAAATAAACTCAATTACGACGAGCAATGTTTAATATTGAAGGAAATGGAATCAATTCATAAATTAACACGAGTTGAAAAACCGTATCGTTTGACATTACTAGAGACGAATATTCCCACTAGGTTCAAATCTTGTGCTTTGAGAAGATTAAATCAGCTTCGTTATATGGAGCCTGGAAGTGGAGAATATTATAAAATTAAAAATTGGATTGATACATTTATGGAGATCCCGTTTGGGGTTTACAATACTTTACCTGTAACTTTAAGCGATGGAGTTGAAAAATGTCATGATTTTATGGATGAAGCAAAGAATTGTCTTGATAAAGAAGTATTTGGATTGAATGATGCTAAAATGCAGATTATGCAAATGATCGGTCAATGGATAGCAAATCCCGATGCGGTTGGAACAGCAATTGCCATTCAAGGTCCAATGGGAACAGGAAAAACAACTCTTATTAAAGATGGCATTAGTAAAATTTTGAATCGTGAATTCGCGTTCATTGCTTTAGGAGGCGCAACGGATAGTAGTTTCTTAGAAGGTCATTCTTATACATATGAAGGTAGTACGTGGGGTAAAATCGTTGATATTTTAATTCAGTGTAAATCAATGAATCCGATTATTTATTTTGATGAATTGGATAAGGTAAGCGATACACCTAAAGGAGAAGAGATTATTGGTATTTTGACACATCTCACTGACACTAGTCAAAATTCTAAATTTCATGATAAATATTTTTCGGAAATTGATTTTGATTTGAGTAAATGTCTATTTATTTTCAGTTATAATGATGAAAGCAAGGTAAATCCTATTTTGAAAGACAGAATGTATAGAATTCATACATCGGGTTATAATAAAAATGAAAAAACAACTATTGCAAAGGATTATTTATTGCCTAGGATTATGGAACAAGTTAAATTTGAACCCGGACAGATTAACATTCCTGATGAAACACTTCATACTCTAATTGATAATTATACACAAGAAGAAAATGGTGTTCGTAATCTTAAGAGATGTCTTGAAATTATCTACACAAAATTAAATCTTTATCGACTCATGAAGCCTGGATCCAAATTATTTGAAGAAGAATTATCATTAGATGTTAAATTCCCGCTTGATGTAACAGTTGATATTGTAACAAATTTAATCAAAAAGAAAAAAGAAAGCGTCGTTCCGTATGGCATGTATACATAAACTAAAAATATAATAAGACTTCAAGTGATAAACTATAAAACATAAACATAAGTGATAGAAAAAATCATTAATATATTAACTTAAAAATACTTTGTTATTTAAATATAATAATTTAATATGAATAATATATATTTTTTTTATCATTTCAATAATCTACTTAAAACGCACATTCAAACGCAGAAAGATATCAAACATTTAATAGATGATAAAGAAGGACATATCGTTCAACAAAACCAAACAAATATGAGTGAAAAAGAATTATTTATTATGAATAATTATAAGGATTTATTATCTTCGAGCGAATTATTTTTATCCAAGTTATCATTTATATCAAACGACATTAAAGATTATTTATACGTAAATTGCGCCCACGATTGGACGTTTGATGATATTGATATTAATCCTGATATTTCAAAACAAATAAAATACTGTAATTATTGCGAGTCTACGCGTGATTTGTAATTATTATAGTGATATTGACTATCAGTTTCAATCCTACGATTTATTATTGTAAAAATAAATAATTTATTAAATAAGTTATTTATTGTCGTTATTGTATATTCTAATTTTAAAATTCAGTAGGGAATGTTCTGTTACCTCCTCTTGAATTTAAATACTTCATTTGTTCCGGGGAAATACAAGGACATCCAGAATCTCCAGAATAAAAAGACGGACAGCATTTAGAATCAAATTTATTCTCAGCTAAAAATTCTAATTTACCGGACTCTACCCATTTATTAGGTTCAGGAGCAGTATTTCCTTCTAAACTTTTATACCAATCATTGGGACCATTGTAACTTAATTCAGATTTATTTTCCCAACTAGTAGGTACTCCTTCTCCCATATGATAAGAAGTTGGAGCACCTAATAACGCGAAACCTTCTTTCATACTTAATTTAGAACAAGAGCATAATAAATGGGTGCCAAGAATAGCACCTACTATCATAGAAACAATTATTACTTCAACGCGAATTGTTTGTCCGAATAATACAATATTCATCTTATACATAATCAATAGATAAAAATATTGTTTTATTCAAAGTTTTCAATATTTCTTTTTTTAACATATTTATCGGTAGTTGAATTATAATCATAGAAACATATGTCATTAACATAAAAAGTTCCAATGTCAGTTACTAAATTATAAATGTAATCTGGTGATTTTATTTTAATTCCATTAATTTTTGTAGTATCTATTCTTCCTAAATTAATATCTGTAATTTCTAAATTTGGACCGCCTGTTATTATTTTATTTTCAAAATGATATTCATAAACACCTGATAAACTTTTACCATCTAATTTAACAATAGTCATGACTTTCTCTCCATATTCTAATATATCATTCACTTTTATATTTTCAATATCAATAAAATAACCATTTTTCAACTTTATTTTTGTTCCGGGTACAAACCCTCCATCTAAATATTCATGAACGTGTTTACGCATAAAATAAAAAGGAAGAATGTGTCTTGCGTTTGCATATATTTCAATTAGATCAATATTGTCTAATTCATCCCAATCTCCAAAAATAATATCATTAATTAAAATTACCTTTTTATCTGTTCCTAGACAATACATATACTCTTTTTTATAATTTTCAATTATAATACTGGCTGGATGGTCTTGAGCTAAAATCCATCCTTTCGGTAAATAATGCACTCTGTGAGTTCCTGTAACAATGACGCCGTTTAAATTATAAAATGTATGGTCTATTGTAGACGATTTCATAAATCCTGTAATTTTAGAACCATCTTCTAATACATCTCCAATTTCTAAATCTTTTATTAATTTTATTGTATTATCCGACATTTTAATGCGCGTATCCTCATCAAAACATCTTGGCTTTGGTACTTTTTTTGGAGTTAGATTGAATATTTTGGCGGATTGAATGCTTATTGTTCCCAAAAGAACCGCTATCGGTAGAGTTATAGAAGTTAAAAGCGCAGCAGTTCCCCATGTAAACGGAACAATCCATAAAATAGCAATAAAAACTACAAGCATAATTACAATGTTTAATAATATTTGTATTATAGAACCAATTAATGCTTTCATAGTCAGATAGCCTCCAAATAATGTAAATATTCCGGTAGACATGATTCCGTCCGTTTTTGCCAATGTATCTTTTAATGTAATAAATATTTGCATAATCGGAACTGTTATATTCAAACTTCTACCATATAAATCTACTGAAACATCGTTCACATTACTTCTTATTTTGTTTAACAAATCCCTCATTGTTTGTAATGATTTTACTAATTGTCCGAATACTTTTGTAAAAACATTTACAACATAATAAATCGGAGCAAGAGCATGAGAGATAATTGTTTCAAGAATTCTATTAATGCACCCATTAAAATTTTCAGCAGTGTAAGTAAATTTATTTGTTCCGGGAGGAGCATTGATAATTCCAGCAAAAGGCATAACCGACGGGCTACATCTCTCATTAGTCCAATTCGCCTTTATTGGTTCTAGCTTATTCATAACCAAAAAATATGAAAATATTATAAAAAATATTAAAATTATAAGTATAGTTATTAATAAATCAGGTCCGTATCTTTCTAAAAACCCTCCTTTTGTATATAATTCATTTATATTTTTATAAATATTATCCATATATATAGTAATCGGATAATATTCATTTATGATTAACCTCTAATATTTTTTGACGATGATCCTTGATTATCTTCCCAATCATGAAATACGTGTTTTCCTATTGGTATAATATTGCTTGATGTAATTAAACAACAGAATTGTTCCCCATAAATATCGGTAAGTATTGCGTTTGAGTATTCATTCGCCTGAACAAATATTTCAATTTCAGGATCGTATACTAAATGTGTTCCTGAAACATAAATATCATTGTTTTTCTCCCCGCCGCTTAATTTATAATAAGGGTGAATCGGTTTTTTATTCTCATCTAAATTACTTATTCTCATAATTGCTATCACCTCTGTTCCGTCTTTTAATATTTCTCCTAATTTCAAATCTTTCATTTCAAAATATTCCCCTTTTTGTGTTTTGATTAATGTAGTTGGGTCAAAACATCGTATATTCATTTTACTTACTGATTTAACTAATTGTCCTGGTGGGCCTTTCCAAGCACTATTCATTGTCATTACACTTCCAGATAAAACATAAATAAATGTTGCCAATATACCGACTAATTTACCAAATAAATCTTTTATATTTATTATATTTCTCTGAAATTCAATAATAATATTCAAGAAAACTCCAAATACATTTTCTATTATACTTTTTATTTTTGTTCTTAAATAATCAAAAAACTTTCTTATATTATTTATACTATCAGTCAAAGATGAAGTCAATGAACCCATAGCATTTAAATTGTAAAATACAGGTTTCAATAAATGCGGCATGAAATTTGTCTGCATATTCTGCACGCAATATACAAAATTTTCACCAGGACTTGTTCCATCGGGTCCAACAAAACCAGCAAATGGCATTACAATCGGGTTACATCTATATTGAGGCCAATTTTGTTTTATTTTTTGAACACCAATTGCTAAAATATTTGATACATACAAAATTACGAATATTAAAAATATAAATATTGCTAATGTCATATCAGTGGTTCTCATAATAAAATATGGTGTTATTTTATTATTTAATTTTTACTACTGATTTATAAACTTATTTACTTATGTCCTCTAGTTTTTTTCTTATGTTTTTTTAAACTTTTCATTCGTTTTAATTTTCTCATTTTGTTACAATGCGGGCAACGACATCCTTTTTTATGTTTATAATTTTTTTTTGTTTTTCTTGATTTAAATCTTTTTTTAGTTCCACCTCCTATTTTTGAATCATTTGCAGCATTATTTTCAGCTTCAATTAATATAGAATTAACTTGAAAAGCAGCTGAATTTGCCGTTTGACCTGAAACTTGGGGTCCTACTTGGGGAAATGTAGGAATTTCAATAACATCAGTTGAATTTGCTCCTCCTCGTTTCATTCTCCTACCTCCAGATAAAGTAGAATTTAATTTATTTTGTTGTTCTGCATCAGCAAGCATTCGACCTGCTGCATCTTCTGATGCAGAACCTCCATATTCATACCCGTAACTTTCAACTGGAACTGCCGATAAATTTCCTCCTTTTTTTAAACGCATATTCAATATATTATAAATAGATTTTATTATTGAATTTCTCTCCATTTATTATATTCTAAACTGTATTAATTTATCAATGTAATTATATTTTGATAAAATATACATTATTAATGGTATAGATGAACCAAAAAAACACCACATTTCACCTGTATTATATTTAAAATACACACGACTTATATACAAAAATAAATAAGTAATTGCCGATGTTACAACAGCATAATTAAAACTGAATAGATAAAATATATTAATTAATAATAAAATCATGTAAAAAGAAGAATTAAAATACTTTATCCAAGGCCAATTTAAATGACTATTCGCATCAGAAGTATTAGTTATAAGACGTTCGTTTTTATTTATCAAAAATCTAAAATAATTAAAAATAAAATAAAACGAATATAATAAATTCAATATAGCAACCGGTAAATTTTCAATAGTAAAAATATTAGGTTTATAATAAATAAATTTTATGATGTAAAGTATAATCGGTTGAGTGGCATTTAATAATGGTGCTAAAATTGTAGTTATTTTATTTATACCATATGTATTTTTAATATCTATCCAAAATAAAAATTCTATAAACTGCATTAGAGATATAAAAATTAAAAATATTCCTGTTATTTTATTTTCTAATGAATATTTTTGTACTTTTAAATTTATTAACAAGAGAGAAAAGGCAACACCTAATATAAAAGTAAATAACGAAACCTTGTAATTAAAACACATATACAAATTGTATATATTAATATTTACGGTATTATAAAAAATGCGGTATTATAAAAAAATTTATTTATATTTATAAATTAAAAATGGAAGATATTGATAGATTAAATTTACAGAAAATGATTAATGCGAATGATGTAGAAGATATGACAGATGAGATTCGTAAAAAAAAACACAGTTCACTTATTAGGAATGATTTAAAAACTTTATTATTTTTAAAACATAAGCATTCTAAAATGCAACTGGATGAACCACTTGAGTTTGAAACTATTTGTGTAAATGAGTGTCAATTCTTGTTTAATAATTACACTGATATATTTAACAAAGTAAGAAAAGATGAAATTGATTTAAATATGCTAGAACAATTTTTGAATATTCTTAGAGAAATTGAGAATGGAAATTTAGACCAACATTCCGGTTCATTCAAAGTAGGAACGATTCTTAAACAAATATATATAGATAGTGCTCTTAGAAAGAGTGAAAATTTAGATAAAGAAAATCCAGGAGAACAAAAAGAAATGGTAAAAGAAAAAAAAATCAATTGGTCTCAATGGAAAAGAATTAGACATTAATTTTCATTGATTTATTTTATAATTTCTCTCTTTGAAGATATTATAAACTATATAAAAATACAAATATATAAAAATATATAATATAAATATGGAAAATTTTTATAATGCGTTTGAGTATCCATTTGGCTTTATAAATTGCTCTGGATTTAGTGATTATCATACAGAAGATTTTACTGTTACTATGTTTGACAACAATTTAAAAAGTGAAGATATAGATATTAAATCTATCATTTTTCCAAATGATATTATTGATGTATATTGGTACGAAGAAGGAAAAAACGACGAAGAACTATGGCAGTTTATTGGTAAAATAAAATATAAAGACGCTCATTGTTATGTATATTTTATTGCCAACTGTGATTATACAGGGTTTGACTGTCAAGGAGAAATGAAAATGTATATATCAGAATATTTAACTAGAATATTAAATGATGCCGTACCAAGTAATTTGAGTAGTTATGAAAAAATAAAAAATATATTAGAAAAAGAAAATATGAACAATAAATAAATATTAAGTTATACAGACATTTGAAAATATTCTTTTTTATAAAATTATAAAAAAGAATTGAAACCGTATAATTATTATTTAAAGTTTAAATAATAGTAAAATATACAACATGACATATACACTTGTAATTGTGGAATCACCTGCTAAATGTAAAAAAATAGAAGAATACTTAGGAACTGGGTATAAATGTATTGCCAGTTTCGGTCATATTACGGAACTTAATGGACTTGAATCAATTGATATTTCTAATAATTTCAATCCAAGATATACTATTTCCGATAAAAAACAACAACAAGTAGAAAAAATTAAAAAAACAATAACAAAATGTTCGGATGTTTTAATTGCTACAGATGATGACCGTGAAGGAGAAGCAATAGGATGGCATATTTGTAAACAATTTGATTTGAATGTGAATACTACAAAACGCATTATATTCAATGAAATTACTGAAACCGCGTTAAAAAAAGCAGTTCAGAATCCACTTGTATTAAATTTAGATTTAATTCACGCTCAACAAGCAAGACAAATATTAGACATTCTCGTTGGTTATAAAATTACACCTATATTATGGAAATACATAAAATCAGAAGGACGCCAAGTTTTATCAGCAGGAAGATGTCAAAGTCCTGCGCTCAAATTAATTTATGAAAATCAAAAGGATATTGATAATTCGCCAAATACAATTGTTTATAATACAACCGGTTATTTTACTAAAAAAAATATTCCATTTGAGCTTGATTATAATTACAACGACCAAGAATTGATTGGCAACTTTTTAGAGGATACAGTCAATTTTGAACATATATTCTCTCTATCAGAACCAAAAAATACAACTAAGAATCCTCCGTCCCCTTTTATTACAAGTACTATACAACAAGCTGCCAGTAATGAATTTAGACTGTCTCCAAAAGAAACAATGTCAATTTGTCAAAAATTATACGAAGGCGGATACATTACTTACATGAGAACCGATAGTAAAATATATAGTAAAGAATTTATTGATAAATCAAAAGAATTTATTAAAAGGGAATATGGAGATGAATACGTCCACCCTAATATTGATTTATTGGCGGAAACGGGAGAACTTAAAAAAACAAAAAAAAAGGATGAGGATAAAGTAAAAGCACAAGAAGCACATGAGGCAATTCGCCCGACTGATATTTGTAGACAGACCCTTCCGGATGACATGGAAACAAAAGAAAAGAAATTATACAAATTAATTTGGACGAATACACTTGAAAGCTGTATGAGCCCTGCAATTTATAAATCAATTACAAGCACTATTTCAGCTCCAGAAAGTCGTAATTATAAATATTCAACAGAACAAGTTGTGTTCCCAGGGTGGAAAATGGTAGATGGTTATGAGTTAGTCAATGCCCTCTATACGTTTCTTCAATTAATTAAAAATAACTCAAAAATAGACTATAATAAAATTGTATCTAAAATAACCATGAAAGAAACAAAACATCATTACACCGAGGCACGACTAGTTCAATTACTTGAAGAAAAAGGCATTGGACGACCATCTACATTTTCATCACTAATAGATAAAATACAAACTCGTGGATATGTTAAAAAAGAAAATGTAAAAGGCAAAACCATTTCATGTGTAGATTTTGAATTGATGGACGATGAAATTACAGAAATTAATATAGAGAGAGAATTTGGCAATGAAAAAAATAAATTAGTTATACAACCAATTGGAACAGTAGTATGTGAATTCTTAATGAAATATTACGACGAATTATTTAAATATGAATATACAAAATATATGGAGGATATTCTAGATTCTATTGCGAATGGTAATACAATATGGCATGAATTGTGTAGAGAGTGTTTCGGACAAATTGAATTATTAACCTCTCAAATTGATTTAACTGATAAAATATCCACTACAAAAGAATCAATCATGAGTGAAAATAATGATACTGAAAACAATGAAAACAATTCTAAAAAAGAAAAGGCACTCAATAAAAAATTAGGAAAATACAATGGAGATTCTTTAGTTCTTAAAAAAGGAAAATTCGGATTATACGTCACGTGGGGAGATAATAAAAAATCACTCACTGGTTTAGACAAAGAGGCGGATGAAATTACATTAGATGATGTAATCACGCACATTAATAAACCAATCACAAACGCGTATCAAATTAATCAAGGACAAGGAAGCCAAGACAATCCTAATTTTGTAAGATATCTCAATAATGATTTAAGTATCAGAAAAGGGAAATTCGGAGACTACATATATTATAAAACAAAAACAATGAAAACGCCGAAATTCTTCAATCTTTCAAAATATAAAGGAAGTTACAAAACAGACGATTTAAAAAATATAATACAATGGATTAGAGAAACGTATAGCGTATAGAAGCCAAATTGTCACATCGCTTTCTTTAGATATTAAACAAATATTTTTAAAATATTTATAACCAGTTGGATTATACGATTTTTTAACTTTAAGCGTTATAAATAACTGGGATTTTAACAGAATATTTCCTATCCAAATCATTTCTAATTTGATTTAATTCTATACTGAATGTTAGAGGATAATCTTTGAAATTCACTAGACGACCATCGTGATGTCTAAATTTAAATTTTAATCTAGAAACTTTATCAATTGGAGGTATAAAGAAACCACTATTATTTATGAAAAAATTTGTTCCGTCAAATAAATAATTTGGAGATTTTGATGTAACAGGTATTTTTACAAAAGCAGAATTAACTGTGCCTCCGTAATTACTTTTACTAGAAGATGTCCATCCAACATATGGAACCAATTCATCCATATAATTATATTTTTCTATTTCTAAATATATAGCTATATCACCTGTTATTTTTAAAGAAAGAGGAGCCTTCAAATAATAACTCGGTGTTGTTATGCCAGCAGCTAACCAATTATATCCGGGTGTCCCGTAAGCATTATAATAAAATATTATATCACTATCTCCGTCGCTTTGTAATAGTCCGGTAGACACGTAATCCATTTGATTGAATCCCAAATGCCAAGGTAACCCCCATTGCGTACATCGTTCAAATACATTTGGTTGTTCACATTGAGTAAGATTATATGTCATTGGTGCCGAAAATTTAAAAGTAAATTCATCTTCTTTATTTCCAAAATAAAGTAAATTTCCTACTTCATCATAATGAACTGTAAAATTTAAATAAGGTATAAAAGTTCCTTGTGTTTTTAAATAGTCATCTATTGTCTTATTTAATTTATTTTGAAGTTCATTAACTAATTGTTGAGCTGTATAAGTTCCATCTTGTATTGTTACAATATATACAGCATTTACATTTGCGGCTAATGCAGCATAATAAACCGATGCTGGATTTTTAGGATATAACGTGAACCCGAATTTAGTATTTTGATATTCATTATTAAAAACATCTTGTACTTGCGGAAGGGCAATATCAACTAATCTCATTGTCTGGACGTTTAAATATACTTCAGGACATTCTATTGCGAATGAGTTTGAGAAAGGCCATTTACATATATCTCTATCCTCCGAATGAATAGTCAATATTTTTTTATTTAATGTATATGTTTGTTGCCTTTCTATTAATTGATGAGGATTATTCATAGAATTATACATTATAATTAATATCTATATTTTATTTACAAAATAAAATCCTAATATAAGATATAAATGAGTTCTCTAAAATCAAATGATACTGGATATGATATTAATATATTAACAGGTATTGCTTTTGCTGGATTAGCCATAAAATTATTTTTTTATCAAAATAAATCAGATGATGGTGTAGATGGCCCGGCTAATTCAGTTATATGGGGTTATGGTGTTGTTTTAATTTCATTGCTAGGCATTTTATATATTACATTCTCTTTAGCAAGTAAATCTGAAATGCAAAGCAGTGCATTTGAATTTATTAAAACTATTTTTAGTTCTTCTTTTCCTGTTTTATTTTTAATGGGTCTGTTAATGTGGTTTATTATAATGAATGTATCATATCAATCGCGCATTAATAAAGGACATATTTCTAAGGATTATTATAAATTTGGATTTGTATCTACATTTTTAATTATACTCCAACTTGTTATAATATTAAAATATGTTCGCGATAAAATGGGCATGACAAAAGCAATGACCGACAACAACGCAATGAGCAAGGTATTTAATGAAATGTCAAAACAAATGGCATATATAGGATATGCTGTAGGTTCTATTAATTATTTTATAGCAGCAATTATGCAGGTTACTTTGGAATATTTTTCAACAGACGGTTAGTTTTTTGATGTTTAACAAAATCACGCCTTCATAATAAAAAATTGAAATACTTTTTATTATGAAATATAAAGCATCCAACACACAAAAATGAGCTTTAAGCAATACTACTGCAACAAAAACGAGGGAATGAAGCTTCGTTCAGGAACATACATCAACTACTGTGGTTCAAGCGACTTATGGAATGATTGGTTCAAAATCATGGAGACTACAAAATACGGCATCTACCCACGTGGAACTAGGAATATAACATGTCTTACAGTACAGGGGGTGTTGTCATTTTTGGAAAAGCACAAAGACACCCTCACTGAAGAACCAACATTCTATAAGTTTTACAAAATGATCCTCGTAAAGCTAGACGACTTTCAACACCAGACGGAAGAAATATATAAAAAACAGAACCAGACTACTACAACCACTAATAAACCGTTTTGTAAGTGCTGCTGTTCTCCGTTTTATTATCACAGGATGGAGCAATGGAAGAAATCAAAGAAATCAAAGAAGAACTACGCGATTATTCTCAAGCACGTCAATCGGACGCACGAAATAGAGACAATACTTCAAGCGATCAAGAATATGAGGAAATGCTTTGTAAATACCATGCACAAGAACGACAGAGAAACTCTGAAAACGCTTTCAAGATTTGTAAACGGAGACTGTGCTGGACATATCATACAATTTCTTGCGTAGAGTTTCCATTGGTTTAAAGATCATATAAGAGAAGAAGGTACGTCATTAGTATAGGATTTGGTTTGTTAATAAATAAATATATTATAAAGGATTATTCTCCTTTTTTATTTTTATCTAAAAATTTAAAAGTAATACCATATTCTTGTTGAGTTTCCCATATTCCGGATATTTTCAATATATATTTATTAATTTTAAAATCTTCTCCGTATCTTGAATTCATGTGTTTTAAATAATCTCTAATTTTATATTGACAAGTTTTATAATTAATATCTATTTTAAAAATAATTGTTTTTTCTAATTCTATCAACATATCAATAATTTCTTTTTGAGTCATTTTCTCTCTATCATTCTCTTCAAAAGAAATGTATAATCCATTTAAACTCATCGATAAATCTGAATAAATTAAACGATTGAATAATCCATTTTCTATTATAGAATTTTTTATAGGTTCATTAAAAAAAATATAATCATTATTAATTTGTTTCAAATAAAATAATACATTCATCTTGAATATGTATATTATATTTTTTTTAAGTTATATTTTATTCTCTTATGTTTCGCATTAAACACCATAATATGTATATAGATTCGTGAGTCATGTCATTTTCTACGCTATTACAAATCTCTAACATTTTATTAGCATCTGATATTGCTTCTTCTAATTTCTCTTTTTTTATTGTTAAATAATTTAACCATACACTTGCCAAATTTGGATGTGTTGATTTTCTCTCATCTAATTTATTCATTAATGTATCCAGTTCATTTAAACTCATTGATTATTTTTATTTTTTATATTTATATTATTATTTATTTTAATCTTAATGACCGTAAATAAAAATTAAATACAATCCAATTACACTTAATACAATTCCGATTGCGTCATATTTTGTAACGGTTTCATTAAACATGACTGCGCCTACAATTAACATGGTTACTATGCTTACTATAGACCATACAAAATTAGTCATTCCTACTCCATGAAAATCATAACATTTTTTCAATAATAGACATACTATACTGTATGAAAATATAGCAATTAATATATACAATGAAGTATTATTTATTTTACTTTTTTTAATATGATATTGTGCTATACATTCAAAAAAAACAATTGCAAAAATTAATAAAAAATAAAACCTAATCTCTTCTGATGTCATATATATATAGTATTTATTTATTTTAAAATTATAGAGTAAAATAAATAAAAATAAGTTTCCAGGTCTTCAAACCTTTTCTGAAAAATGGACATAAAAAAGCATGTCCATTTTTAAATCGGCCAGAAAAGATATGAAAAAAACGAAAATTTTTTTATGATCTCGTTATTTTATAAAAAAAAATTGAAATAAGAGCGTTATGCTGTAAAACACATATTTACCAATTTCCAAAGAATCCTTAAAGGGTTTTTAAGCGTAGTATATAAAAGCTAATATGGATGCTAATGATTCTCTCCCCAAAAAGTATGTAAATTATGAATGTCAGAAATGTGTCTTTTTAACGTGTAATAAAAAAGATTATAAAAGACATTTGCTTACTGAAAAACACAATAGACCTGAAATCCTAACAACAAACACCCAACCCACCCCAAAAATTGAAAAAATAGGTAACGTTTGTAAATGTGGAAATTCATACAAACATGCGTCTAATTTATGTAGACACAAACGAACCTGCACTTATAAAGAAAATAGTGATGATTTGAATGAAAAAATAGAATTAATAAAAATTCTTGAAAATATTAAACAAAATACATTATCAGAACTAGATTCAACCAGTGAACCAAAATATAAAATTCAAAATTTAAATTATTTAAAATTGTATGATGGTGATAAATTAATTTATGTAATTAATCCATTATAAATGAATTTTTAATTATTTATTTATTATTTTATTTATTTATTATTTTATTTATTTATTATTTATTTAATTATTATTTATTTTAAAAATCTTTTAGTAAATTAAAAAAAAATAAGTTTCCAGGTCTTCAAACCTTTTCTGAAAAATGGACATAAAAAAGCATGTCCATTTTTCAATCGGCCAGAAAAGATATGAAAAAAATAAAAATTTTTTTATGCTGTTGTTATTTTTTATAAAAAAATGAAATTAAGAGCGTTATGCTCTAAAATGCTTTTTTAAATAAATTTCCAAAAATACTTAAAGGTTTTTTATTGTAGTATATAAACCTACAATGGATGCTACATCGTCTCTCCCAAAAAACCCATTAAATTATTCATGTATTGTTTGTGACTTTTTAACGTGTAATAAAAAAGATTATAAAAGACATTTGCTTACCAATAAACATAAAAACCTAACAAATCCTAACGACGAACACCCTCCCACCCCAAAAGAATTTAAATGTAAATGTGAAAAAGTCTACAAACATTCATCTACTTTGTCAAGACACAAAAGGACTTGTTCTTTTATACATAAAAATGCAGAGGGGGAAACGGATTCTTTAGGAGAAGTAGAAAATAAACAGGAAGACAATAATAATGAGTTGATTACATTATTGATTACACAGAATAACCAATTACAGGAGTTATTAATAAAACAATCGCAGGAATATCAAAAACAGTTAATTGAATTAATTCCAAAATTAAGTAGTAATAATAACAACACGATTAATTCCAATAATAAGGTTGACATTAATATATTTTTAAATGAAAAATGTAAGGATGCAATGACAATGAATGAATTTATTAAAAAAATAGATGTTTCCATTAATAATTTGTTTATGACGAAAGATAAAGGCTTGGCAGAAGGTATATCTAATTTATTTATAGAAAATATTAAAAAATTATCTTTACACGAACGTCCTCTTCATTGCACTGACGTAAAGAGAGAAACTCTTTATATTAAAAATGACACGTGGGAAAAAGACGATAAGAAAACATTTATAAAGAATGCGATTAAAAGGGTTTCAATTAAACAATCAAAAAGTTTAACAAAATTTAAAGAAGAAAAGCCGAATTATATGAATAATCAAAAAGACAAGGATGATTTTATTAATATAGTTAGAACTACGACGGAATCTTTAGATGATAAAGAAGATAAAGTTATAAGAAATTTATGTAAGAGTGTTTATTTAAAAGAAGAAGATTATAAAAATTAAATAACGTTATATGTTTCATCACACATTTGGAATATATATTTTATAATTTTATTATGTAATAAATAAGTATTTAACTACATAATAATAATAAAGAATAATAATTATATTTAATTAATGAAATTTTACGACACACGTTTTGATGATTATATAGAAACAAATAAAATAAATGATTTACATCCAAAATTAGAATTATTTTATAAAAAATTTCCTGAGAGTATAAATAATTTTAGGAATTTAATATTTTATGGACCCAAAGGAGTAGGCAAATATACGCAAATGTTAAAGGCGATTAAGCGTTATAGTTCAAGTGAATTAAAATATGAGAAAAAAATAATAGTATCGTACAATAAAAATATTTATTATTTTAAAATAAGCGATATACATTTTGAAATAGATATGGCTCTATTAGGATGTCAATCAAAAATGTTATGGAATGAAGTGTATTATAATATATTAGACATTGTATCGGCAAAGACGGATAAAGTTGGAATCATTGTATGTAAAAATTTCCACGAGATACATGGTGAATTATTGGATTCATTTTATAGTTATATGCAGACTCTAAATCAGAGGTTAATCAATTTAAAGTTTATATTAATAACAGAGGAAATCAGTTTTATTCCTGATAATATTCTTAATTGTTGTCAAGTAATATCAGTTCCGAGACCAACAAAGAGCCAATATAATAAATGTTTAAAAACAAAACTACAATCTGATTTTAATTTGGATGAAATTGTGAATATAAAAGACGTGCGTTCTAATAATATTTATAATTTAAAACCGTACAAGACAATTTGTAATAAAATAATAGATGAAATCTTGAATATAGATGATCTGAAATTTAATAATTTTAGAGATTTACTTTATGATATTTTGATATATGATTTGGATATAACAGATTGTATATGGTATATATTGAATTCATTAATAGAGAGAAAAAGAATAAAGAATAGTGATATGATTGATATATTGACTAGAACCTTTTCTTTTTTACAATATTATAATAATAACTATAGACCAATTTATCATTTAGAGAATTATATTTGTTATTTAATAATAAAAGTCCATGAATACGGAGAAAGCAATTAATATATTAAATTTATCATTACCATTTTCTCTCATTGAATTAAAAAGAAATTATCATAAACAATCATTAAAACTTCATCCGGATAAGAATAATTCTCCTAATGCTACCGCTGAATTTCAAGAGTTAAAAAATGCTTATGAATATTTGAAATTAAATATAGATGATTTTTCAGAAATAGATAATAATGAGTTTGATTTCTTTGAAATACTAAATAATTTTACATCAAAATTAAGTGGGAAAAAATTAGATAAATCATTAGTATTAAATATAATAGAAAAATTATCAGAAAAATTTTCTGAAAATAGTAAATTAATATATAAGGAATTATTTGAAGGGATAGATAAACAAACTTCGCTTGATTTATTTGAATATTTAAAAAAATATGCCGAAGTATTTAATATATCAAATGATACATTAAATAAAATAGGTGACATAATAAATGAAAAATTTGAAAATGATGAAATAATAAAGTTACATCCTACAATAGATAATTTAATAAGTGATGATGTATATAAATTGGATTTTGATAATGCTCTTTATTATATACCTTTATGGCATCACGAAATAATATATGATTTATCGTTTAATAATCAATTAATTATAAATATCATTCCTAATTTAGATCATCATATATCAATAGATGATTATAACAACGTGCATATTCATTTAACAAAAAATATAAAAGGTTTATTAACATCAAAGACGATTATGTTTAATATTGGAAAGAAAGTATTCAATATTCCATGTAACGAATTATATATAAAAAAAAAACAAAAATACATTTATAAGAAACATGGAATATCAAAGATAGATACAAATGATGTATATGATGTTTCAAAAAAGAGTGATGTTATAGTTCATTTAACATTAATAGATGTAGATATATGACAATAAAAAAATTTATTAAAATTAATTAATAAATTTTTTGTTTTTTGTTTTTTGTTTTTTTTTAAATTTATATTTTTTATTATTACTTTAAAATTTTATATTACTTTAAATTTATTCATCACTGGCATTTTTCTTGCGACGAACAATTTTCTTTCTGGATGCACTTGATTCTTCAGCAACTGTCTCCGACGCGGCAACAGCTACATTAGGTTGAGACGATTCATCATCGCTGTCTTGGACTTGGACTTGTACGCTATCATCAACTTCGTCAACATCTTCATCATCTACCTGTGTTTGTTGTACCATGCGCTCGCGATCATTGCTGCTTAGCTTAATATGGCATGTTCCGCGTAGACTCTGAGGCGGCTTAACAACCGCTTGGAACAATTTCCAAGTAACACCGAATTTACCATTTGCGAACCAAATACCTCCACACTGTAGAACACATGCGACGCGAGTAAGCTTAGGAATAAGTTCAACCGGGGATGAAACTTTAGTAGACGGCCACAGCTGATGCTCTTCCATATCGTAAAGTTCAATCTTCCAATCGCCATCCCAATAAGGAACCTTTACGCGAAGTGTAGGAGCTTTGGTATAGTCGTGCTCTTGTGTTTCCTTGTTCTTAGGATATTTCAACATCGGGGTCCATAGAGCATCAACAACATCTGCGCTCATTTTAGGCTTGTTGAACCACTCCTTAGAATTGGTAATAGCATCAGCTTTAATTCTTTCTTCAAAATTCTTGAGCTTTTCCAAAAACATCTCGCCCTCTTCATCGGGATAATCCGCATTAGGAAATTGCAGAGAAAGTTCATATGATACTTTTCCTGATTTATCATCTTTAAACTCGCTCATGCCCCACGTCAGCATAAGAGGAGTAGATAGATATGTTGATTTACGAAGACGAGTATTCATAATAGTAATATTTTTTCCACCAGCCGCATTAATTTTGGGCTTGGCATATGAAATATCAGTAGAAGGGTTGTAGTCTGACACGTTAACGATTTGTGACATTGTTGTATTATATGATTTATTATGTGGCTAAATCTTTAAATCAATTTTTTTTTTAATTCATATAATAATGTCGCGTTTAAAGATAATATGCTGCGCAATGCGTGTAAAATATTATTTATTATTTTGTATTTATTGGCGAATTAATAATAAGTATTCTAATAATTATATTTGAAAATATTCTAATAATTTATTAAAATTATTGAAATATTTATTTTATCATTTTTATTTTTTTACAATTATGTAATAACCTCTTTACTTGGCGGCGGCCTCAGCAAGTGCCTTCTGAGACTTGGCAAAGTGAGGGCTCATATAACGCTGGAGATTGAAATAAGTTAGCTCATCAGTGTCGTTAATCTTAAGGAGTGTAGAGAGGCTTGAGTCAGGGTTAATCTTGCGACCGTTGCTCTTGTCCTGGAGACTATGCTTGCGAATATAAGCATTAATCTCGCGGGTCACTTCAGTGCGAGCCATTTCAGCACCAGAGGGTCTACCAAGGAAAGTCGCAAGCTCATCAGAAATAAGAGTAGGCTTTACAAAACCGCTGGGAGAACGGTTTCCAGTCTTGCGACGACGACGAGAAGAGGCCTTGTTTGCGGACTTTAGTTCTCTGGTAGCACGGCGTTCAAGCTGACGGAACTCGGTCTTAAGAGAAGAAAGAAGCGCAGTAGCCTGTTGAAGTTTCGCGAAAACATCGTTGAATGCTGCTGATAGCTCGGTGTTAACAGCGTCACTCTCGGCAACGGGAGCAGAAGACGCACCCTCCTCTACAGCGGCAGAGCTTACGGGGACATCAACAACAGAAACAACTGCCTTCTTGACTACGCGCGGGGCCTTAGTCTCGGATTTAGCAGCGGCAACACGGGGAGCCTTAGATTTAGTAGAACCAGCAGCCTCAACGGCAACCGGAACACTTACAGGGGCAGCAGATACAACAGCGGGGACAGTCTCGGATTTCTTTGATTTAGGGGGCATTATATACATTACTATAATAAATCTTTTTTAAGTGTTTTAACGCAATATATATTATATTGAGATTTGGACCCGCTAAATATGCTAAAAGTTTATAAAAATGTATGAAATTAATTAATGTGAGCTACCGAATAATACAACCATGGCATACTTTGGGCGGCATTTTCATTGACTAACGTTAATGCTGATAAAACAAAAGAAGCTCCTAAAAATTGCGAGTCGCGATTTATTCCTTTATATATTAAATTTTCAATTAACCGAATCATTTTGAATTTTAATTCTTCATGCGATACATTATAATCATAAATATTGAATGTTGAGTGGATTCCACTTGAACCGGTTCCACTAATTAAGAAAGGGTCACCATTAGGACAAATTTCTAGTTTACTTGTGGAGGTTAATTCTGCTCTATAATTCCATATATCATATAATTCTCTGCAGAATTTAATAATTTGTATACTATTTAATGTTGTAAACCAATTCATATCAGTGTAATTTCCTAATTCATCTATTTTTTGACATAAAGCTAATAATTTGAGTTGAATTTGTTTACTAATTGGTAAATTAGACATAAGTTCAATTTCGCTTATTTGATTTATTGTAAGTTTAAATATTTTATTCAATCGATTAATTGAATTAATATCATTTATAATTTGTGAAACTGGTATTTTTTTTCTATTGTATGGATTTTTAAAATTATTATCTCTATTAATTGCTTTTAAAATAGATGACATATCAAACCCATATATAACATTATCATCATCTTTGAAACTATAAAATTGGGTTTCATGAACTTCAGTTAAATTATCCATTGTTAAAAAATCAGTATCATTGACACATAAACATTTATTATTAACTGCTGGACCGTGTAATTTAATTAATTTACGTCTTAAATATAATCTGAATATATTTTGAATTTTAATAATTGAATTTGTTGCATATAAAAATAAATAAATATTAATGGATAATTCTTGTTTTGTTCCAGATTTAGCAATCTTATAATGTTCGCATATTTTTTTAAGCATTGGGATTGTGTAGTTGAATTTTATGATATCATTATATTCATTTGTACGTGGAATTTTAAAATTCGTTTCATTGATTTTAATTTGTTTTTCAATTTTAGGACGCAATTTATGAATGTAATTAAATATGACATTTTTCTTTTGATTTTTCATATGGTTAGTGTCTTTAGGTTTGATAAAATTTAGCATTATTGATATATACAAATATAATCTTTAATCACATTTGTATTATTAAATTATAAATATCTAAATTTAGACTTATAGTAATAGTTATAATTAAATCTAAATGCGCGTTGTTAAATAAAATTATTAAAATATGCGTTTATATTATAAATGAAGTATACAAAAAGAAGCACTAAACATAAAGGAGGTAAAACCCGCAAACAAATAGGAGATAAAATGGGAGGAACGATTAAACGCGTTAATCAGAAAGAATTTGATTCTCTAATAAAAAAAATGCTTGAATTATTGACATTATTGAGATTATATCATTGGAATACTTTCTCATATTCAACTCACAAAGCAACTGGAGATTTATATGACGGTTTATCAGACAAAGTAGACCAATATGTTGAAACTATGCTTGGTAAGAGCAATGGTAAATATCGTATTAATATGTCAAATTATAGTAAATTAACAATCAATGGTGTATCCAATAATGTTAATATGGGAAATACAATTAAAGCATTTATTAATGTATTGAATGTTTTCCATTCTCAACTACCTCAATCATTCTATAGCGAGATTATCAATATTAAAGATGAAATTGTTGCCGAACTAGATAAATATTTATACCTATTAAGCTTAAAATAAATAAATAAATAAATAACCCTGAAATATGAAGTATAAATTCAATGCATTTTTATATATTTTACATTCAATCCGCAAATAATTATAATCATTTGAATAACAACTATTTATGATTATAATTATTTTAAACTGTAATTGTCTTTGCTATATTTCTAGGAAAATCAACATTTTTATTTCTTCCTTTGCTTAAATAATAACTAATTAATTGTAAAGCAATAATAGATAATAAATTTGAATATGTTTCATTATGAGGAATTATTATAATATTTTCTCTCAATTCAGAAAGGTTTGATATATCGCTTATAGTAAGAACATTTGCTTCACGAGAGATAATCTCATTATAAATGTTGGATAATTTTGAATGATGTTCGTTTTGATTATCAATAAAAATAATAGGAAAATTATTTTCTAAGATGCTAAATGGTCCATGTTTTAAGCTGCTTGCTAATTGTCCTTCAGCCATTAAATAACACATTTCTTTTAATTTTAATGCTCCTTCAAATGAAAGTCCTTGGTGTTGTGATATAACGAAACATTTATCTTTCTTTTCAAAAATATTTAATAAAGTATGATAACAAAACATGGAAATATCCATTTTATTAAGAAGTAATTCAATTTGAAGATGTAGATTTTTCAAATCACTTATATATTTTTTTCTTTTTTCCAAATTAATATTTTTATTTTGAGAAAACCATATAGCAATCAATGATAATACGATTATTTGGCTGGTAACTGCTTTTGTAGAGCATACAGATACTTCACGGCATGAATTCAGATAAACGCCGCATAGAGTTTCTCTCGCGATTAATGAATCAACTACATTAACAACGCCTATCATTATTAAATTTTCTTCTTTTGCAATATTAATACATAGAGTTAATTCATATGTTTCGCCTGATTGTGATATTAAAATAACACCAGTTTTCCCTTTTTTTGGTATATCAAGTTTAGTAAATATTGACGCGTCTATTGTTTTAACTGTATTGAAATCACACAATTCTTTAAAATAATGTTCGCTTATTAATGCGGCGTTAAGGGATGAACCGCAAGCTAATAGAATTAAATTATCAATTTCCATTAATAAGGATGTATTTATCTCAAGACCTCCTAATTTAACTTCATAATCATTTTTAATGCGTCCTCCATTTCCGATTGCTCTTTGAAATGAATGAGGTTGTTCGTATATTTCTTTAAGGGTCCATGATTCATATGGTTCGGGTGTATTATTTTCAATTAGTTTTTCAATAGATTTTATTTTATATAAAATATTAGAATATGATTTATAATTACATTTATTATTTTTTGAATTTCTCTCAATCTCAATGATATCATCGTTATCAATACACATATAATTTGTTATTTCTTTATAAAAACCATACTTCTCAGAGGATACCATAAAACTAGTTCCGTCATCTGAATATCCAATAAGCAGGGGACTTCCTTTTCTAACACAATAAATAATATTAGGGGTATCTCTGCAAATAATAGCAAGAGCGTATGTTCCTTTAAGTTGAGCTTTAGTATATTGAATTGCTTCTATAATAGTATTACGATTATTTAAATTATAAAAATATGAAATTAAATTAACTATAATTTCTGAATCTGTATCTGATTTAAATGTTAATCCTTTTTCAAGTAAAAAATAATATAATTCTTTATAATTTTCAATAATTCCATTATGAACTAGAGAGAAATTCCCCAAATAATCCGAATGAGGATGAGCGTTTGCGTCTGTTTTTCCTCCGGTTGTTCTCCATCTACAATGAGAAATGCCTACGTTTGTAGTGGAGCCAAGATGTTGGTCTTTAACTCGTAGAACCTTTTTTTCAGCTGTCTCATTATCAGTTGAAGCAAATTTATGCGTTAGTATGTTTCCACACGAGTCCATTGTGCTTATTCCCACAGAATCGTAACCTCTATTTAATAAATTACATATTCCATTGTATATTGGATCAAACGCATTTGAATTTCCAATAAATCCGGTTATTCCGCACATTAATAGTATTATAATATTATTAATTTGATTTTAACTATATTTATAAATAAGTTTTATAAAGAAATAAAACCAGCTTTGGTTTAATCCAATTCCAATATTGTCATTCTTAATGAGTTTTTAAGTATGTCATCATTTTTAATGTTATTATTATTATTTTTATTAATGTTTTGGATACATTTTAATGATTTAATGTATATTTCAGAATCATAATTATTTTTTATAAAATCATAAAATGAGGTTAGAGTTCTAGGAGTTTTATTAAATTTCATTATAGCGAAATTATTCACATTACACCATTTTAAAAATTTCGTATAATCATTCATTAATATTGATGTTACGATATAATATGCAAATACATTCGCCTTTTCTTTATATAAATGTTTTCTAGCAGCTATACTTATTTTATCATTTTTAAATAAATTTTCATATTTTATACCCATATAATTGAGGATTTTATTCGCTTGATAGAGAGAAAATACTCTTTCAATTTGTAATAAAAAATCTGTATATGATAAAAATTCATTAATATTATCTTTATTATTTAAAATACTATAGGAACAAAACGCCGCGTTTATTATTCTAGCCCATGTTTCACAATAACTTTCAAATAAATTAAATTTACTTTGAATTGGAAATAGACGAGAGATATTATTATTAAATTCAGATAAACGCATTGTTGAAAATTCAAACCCCAAATTATGTAATGTTTCATGTAAAAATACTTTAAACCATTCTTCTTTTCTATAAATAACAATTTCTGATATTTTACTACATACTATAGTAAATCCTGTATTAACCTCTTGTGGACTAAGTATAGTAAAATTATTAGATGGGACAGTTTTTTTGAAATCTGTTAAAAAAATAAATATATTTAAAAATTTACTACATTCATTTTCTCCATACAAGTTTAATATACGTATCCACATTAACATATAGTTAACATAAATATCAAGTGTAGTTGTTGGTAAATTTGAATTATCATGTGTATAAAAATAAAAATTAATGACGCGACCGTCTAGCACAGAATTATATTCAATTAATGTCGTTGTAGTTTCTTCAATATTTTTCTTTATATTTTCAGGGAAGAAATTACTATTATATATTGTTGGAAATTTAATTTGTTTGATTGAGTTAATGTTAATATTATGTTTAAAGATATTTTTTTTTATTGCTGCTGATTGTATATATTTCTCAGATTGTTTTATTAATTTAAATAATTGTTTTAAAAAGGTAGTTTCAATTGAATTAGATTTTTGATTAATCTCTCTATTTAGCATACATTTATTAAAATCATTATAAATTAATTTTACATATTCTTGTGATTTGCTTGAGAATAGCATATATATTTAATTCATATATTAATTATTTTTATTAATACTTATTAATACTTATTGATTAAATCAATATTTATTAATTATTATTTTTATTCAAGTTTTGATAACATATGGATTATATTTATATTTATATTTATATTTATGCTTTATTTAGTTCGTATCGTATTTCCATAAGGTCGTTTGATGTAGTTGCTGGTGTTCCCTGTAGATAATGTGTTAATTTTGCCTTTCTAGTTAATTTAAGTATTTTTTTCAATTCTTCATTTTGGTTAAATTTTGCTCTAAGAGCTTCCTTTAATGTAGTTTTATTTCTATTTACAAAAAAGTCGGCATCAATTACTATATTTTTTGGTCTTAATTGTTTTCCTTCAAATTTACCAGTTTTGCCTCCAGCTGCTTTAGCCATTGCCGGTGATTTTGATATTTCACTGTCTGAATCTAGTGAGAATTGTAAATAATATTGAGGAGCTGAATTTTTAAATTTAGAGCCTTGGTAGTAGTGCTCTACGGATAACCATTTATGTTCGTTTAATTCAAACGGAGACTCCCATAAATCATCTAATTTTCTTCTCCATTCGGGCATAGAAGATAGTCCGCTATATGCTTTAACTCCTTCGGGTCCAATTTTCTCTCCTGACCCCTTGCCTGGAAGAGGCTTTGGATTTGAGCGTATATAATATTGAAAAATCGTTTCATCGTTCCAAACATCTTCTGACGGCATTTCAATCATTTCAGGAATTTCAGGAGGAATTTCAAGTTCTCCCTTCATTTGAAGGAAATCAGGAATAATATAATATGGACCTGCGTTTTTCTCTAAACATTTATTAACAATTAAATTTTTTACATTATACGGTAACTCTTTGAATTTTAAAGCTCCTCTGCTCTTGTATGTGATTAATTTATAATGATTGCCTGTATAATTAAGCATAATATAAAATTTAGGTTCAAATACTCCTCTTGATTGTAATACAACATCATTTAATTGACCGCAATTCAATACATTTTCAACATCTCCAGAATTATATGCCTCTTCTGAAAGTAAAATCAGTTTAATATTTAATAATCTTTCAATTGTGGATACAGCCCAAGTATCTCCCCAAAATTCACATGTTTTAATAATGTCAGAGAATTTATCTAATGTATCAACCCCTTTCATAAATTTAAATTCTGATAATAGATTTTCATTTATTTTCTTAGTTTGTTCTAATTCATTATATGTTTTTTTAACATTTTTAGCTCTCTCAATAATGGCGATTTGTTCTTTTTTCTCTTTTGCTGTATCCAGTTGTTTTTTCAATTCTTTATTTTCATTTGCTAATTCGCGAATACGATGTTTTATACCATCTAGCTCATTTGTAAATCCTGTATATAATGTATAATATTGTGTAAAGGTGTCTTCGTCGACTTCTTCAGACAATTTATTTCTTAATTGTTCTACTGAAACTTTGATGCCTGCTCTTGCTAGGCCATCTCTTACTGTAGCGAAAAAACAATCACCTCCGCCTTCATTATCAACTGCGTCATAATAATTGCTACGCATAAAATTTTGTATCCATTCAGCTTGATCTTTTTCTATATAGTCTAATTGTTCTTTTTCACTATCTAATTTAGTTTGTTCTGGTAATTCATTAAATGTTAATGTTTCTATATCTTCCTCATCACTTTCTTCGTCTTCGCTTTTTTTTTCCTCTTCATCTGTTTCCTCTTCGTCCATTTCTTCTTTATTCAATAAGCCTAAACTTTCCTTTTTAATTGTATCTATATTGACGAATGAATATAATAATGGGTCATATGTGTATTCTAGATTTATATCGCCGTCGGCATCTAAAAGATCGGGTAAAGTATTTGACATAATTTCATAAATGCCAATTTGTGAAACAACTCTATTTTTTTTAAGAAGATAGATGGGATAATATTCAATGTTTTTATCAATATAAGTATATTTTGGTTTTCCAAGTGCAATTAAAACTTTATGACCCATTAAACCAATCTCATATAGCGTAGCATCATAATTTATATCATCTACATCAAGTTTTTTATTTTCTGTATATACAATACTGTCATCTAATTTAGATTTAACCATTTATAAAATAATTGTATATTTATTTTATAAGTAATATTAACATAATATATTTAATATGTATTTAATTAAATTAAACTATTAGATTATAGATTATATATTGTCTTCAATAATTTGACGGTGTGAAATACCGAATAACTTTTTCTTTTTACTAAATGATATTACTTGTGTTTTTCTTTATAAATTCTGTATAAAGAAAAAAATATTTTTATAAATTTTATTAGAAATTTTATTTTTGTATAAATAATTAAACAATTATAGCTCGTCAAGAATATCCATATGTTTAAAGATTGATTTTGTAGTAGCGCTTGGATAATCTTTAACCTTCAGTTTGCTATATGTTTTTACATTGTCAATAATCATTTCCCAACCATCTTCATCGTCAAGCTCTTCAGAACTATTTGTAATCAATATGAATATATTTTCTGAAAGTTCATCTAAAATTTCTTTGTTTCCTTCTTCTGATAATTTAAGTATAATGTATTCTTGAACTTTATTAATAATTGAAATCATGTCTGATTTATCAATTACTCCTTCTTTCATAAGATTTACATAAAATGCACTAAGAGCTCTTCTTTTATCGTTTGTTTTATTATTTTCACAAAATTTATCATAATCAGTATTAGGATTGTAATATTCAATTGTAGTAAATAATTCTGAGAATTTATCTAGATTTGTTTTAAAAATATCTGACATAAAACTATATTTTGTCATGAGGCTCTTATATAGTTTTGCATATGTAGCCGAGTAGAACGCATTTCCACTTGCAATATTAAAGACAGATTCTCCGATTTTATTCAATTCTTCTACTGAAGCATCCGTTATAGTGCTAATTTCTAGAGTAATTTGTTCACACATCTTGTCATAATTTTTCTCTGTAATCTTATTTAAATATTTGCGAATATTGTCAATATTAGCATCAATTCCGTCTTTCTTTTTAATTTCGGTTGTTTGAAATTTACGAATCGAATCCCAATCATCATCTTGAATCTCTTGATTTTTATTTCTACGTTTATTATTATTATTATTAATTAATGCTGGTTGATGAGTTTTTTTATTAAATTGAGGTGTTCTGATATAATCGGCTGCTCCAACTTGATTTGCAAGTGTGGTAATGATATCAACTGTTTCTTGAGGAAGTTGAAATTGAATTCCATTGAATATAATATTTTCAAAATCGGCAATTGAATACCTTGTAGCCATTGTCATAGATGTTATAATTAATAGGTATATATATTTATATCAATTTTTATTTTAAATTAAATTTATATAATAATAAACTTAAAAGATTAGTCACATTATTATATTATAATGCCAGGCAATATTACTCCAAATACTAATGACAAATTAAATAATGATGGAATAAACAATTATACTGAACCTACAAAGGAAAAATATGAAATTGTAGATTATGAAACATGGGATGAGATTGAAGAATTACAAGACAGAACAGATATTTTACGTGGTATTTATTCGTATGGTTTTGAAAAGCCGAGTCCTATTCAAAAAAGAGCCATTAAACCTCTCATGATGGGGTATGATATTATCGCTCAAGCTCAATCTGGAACTGGTAAAACTGGTTGTTTTGCGATCGGAACATTATACAGAATTGATCCTAAAGTAAAGGCCGTTCAAGCGATGATTTTAGCTCCTACACGTGAATTGTCAAGACAAATTAATTCTGTTATTGCCAGTATTTCATCTCAAATACCTGGATTAAAAACCCATTTACTTGTTGGTGGAACATCTACGGAAGTTGATAAGGAAAATTTATATCATGATGTTCCTCATATTGTAATTGGCTGTCCTGGTCGCGTTCATGATATGTTGAGACGCAAATGTATTGATTCTCGTACTATTAAATTAATTGTTCTCGATGAAGCGGATGAAATGTTATCACAGGGGTTTAAGGAACAAGTATATAATATTTTTCAATTTTTGCCATCTGAAGTTCAAGTCGGGCTTTTCAGTGCGACGATGCCAACTGAATTGCATGGATTAACTGAAAAATTTATGAGGGACCCTATTAAAATTTTAGTTAAAAGTGAAATGTTATCTCTAGAAGGAATCGCGCAATATTATGTTGCGTTAGAGGATGATTCTAATAAATATTGTACGTTGAAAGATTTGTATGGTAAGATATCTATGTCTCAATGCATTATTTATTGTAATAGTGTGAAAAAAGTTGCTGATTTACACGAAGCTATGGTAGCAGATGGGTATCCTGCTTGTTGCATTCATAGTAATATGGATAAAGATGAAAGAGTTGAAAGTTATAATAATTTTAAGACCGGTAAAAACCGTGTTTTGATTTCTTCAAATGTAACTGCTAGAGGCATTGACATTCAACAAGTAAGTACTGTTATTAATTTTGATATTCCTCGCGATGTATATACATACTTACATCGAATCGGAAGAAGTGGAAGATGGGGACGTAAAGGAGTTGGAATTAATTTTGTAACAAAGAGAGATTTTAGAAAAATAAAAGAGATTGAGTCTTATTATCATACCACTATCAAAGAATTACCCGAAGTTTTTTAATTCGTTTAGTTATATGGTATATGGAATAAAATAAATTTTGATTAAATGGTTAACAATATAGCGTTTGATAATATTAATATAAATATTCTATTTTTATAATGACAAATATAGAATATTTAAACACAACTCCTTCTAAATATTTTAAATTTCCAATTGAATATGTAGAACATAAATTAACAAGTGATACAGTGAAAGAAGATTTAGAGTTGATAAGTTTTAAAAATAAAGAAGATATATCAAATAATTCTTTATACAAATATGTTTTAAATCCTACAAATATATTTTCAAACGCAACCGCAAATATATGGTCTAATTATTATACTACTAATTTAGATTTTTTAAAAGATACTCAAAAAATAATTAAACATTTTAAACAAGTTGATTATGAGTACGAAGAAGCGAAGTTTGAGACGATATATGATATATATAATAATATAACAAATGATAATAATTTTCTTGAAAAGTATCAATATATAGACATATCCTATTTTAAACAATTTAATAATAATTCTCATGTTCTCCAAACACTTAGTTTACTTAATTTAACGTCTCCATTGCTTTCTATTCTTATACCTTTGATATTATTAATATTGCCATTATTTATTTTTAAATTATACGGACTTAATTTGAATATAAATACATATTTACATTTATTAAAGCAAGTATTTAGTAGACATCCATTAGGAAATGTGTTTATGAATTTTTCATCTGTTTCAATTGATAAAAAAATATATTTAGCCTTTTCTCTCGCATTTTATTTGTTTCAAATGGTTCAAAACGCAAAATCATGTTATAAATTTTACAATAATTTAAAATTAATGCATCATTATTTAAAAGAAATAAATACCTATATTGATTATACAATAAATTCATTTGAAAATTTTGAAAAGCAAGTAATAAATTATAAAAATTATGAATTATTTATCTCACAAATGAATGAGAAAAAAGATATTTTAATTAAATATAAAACAAAATTAGAAAATGTTACAAGTTACAAGTTTGGAATGACAAAAGTATTAAGAATGGGAGAAGCAATGAAAAACTTTTATGCTTTGTATGACAATGAAGAACTAAAACAATCTCTTCAATATTCATTTGGTTTTAATGGATATATTCATAATTTATCAGCATTGAATAAAAAACTTATTTCAAAAGAAATAGCATTATGTAAATATAATAAATTAAAAACTAAATTTAAAAAATCTTATTATCCCATCATTAATAATAATCCTGTTAAAAATTCATATGATTTAAATAAAAAATTATTAATAACTGGTCCAAACGCATCAGGTAAAACAACGATACTTAAAACAACTCTATTAAATATTCTTTTCTCTCAACAGATTGGAATGGGGTTCTACTCAAAAGCATATATAAAACCATACACATATTTACATTGTTATCTTAATATACCCGATACATCTTGCCGAGATAGTTTATTTCAAGCAGAGGCACGAAGATGTAAAAATATTATAACTGAATTAGAATCTTCATTAAAAGTTGAGAACCACTTTTGTATATTTGATGAATTATATAGCGGTACTAATCCATACGAGGCAATTAGTTCTTCTGTATCATTATTAAGATATATAACGAAACATCAGAATTTGGATTTTGTATTGACCACACACTTTTTAGATGTATGTAAAATACTAGACAATGATGAAAAATTTATGAATTGTTGTATGAATATTATTGAAAAGGACGATGATTTTGAATATACTTATAAATTAATAAATGGAATTTCACAAGTAAAAGGAGGAGTAAAAGTATTAAAGGATTTAGAATATCCTATAGAAATAATTAATAACACAAAATTGCTTCTGAACTCGTTAAAAATATAAGTTTTATAAATGAATTAAATTGTTAAATTATAAATAAATAAAATTCGTTTATTTATATTTAAAAATATATACCAAGTGTATAATATGGTATTATTCGGAGGAGATAAATTGTGTTTTGTTATTGGGCTAGGTATCACATTATTATTATGCGGATTGATTATGTTTTATGTAAAACAAAGATTTTCTGTTTATGATAGAGCTATAACAGAACAAAGTCAAATGCTTAAACATTTAGTAAGTAGCATTCAGACAGATACGTCATTTTTACGTTCCGCACAAGGGGCCGTTAATGCTGCTAAAAACGCACGTGAAATGTTTGAGGCGACACTTGGCGGAGGACAATGTGTCGGGGATGAATGTGATGTAGTAGAAGATAACGTCCATAGAATTGTTGTATCAGACGATGAGGATAATAGTGGTTCTGTATCTGATAGTGATAGTGAGAGTGATAGTGATAGTGAGAGTGATAGTGAGAGTGAGAGTGATAGTGAGAGTGAAAATGATGTTGAAGGTGAAGAAAACGTAGAACAAGCTGTTTCTCTAGATGATAATAAATTAAATATTAGACAAATCAATGTAAATGACATTAAAGTAGTGAAATTAGATGATTTAACAATTAATGAAAATATTCAATCATTAACAAGTGACGAGATTGAGTCAGTGTCCGAACATTTTAAATTTGATGTCGATGAAACAAATGATATGTCTAGCAATTTAGTAGATAGCATTTTATCATATCATAATGGAGATGATATAGATATAGATGATTCATTATCCAATTTAGATCCGTCGTTTTCAAAAAATAAATATTTAGATTTAAGTAAATCACAATTACAAGATTTATGTAAAGAGAAGAACTTTTCCGTAAAAGGAAGTAAAAAGGATTTAATTGATAGATTAATTGAATAAATATAATATATATATTATTTATATATGTCTTGGGGAACGTGTTATGCCGGATCAAATAATATTCATTTTGACTTTCCACCAATAATGATGGATGGTCGAAATTTTGCAGATTGGCAACCAGGAGCAGTAATTAATGAAAAAATTAGAGAAGAAGCTCATATAAAAACAAATGCCGATTATAGGAAATATTTAATTAATAATGCTGATAAAATTGTAAAATATAATCAGATACAAGCATGCGACCAATGTTGTAGTTGTCCGGCTGTTTATAACAGCGGACCACATAATCCATCAAAGGGACCATATTTATATAAATCATGCAGTGATTCAACAATGCCGTTTGGATACGAAACAAGTGATTTAAAAAACCAATATCTCTCTAGACAGGAATTAGAGGCTAGAATGAATATGCCATTATTGACGCAAGAACAAATGGTTAAAATGGGTTACCCTAATCCGAATTAATACTCGTAACTATTTAATTTTATATTTATTTCAAGTCATATTTTTGTAAATATTTGAAATAAATAATTAAACAGATAACCATTATGTATAAATATAGTATGAATATTCTTAGTTTTGATGTGGGAATTAAAAATTTATCATTTTGTATAATTGAATACAAAGATAATAATTTTACAATTAAACAATGGGAGGTAATTGATTTATGTAAAGAAGGAGATAAATGTACTGAGATTAAAGATGGTAAGAAATGTATAAAAAACGCAAAATATTATAAATATAATGATTATTATTGCCAAACACATTGTAAAAAAAAAATGTATGAAATTCCTCCTGACAATTTAAGAGAGAAAATACTAAAAAAAATGAAGTTAGATGAATTGGTAAATATTTCTAATCAATGTAATATTGAAATTAATAAACCATATACTAAAAATAAACTTTTAGAACAAATAATTGAATATAAACGAGACAAATATTTTGAATTAGTTAATGAAGTAAAAGCAAGCGAACATAATTTAGTTGAATTGGGAATTAATTTAAAAATTAAATTAGATAATTTATTGAATTTCTCTCAGATAGATTTAGTTTTAATTGAAAATCAAATCAGTCCAATTGCGAATCGCATGAAAACAATACAAGGTATGATAGCACAATATCTTATTATGAAAGGAGTTCACAATATTATATTTTATTCAGCAATAAATAAATTGAAAACATTTATAGGATCACATAAAACGTCTTATTCTGAGAGAAAACAATTGAGTATTTCATATACTACTCAGATATTAACAAAAACAATTATTTTAAATGAATGGATCGGATTTTTTTCAAGTCATAAAAAGCGTGATGATTTAGCAGATTCCTTTTTACAAGGTTTATCCTATTTAGTTCAAAAATATAATTTGGCAGTGAGTATATAATTTTAGGTTTATTTTTTTATATTTAAAAATAAATATTTTATAATTCGTATTACTTAAAATTATAAGTTCTTAATCTATCATAATAATAATGTTTGAACCTGAAATTATTGAAATTGGAAGCGGATTTAAAGAGTCTGTTATTACATTAGGAAATAGTTCAAAAAAATCCGGAAACGTAAATTTTGGCGGAGGCATTGAGCTTTTAATGAATGAAAAAAGAAAGGAAGGACCTTCAAAAAATCCATCAACCGATATTGATTTAGGTGATATAAATGAATTAGAAAATGAACTAAATGAGCTTAGTGCCCCGGAAAAATCATATAGCAGTGGTCTTTCAAAATCCAATTTATTTAAAAATATGCTTTCTGGAAATGCCCCTATGAAATTAAATTCAACATTTGACGAACACGACGACGAAGTAAATTCAATTATTGATACTTCTCCTGGACCATCAATAAAAATAGGACAAGAAACAGCAAAAGATAATACTAGTCAAAATAAAACATGGGATGGTTTTCAAAAATTCAATGATATTCCTGTAGATCCTACGAAATCAATTCCTCTGCATCCAGTATTGAATAAGGAAGACCTATTAAGAGAGAAATTTAAATTTTTAAGAAAATTAGAAGAATTAGAAAGCAAGGGAGTTAAATTATCAAAAAAATACACAATGGAAAGTAATTTACAAGAAATGCAAGGCGAATACGAGACAATTGTATCTGAAAAAGAAAAGCAAAATAGTGTAAAATTCCAAGGTAAAATGTTAATGGCTTGTATTACCGGATTAGAATTTTTGAATAATAAATTTGATCCATTTGATATTAAGTTAGATGGATGGAGCGAACAATGTAATGAAAATGTTAGTGATTATGATGAAATATTTAGCGAGTTACACGATAAATATAAAACAAAATCAAAGATGGCACCTGAACTTAAATTGATGTTTCAACTTGCCGGTTCAGCAGTAATGGTCCATATGACAAATACTATGTTTAAATCTGCTATGCCAGGAATGGATGATATTATGAGACAAAATCCCGATTTAATGAATCAATTTACACAGGCAGCAGTTAATTCAATGAGTAATAATAGTCCTGGATTTGGAGGATTTGTAAATAGTTTTATGGGAAGCGGAGGCGGTGGAGGCGGAAGTTCAGGAAATCAAAACTTACCTCGCAATAATCAACCTCCTCCCCCTCCAGTATCAACACAGAACATATATAGACCGGCTAGTTCATCCGGTCCATCAAATAGACCTGATATAACTAGTGCTCGTGGAGACGGAATTGACATTCATGATACATATGGTAAAGCCGGAGGCGCAGATAGAAGTTCAAAAAGACCGGAAATGAAGGGACCTCGTGATTTAAATGATATCATTTCAAATATGAAAACCAAATCTATAACAATTCAGGCTCCTAAGGATGATGAAAATAATAGCACAATGAGTGTAAAGGATTTAGACGAAATGAATAAATTTAAAGCGCCAAAATCAAAACGCAGACCTAGAAGTGAAAAAAATACAGTAAGTCTAGACATTTAAAAATGATACGATTTAATGTAATTTTATATCAATCTATCATCTTATTAAATACTAATTTGGTTTAATTTAGTATTTAAAACAATTAAATATATAATATATGAGTGATAATAAAGTCAAAGTATGTTCTAAATATGATATATTATTAGAAAAGGATAAATTAAATAATAATTTTACAATTTCATTTACGATTAAAAATGATGCGATTTCATTGATAAATATTATTGATTATTCATTTTTTAAAATTATTTCAGATTTAAATAAAGATATTTTGGAAGTTGTTATGGATGAACCAATTGATGATAAAATTAAAATGTTTTTTTTATTTAAACCAATTGCCGAAGATTTTGGAATAATGAATAAAAGCATGTTAATAGAAACAGAAAAATGTATCCGTGATAGTCATGTAATTTTTAAAAGTAAAGATTTATTACACGATGTAGATATGTTTAACGAATACGATAGGATTGATTGTAATTTATCTGAACTTGATATTAATATTATAAATAATCATTTACTTCATGTAATATACACGTTCAATATTGACATTCATGAAGACTTACCAATTTATATGGAAAATTTAATAGGTTTAATTATGAAAAAAATATTTTTGAAATTAAAATTATTTATAGAGAATATTAAATAATTTATAATAGTAATGTTAATTAATTTTATTGAATTATTTTATAATATATGGTTTGTTTTAAAAACTTTTTTAATAATCGGTTATGAACGATTACAATATTATTATACAAATGATTACAATGGGTTCATAATTAATCTAACTAAAAAATTATCAAATGAAAATATTGTTTATGGTAAGATAATACAAGCTATATCAACAAATAATAATTTAATTAATCCAGAATTATCAGATTATTTATTGAATTTTACTGATAACGTTAAATTTAATCAAAATGACATTGATATGGAGACAATTCATTCATTGAAAATGTTTAATAAGGCAAATGGATATAAAATGAGTCATATTGATTATGAATATCCAATTAATTCAGGTCTTATTGCTCTTGTTTATTTAGTTAAATTGAATGATACTGAAGTTGTAATAAAAATAAAAAGAAAAAATATTTCAAATAATTTACATGACGGATTAAAAAAGGTTGATTTTCTAATAAATCTGATTAGTTACATTAAACCGTTTAAGAAATTTAATATAGATAAAATTTTTAATGAAAATAAGAAATTGTTATTGGAACAATTAGATTTTTCTAACGAAGTTAAAAATATAAAATTATTCAATAATAAATTTAAAAATGTAAATCATATTGTCATACCAAAGGTTTACGACGAATTCACAAATGAAAATGACAATTTGATTATAATGGAATATATAAAAGGGAGGTCTATTAATAATTTAAAAGATGAAGAAAAGGAAATTTATGGGGTATTATTTTCTAAATTTGCAATGAAATGCGTTTTATTTGATGGTATATATCATGCTGATATGCATCCAGGAAATATTATATTTATAAATGAGAATAATACTTATAAATTAGGCATTATTGATTTCGGTTTGATTGGTATATTAACAAGAACAGAACAGAATATATTTTATACATTTTTATCACAACTATTATTAAAAAATTACGATAAATGTGCCTATATAATGGTTAATAATATGATAGAACTATATGATGAGAAAAGTAAATGCAAAATAGACTCTTCAAATGAACCCGAGTTAATGTATGAAATAAAGCAAGTATTTCAAAATTTAATTGAAGTGAATAAAACAATTGCGATTGATGATATTATAAAATTAAATAAATCATTTAATAAATACAACGTTCAATTGTCTTCATTTTTTTGTAACGTCCAATTATCTATAATTGTATCCGAAAGCATTAATAAATCATTGTGCATTAATAGAACTTTTATAGATTACATTCGCGATGGAGCAAAAGGATATTTGGAAGAATTATCATAAAATAAATAATTTTAAATATATTACATCATTATAATATATTTAATAAAATTGAAATATAATAAATATATTAAACGCAATATAATTAAGTATTACAGAACAAGATGGCAAACTTTATATTTATCGATGGCAGTTATTTCATATTTTATAGATATTACGCTTTATTACAATGGTGGAATATTTCAAAGCAAGAACCAGTTATAGAAGAAACTCCTCCATCTGAAAATGAACGCTTTGTTGAATTATTTAAAACTACATTTATCAAAAAAATAAAAGAAATTTCAAAAAAATTAAAAGTAGATAATCCGATATATATAGTAGGAAAAGATTGTCCTAGAGAGAAAATATGGAGACATTCTTTATTTGATAATTATAAAGGTGAACGGAAAAAAGACAATAATGTTGGGTTCTTTTTCAAATTAACATACGAAGAAGAATTATTTGAAAAATCAGGAATAGAGACTATTTTATCTTATCCTGAATTGGAAGCGGATGACTGTATAGCTTTAACTGTAAAACATATACAGTCCTATTACAATGAAAATACTATTTACATAATTGCGAATGATATGGATTATATTCAATTATGCAATGATAAGATTTATTTATATAATTTAAAATATAAAAAAGTATCAGAAATAATATCTTCACAAGAAGATGCGGATAAGCATTTATTCTGTAAATTATTAACGGGCGATAAGAGCGATAACATTCCTTCCATTTTTCCAAAATGCGGAATTAAAACAGCTATTAAATGTTATGAAGATAAAGATTATTTTGAAAATAAACTTAATAGTAACAAAGAGGCAAGAGAATTATACGAGAGAAATAGAAAAATAATAGATTTTAATGAAATACCTAATAATTTGAGAAATGGATTTTTAAAAAATATAATTAAATTCAATATTGATTGATATACTTATTAATAAATGATTAAAATTAACATTAATAATTTATTTTTTTTATAATAATTAGTGTATTAGAAGTATATTTATTTATATATTTATTATATATAAATGAATAATTTGAGGGATCTAACACGGACATTATCCGGGGTAGAATTATTAGATGAAAAAGAGCTGGATGTAACATGGAATTATTTTAATCTTTTAGCAAATAGCAGAGAGACATTATTATTCACATTAACAAAATTATCATTGATACCTATGATTGATTATTTGGCACCAATTTCAAAAAATAGTAATACAAAGGTATACGAGGAACTTGAATTAACGAGCGTACAAGCATTGAAAATTCAAAACTTAAATATTGATTTATTAAATATTCAGAGAGTAATACAATTATATTGCTCTCAGATGTATTCATTATCTTCTTTTTCAAGTAAACTTATTAGTGATTTGATTGATGCTATACCAGAAGAAACAAACGTCCAAGATATTGAAAATTTTATGAATACATTAGAAGCGTTTAAAATGTCAGAAATTCAGAAAGGAGGAAATAATATTCATTTATTTCAAAATTTATTTAAATTGTTATTTTTATTTTTATTAGTGATTCCTGGAAGTCAATCCAATCAATTAACTAATACTCTAGAATTAGTAACAAGTAAAAACAACATTTATAATCCTTATAATGTGGCAATAATATCAGAAAAGAAAGAGAATGAATTTTTAGAAGCATTGGAAGAGATTGATTATAAACAAAAATCAATTGATATTACAAGATCAATCACTGTATATGATAAAAATTTAAAAGACAAGTATGATTCTTTAATTGGTACTTTAATGACTTATATAACGCAAATTGAACCAAGTGGTAAACAAACTGTTTTAAATATGATTGATACAATTAATAGTGATTTAAGAGGGTTTTCAGGTGATGTGGAAAAAAATTGTTTACAATTAATGAAAAATTCATATGATAAAGACATTTTTGCAACTTGGAAGACCTTAGATGATATTGAAACAACTAGAGCAAAAATAGAAGAGGCCGAAAAAATGATTGAAGAGAAAAACTCACAATCTATCTCAAAAATAGGATCTACAACTGTGGCCGCTGCTGTTTCGGTAGCAACCGGTGATGTATTCTCAGCCGCGGCATATTTAGGACAAGCCGGAGAATCATTGTGGGATTTATTATCATCTACAAAGAAAAAACAAACTGAACTTCAAAGTATAACAAAAAATGATTTACATCAATCTCAATCATTAAGTGCTGAGGATAAAAGAATTTATGAGAATAAATTATATACATATTCTAAATACTATTGTTCTTTTGGTTATAATTTACAATTAAATTTTGATGAAGATAAAAATACTATTAATGTCTTCGGAGATAAAATAGATTATATTTGGATTGTAAATTTGATTAATGTTTTGGAAGAAAATTTAAAGGTTGAAATTACAACATTATCGGTTGATGCTTCAAAAGATAAAAGCAAAATAATAGAATTGGATTTACTTATAAGTACTTTACAACGTCTTGATATTTTAAAAACAATTACAAATAAATTATCTGATATTATTAATTTTTCTTTTAAATCTCACATTATGAAAGCACAAATAAACCCATCAAAAAATACAGTCAATGAAGTAAAAATTTATTTTGACGAGCAATTAAATGATTTAAATCTTTTACTTATGAAATTAAATGAATTTTTTCCAAAACACAGAGAGAAAATAGAAGAAGAAAGACAAATAATTGAAGCCGATATTGAACTAAAAACACTAAAACAAAATGTACTAGATATTAAATCAAATGCTGATAGTATTATACAACAAAGAGCAGCCGAGAGATATGCTGCAGATATGGCGAGCAATTGGATTTCGACAGAATCATATGTTAAAAGTTGGGTTAGTATTAGTGAAAATTCAATCAAATTAGCAGGATCAACATTAGGAACCACATTAGGAGGAATAACAAGGGAACTGACGAGCGCAATTGGCGAAATACCAAAAGGAGTTATTAGTTCAAGTCTTGGCTTATTAAATGATGTATTATTTGATTTAGTTACAAATGTTAGCGGTTGGTTAGTTATAAGCGTCCCAGCATTTATGGCATTGCTTTATTTTGGACAGATATTGAACTTTGTAAAAACATTTACATGGGGAGGTAGAAAAATGATTGTTATTGTATTTGGAGGAATTGTATCTATATATACAGTTCTTAAAACTCCATTTGGATATAGATTTAGAAGAGAAAGAGTATTAATTCAAACACCTCAAGCTATTGAAGAACAACCACAACAACCACAACAACCACAAATTAATTATGTTGAACCTGTTGAAATTCAGCCGCCTATGAGTTACCAATTACAAGCTCCTATTTTTAAACCTAAAGAAACCAGACCAAAAAGAGCTCCTGTAGATACTGATGATATGACAGCATTTTTTGGGTCTATGTCATTAAAAGGTGGAAATAGAATAACAAAACGAAATCATAAACGAAGTAAACGAGGATTGAAACAACGAATTAAAAGGAGAACAAAACGTCGCCTTGTTAAGAAACGTAATAATAAAAGTAAAAAGGGGATTAAACGACGTAAAATAACTAAACGAAATAATAGAAAAAATAAAAATAAAAAATAAATTAATAAAGTATATAATCCAATATTTTATTATGTGGCAATTTATACTGTATTTGGTATTTTAAAATGCGTTCTCTATTTTAATTATTTTTTAGATTTATTTTTCTTGTTTTAAAACGATTTGTGTTTTTGTTGGATTTATACTTACCGCCTCGTCTAAAGGTATTTCCACGCAGAGGGCGGTTATATAACCGTTGATTGTACGTAGGTCTATTATACGAAGATGAAGATCTATTATATGAAGATCTGTTATACGTAGGTCTATTATACGAAGATGAAGATCTGTTATACGTAGGTCTATTATAGGGTCCGCGAATGGATGGTCCATATATAGGTCTATTTCTTTGTCCGCTAATATTTGGAATATTTATATTAAATCCTAATTCTTTCAAATCCATTGCAATATTTCGTCGTTTTAAATCACAAGTCATTGAATTTCTCTCTGTATTATTTCCGGATGATCTATTGTCTAATAAATATAATTCTATATTAATTTTATAATTAGGAACACTTTTTCCATTAACTGGTATTTTACTATATTCTCCATTCCAAGTATATGAATGTATAGGAAATATTCTATTATTATAGGTTAATTTATTTTCATTATCAAAATAAATTGATAATATAAGGTCAATATTATTTTTAATATATCCTTTTCTCTCTGCTTCTTCTATTGTAAGAGGTTTAATATTTGTTTTTGTTTTTATATATTGTATTACAGTATTTAGATTTTGAGGATTACTAAAAACATTTATAAAATCACTTGGTCTATATGTATTTTTTTTTACACCGACGTTTGATTTAATTAACTCGTTCATTGTAATTGGAATCATTGGAATAAATAAAATTCTATTTTCAAGTGAATTTCTATACACCATTTTAGGGTTAAATGTATCTATTTTAAAACTAATGCCTCCTGATACATTTATAGAAATTATTAATTCACTTATAAATGACGGTTTTGATATTTCCATATATTATATAAATATATTAGTTATTTTATTTACCTCTTTTATAGTGTAGTATATGTCGCCACATCAGATAATGATGAAGAGGATGATAAATATGATAACATTTCTAATTGATTTGTTTTCTTTTTTTGTAATTTAGCTTTTCTTAATATTTCCTCGGCTTGTTTAATTTCCTCATCACTAATAATTCCGTCGTTATTTGAATCGATTAAATATTGTAAATTTTTAAATTTTTCAGGTAATACACAAAATTGACTATTTTCATTAAAAAGATAATCAGCTAAAATAATAAATGACGCAGTCATAACAATTGATACAAATAAATCTCTCGTTGCCATCCAAATAATTGCAAAAATTAAAAATTCTCGGGCTACTTTACTTTTAATATATTCCTCTTGAGATTTACTAAATTTAAGGGTTACATATCTTGAACCTATATTCACTAACAACATCATTATTCCTGCAAAGAATTTACTATTATTTACACTTGAAAATGAAGTATTAACAACATTTTTTACTATTTCAAACATAATATAAATAATTCAGATATTATTTATAAATTAAACTTGTTAAAGATATTAAAATCCCATTTTTAATTTTACATTTTCTCTCTTAGTCATAACTTTATCTGATGCGTCTGTAAAAGCAATCCGAATGCGTCTCATTGTTGGTCTGACATTATTTGTAAATCCTCCAGTTAATGATGGCATTTTACCATAAATATATATAGAATATATTAAAATTAATGCGATATTAATGCGATATTAATGCGATACACCATAGTAATAATTAAATTACTATTTAACCGACTACATTTGACGGAATAGGTCTTAATTCTTGTTCAACGGTCAATAGTTCGTTTCCACTAGTTAATTTAAATCCACAATTCTCTTCGCACGGATTACATTTTTCATTTTTTAAATTAAATTCTATATTAGGGAATACTGTCGATAAATCAGCTAAATCAACTAGTTTTCCTGTTTTATCTATAAGTTTTCCTTCTTTATTACAATGTTCTTTTTTGAATGTAGCTATAGGATCATTCATATCTATTCCTTTATCTTCATCTACGATGGTTAATGTTGAGGGGTCTGGTTTTTCCGAACTAGGAGGAGTTAGATTATCAAGTCCTTCTTGTAAGTTATTATTTAGTAATAAAATAATACAGAATGCTATTATTCCAAATGTTATATTCTGTTCTAAAATAATAAATAATACAATTAATAAATTAAAGAGTTTTCCTAAAATTGAAGAGTGAGCTCCATAAAGATTTATCAATATTAAAATAAATAAAGAGAGATATGTAGAAAGATTTATTTTTTTTGCTTCTTTAATCGTTTTATTTAATAAATATAATGCAGGAGCCATATATAAATATTCTATATAATATTCTATATAATAATTTATATTCTACATAAATTTTGAGTATGTTACAAAATAATAATATCTTAAATTTTTATAAGAATGTCATTTGCTTTTAATGCCGCGCCGTTTAATCAAGCTTCTACTACTGATTCAAATTATATACAACAAAAGCGAGAGGCTAAAAATAAAACAATTAAAAAACGGGAAACATCTAGCAGTGTAGACACGTTAATGCAAAAATTACATAACGCAGGCGATAGTGATAATATGACCGATTTCAATCCAATTTCTCCTCCTCATTCAGAATCTGTGTTGAAAACAACTGATAAACAAGACGAAGGTCCTATTCAACCAACACAAGATTTTTCAGCAGGACCAATTAAACAAACTTCTTCACCGAGTGTGTATGAAAATTTTGCTTCTAAAGGGTTAAACAGTGTTGCTGCCGATTATTACCAACAGTATATTCCAACTTATTATAATAAAATGAGTGAAAATACAGGAGGCAATAAAGAATTACTTGAAAAACTAAATTATATGATACATTTACTAGAAGAACAACAAGACGAAAAAACAGGACATGTTACAGAGGAAATAATATTATATTCATTTTTAGGAGTTTTTTTAATATTTATCGTAGATTCATTTGCAAGAGCAGGAAAATATGTTAGATAAATAATAAATATAATACTGTTAAACATGTATAAAAATTTATAATTTATAAAAATTATTTATTAACACAGAGAGAAAATAACTCAATATATATAGAAAAATTTATAATTATTAACAGTTCTAGCAACATAATTATATAGAAAAAATGCTGTAGGAGAATATAAAAAACTTTCATTCGTTATATTTTTAATAATTTCATTGTTATGTGATACATCTTCAATTAATATGGTTTTAGATTTAATTAGTTTTGAAATATTATAATATGCTAATGTAAATCCTCTATAAAATAATTTAGTTTTATCATTTTTTATAGTTGAAATAGATGCTATACATTCAATGCTAGGTTTATTATTATATAATGTATCTGTATTCTTGAAAATATAACATCCTAATATATTATTGTTTTGTTTCAATAAATATATAAATAAACATTTACTTTCAATGAGAGAAATTAGATTAGAAATATGAGGAGTTATTAAACCATCAAATTCTTTTTTATTGTTTTTAAAAAAATCTAAAAACTTATAAACAGACGATTTATTTACCTGTACGACTGATATAGACGAATCCTTAATTTTATATACATCTATTTTTTTGTATCCATATGTATAATAAAATACTAATGGAACAATACCATTAATCTCTCCTTCGCGTTTAAATAAACTTACCTTTATTTGTTTATTATTATGTCTCTGATTAAATTCATGCGTTTGTATAATCTGTGGCGCAATCCCTTTCTTTCTGTATAAATTATGGACACATAAATAATCTACATAGTATAGTGGGAATGATAAATCATATAATGTAATGTATAATGGTTTTGTAGTCATTACTGATATAATGTCTTTTAAATCAATTGTATTATTTTTTTTATAATCAAATAAAGTTGAATTAATAGAATAGAGAGAAATGAATGAAGGAAATGCGTGATTTTCAAAATTAGATTCAAATGATTGAATTGAAGGAAGATAATTAACTTTTTTAGTTCTTAAAAAATACTTCTTCAAAAAATTAATTATATATTGTTTATCAATTGAAGATAAATCCGTATATTTAAATGTCTGAATTTCTCTCATGTTATAGTATTTGTTAACTGTTGGAAGATCATTATTTATAACTTTATTTGTTGAAAACCAATATAAAATATTATAGTAATGAAATACAGGTTGTATATTCCAAAAATGATACTTTATTTTTACATATGAAAACAATACAATGTATAAAATAAAAATAAAAATCATAAAATAAATAATATAATTCATTAAAGTGTGATTATATTATTTTTAATAATTTAAAACTAATATAAATAATATTTATTTATTAATAAATTTACAAAACTAATTTATACAGGCTTTTGTAATATATATAAGAACTGATTTTCATATTGACAACCTGCCATATCTATTTGCGCGGATTCAATAAATCCAACATTGCGAGCCTTTGTTAAAATGTTCTTTTGAGTATCCATGTATAATTGATGGGTATTTTGTCTAACATTTCCACTTGTTGTATCCTTGAATATTTCTTTAAAAATTACAACATCATTCGGGAATACACCCATATCACCACTTCTATCTCCAGGAGAGTCAAATTGTGATTTATACGTAAACTTATTGAATACAACATTACTAGTTGTAATTCTATCTTTAGAATAATATTGAGGAGAATAAATTAAAAAAGGATTTGATGCAGGAATAATAGGATCAAACGAATTTTTATCAACTAAATGTAAAATAATAAATCCTCCTGGTTTTAACCAATTAATACAGTTAGCAAAAAAAGCAGATTTATCTTTAATGTAATAAATTGTAAAATATAAACAAGTAATGTGAGTAAATTCACCTGGTTGAAATTCCATAGTATTCATAACATTTCCAACACGAACCTCAATGTCAGGATATTTTTCTTTTGATAATTTTATCATAGCTTCTGATTTATCAATGCCAACCGCATTAAATCCTCTATCTTTTAATGATTTTACATGATGTCCCGTTCCTGAACCAATGTCTAAGAATTTGCTTGTTTTAGTGGGGGATGTTTTATTAACAATTTCTCCTAATTCAAAATCATTTTTTAAATCACTGTAAACCAAATCATCGTATACAGACGCATAGAAATCATCAAAAACACCATCTCCCTTTTTTTCCGTAAATTTTTGTTCAAAAACAAACCCTTCTTTTACTGGTGTATAAACATTCACTAATATAACAGCTATTAAAAATATTCCTAATATTAATGATATTTTCGACCAAACTGTCCCTTTTAAAAAACTATTTTTAATAAGTTTCATTGATTTTGAAAACATTTCTATATATGTATTATTATTATTTTTTTTGTATTAAATTATTTTATGAATGACATTGAAATAAATGATATAAGAAAGGCTACAGATTTTAAATCTATATCATTTTCAAATTATAAAACAAGCGCCGTTATAAAAGAACTTCTAAATAGCATGGTAAATTGTAAAATAGAATATGCGTGTAACTGGTGTGCTGAATTAATATGCGCAGGACATTATTCTGAACTATGGAATGCTATTTTGATATTTATGGGAAAACATATACATTTAGGAAACCCTAAATTACCAATTTATATTGAAAACCGTTTTAGTAAATTCAGAGATATTGTTTCAAATGGTTATTTAGACAATGAATTAAATATGAGAAATAATGAAAAAATTAGAAAGCTTTTTGCTGAAATAATGTGCGTGTTGTGTTTTTCAAAGAAGAAACATAGCATTGATTCTGTTAAAATAAAAAAAGAAGAAGAATTTGATATTATTAGTATGAAAAATAAAGTCAAAGCACCAAATATTACATTCGCACAGGCAAGTTTTTTAAAAGGAGACCCGAAAGAATTATTTATTGCAATAAATGAATTAGCATATAATATATCATCCGGTTCAAAAGATACATTAACCGCTTGTAAATGGATTGAATGGATAATTGAATTTGAAAGATTATGTAAAAAAAGAAAAGAAACGTGTCATTGTGAGAGGAGAACATTTGCTTCCGTCCAAGAAAAATATCAAATGGATATAGTATGGCTTATATGGGATGTATTGCTGAATGAATGTAGCGCTAGAAATAATAATGAATTATGTAAAAGAATCATTACATCAACTCTTAATATTTTTTGTATTAAATATACACCTGCTGTTAAAAAAAGAAGAAGATTTCTTATGTATTTTGCTGTTGGATTATTGACAGAAGAGGTTAATTATAATATTGATATAATATCAAACAAAAAAGAGATTGATTCAATTGTATCAAAAATTAATGTTGTATATAAACAAATTAAACATAATGAAGAAAAACCTCATAATGAATACCTATTTAATGGTATGAGTAAAAAAAGTAATTTAGAAAAAACCATAGAAAAATTAGATAAAATGAGGGATTTTAATAATATTATTCCTCAAATATAATTAGAATAAAACTTAGTTTATAATTCTATATATTATATAAATATGGAAAATATTGATAATGCTCCATCAGTAAGTATAAATAATTCATTTAATTCTGATAAATTCAAGGATACATTTTCTAATTTAAAAGATAAAACTTGGAATTTATCAGGAGGAACTATATTAAGATATCTAGCAATTATTTTGATATTGTCCGCATTAGGATTAAACTTATTCTCTTATTTAGGAATAGCAACTGAATTTATATCAAAAATTACATCTCCTATATTAAAATTATTTGGTGTAGCTGTAGCAGAAACAACAAAAACAGCAGTTAATGTAGGGGCAGCAGGAGTTAAAGTTGGGGCTGATGTTGTTTCAGGCAGTGCTGATGTTGTTGCTGGTGCGGTAACAGGCGGAGTTAATGTATTAGAAAATACTTTATCAGGAGGATTAACAAGAAACAATATTGATTCAAATTCTCTATTCTCTATTAATAAAGCATTAAGCGCGGCAGAAAAAAAAATAAATGACACCCCTATGCCTGATGAAACGGGAAGCCAAATACAAACAAGTAAAACATCAGGGAAAACCGGATATTGTTTCATAGGTGAGGATAAAGGATTTAGAACTTGTGTAAATGTAACAGAGGATGATCAATGTATGTCGGGAGACATTTTTCCAAGCAGAGAAATATGCATGAATCCGAGTTTAAGACAATAAATATACAAATATACGGTTTAGGTAATCATATTATAAAATGTAATATTTTTTATATTATTATATTTTATATAATGTCTGGTAATTTAACAAACACATCTACGACTGTATCTAATTTAGGTGGCGGCATTCCAGGATCCCAACCAAAATTACTTGGAGGAGGCGCAAATTCTACAGGTGGTACTGGAATGGTTGGAGGAGGAGAGAGAAGTTTATCCCGTGCTTATTTAAGAAGAGCGTTTGGTAATCAATGGTTAAATCAAAGTCTTGATATTCATTCTCCTAATTTTTATGTAATAAACAAACAATCCAAAACTACACCTTTTAGAGCTATAATGTCAGCAGGGGATGTAAATGGAACTGTAAATCAAGCCGGTTCTCGTAATTTACCAACCATCAATCAAGTTCAGGCTCCTAGAGTCCAAGGAACGCAAAATATTACAGGAGGACCTAGAAATGACGGAAATTCTTATTTCACTGGAAATCCCAAATATGTATACGACAGTTCTACTTATACAAAATATAAACAACTTAAATCTGTCAATAAAACATATGATGATAAGAGTTTTGGGGGTTCAAATAATGGTTCATATTCATTCCTTTTAGCAGTTAGAAGATTTTAATAATTTAATATTTACTCTATATATAAATATGAATCCAATTGTAGGTGCAAATAATAGTCCAGGTGTAATTAATTCATTTCCTTTAAAACAACATACAAATAATGGATACATTTCAAATGTAAGAATGGCCATGCCGGCTCAATTTTACCCGTCTGCAAATACAAGTGTATTTTCAAGCGCAAGAAATGCGTATATGAATAATGTTGGAAGAGGTCCTTTATCAACCCCTACATCTATATCTGATTATAGTAAAAAAAAGAAATGGAATAATACTTCATCGTCTCAATTGACATATTTAAAAAAAGTAAACGCGATTGGTAAAAGTTCTATACAAAGTCCTGCTACTATAGAACAATTATCATTTAGAAGCCAAGATACTACATCAAGAAATGATGCGTTAAGAAGATGTAGATCAAGTGGGTGCGTTGCTCCAAAAAAGAAAGGAGCCAACCGTTCTTTTCAAAGCGGAGGAGGTTCAACATTAACCGGTGTAGGAAATCGTCAAATATTTGCGCCTTAAATATTTAGAAATAAACAAAAATAACTCTCATACTATTTTTATAATTATTTTATTTGAATAATATATAATGTCTTGTGGATGTGCAGCTCAAACTGGCGGTAGACGTTCCAGAAGTTCCAGAAGTTCCAGAAGAAGAAGAGGCGGATTTTTGGGGTACGGTGATAATCAACAATCCGGATTAAATAATAATTTCGGTCAGTCAATGGGAAATCGTTTGGGTCAAGCAAAGTCTGGTCTTGGAAACTTTTTCTCTAAAATTGGTCGTTCAAATCAAAACCCACTCCAACCCCAAATGTATTCTCCTCAATCCCAAATGTATCCTCAATCCCAACCGAATCCTCAACAAAGTAGTAGTTGGTTTGGAGGTAAATCACGTAAAGGTGGCAGAAAAGGAAGAGGAGGTAGAAAGGGAAGAGGCGGAAACCGCACTAGAAGAAATCGCAAACATTAAATTATTTTTATTCGTTTAAAAAGACATTTAGGGAATTTGATTATAAATATTTAATAAATAATTATATTCAATAAATATATAATGAAATCAAGAAATTATTCAAGATCAAAGTCAATGTCGCGTTCTAAATCAAGAGCAGGTGGTGGTTGGGGACAAGAAGATCAAATGTACGATCAGTCTCAGTACGGCCAGCCTTCTTACGGTCAGCCTTCTTACGGACAATCAATGGGTCCCAATCAACTCTCGCAGTATTCCCAACCGTACTCTATGATGGCATCAAGAGCTCGTGGTAAAGCAGGAGGTAAATCACGTAAAGGTGGAAGAAAAGGAACAAAAGGTAGAAAGGGAAAAGGCGGAAAACATACAAGAAAACACCGTAGACATTAAATAATATAAACAATCAGTCTATGATTTATTTTCAAATAATTTAATTAAAATGTAAAATCCAAAAATACCAAGAGAACTGAAATATAACTTACTTATTATTTCATCATTTAAATCATGTGTATCATTTTCATCTTCTATATTTGAAAATGCTTCGCGACACCGTTCATTTGTTACAGGATTTTTCTTATCTAGAAACCAACAAGGGGATATATTTTTAATATCTACAGTAGTAACATGTTTCGTATCTCGGCTTTTAATATTATTAACATTTATTGTTTCCATCGTTATTGGCTGGCATTCTGGATTACTACCAGAAGCAAATGATTGTAATATTTGAAGAGGATTTATTTTTGAAACGTTACTCATTGTTCCAGGAACCAATCCTCTAAAAGTAGTAAAATTTATTCCCATTCCACTAGTAATAAATGGAATACTTCCATCGGGAACATTATTAATGTATATATATCGGTCTTCTTTGTTTCCTGAAGTTTTATCCTTGCATTTTGCGCCTGTCTGTAAAAAGAATTTATTGCCAAGTGGACCGCCTGTTATTGATGCTTTAGATTTTCCAGTAACAAGTAGTTCAGTATATCCGATTAAACCACTTATATTTTTACCTAATGTAGCCAAATTACCTTTATCACTCATTCCTAATTCGCCAGGACTTTTAATTTGATTTGTATAATTATATGATGGCCCTAATAATTTTTCTTCAGCTCCTTTTAAATCATCGGTGACACTTTTAAAAATATTATCCATTATATACTTTATATATAATAAATTATAAAGTATAAAGTATAAAGTATAAAGTATAAAGTATAAAGTATAAAGTATAAAGTATAAATTAAGTCATTACTTCATCTATTTCTTCAGGAGATACTCCTTCTTCTGAATCGGTCATTGATGTAATAATGTCTGTTGCTTCATTCATATTCTGTGTTTGAAGTTGATCTACTAATTGGCTAATATTTTTAACTTCTTTTTTTAATTCAGATATTTCAGATGAATTTTTCATTGCTAAAAATAAAGGGGCATTTTCACAACCAGAATTTTGCCCGGATTGATTTTCCATATTTTCTTTTAAATTAGAATTAGATTTAGATTTATATTTATATTTATATTTAGATTTAGAATACCATACGATAAAAAATATAATAAGAGAGAAAATAATAAAAATTTTGTGGTTGATATTCATTAATATATATAAAGCATTTATTTTCTTTTAGAAAAATATATAAAATATGTATTCAAATAAATGTACTTATATGTGGTAATTATAAAACTACAAACAGAAAAATATTTCTCGCATTGAAACAACGCCAAGTGATGCTCGTATATTAACCAACTGGCAATGGGATTCAAATCAGTTTTCTAGTTCAGTTGATGGATGGTTAATAGCCAAAACAAAAAGTTTAGCAAAGTTATCAATAATAACTTATTATTGATAAATTTATTTTCATATATGTAAATTATAATAATCAATTCAATAATATTTAATTAATCGATGAAATAATCATTTAACATTTTAGTTAAATATATTATATTTTATTATTTTATTATTTTATTATAATTATGTCTAACTCAATAAATGGTTCTATTAATAAAAAAGACGATATAGATAACAAAAATGTTGAAAACACAGATAATATTAAAATTAAACCTTTACATTTTGAAGGAATAAAACACCAAGGAATTATTGAACATAATAATAACTACCGCCATCGTGATAATAATAACCACAATCATCATAGTCATAACAATAACCACAATCATCCAATTTCTCGTTTCAATCAAAAAGATAACATTTGTATTGAATGTTGCTTAAATGGAAATAATAATACAAATTTAAATAATTTTAAAATAATCGAACAAAATTTAATTAATAATACAGCATTTCAATTTGCATATGATTCAAATAATCCAAAAAATAGCAATTTATTATTATGTGGTAATTTGAACCTTGATGGAAATTTAAATGTAAACGATGATTTAATAGTAAGCAATGTATTAAAAGTAGACAGTAATAATAAAAATGTCGGAATTCTTGTCGATGAACCAAATTACCCGCTCGAGATCGATGGTAACGTAAATTTATTACAAGGAAATTCTTATTTGATAAACAGTGAAAAGGTCATAGACTATCAATCGTTAGGTGATAAAATTAAAATAAGTTATTTGACAACCGTCGGAGATTTGGATTATTTGAATGTCGATGGAGATTTAACAGTAAAAGAGATATTGACAGTTAGTACAGAAACAAATTCAATTGGAATATTAAATCAAACACCCTTACACGCGTTAGATGTTAATGGGGATGTAAATATAAAAGAAGATAGTTGTTATTTAATTAACGGCTATAAAGTATTGGGAAAAGATTCGTTAGGTTCAGGTGTCACTAACAGTTATTTAAAAAATGTTGGTACTTTAGAAAATTTACATGTTAGTGGTCATATTACGGCAAGTCAATATAATATTAATAATAAAACTATATTATCACCAAATTCATTGGGTTCGGTAATTAAATACAGTTCTTTAACTAGTGTCGGTAAATTGAATAATTTGGATGTATCAGGAACATTAAACGTGGATAATAGCATTTCAACTGAAACACAATATGAGATTAAAGGAATTAATGTTTTGAATGATAACACCTTAGGGAGTTCGATTAAAAACAGTACATTAACTAAAGTAGGAATATTAAACGATTTAGATGTTAATGGTTTTATAAATTCAAAAACAGGATATAATATAAATGAAATAAATGTTTTAACCCAAAACTCTTTAGGCGATAATGTATTATACAGCTCATTAAAGAGTGTAGGAAAATTATACAATTTAGATGTGTCTGGTAGTATATCTACAAATTCAAATATTATGATTGATGGAAAAATAGCATTGAATAAAAATTCATTGGGTGAAGATATAAAGAGAAGTTACTTAACAGAGCTTGGTAATTTAAAAAAATTAACCGTACATGGTCTAATTAGAAGTAATATAGGATTTAATTTAAATGGTGATAATATTATTATAAATGATACTCTTGGAGAAACAATTAAATATAGTTCTCTTAAAACAGTTGGAATTTTATCAAATTTGAATGTTGCTAACGACATTAATGCGCATGAAGTAACTACAAAAAAATTAAATATAGAAGAAGACCTCAATGTTAAAAATATATGCATTAAATTTATAGAAACAAGTGATGAATATTATACAATATCCGATAATTATAATATTAAATTTATGAATAATACAAAAATTGTTTATTTACCCCAAAATTTAAAAGATGGTTCAGTTATACATTTAAATAATTGTTCTGATAATAATATTTCCATTAGTTCTAAAGATAAAATTTTCCATTATATTTTAACACCACCAGAAGGATTGAATAATTTAATCTTAAATCAAACCGCGATGCTTAAATTTATTTATACAAATTCTCAAACTAGTCAACGTTCAAAATGGAATATAGTGGGATAATTATTTCCATCTTTTATTTAATATTGGCACCTAATTATGCAATATTAAATGTTATTATATAGCTATGTTAATATGTTATTGTATTATTTTCAAATATGTTATTTATAGAACCATTAATTGTTCTATATAAACCATTATGATTCGTTACACCATTTGTTAGACCAGTAACTGTGTTGTTTTTTATATTACCATTTTTACTATTATCTATATCTATACCAACAACAACACCTGGTTCTGGAATGATATTTCCATTTGGGAAAGTTGATCCTAAACTAGTAAATACATTGTTGCTTATATGGAATATATTAGTTCGTTGTACTTGAATAAAAACATTACATTTACTTTCTACATTATCTTTTATGATGATATTAGAAGCATCATTATAAGGATCTATATGTTGTATTGCGATTCCTCTGACACAGTTGTGTATATAGTTATTGCGAATTGTTACGTTTGTGACACCTCGTTTTCCTGTTATACCATGAAAACAATTAATTACTCTATTATTTTCAATTAGTATAGAATTATTAGCGGCTGATGTGTATATCCCACAATCTCTATTTCCTACAAATTTACAATTGCGTACAATCAGATTTTGCATGCCACCAATAAACAATCCTCCGTCCCCTCCCGAATCTATCCAATGTAATTCTTCATCGGTTTTGCCTGCATTGTTAACTGCATAACATTGAATTCCATCAATAATACAATTATTTGTACCAACTGTTGAATATACAACTAAAGCGTCACACGTATTTGATATACCTTGATTTTTTGAAGGATAATTGCTACCAAAAGGTACAACCTGAGATGTTTTTTGATTATATTGATAAAAAATGCCACCATACCATTCAATATTTAAATTAGAAGGAACATTCCAAAAACGTATCATATCATTATCTAGATTATCCGCAATAAATATAGCTTCAGAATGGCATATTACACTAATATTTACGTTAAGACTACCGATAAAAACACCACCCGCATCATTGCCATTATATCCAATTAAATATTTTCCTTTTGGAACATATATGAGACCTCCTTTAGAAAAAATAACACTTAATTTATCAGTAACATCAGAAAGACCATTCTTTTCATTATAATTAAAATCAGTAAAATAATCAATGTAATTAGACGTATCTACTATATTACTAGACGTATCTACTATATTACTAGACGTATCTACTATATTACTAGACGTATCTACTATATTAAGTCACAAGGAAGGAGGATACATATAGGGAGATATAGTTGTTATTCTTCTATTATTTGTAAATGTAGAACTTGTATTTGTATGAAAACATTTTGTAAAATTTCCATTGCGATGATGATGCTCACATTTACCAATTTTATCTTTTATTAAGTACGGGGTAGTTCCATTCAAATAATATGAGCCTGCTTTAGCAGCCGAATTTCCAAATGCTCTTCTTAAACTTGCTCCGCTCTTGTTAACTGTATCTAATTTTAATTTATCTAAACGAGTACTACTGGATACAGCGCCTTGCACTTTAAATTCTCTATTATTTGGTTTAAATATTGTGATTTGTTGATTGCCTCCACAAGCTGTTTGAGGACATTCACCGGTTGAAAATACTTGAGGTCCTAAAGGAGAATTATTAGGATATAACCATTCACCTTCAGAATTATAATATTCTACGCCTGGGTAAGGTAAATTAGTTAATTTCTGGTCGTATAGTTTATTTCTACTTCTTAAATACGCTCTACTATCAGTATAATATTTTTTGCTTAATAGAGTTGTTCCTCGTTTTATTACATTCTTTTCAGGATTACAGCAAATCTTTTTTCCAATCGGTCCATTCCATCCATCTGCTACATTTTGGGCTGTAACAGTATACGAACAATTAGATGTTTCACAAAATTTATTATTTTTTTCAATATTTATATAAGATACTACTTTTGTAGTAATTCCATTTTCATCACAACACTCCCTCTTTTCATTTACGTTGGCATTCAAATAAACTGTCCCTCCGGGTTGAAATGTTTCAGTAATATTTTTAGATTTACTTCCTCCTCGTATAGGGTCAGTTTGTAGTTGTTTCCTCCAATGTTTAATCGGTCTTGGTAAAAAAGCATTCCCATCAACTGAATTAGAAAACTGATTTGAATCCCAATTACCATTTGTCAACGGGCGAGCATCACTTGGCGCTGTTTCAATTCGTGAAATCCCTTTATCGGTTTTGTAGTTTTGTAATTGCCACATATAAGTATATTTATTTGAAGACATATTTTATATATATTTATAAAAGAAAATAATTAATTTATATATGTAGGTGGTAAAATTAATTTATATGTGTAGGTTGGAATATTAATATAATCGGACCATTAGTTGTGCTTTTTGGGCAACTATATATAATTCCATAATTTGAAACATTTGATGCTAGCGCAGCATTAATAAAAGTCCTACCAATATCCCGAAAGGAAGTGTTAAAGTTAATGTATAAATAAACTTTTCCATTTGCTCCTCTCCGCCTTTTATAACCTAAAGAAGGCAACACGGTTATACTTGTTATATCGATTGTGTCGTTGTTATGTCAATAATTAACACTGATATATCATTGGCAGGCGCACAATAAATTTTCCATTTGGAATTATATGTTATCAAAATTAGAAGAAGACATAAATAAAGAAATCGTCGACGAGTTATCATAAAATTTATCTTATTATAATAAATTTAAAATAAGATAATAAATTAATCAACGAAACACTTTGTAAATAATATAAATAATAAAATATTTATATAATTTATATTATGTCTATTAAAAATTCTAGTGTTTATAGTACTCCAAATACAATTGTTCAGCGAAACAATTTAGGAGCAACATGGTTAACCGGCATCATTATGAAAGGAGTAAAATTTGTAACAAATAATATGGATTCTCGTTTAACTAAACAAGGATTTTTATATTTTTATTCGGGGGATACAAATAAATGTGCTGGATTAAATAATATATCGGAATTTGATAATGATATACATCTTTCGATTGATATTGGTCAAAAAGGCAATGATGGTAAATTTAGTATAAGAAATTTAAATAATAATGTCTGTCCTCATGAAGCTAAAACATTATTCACTGTAATGCATGGAAATGTCGGAATAAATACAGAATTTCCTAGTTGTCAATTTGATGTTAAAGGAACGGGAAAATTTTCTGAGGGGCTTAATATTTGTGGTGATTTAAATGTATTTGGAAAAATTATTTATTCACCAACTGCAATTACTTATGATAAGCGTGACCTTGTAAATGTCGAACTATTAGATAATCGAATTCATGATTTTTTTAAAGATGGGGGGTTAGTCGGACCAAAAGGTGATATCGGTGAACGAGGACCTAAAGGCGAAAAGGGTGATATCGGTGAAAAAGGCGAAAAAGGAGACACTGGCAGAGGCATACCTGGATCACAGGGGTTAGTTGGTATTCAAGGCGAACGTGGTATTCAAGGCGAACAAGGTGCTCAAGGAGATAAAGGCGAAAAAGGTGATCCTGGGTCACAAGGAATACAAGGAATTTATGGTGAAAAAGGTGAACCAGGTCCAAGTGGATTAAAGGGCGAACAAGGCATCCAAGGAATTCCAGGTTCAACTGGAGAAGATGGCGTCATGGGTCCACAAGGATTAAGAGGAGAAAAGGGTGAAAAAGGCGAAAAGGGTAATATTGGTCCAACCGGAATGATAGAGGGTATATATGGTATAGCAACACTTAAAAATGTCATATATGAGATTGATAGAATGCTAGAATTAGATTATTCGGTTTTTTTTGTAAATAAACCAAATATTATTTTAACGATGCCCGAAAGGAATGATGCTTGGAAAAATCGTATGATATATATTAAAAATATGAGTTTAGGTGTTTTAGTCTTAAATTTAACTATTAACGAATTAACTATTGATAATCTAAATATTAATAAATTTGTAAATCCAAAAACAACAATTTGTTTATTAGCGGCGGATGATTATGCCTTCTCTGGCTCGTGGTATATAATAAGCGAAAATAAATATTAATTTTTTATTTTCATAACTATAATAAAAATTTTATTATAAACAAAACAAAAAAAAATAATTCATTATTATATAAATAATGAATAGAGGATTGTTTAATAGAAATTGTCAAGATAATGATTCTGAATCGGTCGACAATTTATCTTGTAATATAAGTGTGTTAAATCCAAATGATAATATTCCATCAAGTAATCATTCGACGCAATCAGCTTTAAATTTAACAGACAAAGAAATATACCAAGAAACAACCGGTCAGAGTGTTGTTATCTCAACCCTTTATAATTATGAAAATTTTGAAGATAATGAACTTATTTATCATGAGAAAAATATGAGTGAAATTAATATAACATACGACGACCTTATACGATCAATCTTTAGTGAGGCGGGCAATGGTTTTAATCCTACTATTGTTAATTACATTTGGACCGGGATTGTTAATTTTTCGTTATCGGCATTTATTTTAGAAAAGTATGAACAAAAAACTGGAATTACTAGAGATAAAATTTCTCCACTTTCTAAAATCCAATTGTATAAAGAATGTAATATACCAAAAATGAATTCAATTGTAAAAAAAACATTTTCTTTAAATTTAAATGAATTTAACGTTTCGTGCAATTCTGTTATACCGCGCGACGATGGTTCTATAAGTGGATTAATCGTTTTAAATTTATATTTTAGTTCATTAGACATATATATAAGATTTAATCTAAGATTACTAATATCTGGAATGCCAGAAGATTTAATCGGTAAACCTAAAATAGATGATAGTGTCGTATTCAATTTTAACGAATTGATTATTAACAGATAAATTACATTATAAAAAATTTACATAAAATAAGTAATTTAAATTATATTTACATATTTTAAATTATGACAAAATCAATGACAACATTGTCTTTAACAGGAAGAAATTCGTTTAATAAAACATCTTTATCTGGTAATTTATATGAACAAAAACAATATGTTACGGCTGATGTAACAGAGTTTATTAATACTGTAAATAATTTATACATTACCCCTCATTCGACCCAAAATTGGGAACTTCTGAGAGAAAATATGACCTTTATAGAATTTGTTGAATATAGATTAAAAACATTGCTCACTGTATACAGTGATAATCAAACACTACAAAACTTAAAACTTTTTTTAAATATTTTGAATGACTTATATAATAAACACATTGAAATTATTAATTTAGAACAACAAATTACAAGTGAAAATGAAATGAATAGAAATATGACAATTATGAATTTAAAATATAAATTACCATTCATTCGTTTAAAACCAGAGTATGAAATATATAATTTAATTTTTGATACACAATCCGATACTAATGGAAATGTAGTTTATAACAATTATAATGAAAATATAATTAATGATATATCTATACAATTAACAAAGGAACAATATAATTTTAAAAATATTAAGCAAACTATTTTGAATAAATATGGGGCGAGCATTTTAGTGTAAATCACATTATATTTTCAATTACTTTTTTTTTAAATATTTTTAATATATATAAATGGCTGATCCTGTTGTTACCATCCCCCCTTATTATATTACAATCGCTTCTCTACAAAGAGATATTGGAAATGTTTCATTGAAAAGTGCTACTCTTATAAATGAAGTTACTTGTAATCCAATTATTACCACATATCCGGATTTTAAAACTCTATTTTATTCAACCGATGGATTTAGCATTCCTTCAACATTAAGAAATACTCCTACTACATTTGAAAAAGTAAAATTTGATACACTCGTTTTACCATCAGGAAAAAAATTATACTTATTAGAAGAAATATACCAAAATATTGAAAGTTCTCTTTCGATTTCGCGTGCGAGTTTATCAGATACAACTGTATTTAACTTAAATCAAACAATCGGTAATATTGTTTCGTTAGTTGATATAGTAAGTATAACAAATAGTATAACAAATAGTTTAAATTGGACAAGCATTTACAACATTATTAAAAATTATTATCTAGATCAGGCATTATCGTTAGGACTGTTAACTCCTATCGAAGGAGAAGCATATTTATCTATTTCTGTTATATTCATTTCATCCTCAAACGTAGCAATAAAACCTGTTAATATTAAATTTACATATAAAGTTATTATCCCTTTTAATGTATAAGAAAATATTTATTATATGTTTTATTATAAAATAAATAATAAATAATATTAAATAATGGAAGATAAAGATTTGAATATAGACAGTTATAATTTTGATGAATTATTAAATTTATTTGAATTAGACAATGAATTGAATAATGATGTAATCGAAAATATTAAAAAAATGTCTGATATATTAGATATTATAAAATCTAAAAAAAAGGATTTTTATAATTTTTATTATCAAGCATTTAAATTAATCTCTACTATATACGATTTTTTAAATGATGGTACAATAAATGAAATGTCTCAAATAAATGAATATATTAACTATATAAAAAAAATTAAGTTTTTTGAAAAAAAAACAACAATAGAAATAAAATACATTATTAATAAACAATATAAAAATGAATATAATTATCAACGTATTGTAGAGAGCGAATCGTCTATATATGATTCGTATGAAGATGATTCAATAACAAATATTAAACGTCCAAATATTATTAATCAATTAAAAACAAACGAAGTTGATAACGTTGTAATAAATTCTATTTCCCCCGGAAATCTTAATATTATTCAACGATTAACATATTTTTTAAATTTAAATTTAGATAGTTGCTTTAGAATAAATTATTATAATACAAAGTCTAGTGATTTCCAATACACAATTCCAAGTGAAATTAAAAACGTTGTTTCGATGCGTTTAGCTTCAATTGAAATGCCAAATTCATGGTATTTGTTTTCTAGTAAAAAGAATAATAATTTTTTTATAATTGATATTAAATCATATTCAACAAACGCTATATTACAAACAAGTGTAATTACAATCCCAGATGGAAATTATGACAATACAATGCTTGAAAATTATTTAAATACTAATTATTTTTATCAAGCAATTGCTTCAGACCCTTATTTGAAATATATTAAATGTTCAATTGACCCGTATAATTTTAAATTTAAATTTGAATCAATTAATAATGGTTCATTATTAGTAAGTGATTTTTTTTACATCGATATAACATTTTATATTTTACCTTTACCACCTAATAATTCAAGTAATGACTGTAAAACATATAAACATAAACAATATATTAATTCAAGTAATTATACACATAACTTAGCAACCTTGAACGCAAATTGTGTTACTACAAGCAACATTTTTAAATGTATGATGACAAATACTATGGGATGGGTTTTAGGGTTTAGACAAGATAAATATGAAAATTTATTAATAAACAATATTTCAGGTTCTTTATTATTGTCAGAAAGTTTATTTGATGGTGGCGGAGACCGTTACATCTATTTAAGCGTTGACGATTATCAAAATAGCAAAAATATATTAAATATAGGATGTTTAGATAATTTTATCATCGAGAAAAATATAATTGCAAAAATACCAATGGTTAACGGTAAATTAAGTTTGGTTATTAATGATAATGAAGCGCCTTTAACAAAAATAAGAAAATATAATGGACCAGTAAATATAAAAACTCTAAATATAAAATTAATAGATAAATTTGGAGATATAATTGATTTGAACTGTTTAGATTATAGTTTTACATTAGAACTTGAAATCTTATATGAGGGGTTTAATTTTAGTAATATAAATAAATAAGATTTTAGAAGGAAATATATTAAATAAATAAGATTTTAGAAGGAAATATATTAAATAAATAAGATTTTAATAAAAAATAAAATATTTATTTAATATATAATGTCTACTCCTCAATTTAGTACTTTGTACTTAAATGCTCTTACAAGTTCTTCGTCTGTCGTCACAGTCAAAAACGGATGCACGTTACGTGTAGAAGAAAACCCTGGCGTATACTCCAATGTTATTACATCGTCTGTATTAGCAGCCCAGAGTTCATCAAATAATTCGTATACCGATGCTGCTTTAGTAAGTGCTAAATCATATACTGATTCTAGCATTGCTGCTTTAACTAACGGTGCTGAAACTGCGTTAGATACACTTAATGAATTAGCTCAACAGATTAGAAGTGACGAACAAGGTGTTTCTAGTTTAACTTTAACTGTTGCTGGATTAAACAGTTCTTTAAATGCTGAAGTAACCAATCGCGTTGCTGCTGTTACTGCTGAGGAAAGCGCGCGCATTGCTGCTGTATCTGCTGAACAGAGTGCTCGCGTTGCCGCCATTAATACTGAAATTTCAGATCGTGTCACATCTGTTTCAAATGAGAGAGCCGACCGCATTTCTTCTATGAATTTAGAAATAGCTTCTCGTACAAATGCGGATAATGCCGAACGCGATGCTCGTGTATTATCTGATAAAGAGGTATATACAACACTTTTCAATGTGTGTAACGTACCTTTATCTTCCGGAGTTTATGCTGATGCGAAACCCCCTTCCCCTATTCCTTCATCTCAATTAGCTTCACTCGGACAGGATGGATGGTATTTCAAGAATGCGGTTGCCGGCAACAAAATCAACTGGTATTCTATGGCTCCCGCGAATGTCAATGGCGTTTCAAAGGTTTCTGATTTAGGCGAATTAGCTATGTCACTTAAATTAGTGAACAAGGCTTCTACTCCTTTTTTCACTGTTTATACTAAACCTTTTGGAAACTATGTTGCTAATGGATATTTAACAAATCCTTCAATTGATGCTGCTTCATGGTATCACTCAAAGGCTACATTCACCATTGATGGTGATGTAGCAGGTAACGATTATGGTACATTAGAAAACGGAAAACAATATTTATTCCAGGCTAGAGTCGGAAGTGGTTACACCGCTGATGCTACCAATGAGAGTTGTGAAGTCAACAAGAATGGTTTCCGTTCCATTGTATTGAAAAAATCACCTGTTGTAAGCGCAACTAAAGGAGAATTCATCCCATCATTAGATATATTATTCATTGCGGTAAGTACCGATAGCGCTTCTGCTGCTGGTAATGTAGAATTTATTCTACATGATTTTACTATGATGTCATCAAACGGTAACATGGTACTAAAATACTCTAATGCCGATGTAATGAACAAATACCTCCAGGATAAACTCGAGGCTGTCTACCAACAACTCGGACAACAGTCTATCTTACTATAAATTTTATATTAACAAACATATTTACAACATTTTTTTAAATAATCATATAAATTTTAATAAATTATATGATTAATTGTTCTAGTTCAGGAAAATCAACCAATCTGAGTTATTCAATATAAATTGTGTAATTCATGCAACAAAGATCACCATTCCTTATCTAGTTGAAATTTTAAATAGATAGATAATAATTTAATATTAGAATAAAGTATCAACATTTAAATTATCATTTAATAGTATTATATAACATTAAATGATAAGCTCGGTAAGTCAAACATATAATTGGCAATTACAACCTTATAAAACTTGGAAAGGAAATTTTTACAATGAATCGTCCCTTGTAAATGCTAGACCCGAAACAAACGGATCATGGATATTAAGTAAACAATCCTCATCTAGTCAAGATGGAAATGCATTTTTACCAAGACCAATCAAACATTGGAGAAAACAATTGGCAGCCAATAGAATTAGAGGAGGAACTCAAAACATTAGTATAAATGACATTGATTCGCCTGGATTATATAATATGTCAAATAATAAAGAATGCTGTGATGTATCAAATAATAGCTCTTCAATCGTTTCAACTATTCAACAAAAAAACAATTCAACTATATATGAAGATAGCGAAACAACTATAACATATGCGGACGTTTCTAATTGTTGGAATGGTCCTGTAGGAAAACGTATATGCTGTAACCCCGAAGACAACTTAATTCGTTATAAAACAGAACCACTTGAGAGAAATTATATTTCTTATTCTTATTATTTTAAAAATAGATGTGTAAATTATAATCAGAATATTTCTACAACAAAAGTTCAAGGAAATACTTATTTTAATTCAAATGGCATTGCTTTATATCCAACAAATTCTTCAAATGGATGTCAAGTATTACAAAAAACGGATTGTGCTAATAATTGTTGTAATTGTAATTGCGGGACAAATAGTAAAGTTCAAAATACAATTTATAAACCAAACAATCGTCCGTTTGCAAAACAAGGAGCTACATCATCAAAATCTAGAATTAATGCTCTGAGAGAAAATACGATAGATCAAGGAGGAGCGTTATTTAATAGTGCTAGTGGTCTTCAAAAAATAAATAATGGAATATGTGGATTAAATGGTGATTCGGTTTATTATGTTAAGACTAAACCTGTTATTCCAAGTTGAAATTGTATAAATTGATATTTAATACATTTATTAATATTTAATATCAAATATTTATATAGAATGAAAGTTAAAAATGGTTTCAAATATAATATGAATGGATGGACTTATGTTTCAGTAAAAGGAAATCCTCATCAACGTGGTTTCGCACATGGTTATTTATTAGCCGACGAAATAAAATTAGCAATTAAGACAATGAAGTTTAATTTATATGATTCATATGGTATAGACAGCGATTTTTTTGTTTTATGTAGTAATTTCTTTTTCAAAGAACCGACTAAAGAGAACTTTCCAGAATTTTATAAAGAGTTAGAAGGTATATGCGATGGAGCAAATAAAAATAAAGCAAATATAACATTCGACGAACTTATATTATGGAATAATTTTGCTTCTTTAGGCTATATCGTGCCAACAATCGGAGACTATTTAGAAGAAATGCCTGAATTAAATAATAAATTCGGACATTTATTAAAAGGATTGGGATCGGGAAAACAGGAAGGAGGAGCAAAAGATAAATGTTCTGCTTTTATTGCGATTGGTTCATATACACATGACGGGAAAATTTGCTGTGCGCACAATTCATTTGATGATTTTATGAACGGACAATTTTATAATTGTATAATAGATGTATTGCCTGATAATGGTAATAGAATGATTTATCAAGCCGCGCCTGGATATATCTCTAGTCAAACAGATTTTTTTGTTACTAGTGCTGGATTTATAGGAACAGAGACAACAATGGGAGGTTTTCATATGTATGAAAGACATGATCCTATTACAGTAAGAATAAGAAATTGTATGCAGTATGCTAAAACATTAGATCATTATGTTGAAATGCTAACTAAAAATAATTCAGGTGATTATGCTAATTCTTGGTTAATTGGTGATACAAAAAATAATGAAATTATGAGAATAGAATTAGGATTGAAATTTGTTAATGTAGAGAGAAAAAAGGAAGGATATTTTATTGGTTATAACGCGCCTGAAGATCCAAGAATAAGAAATTTGGAATGTTCTAATACGGGGTATGATGATGTAAGAAGACATCAAGGAGCAAGAAAAGTAAGATTAGAAGAATTAATGGAAGAGCATAAAGGTAAAATAAACGTACAAATCGCACAAGAGATTATAGCAGATCATTACGATGTTTATTTACATAAAATTAACCCTTGTTCTAGAACAACATGCTCTCATTATGAGCTAGATGATAGAGCATTTATGAGTCAGGCAGACCGTCCATTACCATATCAACCACGAGGGGCAGTGGATGGTACTGTATGTGATAGTACGCTTGCTAAAAATATGTCTTTTTCTGCTAGATGGGGTTCATCTTGTGGAACAGCTTTTGATAAAAATATATTTTTTGATAGACATATACAATGGAAACGATTTAGACCTTTTGTATTAGATCGTCCATCACAACCATGGACTTTATTTAAATCAAGTAATAAATTATTGGACGCTATGAAAAATAAATCAATCAAACTAAACCATAAAAAGAATAAAAAAACGATTAAAAATAATAAATAAATATTTACAACATTATTTATTATTTATAGAATATATAATGAAACATTTAAAGACTTCAAAATCTTTAAAGCCAAATCATCATAAAAATAATAAGACAAAAAAAGTGGCTTTAGAAACAGAAGAAAGAGTAAAAGAATTATGTGCTAGTAGTGGATTTAATACATTTGAAGGAAAATTATTTAAGAATGCAAAAAATAGTAATGAAGTCGATAAGGTTTTAATGGAATACAGAAAATATAAAAATATTTTAAAGGATACTATTACAGGAGCAAACGCATTGAAAGAACATAGTAAAAAGGATTTTTTTTCATATATAAATGAAGATTGGATACATAAACAGGAAGAAAAACTAAAACACGAATTAAAATATTATTCACAAGTTGATAATTTTAGAATCATTCAAGAAAAGGTTTATTACGAAGTAATTGGATATGTAAATGATTATATTAAAGAAAATCCTACATCTAAAAAGGCGAAAATGGTTGAGAATGTATATAAAGCATTATATAACACAACTAAAACAGTTGGTTTAAAACATACTCATCAAATAAAAACAGATGTAGAAGATTTTGTGCGCCAGAATGATATGTATGGATTATTAGCATATGTAAATCAAAATGAAATATATGGATGGGCGTCTCCAATTGTATGGAGTGTATTACCTGATGAAAAAAATGTTTCACAATATATAACACATTTATCGCCTCCTCAACTAGGAATTTATGATTTGTATATTTATATTGATGATCCGAGTGATAATGCAGAAAAATTAAAATATAAAAAGGAATTCAAGGAAAAATATTTACAATTTATCAGGGACACATTTAAGACTGTTTTACCTAATAATTATCAAGAATTTAACCCAGAAGATATATGGAATGTTGAATTGGAATTATTAAATGCTATGGGTTGTAATGAAATTAAAAAGGAGGATCCTAATTTCTATAATGTAATAACAAAAGAAAAATTAGAAAATGATTACGGTCTTGATTGGACCCAATACGCTCATAAATTAGGATACAAACAAGTTCCATCAAAAGTTGTAGTGGCAAGTTTGAATTCATTAAAATGTATAACAAAATTATTAAAAGAAAAATGGAATTCGCCTGAATGGAAAACATATTGGTTATTTATTTTTTACAAGACCATGTTACGATTTGAATGGGACTGGAATCAAATTTATTATGATTTTTATGCAAAATACATACAAGGACAGCCTGTTAGATTTCCAAAAGAATTATATCCTATATTCATGTTGTCTTTCACATTCAATACATTTTTATCAGAACAGTACATAAGTCATAACAAAAATCCATTATACATTAATTATGTTAAAAATATGGTAGAAGATCTTAAAAAAATATTCATAAACAGAATAAAGAGAAATACTTGGTTATCTCCGTCTACTAAGAAATCAGCATTGAAAAAATTAGAAAAGCTAGCATTAATAATTGGAAGTCCTCCTGATATGAGAGAAGACCCTCTATTAGATTATTCTCCAAATGATCCTTGGCACAATATGAATTTATTGGCTGATTGGAGACATAAAAAATTAATAGAATATGATGGTGGTCCAGTTGGAATTGATATTCCTGAAATTGATTGGAATGAATTAAAATTAATAGGAACTCAACCATATGTTGTAAATGCTTTTTATCGTCCAACTAGCAATTCTATTTATGTTCCTCTAGCATTTCTACAAAAGCCTTTTATTGATTTAGATGAGAGAGGTATAGAATATAATTTAGCATTTGTAGGGTATACAATGGGTCATGAGCTGTCTCATTGTTTAGATGATATGGGAAGTAAATTTGACGAAAATGGAAATTTAAAAAACTGGTGGACTCCTCGTGATAAAAGAATTTTTGATAAAAAAATAAAAGATGTAGTAACCCAATATGAAGAATTTGCAGCTAGAGATGGCATTAAATTTAATGCTGAAATCGGTGTAGGAGAAAATTTAGCAGATATTTCTGGATTATCTTTAGCAGAAGAGTATTTATTATTATTTCAACAATCAAATGAAGATATTGATATTATTAAAAAAATATCTTTAGAAGCATTTTATGTTTATTCTGCGATTCAATCTAGACAAAAAATTCACGATAAAGCTATCCCGGCCCAATTAAAAACAAATCCTCATCCTTTAGAGAAATATAGATGTAATTGTCCTTTATCTCGTTTAGAATTATTTAGAACAATTTATAATATTAAGAAAGGAGATGGAATGTGGTGGCATAATACAGATACAATTTGGTAATTTATTTAAAATATAATTAATTGTTTTAGTTGAATATTCTAATTAATTGTTTTATATTAAAGAAGATATTGAATATTATAAATATTTAGGAATTTATTTATAATTTTTTGAGTTCGTTTATTTTTTTTTATCAATTATATATATAAATGTCTCACACAAGAAAACATGGATCTCGTCGTCGTGGTGGTTCTCGTCGTAGTGGTGCTTCTCGTAGTGCTTCTCGTTCTCGCGGAGCTGCTTTAACTATGAAACGCGCTGCGTCAAGGTCTGCTGCTAAGGCTGCTGGTCGCGCTGCGTCTGCTGCTAGAGCCGCTTCTAAGGCTGCCGGTCGCGCTGCGTCTGCTGCCCGTGGAGCTTCTGCTTCAAGAGCTGCGTCTGCTTCCAAGGCTGCTGGTCGCGCTGCTTCCAAGGCTGCTGCTATGGGTGCCGCCGCTTCCCGTGCCGCTGGTGCCGCTGCCTCTGCTTCAAGAGCTTAAATTATTGATTATTAATTATAAATTACAATTTAATTTATAATTTCATTTAATCCAAATCCAGAATCCAAAAATATAAATAAAAATTTTTATTATCTAGAGAGAAATTGGTTAACCGACTTTATAACGCTATTATGAGGCAAATTATATTTTTGACACCAAGAAATACATTTGGTAATATTATTTTTTTTCATTGTTTCTATCTTATCAGACCTATAATTATCTATTAAATTTAATGTAGAAGCTATATTTTCTATTTGACTTTGACCGAATACAGAATTGTATTCTTCTATTTTATTTACAAAATAACATGGAATATCTATATTCAATATACGGGTTAAATTAGAATTATTTTTTAAATAATCAAATGATTTTAAAAGTTCATACATTATTGTATTGCTATTTTCTAATTTGAAGTGTTTACAAATAATATATTTTTCAGAATTGGCTAATCTACTTGTATTTGGTTTTATAATGTAAACTTTTTTATATAAACAACATAATAAAAATAATATATCCATGCTGCCTTCTGTAAACAAGTCAAATACTTTCAAAATAAATGAACCATTTTTTTTCTGCATCGCGATAGCATAACAAACTTGCGCGTAAATTAATTTCAAAGATAAACATTCTTGGTTATTAAAATTAATAGAAAAATCAAATCCACCATCAGCGGTTATTAAATCCATACTATTATTATATTTTTTAAAACAATATTCTAAATTTTCTTTGTTAAGTAAATCTCCTGTATTATCTGAACCATTTTCAATAATCACATTTTGGTTTGATTTTAAAAAATTTTGACTTTTTTTCCAACCAGGAATATTAATATCGTCATTATTCAATGTCATGCCAAAATAACAATCATTGACATTATTTCTCATTGAAACGAATGCCTCTATAAATCCACCTGGTCCTTCTGCCAAATGAAACGTTTTACACGCGCTAGCAGGTAGTTCATTTAAAATATCAAAATTATTACATATTTCTATCATTTTATAAAATGAACGCGATAATGGTTTTAATTTACATACTGATTGTTTAGAGTTAGGAATGATAGAATGTATATATTCATATGGGTTTGTATATTTTTTATAATTATCCCATTTATCAATATTGATATCAATTTGTAATTTTATATTAATTAAATAATAAATCAACATTTTATTTATTATATTTTTACTTTCTTCCGATTCAGAAAATTTAATTTCTATTTTATCATGAATATTTGGTATATTTATATTAGGCAAGATAAAACTCATTATATAATATTATATATTTATCAAAAAAATATTTATGTTATTTCATTATTATATATAATTTTATATAAATTGTCGTTTTATAAATTTATACTCTACTATTAACTATTATTTTAAACTACTTTTTTAGGTCTTCCTCTTTTTTTGGCTTCTTTTACAATTGGTTCTAATTGAATAGTTTCCATTTTATTAATAAGATTTTCTATTTCCAAAGGAATTTCTTCTTGTATTACTAATTTTTTTGGTTTTCTTCCTCTCTTTTTAATAAAAGGAATAATTTCAAATTCTTCTTGCTCTTGTGCTTGTTCTTGCGCTTGTTGTCCTTCTTGTGGTTCTTCAACTTGCATCATTTCTTGAATCACTTCAATTGGTGGTTCTGGTTGAGGTCCTACGATGTCGTCTGCTTTTTCAAACATGATTGCGATTTCGTCTGCCTTTTCTTCGCTTCTTACATCAACTCCCTCATCTTCAATCATAACCAATTTTAATTTATTCTTTAATTTTTTAATAAACTTGTGCGATTTTGTTTTCTTTTCAATCGCTTTTTCAATCTCCTTACTTTCTTTATCAAGTGATCTTTCCGACTCCTTTGTGGTATCCAATAATCCAGTCGATATTGTTTCTGCATCCACATTTCTTATTTTTTTATATACAAAGTATCTATTTAAAAATGAAATTCTTTTCTCTCCGCTTGTCATTTTATCAGCAAAACCATAATCATTTGCTTTTGATCTATTTCTACTAATTTCTTGTTCCATCAATCCATAAAGTTCATTAAATAAACCACTTGATGACGGAAGACCTAGATGTCTAGCTTCTGTATCTGTAATTAAAACAAATCCATAATTTTCCATGAGACGAGTCAAATATGTAAAATTGACAAGATATTCTCTGAATACTTTATTAATCGTTTCTTGATATACATCAATCGCATAACCTAACGATGAAACATCTCCGTCAAATTTATTACTATCATATACTTTTTTAACTTCCCATATTTTAGTTTCATCTTGATAAATACTAATGCTTTCACCAGGAGATTTATCGGATAATGCTCTAAACATGGTTTCCCCATCATAACTTGTTGCAATAAAATGTCCTCCTACTTTGGTACATTCGCTTATATTTCTTAAGAAATTCTGAAGTGTTAAATTATTCTCAAACATATAATGTAATGCGAATTGAATAGAACTAATATCAAATCCTTCTTTGGCTTTTCCAAATTGTTTATAGACGCCTTTCCCTAAAACCTTTTCATCTTTAGCTCCTTCTCCAAATATAGCCTTAGTTATTTGCTTTCCCTTTTGAGTATAAAGAGCATCAGTATTTTTAATATTAACACTTGAATTTCCATTTACAAATAATCCAGCAGGCATTATTTTGAATTTTTTACGATAATTTAAATAACGAGCGCATACACCATCTAGTTTATTTTCTATATTATCTCGCGAAATATCAATTCCAAATACAAATGATAAATTTGAAGCAATCCATTTTGGAATATCTCCTCCTTTACCAACCGCATAATCAATCAACGAGTCTCCGCTTTTAGATGCTCTCATAATTAGTAATCGTTTTACAAATAAATTGTGAAAATCTCTTAATCCTCTTGTTTTAGATACATTCGTTGTTTTATTATAATATACATCGTCGTCCCCTAATTCGTTTGGTATATCTTCTCCTGTAGAAATCATATCATCTGTTATAGGATAATGAATAGAATGCCAATTGTCATTTGCTACATGATATGCGTTTCCGTAATTTTTTAATCCCATTCTTAACTCGGCTGTTTTTTCATAACGAATTCTCAATGGAACCCATCTCCACTGATTTTCATGTGTTATCACATATTTGAATTCTACAATTGTATTGTCTTCTATAATCTCTTCCTCTTCAGTCATCATTTTTTTAAAACCATTATTATCATATTTCAACATGATATTACAAATACTAGATTCTGGGTCATAAGGGCTTGTAGGATAAAATCTAACCGGTTTATAACCGTCTTCATTATCAATATTATCAGGTGTTTGAATATTATCCTCATATATATCTTGACATGGATTCAAATAACCATGCTTTCTAGAATCAAATCCAACGCGCAATATTAACGTTTTATATTGGTCTAATTGTTCCATATTTCTAACATTTGTTCCATTTTTAAATATATTTGATATGATGTCTTCACCGTTTGGACCTTTTTTAATAGATACTAGGAAATCAATTGTATTAAACTCTGGTGGTTTCCATTTGAATGAATGGACCCATGTTACCTTTGTATTTTTAACAGTATCATTCTCAGTATCAAATCCTACTCCTCTTTCCATTGGTGTAAAAATCAATCCGTCTGTATTATACTCAAATAATTCATCTCGTTGTTTTTGTAAAATTGTTTTACATCCTTGAAAAATAGATTGCTTTTCTGATTCTGAATAAAAGGCCTTACATACAATTCTTAATGGGGGCTGTGTTTCACTAGAAATTACAGATTTCATTGATACATTTTTGATAAATGCATCTAACAATGGTAATCTATAATTTGCCTTGATTGAATCTGGTCTTAATGAAACAAAATCAAGTGCTCTTTTATCTTTTTCATCTAAAAAGTATATATCAAACGCAGCATATAAATTTATAAAAGCTCCATTTTTATCATGTAAAATATGTTCCCCATCTATAAGTGAATTTCCAAAAAAATCTTGTGTAATGCAACCAGTAAATTGAACGTTCATATTTGTATCAATAAAATAAATTTTACCCGTCTTATCTACAAATAATAATTTTCTATCACCATCGGCTTTATCAGTTACAGTATAATTCCTCCTAATGTTTGGATAATTTGAATCAGGATTTATTTCTAAAATATTATTAATTTGTAATGTGGTAGACGAAGGTCCAATAAAATCTTTTGGAAACGCCCTCATATCTTCTTTATAATCAATTCCTTTTACTAGTCGTAAATAATTATCAATAACGGTTCGTTGTTCTTTATATGAAACAGGATAATTTGTCTGTTGTAATCCAGCTAATATATATTTGATTGTTTGTTTTAATTCTTTAATTATTTTATCAGCTTCGTAATATTTGGCTTCATTATTTACAAGTTCTATTTCAATTTCGTATTGAGGTTCATCGTCAAATACTTTTGAATCAGAAATAGTGTATTCGGGTGTTTCGACTTGTCTTGTACGTCTGAAACCTTTATTTACATATTTATCTTGTAAAATTGTTCTATGGGACCGTTTTACAATACTCAAGTCTATTTTGAATGGAAGACTGCGATGAGTAAATTCAACTCTGTTTATAAATCTAAATGTTTTTTTGGTATCAGCCCAATTTTTTCTTAGATCAATTGAAATCGGAGATTCCGAACTTATTTTATGTTCATTATTTAATGCTACTCTGAAATTAAAATCATCATAGTCTATTGGTAGAATTGCGGTTCCTTCTTTTTTTTTAAAAACACCTTTTTGAACGAATTCATAAAAAGATAAGTTTTCTAGTGAATTTGTTTTACAATAATCTTGTATTGTATATTCCGTTTCCATTTCTAAACGAATTGATGATATTTTAGTCATTCCAGTTAGAGGGTCGACGTATTCAGGATAAGCTCTCAATAAATAGTAATCCCTTTCCATAGAGAACCCGACTGATTTTATTTTCTTAATAACATTATCAAAATCAATTTTATTAATACGTTTAATGCCTTTTGTTCCAAATCTAACTTCTAACTCTATATTATTTTTACTTTCTCTATTATTTATTTCCGCTAAAGAAATATTAATCATATCCTTTAACCGAGGCTCATTATCTACGGGCTTTTCTTGTATTTCACCTCGTTTATTATAAGCTGATTTATGAGCTACTGAACGAGCTTGTGCTTGTCCTGACATTGTATATATATAATTGAACTATAATATTTAAATTATAGTTCAATTTTTAATTTAATTTATGTTATACTACTGAATATTTTGTAGAATATTTTCATATAATTCCTTTTTTGTTATTTTTTTATCTTTTTGAGTTTGAATGCTTAAACGGTTGCATATATTTTGTAATTCTACTAATGTATAAGAACTAATTGATTTTAACGGATTCTTACAATTGTTAGGATTATCAATCTTCCAATAATTATCCTTATATGATTTTATCATTTCATCGGTTACAACAGATGGAATATGAATTAGATGTTTTCCTGTTTTATCTTTCATGTCAAGTATGATATTTTGGTTATTCGTATCATTCACAATAATTTCATAATAAGTTCTATTTTTAACATATAGCAAATTTATATTATAAATATGACATAACGCAACCAATCCCTTTATTGTTATGCATGGTTGATTGATCAATTCGTCTTGCAGTTCGCATAATTTTAATTTCAATGATTTGAATGCATTCTTGTGTTCTTTTATTTTTTCGGCAGTTTTATATTTAAATTCTTGTTCTGTTTTATAGACAATTGTTTTTATAAATTCATAATTTTCTAATCCATTTTGTAATATATAAAAACACCAAAATAATTTATCTTTTTCAATCGGACTTATAAAATCATTTTTAATTTTATTTACAGATTTTACAAGTGATTCAGTAGATTCTTTTTTATCAACAACCTTCTTATTGATTTCACATTTATTTGAAAATTTATAAATAAATTCATTCGTCAGCATATAATCATTTAATTCATTAAATACAAGATTATAGTCTTTATTATGGTCTATTTTATCGTAGTCTACTTTATTGGAATGGTTATTATATTGTTGTGTTTGTTTGTGAAACATTTGAGGTGAATATACGTGTTAAATATATTAACAAATCTCTTTATTACATTTAAAAAAAGTAGTTTCAATTTCATTTTTTTGATTTTCTATGGTTTCTATATTAGTTGTTTGATTTTCTACATACTCAATATATTTTACTAAATTTGATAAGATGGTTTCATCTAAATAAGAAATATTTACAAATACTCCATTATTATTTTCATTTAAAACAATATTTTTATCTTTTTTTAACATTCTTAAAACTTCTATTTGATGATGTTTATTCATTATTTCTATTTTTTCTTTAACCTTATTAATATCCATTAATTAATTTATTATATTTAATTTAATCAATTAGTTTTTAACTCATTTTATTATAAATAAAAAATAAAATAAGTTGTTGTGATTTGTCTATTATAAAAAATAATTTATAATATAATTTCTCTCATTGTAATCAAATAATAAGTTGTATATTTTATAATTTCTATTTCTAATTTTCTAAAATCAATCTAGGTTTTTTAATAGGTTTGGCTTGTCTAGGTTCAATTAATTCGGCAATAATAGAAATATATTTATCATTTAATTCATATCGTTGACCTATAACTCTTATACGTATTTTATCATTTTCTTTAATACTTGCAAAATATGTAGATTTATAATGATGGTCTCTTGCCACAAATACTTCAATTGGACTTGGTATGGTATCATATTCAGCGCGAATGCCAGCCTTTGTAATATTTTTTGCTACAACATCAATCAGCATTCCTTCTACAGGCGAACATACTAAACATTCAAATACTACTTCAAATATAACATTATCAGAATTAAGCATTCCGTTTGAATATGTTAAAATTTTAACCGTTCCAGGTTTAATATAACCTTCTACAATACATTTTCCTTCTATTTGTGAAGAAATAATTTTTTCTAATAATGGTTTTATATTGCTTCCAATGTTAGACATTGCCAATGAAACGCGTTTTGTTATCATACTTGGCATAAAAATATTAATTTCTCGTTTATTTTTTCTAATATCTTTATCTTTAACATCTTTGACCACTATAGTTTTTTTAGGTTGGTTTATAACACTTGCTTCCATATTTATTTATGTATAGATAAAAAATCTTTAGATTAATTCAATTTTATTATAAAGTCAATTTTTCTATATTTTTAAGTATAGCTTCAACCGGATTAAGAAACCAACGTTTTCGGTCTTTATTATTGCTATCGTACAATCTTAATGTGAATTCCTGTCTTATACATAATTCTGTTTGTCCGATTCCTTTTGTATTTCCTGTATTATATGTTTCTGTTTCCAATATTTTATTGAGAGATTTGATTGTTTCTATTTTTCCAGCTTGGTCGCATCGCGCACCCTTATGTCTATTAATATTCATAAATTTAATTTTAAATATCAAATAATCATTTTTAAATATTCCTATAAATCCAACTACATTACTGAGAGATTGCATATTATCAATTAAAGATTTAATTTCATTTATAAAATCCTGATAATCTTCGCTTTCAGCATTTACCCATTCTTCTCCGTCGTAAATAACCAATTGTTGCTTTCCATCTTTTTGTAATAAAAATCCTTTTTTACTTCTATAAACTAACATGTTATCATCATAATATTTTTTCAATAATTTAAGCGTATCTGATAATGAGGCAGTGTTGTATAAGTAATTCAATAATAAAATATGTTGATTAAATGCTAATGTTTCTACTATATGAGCTACCAATAATTTTATTAATTTATTTCTCTCTGTTCCTTCACTTGACATCTTAGTAATAACTGCACTACAAAACTTATACCAATTATCCTCTCCTTTTTTAATTGTTTGTTCTGTAGTAGCTATTTGAAATTTATTTTCAATCTCATCGATTAATGCTGTTAATTCTTGTTTATTTTCCGCGCCTTCTTTTTCTTGTGGTTGTTGTATAATTGCTTCTGTAACATTTTCGGGCAGTTTGAATATTAATTCATTATGTTTGAATTGAACCGGAACACTCCTGTCATAAACAGAAATGTGTTTATTATTTAATTCAATCGGTTGAAATAAATATATATAATCTATATTAATAACATTTCCTAATCTTCCATAAGCATCTACTACATATTCACTTTTATCCTCTATAAGTTGATTCAACGCGGCATTAATTTGAATAAGAGGATATTCTCTCGTTACATTAATGTGTTTTATTAAATCTTGTTTTGTATAGAAATGTTTTTCTTTAAATAAATCGCGCAATCTGTGTATAATTTTTTCAGTATTCATTAATATAAATGCCTCACTAAATGTATCTAATATTGGGGTAGTAATATTTTTTTCTCGTTTACATCGGTATTGGCATGTTTCCATATAATCGCATATAGATGAGTATGGTTTATCTCCAACCGCATAATCTATTATTTTTTTATTAGATAGATGTTGTGATACAATTTGTCTCATATTTTGCTCTGTAAAATTTTGTTGACCCGAATTCAAAATACAATCTACTGCGTTTTCTTTCAATGCGCGACTTACACGGCCAATTTGTAGTGCTTTTATTTCAGCAAGTCTATAAACATATAAATCAATCGCTTCTTGTTCTTCATCGCTAAGTAAAGTTCCATATAAATATATTTGGACGTTTCTCTCTTTAAATGGTAAAGATTTATGACTACAATTTCTAACAGCTCTTCCTATAATTTGTTCTATTCGGTTCATGTTATACCATGGTTCCATTATATGAACTTGTCTAATGTTAGTCAAATCTATACCTTCTGAACCAGTTTTTGAAATTAAAATAACTTTTATTTCTTCTCCATAATTATTATTGCTACTTGTCATTGTTTTGATTACATTTATATTATCGGGAGAATAAGCCAAATCACCTGTAATCATTGCATATTTTGCTGGTTTAAATGTTCTATTTTTTGATACATTTTCTCTCGTCTTGAATTCTACAGCATCAATTTGTTTTGAAGGCGGAGTTTTAAAAAGAGATTGCGTTCCATATTTTGTAAATCCTAAACTTTCCAATGCTAGTGCGACTGGAACAAGTCCACCGTCAATATATTCCGAAAATACTAATATGATTCCGGTAGAATTCAATATATTCTCGCAAATATTTTTAATTTTACCACTATATTTACCTATTTCGTTTGGAGAAAAAACATTTCCGTATTTGTCAGATTTATATTGAAAATCTTTTTTAGAAGGCGGGTTAGTTGTTTCTGTATATTTCATTATACGATTCATTCCATTGCTTCCTATAATATCCGTTGTATCAATTGTTATATTTTCTCCTTCTATTATTTTATCTAATCTTTCATCCGGATAAATCATATTTAATCCTTGAATTGACTTTTGTAACATTGTATATCCTTTTGTTTCCATATTTTCAAAATTAGGTAATTCGTCGTCTTCATCAGATGCCTTTTTTTTAAGTAATCTAATAATATATTCGTATCCTTTTTCTTGATAAGGTCCAATGTCATTTAAATATACATCAATTAATTCTAATGGTTGTAATACAGATTTTCCATTATATTGTATTGTTGGATATATAAATTTATCAGATTTTAATGAATGATTAAGAGAGAAATTAGAAGGCCAAATTCTATAAGGAAAAATATAAGGATTTTCTCCTCTCAAAAAAGAAATATATCCACGCGATTTTCTCTCAAGTAATTCTCTTCCAACTTCTCTGCCTCTATCATCTGTCTTAAATGTTCCGTCTGTGTTAAATACATTTTTGGCATCAATTGTAGTCCTATTATCATTTAAATTCATCAAATTAATTAACCATATTATTTCTTTATAACTATTATACATTGGTGTAGCAGATAATAATAAAAGTTTTAAATTATCAACACTGTTTACCAATTTGAATAATTCAAGCGCAACTCGTTTATTTGAATTGTCGTCGGTAATACGAATATTATGGACTTCATCTATAATAATTAATCGGTTATTGAAATACTCATTGAGTTGTTTTTTTGTTTTCATTGCTCTTACTTCATCTGTAACTTCTTCTCTGACTCTAGCTTTTTTTTCAATATAATTTGCAAATTCAACGTATCCTAAAAATGTATACGAAGCATTAATAATCTGTTTTATTTGAGACGCGACCTTTTCTTTATTTAATCCCTTCATATTTGTAGGATTGATTTCTTTTAAAAATTTATTTCCAGTGCACGATTTAATATTCCATACTCCATCAATTAATTTTAATTTATTTTCATCAAATAATTGTAATTTAAAATTCTCCTGAACGTTGGGCGACGCAACAACTAATATTTTATGAGAAACCCCTACTTGTTTGATATAATCTCTCATTTCTTCGGCAACTGTAATAGCCGAACATGTTTTTCCTGTTCCTAAACCATGATATAATAATACGCTGTTGTATGGTGTTTGAAATGATAGAAAATTTCTTACAAATATTTGATGAGGAGATAATTCAAATTCGGCATTACATAATTTCTCTCCTTCTTCACTTACATTTTTAATTTCACCGTCATATTTTGTATCATAAAATTCTTTTCTTTCTGAAATTTTAATATTAAAGTTAGGGTCATTTAAATTGGGATATAAGTATTCAAACTCTTTATTAGATAAAATATTTTTTGCTTCTAATTCTTCCTTTTTATTTTCAAATTCCTTAATTTCTACATCCGTCTTTAATGGATTCGTTGTCAATTCATTATAATCTTTATCTAAAATAAGTTGAGGGTCTTCGTCTTCTTCAATTAAAGACAATTTTACTTTTGCTTTTACTTTGGGTTTTCTTACTTTTTTTTTTGAATTATCTGACATATTATATATTAAGTATATAATCTATATTGTATTAAAATTTTATTTAGTTTTTCCAAAATTGATAATTTTTCTAAATTATAAGGTCTAATAACACTGACCGCATCATTGTAATTGTACCATGCTATCTTATCTACTTCATAATTTTTTCTATCTTCAATCATTTCATTTGTATTATTATTATTCATAAACGCTACATAATATTTATGCTTGTATGATTTATAATTTGAACCAGTAAAAATTTCTTCATATGGTATTAAATTTTGAACGATTGTTAATTCATTTGTATTGTATCCTGTTTCTTCTTCAAATTCTCTCATAGCGCAATGTAAATCTTTTTCTTGAAAATTTCGTCTACCTTTAGGAAATCCCCATTCGGTTTCACTCCAGTTTGTAACAGATTCATCAATCAAACTTTTAAGATTATATTCCTGCATATTAATTGTAATGCCAAGTTTTAAAGAAATGTATTTACTTCTTGATATTTTTTCATCTCCTCTATATTGAATGCTGTTTTTTTCACCCCATACGCTTTTCCATAACTCATCAAAATCTTTAGTTAATAACATTTCCTTTTCATCATTTGTCATTTCATTTATAATATTAAGTAAATAATTTTTATTATATAATGGATATTTTCCTGCTATAAAATCCGCAAATCCTAAACTATGTACCCTGCGAATAAGCAAATATTCAAGATTATTATTATTGGCTCTAAAAGCAATAACGCCTATACTTGTAATTGGTTGTTTACATTGATAATAAATGTGACCGTTTTTCCCACAATTATTACAATAATTATTTACATTACCAAACGCATTATCATTTTTATTATTTAAAAAACTTTTAAAATTATTTTCCGTGGTTCCAAAATTATTAACTGAATTACTAAAATACATATTTTTCATGTTATTTCTTATTTGTTATTTTTGCTATCTTTTTATATCCTTTATAATTAATGATGGAATTAGATCCAAATGTATGGGGACCGCATTATTGGTTTGTTTTACATACTATTGCTTTATGTTATCCAACCCATCCAAACGATGTTACGAAAAAAAAATATTATGAATTTATACAAAATTTACCATTGATGATACCGGTTGAAAGAATAGGAAACGGGTTTAGTGATTTAATAGATAGATATCCAGTAACACCTTATTTAGATTCGCGCGAGTCATTCCAAAAATGGATACACTTTATTCATAATAAAGTAAATTTTAAATTGGCTTTACCAGAATTATCATTTGCGGAATCAATAGACAAATATTTTTATAACTATAAACCAAAGGAGTTTTTACAAAGAGAGAAATTAAGACAAAAAGAAAAATTCATATTTATTTTATCAATGTTTTTTTTGATAGGATTCATCTTTATTGCTTATAAAAAATAATCATATATTATATAATGAGAGACAAATCTGGAGGTAAAGCAATTGCGGCCGGAGGGTTTGGATGTGTATTTGAACCAGCATTGAAATGTAAAGGAAAGTCAAGAGAATCCGGTATAAGCAAAGTATTAATTAAAAAATACGCAGAAGATGAAATGAATGAAATGAAAAATGTTTCAAATGTATTAACAAAAATAAATAATCATAATGATTATTTTGTAGGTGCAACTGCTACAATGTGTGAATTAGACCCATTAACTACTGATGATAAATTAAATTTCAATACAAAATGTGACAACTTAATAAAAAAAGGAATTAATGAATCGAATGTTAATACTAAATTAAATGAATTAAGAAGTATAGATTTACCATATGGAGGATTAGAAATTATGAATTTTTTAAAAAAATACGGATTAACTGGTTATAATTTTGGAAAAGTAAATACTTCGTTAATAAAACTTTTAAATAAAGCAATCGTTCCGATGAATAATTTAAAATTATTACATTTAGATTTAAAAAGTCCTAATATTTTAATTAACGATTCCTATCAAACAAAAATAATTGATTGGGGATTAAGCGCAATACAAACGGACGTAGATGTTATACCAGATGCTATAAAAAATCGTCCATTTATGTATAATACTCCATTTAGTGTTTGTCTATTTAACAATAAATTTAAAAACTTCATTAGAACTAAAATTACTAATATTTTAAGAACATTAGGAAAGCCAATTACATCTTTAAACTCAATAAGAGAAGATATAAAATTATCAATGTATGAATGGATATATTTATTTAGAAACGATGGATATTCAGGACATTATAATTATATTAGTACTCTATTTAAAAATGAAATATTAATGAATTATTCCGATTATCCAAAAGATTATACTAATACAATAAACAATACAGAATATTATGAAATGCTTAACGGTTCATATTTAAAAAATTATATTGTCAATGAATTAACCGAAGTCGTTATAAAATATACAACCGTATCAGGAGACTTTGAAGACGTTAAGTTTTTCAATGAAGCATATAAACATAATGTGGATATATGGGGTTTTTTATCTACATATTATGATATACTTTCATTATGTCGTAGTGGTAGTCTTTTACCTCATAAAGAAAGTCCTGTTTTATCTCATAATATAATTGGGATTCTAAATAAATATTTATTCAATCCTAAACAACAAATTGAGCCAATTAATATAGAGGATTTATCTAGAGATTTGAATTCTTTGAATTCTCTTGTTGGATATTCAACTAAAACACCGAGTCCTCTAACTCCTGTTTCAAAATCGGTTTCAGCATTATTAACAGCATCTATCCCACCTAAGCCTCCTACTCCTCCTCTTATACCAGGTCCGAAAGCAGTAGCATATTCAATCTCTTCTTCTAAATCAAAAAAAATATCAAGCCGAGTAAAATCATCTAAACGTATTGTTTCTCCTAAAAAAACAAGAAAACGACATGTCACATGTGACGACGCGAAGAAAGTCAAATGTGTTGCAATGGGTAAGGTATGCAATGAAGCAACAGGGCGTTGTCTAGCTAAAAAAAAATAAACTTGATACTATAATTTATTAAAATTTATTAAAATATATTATAGTATAATGAGACTAGGTCTTTTAATTTTTAGCGCAACTTCTTTTTTAATTGCTGATACTTATCACGACGGAAAATATGTGAAATTATTAAAATCTTGGAAAAAATATTATCAAATGGCATTCATAGGATTTCTAGGATTATCAGCATATTTATTTATAAGAAAACATCCGGGACAGTCTAAAAATTTAATGGTTCACGCAAATGAATTAATTAAATATATGCCAATTGATAAAGATGCTGGTGATTTTTTAACTCCTCTATTAGATATGTCAAATAAAACGTCATTTACAAATGAATTATCAGGAGGTCAAAATTTATCTCATCAAGAAAAAAAAATGATGACGTCTGGTAAAACATCTACAAAACGGTCTGTTAGCGAAACAAAGAAAAAATATGTTGCGTCTCAACAAGGATGGAAATGTGGAAAATGTCATCAACAACTGCCAGCTTGGTTTGAGGTAGATCATACAATTCGTTTAGAATACGGAGGAACAAATGAAGTCAATAATTTAGTAGCATTGTGTAGAGAGTGTCACGGACAGAAAACAGCGATGGAAAATATGTAAATGTAATCAAACAAAAATTCCTTATACTGAGTTTACATATATTTTGTCTCTATCTCTGATGTAGAACTAAAAACGGCGAGATTATTTTCTAGGGTAGTATCCTTTACAAAATCATTAAAATTATAACCTTTAACATAAAATATTCGTTTACTATTGCCAACGCAATATTTGTTCTTTTTATAAGCCTCTTGTTCGTCTATATTATATTTTTTAGCTTTTTCAATTGCTATTTCTCTTGATTTATACACACTGACGATATTAGAATAAGGAGGGTAATAATTGTCACTACAAGGAAAATGAAGCATCAGAATGTATAATTGATACTCTAGTTGTAACCCATTCTTTGGTTCACTCATATTTATTGTTATTTAATTATTATTATTTATTTATATATCATTTATTCTATCTATAATTACTTATTATAAATAAAAAATTTTATGATTTATATGTATATGACTGTTGCTGATGTTATAAAAGAAAATAAACTCAATATATTTTTCGCATTAATTTCAATTGTTTATATTATATTAGCAACATTAATTTTTTTTAAAAATCCATACAAAATTGTAACAAAATACAATGCTATATCTATTGTAGTTTCATTATTTGGAGGGTTTATTATAACAATGTTATATTTTTTTATTAAACGAAAACAAACATTATATAGTCCAAATGATATTTCGGCGCCATCCACCTTATCATATGTAGGCAAATTATTTGTTTCTATTTTAATGCTTGGAATTGTAGGTTCTATAATATTTGGAATTATTTATGCGTTCAAACATGCTACATTCTTATCAAATGTTATATTGTATTTATTAAATATAGCAATACTTATTGGTATAATAACATTAGCTTATACGTTTATAAAACAATTTATTACTAATCCAAAAAATCCTTTCTTAAAATTATTAATTGATGTAGTTACATATATTCCATGTATAGTATTATCATTCATTAATTACATGACTTTACAATACAATATAACTACAAAACCAGTATGGATACTTTTTGGAGCAGAAATTATATTTATTACATTATTGTATTTATTACCAAAATTATTTGATAAAATAATAAAACACGACACATCTCAATTATTATCAAAGCCAACGTCATTAACGAGAGAAAAGATTATTGGTAATTTTGAAATTTTAAATAAAAAAGAAAATAAAAGTAAATTTACCTATAATTATGCCATATCTTCATGGGTATATTTAGAAGCACAACCTCCATCTACAAATTCTTCATATATTGGGAATAATACAATATTATCATATGGCGGAAAGCCAAATGTATATTATAATGGAACTACAAATGAAATTGTCATTTCAGCTAAAATAGGATATGAAGATAAAATTATTTTTAGGACAAAAGATATCCCCTTTCAAAAATGGTTCAATATTATTATAAATTATCAAGGAGGAACTATGGATATATTTATAAATAATAAGTTAATTCAATCAGTCAAGAATATAGTACCATATATGACATACGATAACATTGTAATTGGTAAAAAAAATGGTATATACGGATTTATTAAGGATGTTAGTTATTTTAATAAAGCTATTACAAAAGATGAAATTTCTTGGATATACAAAACAACTAAATTTTAATTGTATCAATAAAAATTTTATAATTTAGAAATTTTCTAATAATATAATATAATATAATGCCATTTATTAATTTAGTCATAACAGTAGTAATTATTATCGGTATAGTAATTCTTCTTAACAATATATTCAAAAATAAAAATAAATTGAGCGAGTTTAATGATGGTAATGTAGAATTAACATTGCCGGCTAGTAAAATAGATTCGTCAACTAGTTCAAACTATTCATATTCATTGTGGGTTTATATTGAAGATTGGAACTACAAATACGGACAACAGAAAATATTACTCAGACGCGCAATTAATAATAAAAAATTTTGTCCTAAAATTTCACTCGGTGCGTTTGAAAATGATTTAACTGTATCTGTTGAAACATACCCAGGAACAGATGTAGTATCAAGAAATACTTCATCAAATACACAAACATTCAATTGTACGGTTAAAAATATTTCAATCCAAACATGGGTAAATATTTTAATGAGTGTAAATGGAAGAACATTAGATATATATTTAGATGGAAAATTAGTCAAGACATGTGTAATGCCAGGTGTAGCAAAAATATCTAATAGCGCTCCAATTGTTATTACCCCCGCAGGAGGATTTTCAGGATATACATCAAATGTAGAGTATTGGGCCAAATCAACAAACCCTCAGGAAGCATGGAATATTTATAGAAAGGGACACGGGGGAGGTAATGTTTTTAGTAAATATAAATTGAAAGTTGCTGTATTAAAAAATAATAAAGAAACAGCAAGTTATCAGACATAAATTATTTTATTTTTTTTATATTATATCTAATTTATAATATATAGATAATGTTTGCGAATAGAATGTTTCAAAATCAATCAGCGAACCTATCAAATCCATTTAGCCAATCAAAAGGAGTTGGGTCTGGTGTTTTTCAACCTTATGGCTCAACTAATTATATTAATGGCAGTAGCGATTTTTTAAGGTCAAATAGCATTATTGCTAGGATAGCATTTTTAATATTAGCAATATTTATTTTTGTAGTTGTATTGCGTTTAGGAATAATTTTATTGAGTTGGGCGTTTAGTCCGTCTAAATCACCTACATTAATTGATGGAATGATTGACGCAAAAGAAATGCATATTATATCTCAAGATCCAAATAATAAAGGAAATATTCCTATTATAAGATCTGACAATGAACGAGGAGGCATTGAATTTACCTGGTCTACTTGGATTTACATAAATGATTTAACTTACAAAAGCGGTCAATTTAGACACATTTTTCATAAAGGAAATGATAGAATAAATTATGAAAATAAAAATGCCGGAATGGTCTTTCCAAATAATGCACCTGGATTATACATTGGTCCTAATAAAAATGAATTAGTTGTTGTAATGAATACGTTTAAAAATATAACAGAGCAAATATCAATTGATAATATTCCGGTTAAAAAATGGGTAAATGTAATTATTAGATGTAATGGAAACATCCTAGATACTTTTATCAATGGAACTCTAACCCGCCGTCACATTCTTAAGAGTGTTGCAAAACAAAATTATGGCGATGTATATATTTCTATGAACGGAGGATTTGATGGATATACTTCCCAATTGAAATATTATGATTATGCTATAGGAACAAGTAAAGTACAAGACATTATTAGAGGAGGACCCAATCTTAAAATGAAGTCAGATAATCTTACTCAATCTAAGGACCCACAATACTTAGCAATGAGATGGTATTTCAGCGACGCAAATAGCAGCAATGTTGTATAAATATTACATCAATATTACACCGACCGAAAAGAAAAATGAGACAATAATTCATTAAAAAATAAATTAAAATAACATTCTTAAATCCTTTCTTTCGGTATTTATAACTTTGGGTCTATCACTCGTCTTGTGATATGATTAATGATTTTCTACAAAAAATAGAAGGTCTTGTTCTATGTTGTATCCATTCTTTCATTAGATACAATATATTTCTACTACCATTTAAATCTCGGTTCATCAAATGTGAATGCGACAACTTACTACACTTTTGACAAGTTAGTAATCCGTGTATATTCACCATACCTTTTCTAAATGGTTTTGGATTTTCTCGTTGTTTATAATAACATGTTTCACCATCTAAACAAAAACTACACATTTTAGATGTTTTAAATTCATCAACAATACATAATTTAAAATGTTTTGCTAATAAATCTTTTAATGATTTGTTCGGTGTAGGCATACAATTTTTCATTTGTTGTGTTTGTTGGAATGATCCGAAACCAATAACAATCTTTTTACCAAATGTTCTTTTTATTTTATTGATTAAAATACTTTCACTTTTCTGTGTATATGTATGACTTCTCCATCTTAATTTTCTAAATAATTCTTGTTCATAATATTTCTCTAATTCTTTATTGATTGTGTTTCTTACTCTCAAATAATCTATAAATTTATCATAATTACAAGTCATAGAACAAGTTTTATTTAATGGTTCTTCTATTTGTTTGATATTATTTTCTTGAAATGACTTCATAATAATTTGTCTTTTCTTTTTTGAATATGTATCTATTCTCCTTTGTAATTTAGTATATTTTAATGTATTACCCTTTTCATCTGTCATAAACATAATTGTATTTTTACCAGGGTCTATAGCAACTTTATTGTAATCTTTCAAATGGTTTACTTCTTCATTTGATAATTCAGTTATGTAATCATAATCATTATAAGATATTTTATTATTTTGTGGAATAGGATTGTCTTTCATATCTACTCTTATAAATACCAATGAACAACCTACTCCATCAGTAGAAAACATATTATTAAAAATATATTTATTTTGGTTCATTAGTTTATTTATTTTTTCCATATCAAATAACGAATTCCATATAATTTCTTTATTTTCATTTAATTTATCTAATAATTTACCTTGTGTGGTTTTATGTTTTTTTGTATCAAACAACATGGTAATAATTGTTTTTGTATCAATTGTCATATATTTTGGTATAAGTGTCTTTCTCAAAGGACAAAATTGAAATAATTTCTTTTCTTGTTCTTCTAATTTTAAACTCATATAAATAAGCGGAAATAAATAATGTTGTGGATTACATTCCAAATCATAATATACATTCTTTTTTATTTTTTCTGGAATAAGAAATGATTTATTTCTGTCTTTCCATATTTTATATTCATTTTCACTTTTATCAGTATTATTCACGATATCATCAAAAATTAATTTTGTATTTTTATAAATTATTTGTCTTTCTTCCTTTGTTTGATTTACATTTTCAAATTGTATATTGATAAATCGTTTCAAATGTTTAGTAAAATGCGATTTAATATTTGTTTCAAGACAAGTTAAAATAGAAGTAGCAGTATAACCAATTGTATTACCATATTTAGAATAGGATAATTTTTCTCCTTGTATTGTTTGTTTATAATGATTTTCATAAAAAAATGTAAGTTCATCATTATTTAATTTTTTACCTCTTTTATCTCCAACCGCAATTGTTTTTATAATGTGTTCTATAAATTTGCTATCTATTTTTGGTAATGATTGATTTGTATGATATTTATGTAAAATATACAATCTTAAAAATTGATAAGTATGTATTACAATTTGATTTAAATTTTTACAATAATTATTTATTGATAATATTGTTTCACTATATAAACAAATGCTTTTTAAAGATGTTTTAATAACTTTTAACGGAGAATTTGACTTTTTCTTCTTTTTCATTTATATAATTACTTATTATTTTATCTTTAAGTAATTATACGCAAATATTCATTTTCCTAAATTATTTATATATTCATATCTTTATATAAAGATATGAATAATATCTACAATACATGAGTGATACAGATTTGAATTGTAAAAAATATAGTTGTTATATATATACCATAACTTGTAATGATTGTCCTGAAGATATTTATGTAGGACATACAATAGATTTTGAAAAACGTAAAAATAAGCATTATTCAGTTTGTAATAATCCTAACTCAAATGGTTTTAATACTAAATTATACCAAACAATCCGAGATAATGGTGGATTTGATAATTGGAATATGGAAATTATATATTATTATAAAGATTGTAAAAATCGTAGAGATGCAGAAGTTATGGAACAAGCATTTATTGAAAAATTAAATGCAAATTTAAATATGGTAAAAAGTTATATTACCGAAGAAGTAAGGAAAGAAGAAATAAAGAAATATCAGGAAGAAAATAAAGAAAAAATAAACGAAAGACATAAAAAATATTATGAAGAAAATAAAGAATATTTATTAGAAAAAGCAAAAGAATATGTTATTATTCATAATGATAAAATTAGAGAAAGGAGAAAAAAGTATTGGGAAGAAAATAAAGAAAAGATAAGTGAAAGACATAAAAAATGGTATTATGAAAATCACGAAATAAATCTTGAAAGAAATCATGAATATTATCAAAATAATAAAGAGAAATTAAAAAAACAAGCATATGAATATTATAATAATAATAAAGATACATTAGAATATAAAGAAAAATCTATAACAAGACACAAAATATATTATGAAAATAACAAAGATCAGTTATTAGAAAAACACCTTAAAAGATATTATGATAAAAAAGACGATATAATAAATTATCAAAAAGAGAGATATCAAAAATTAAAAAATGAATTTATTAATTGTGAAAAATGTAATAGTTTAGTAAATAAATATGATTTAAATAGACACAAAAAAACATTAAAATGTATAAACAATATAGTTATATCTTAAATTAAATATTATATTTGATTCTGTTTTAACTTCTCTTTCTTTTTTAAATAATAGTTTCTCCTGTATTCTTTTAATTTATCTGGATTTTCTTCTTTTAATTTTTTTAAATAATTTGAACCTTGTTCTTTAATTTTATCTTTATTTTTTTCATAATATCGTTTATGATTATCTCCATTAGTATATTTTTTTAATTTTTCTTCTAATTCTTGAATTTTAAATTTTAATTCTTCGTTTTCTTTTTGTAGTTGTTCCATTTGCTAATAACTATAATATATAACTTTTAAATATTTATAAGAATATTTATTATGAGACAACATACAGAAGATTATAAAATAACTGCGGTTGAATATTATATCAAACATAAAGATTTAAGAAAAACATGTAAGATTTTTAATTGTAAATATCAATCACTAGCAAGATGGGTTAATAAATATAAAATGACTAAAACATTAAAAAGAAAAATACGTAAAAATCACAATTTTAAAATTACACCAGAAATAGAAAAATTTATAAAAGAATATGTAAGAAAATATCCAACAACTACATTATGGGAATATTCTAAATTAGTAAAAGATAAATTCAATATTGAATTAAGTGATAAAAGTATTTATAATATTTTACATAAAAATAAAATAACAAGAAAACGATTAAGAAATAAATATTATCCAGAAAAAAGAGAAGGTCAAGAAAAACAAGATTTAGATACATTTTATAATAAACTCAAAAATTATGATTATACAAAAACAATTTGTTTAGACGAAACATCTATTCCATTAAATATGACATTTTCATATGGTAGAAGTAGAAAAGGAACAAGAGTTATAAAAAAGACAAATAAATATCCTTATAAGAGATTTAATTTATTATGTGCTATAAGTACGAATAAAGTAATTGGATGGAAATTATTTCCAGAAAGAAAAGGAGGCGTAAAAACAGATGATATTTTAGAATTTTATGATGATTTTATTAAAAATAAATACAAAAATCATTTAATAATTATGGATAATGCTGTTATTCATAAATCTAAAATAATAAGAGAAACTATTGAAAATAGCAAAAATGAATTATTATATTCTGTTCCCTATCACCCAGAAACCAATAGCATCGAAGAGTTTTTTAGTCAGTTAAAGCATTATATTAAAAAAGAAAGTCCAAATACTTATGATGATATTTATAAAACTATAAATAACATAATAGAAAATAAAATTACAAAAGAACACTTAACAAATTACTTGAAACATAGTTATAAAATTTATAAATAATAACTATTTTGTCTCATTTTTCTTTTCGGTCGGTGTAATACTATATCATATTTTATTCATTATAATTATATAACTATAAATATAATGGCATTCAATCCATATTGTGATTTAAGTTCTAATTGGTCTAATTATTCAGGTCCACCGTGGGGTAGAGCAACATTAGTGTGCGACAATGGCAATTATTCTCAATTTGATTTAAATATGAGACGAAAAGCAAAAATATTACAATACAATAATAATCAAAATAATCCAACGAAAAAACAACTATGGGCTATGTTAAATAAAGGAGAACTTACAAGAAAAAAAACATGGGCCACTCAAGGAATTAATACTACAAATCCAAATACAAATAATTTAAATTTAGTTGGGAATACTTTGGTTTGTAATACAAATACTGTTCCACAGACATATTTAATTAATCCTACAACTTCGTCAGATGTTCCTGGGAGACAAATCGGATTATATTTAAATCCAAATGTTCCATTAACAAATTATAAGAATCAAATTACATATTTAGCGGGCGGAAGTAAATATCCGGAAACGGCATGGATGCCAGGGGATAATGGGTTTCCTGTAGGTAAAAGTGGTTCAAATTAAAAAATAAATATTTAATATAAAAAAATATTTAATATTTAATAAATAATTTAATTTTATAATTTTATAATTTTATTCTATACATTTTCTAGGTCATAATTCGCGGAGCAATATTCATAGTTATCAATTCTTGGAATAATAATTTACAAGCATAAGGGATTTCAACATAATCAAAATCAACGCGGTTGTCACATGTTCTACAATGATGGATGTGTTTTTCGTCATTGTGTGACGCAATCATTCCACATGATTTACAAACATAAACACTGAACGCATCTGACGCATCATACAACCGACCCTTTGTAAATCTTGATGCTCCATGAGAAACCATACAATCCCTCTCCATTTCACCAAAACGATGTCCTCCATCTCTAGAACGGCCTTCTGCCGGCTGTCTTGTCAAATTTACCATTGGTCCTATGCTACGGCTATGCTGTTTATCATTTACCATATGTTTAAGACGCTGATAAAATGCGGGTCCAATAAATATAGATGTTTCAATTTGTTCTCCAGTTAAACCATTATATAATATCTCATTGCCAGTAGATTCAAAGCCAACTTTTTGTAATTCTTTACAAATATCTTTTATATCATGTTTACCAAAGGCAGTACCATCTCCAAATAAACCTAGCTGAAGCAATACTTTACCCAAGACGGTTTCTTTCAATTGTCCGATTGTCATGCGACTAGGAATAGCATGAGGATTAATAATAATATCAGGTTTAATTCCACTAGTAGTATATGGCATATCCTCTTCTGGAATAATATTTCCAATTGTTCCCTTTTGTCCGTGTCGCGATGAAAATTTATCACCAATTACAGGCTTTCTTAATGTTCTGATTCTCACTTTACAAAAGTTATATCCATCTCCATTTCTATCAATATAATTTTTATCAATATACGATTCCTCTGTAGTTCTATAAATAATGCTCTGATCTTCGTATTTAATTAATTTTGTATGATCGTTACGATTTTCTTTAATCGGTAAAATTTTAGAGATGATAATATCTCTGTTTTCAACGAGTGTATTTTCTGGAATTACACCATTTGTTCCAATCTTTTCGTAATTCCCAAATTTTTTACCCTTTGTCTTGGATTGATCCGGTTTACATCTGATTTCTTCATCACCGTGAATTTTCTTATCTTCATCCTTTTCAGTATGATAAATTGTAGCTTGAAACAATCCTCGGTCAATTGATCCTTTATTGAATAATATACTATCTTCTTGATTGTATCCTGTGTGGGTCATAATCGCTACAATTACCTGACACCCTGATGGAATTTGATTCAATTGTATTAAATTCATTACACGTGTATCAACTAGCGGTCTCATTGGATATGTCAATACATACGCTGTTTTATCCATGCGATTGTCAAAATTTGTAACATACATTCCCATTGCTTGCTTGCCTTGAGCACAATTGCTTGACAAGAAATTATTACCTGCAATGAAACTATGATTGTCTGATTCAACTGTAATATCTGATACTAAACGATTCTCTGTTTCATCAATTGAAATTACAGGCATAAAGATCATTCCATTTATCGTTTTTATTTTATCAAACCAATTTTCAATATTATCATCATTTATATTATGCATAGAAATTTTCCGGTTATTCATATAACTTCGTCTAATATCAGAAACTTTATTAATTTTAATGTTTAATTTATTTGCGATGTATGTATTTGTCTCATTGTTATCAATTGAATCTCTAATATTTTCTACAAATGATTTGTGTTCATTATAACATATGTTCTTATATTTCAAATATTCTATTACTTTAAACGATTCAATATTTTTTGTATGAGAATAACGGTAACCAACATTATCATAATATTTAATTAAATTTTCTTGAGTATCCGCGATCTTATATGATACTTTGTCTCGGTTGCTTTCTACATTAACAATCTCATTTAACTTGACTTTAATGTCAAATTCATTTAATAAATTAACACATTGATTCATATAATAATTTAAACTTTCAGTATATTCTGGATTAATCTGTTGTGATGTTTCAGCGCATATATAATTATATCCTTTATTACAATTACTTTTATTCCATCTAATTTTGCATCCGTCTCCTCCTTGAAAACCGGCAAGAAATTCTCTTTTTACCAAAGATGACCCATTCATAATCCAATCAGGAATCGGTTTTCTGAATGTTTCTGTTTTTTTACCATACGTAATACCTAACAATATTAAGAGAGTTGGCAATGCTCCATTATGCGTTACAGAATATGTGCTATGAAACACGTCATTAAATGCACGAGTGCCGTAATTATATTTACATTTATTAAATCCACAATGTTCCATGTCGGTTTCAAACTGAGTCGCATCATTTTCAGTTCCAAAATCAAAACTACACTCAATATATTTTGTATTTCTTTCATATACATTAATAGAACCATCTGCCAACAAGAACCCAAAAATTCTTGCTATAATAGGCAATTTATAATTGTCACTGTATAATGGTAACAATCCGACTCCTTCTAACGAATGAATTTGTTTATTAATATAGGTCAGTCCTAAATCTAATTCAATTAATGTATTCAAAAGTTTAATATCGTCTACAATTAATGTTTTAAATGTATTAGTTGGAGTAGAACGTGAGGGTAAATTACAATACGTAGGCATTATTCCAATCATTGTTTTATTTTTTTCAAAATCTTTTACTTCACTCCAACCGTCAGTAGTCATAAATTTGTGATCTTCTGTCGCAACAATTTCTCTTCCACTAATTGTTTTAAGTTTATATAATTTTTTATCTGTTTCCCTCACATATTGATTTACTACTTTTGTATAGCTTATTTCCATTGTATTTGGATTAAAACAAACAACATCATCTCCTACTTTAACATCTTTAATTGGAATTTTATCTCCATTTGTCAACAAAACATTTTCATTAATGTCTAAACATTGGTAAGTGTTTCTTGGCGATTGATTATTTTCAGGGAAAGGAATACATGACGCGATAATCCCAAAAATAGTACTAGGATGAATTTCACAGTGCGTATATTTACGTATATAATCCCCGTTAATATTTAACAAATCCTTTGGTTCCATACAAATCATACTATGATTTTGTTCTAATGGGTCAATATATTCAATAATAGTTTTTTCTAGCGTAATAGAAGTTATCAAATCATCCCAATTTAATTCTCCTTTTCTAAGTCCAATGATTTCTTTATTTTTAATAAATAATTCATTATTTTTAACGCGCAACAAAGGCCTAGTCAATCTACCAGCATCATTACATACACGAATTTCCTTATTTTTATAATCAAATATGATAGAAGTATAAATATTAATAATGCCCTTATATTTTTTTTCCTTTAGAGACTCGTATAATTCAACTGGTGTATTACTAATGCCAATCCATGATCCATTTATAAATACTTTTACTTTATCGCCCAAGTCATGAGGTGTTAATTTTTCAAACGATTCAATATAAGGCTCCACAAAATCATACAATCCAGAGCTATTAGATGGAATTGTAATATGAGACATATACGATAAATTTTTCACTACACCGATAGATGCTCCTTCCGGGGTTTCGGCACTACACAAAAACCCCCATGATGTATTATGTAGTTTGCGAGGCGGAATTAATTTTCCGCTTTTATCAATGGGAGTATTAATTCTTCTCAAATGACTTAAACTAGAGACATAAGTAAGACGATTCAATACTTGAGCCACACCAACTTTATTGCTATTTGTTTGTTTAATTCCAAAATCGCCAGTTGCTAATGCTCGCTTCAGACCGTTTTCAATTGTATTTGATTTAATAATTTTATAAATATTTGTTAAATTTATGATGTTTGCATAATCTTCACTGCTTCTCCAAGACCCATTGTTAATTTCTCGGATGATTTGTTTCTGCATATCTTTCACCAATTTATTGAAATAATTTCTAAACAAGTTATTTAATAGTGTTCCAGTCAAATCAATTCTCTTATTTAAATATGAATCGCGGTCATCAGTATTTATATATCCAAAATAGCATCTCAATAACTTATTCGTCATGTATCCAAGAAAGTAAATCTTTTGTTCCATGTTTGAACAATGAGGAAATAAATCATTATTCATAACTTCAATAGTAAATTCGGATTTCTTTCTATTGCCCGTTTCCTTATCCATATGCATCGGTGTATATGTGACATACTGTGTAATGTACGCCAACGCGCTCTCTTTTGAAAGTGTTTTATTTGCGTCTACAATAGACGCCTTCAATTCCTCTAATATTTTTTTATTGTCTTCATTATCCAGTTCTAGAACAATTTTTTCACAAATATCTTTATCTGTTATCACACCAAGAGCTCTGAAAATAATGAATAACGGAACCGGTTGCTTAACTCGTGGTATTTGGACGAAAATGCTATGACCGAAACCATTATTTTTTGATGAAATCGTCATTGAAATTTGTTTTGGAGAAATACATTTCCAATCAGGAACGGATTTAATTTCAGCCATCATATTCCACTTGCTATTACCCTTTGAAATGTCAAAGCAATACACTTGATTTTCGGCAGCTCTTTCCTGAGCTAAACACGTTTTTTCAGAACCATTAATAATAAAATATCCTCCTGGATCCATTTTGCATTCACCGCTTACATTATTGTCAATATGTCCGTATTGATTCAGTACGCAAATATTAGACCTCAGCATAATAGGGAGTTTCCCAATTTGTATCTTGGGTAATTTTTTATGTATAGATTGAATATTTTCTAACGTATCTCCGTTTCTAATAACATATTTTATATTTATATCAACCGTCATATTAGAAGCATATGTAAAATTTCTCAAACGTGCTTCTTGAGGAAACATTAATTTTGTTGCTCCATTATTCTCATGAATTTGAGGTCTGTATATATTGAAATTATCAAAATGAATGAACATCTCCAAGCTATATTTATTAAGTGTTTTATTATAATCATGTTCGGACCTAACATGAACGGGATTAAACATGTCAATCGTTTTTTGTATTTGATATGTTACAAAATCATTGTAGGACTCAATCTGATGCCTGACTAATTGTTTTAGATGATGTCCCTTAAAATATGAACCAATAATATCCCAAGGCTCCTCAATATATTCCATAGTATTAATAGAATCATCATTTTCAAATGTCGTCATGTTTGTTTCTTTTATTTAAACTTATTGTTAATATTCAATTTCAATTTTATCTTTAAATTATATTCATTAAACAATAACAACATTATAACAATTTTATTTATATTGATAATTATTATATAAATAATAATATAATACTTATATTATATGTCTAGTAAAAATAAATTAACAAGTACATTAGATAGTCATTTATTAAATAAATTTTCATTTAATAAAGATATATCAAATAATAATATTAGTAAAAAAAATAAACAAATTTATTTTAATAATTTAATAAAAGATATCAATTTTGAATACAACGATTCATTTTCTTGCTCCCATTATAATAAATGCAACATAATTAATTCAGATCCGGATTTATATAATTTTAATCCAAATAATTATATAATAGATCATAAAATTATTGATGTAGAAATAAATTCATTGAGCGATTTAATTAATATGATAAACGACAATCCTATTTGCATCAATATATCGTATAATATTAATATGCAAGCGATTAGTAACATAAAAGGACATTTAATTGAATTAAATAATATGATTGGTATGACATCGTTAAAAAATCATCTATTGGACCAAATACTTTATTTCGCACAAGGACTACATAAAAGTAAAAATAATACAGGAGATTTTATGCATACTGTTATTTATGGACCGCCTGGAACTGGAAAAACAGAGGTTGCAAAAATACTTGGTAAAATTTATAGCAAATTAGGAATATTAAAACGAGAGATATTCAAAAAAGCAACAAGAGCAGATATGATTGCCGGATATCTCGGACAAACATCTATTAAAACAAGAGAATTAATTAATTCTTGTATAGGAGGAGTATTATTTATTGATGAAGCATATTCACTAGGAAATGAGGAAAAGAAGGATAGTTTTTCAAAAGAATGTATTGATACATTATGCGAATCATTAAGCGACAATAAAGAAAATTTAATGGTAATTATAGCAGGATATGAAAAGGAATTAAATGAATGTTTTTTTAATTATAATCCTGGATTAGAATCTAGATTTATTTGGAGATTTAAAATAGATGGTTATAATGGAGAAGAATTAATGCAGATTTTTATTAAAAAAGTTAATGACAATGGATGGAGTATAGACAATAATAGCAAAATAGATAAATGCTGGTTTGAGAAAAATTTAAAATGTTTCAAATATTTTGGAAGAGACGTAGAAATATTATTTACTAAATCTAAAATAGCTCACAGTAGAAGAGTATTTTGTAAACCTGATAATGTAAAAACAAAGCTAACCATAGAAGATTTAAACAAAGGATTTGAAATGTTTATAGTTAATGATAATGTTAATGATAGAAAAATAAATGATGAAAAAATGAATTCTATTTATTTATAGTATCATTGGTATATATTTTTAAATTAAAGTCGGTTTATTAAATCCATTAAACCCGTCAACACAGCTATCATATGTATAAGCTCCAATATTATCCCAAAATATAGCATTATTTACATTCGGAACATTCATTAATACATTTTCAACAATCACATCATTTCCATCACATGTATTTCCCCAAATAGTACATCGTTTAATGTGTCCGGTATACAAACAATATGGTTTATATGTTTGATTGTCAAAAATTTTACCACTGAACGTGTTATAAATAGAATCATTAATGTAAACATTACAAATGTCCTTTTCTTCTTTAACAGCAATAACCTTTGTATAAAGTTTTAAACTTACCGAACTGAAAAAACGACCTGGTTCGGCAATAAATTTAATGCTAGTATCCATATTTATATAATCATTAATCTCATTTTTCAATATTAAAATGTCATTCTCATTATTAAATCCTCCTCCAATGTCAATTAATTCGAACCGTTTACCATTTTTTTTAAAATGAGAATAAATATTAGTATATATCAATGCTAACGTTTCTTTAAAAGCTACCATATTAGAACACTTTGAGCCAACATGAAATGATATTCCTACAATATTAAAATCACTTGATAATGCTGAAATCGTTTCTTCAATTGTAGCGCCAAATTTTGTATTAAATTTAATGAGAGAATATTTTTCAATTGATTTAATTCTCCAAATAATTTTTGCGTTTGGATAAACTTTTTTCACTTTTTTCAGCTCTGAAATATGGTCGCATACAATGTATTCTATATTGTTTTCTTTAGCATGTAAAATGTCATCCTCTGTTTTAATTGGATGAGACAAGATAATAGGATTATGGAAATGTTTCACTTTATCTATTTCTCCTCCACTTGCCACATCAAATCCAACATTGAATTTTGAAAGAGTGCTTAACATTGAATTGTGTGAAAATGATTTTACAGCATAATAAGGTTTAATATAAGGCAAATTGTCGTTCCAAAATTTTACACGAGATTCAACCGCACTTTCTTTAAAAATTGCTATAGGACGAGAAGAGTTAACTGCTAATGAATAATGACTATAGAAATTAGAAAGTGTTTTTCTCATGAACGAATAGATTATAGTATTAGTCTGTTAAAGTTTAAGTTTGTTTATTAAATTATTTGTGTAATATTTAATTAGGTATTTTATCAATATTTTTAGTTTTTAAATAATATATCATGTCTCCAACAAAAGTTTTAACAATAAATCCGGAATTTTTTTCAAATAAACATAATAATTCAAAAACATTAAAAAAGGAGAGAAAACAAAAACCCATTGGAGTTAAAACAACTTCAGCAAATTCCATGAGAAAAACTCTTTTAGCAAAAATAAGAAATTATCAAAAAAAGGAAGAAGATACTCAAAAAAGTGAAAAAAAAATAAATGAAGAAAAGGAAAAGGAACTTGATGACTCGTTTGAAAGTGAATTTAATAAATCATTAAATTTCTTACAAGAAATAGCAAATAAACATAAAAGTAAAGAAAAAAATAAAACATTTAAGAATAGGTCAGAACAAAAGGAACAATATGTAAATTTAGAATTACCTGAAGCACTTATAGAGATTCCAAACAATTATGAAGAGAGAAATTCAGAAAATAAACATACAAATTTTAATAAAGAATTAAAAATAAATAATGAAATCAATAAAAATCATTTTAATAATTTACCAAATACTTTTCCAATTGCGTTGTCTATAAAGAATGAGAGCAATATTATAGATAATGATATCAATATTAAACCTTTAATTAAAATTCAACCGCATAGCTTACAACCGCATAGCTTACAACCGCATAGCTTACAACCGCATAGCTTACAACCTCCTCCAATAATCACAATAAATACACCTCAAATGTCATTACCAACTATACAAGAAACAACCAAACCGTTAATTCCTCTACAGATTGCAGAACTAAATAAACCAATAGAAACAAATAAATTAGAAAATATCAAAATGCAAATAAGTCATATATATTCAGAAAAAAATATAAATCATAGTATTAAACCTAAAAAATTAAATGACATTGTAACGCCTCATAATTTGACTTTGAAAAATCCTCCTCCTTATAGTAATTTAAAAGGAAGCAATAAACCAACATATAGGGAATGGAATAAAACATATAAAACTCACGGCGAAACTACAGGCAAACCTAGAATTACTATAAATGAAAATAATAATAAAAAATATCTTCCTACTAAAAAAATAATTACACGTAAAACAAAAACAATCAAATATAATCTAGGTAAAAAAGGTAAGACTGTTGGAATTTTAATTAAAAATAATAAGACTAGAAAAAAAATTAAACATGAACTCTTATCATTAAAAAAAAAGAGTATAATAGAAGTCAAAGATTATCTTCATCAAAAAAATCTTATTAAGTCGGGAACACTTGCTCCAAATGATGTTTTGAGAGAAATTTATGAACAATCCATTTTATCAGGAGATGTAGTTAATGAAAGTAATCAAAATTTAATTCATAATTTTTTAAACAATAAAAAGGATATATTTTAATTTGTAAAAAAATCACATTTAATCTTGAATTTCTCTCTTCGTTATACTTTCAGGTCCTTAATTTTTTATAAAATAAACTAAAATATTTTTATAAATTTCATATTAAATATAAATATATCAAACGGTGAAACTATTCGATTAACCCGCTTTATATAGCTTGATAGAAATATATTATTATAAAAACATTTAAAGATGTAGAGAGATATTTACATATAACATTATATACTACATAATATATAATATATAATGTCAATTGTCAAGGATTATCTTACATTAACCGAGCAATGGGTTAGAGAAAGAGGAGAGAATATTATTGTTTTATATCAAAATGGATCTTTTTTTGAAATGTGGGGACTACAAGACCCGATTGGAAATATTATTGGCAGTCGCATTTCTGATGTAGCAAATCACTGCGATTTAAAATTGGCAGTTACAAATAAACATTCGCCTATCCAAGCAAATAAAAATCATAAAGTACTCATGGCAGGATTTAAGGTAGAATTAATTAATAAATATCTGAAAAAATTATACGAACTCGGATTCACAGCGATAGTTTATGAACAAGAATCTGACGGGAAGGGATTTATTCGTAAACTAACCCAAATTGTTTCTCCGGGTACATATTGGTCGAATGAAACGGATGTTTTATCAAATAATACAACTTGTGTATGGATTAATCATACTCCTGCTTTTGGAAAACATATTGAAAAAATTATTATAGGATTATCTAATATTGATATTTTTACTGGTAAAACATCATTATTTGAAGTAACAAACGCGTATATGCACGACCCGGCTACATATGATGAACTAGAGAGGTTTATTTCAATTTACAATCCAAGTGAAATAATTATTATTCATAATTTAACGGATGATATTGTAAATGATATTATTAAATTTACAAATATACAATCTACTTCTATTATTAAAGTTGATGTAACAGATACTCCATCATTAAATAAAGAAACAGAATTCTTTAAAATGGCAGAAAAATGTGAAAAACAAACATATCAGAGTGAAATTATTAATTCATTTTTTGATAACATAAACGACGAGATATTTTTTGAAAATTATCAACATTATACAATCGCTACTCAATCCTTTTGTTTTTTACTTGATTTTGTTAAACGACATAATCCAAACTTAGTCAATAAGATTACAACTCCTATTTTTGAAAATTGTTCCGATAGATTGGTATTGGCAAATCATTCTCTAAGCCAATTAAATATAATTAATGATAACCGGTATAAAGGAAAATTATCATCGGTTAGTTCGTTTTTAAACAATTGCGTGACTAATATGGGAAAGAGAAAATTTTACTATGATTTATTAAATCCAATTAAGGACGAAACTATACTTAATTCTTATTATAATATTACCGAACATCTTTTATCAAATACATGTAATTCATGGGAAGACTATAGAAAGGGACTTTATAATACGAGAGATATTGAAAAATTAATAAGAAAATTAATTATTAAAAAAATAACACCAAAAGACGTATCTATCTTATCTCAAAATATTAATAATATCATTTCACTCAATAAAAAGATTATAAAGGATAAAATTTTATATGAATACCTAGATAAACCAACTATTAATATTGATTGTAAAGACATATGCGAAATGATTGATACGAATTTTGATATTAATAAATGTGAGAATATTTCAGAATTCACTTGTGATGGATTAACCGGATATTCTGTAGAAGAGTTATGTTTTGTTAAAAAAGGAGTATCAGAACAAATTGATAAAACAATCAAAGAATATTATGATTCACGAGAACAATTTGAAAGCATTAGGTCTTATTTATCAAACGCAATCCAAACACTAGAAAAAAAAAATAGTGATACTCAATTTATTAAAATACATGAGACCGCAAAGAGCGACGACTTACTCATTGGAACAAGTAGAAGAATCACTTTATTAAAAAGCGCTTTACCAAAAACAGATAAAATAAATATAGAATATACATCAACATATACCAAAACAAAAGAAACATTCTCATTTAATTTATCAGAACTAGAATATAAACCACATGGAAGCAATAAAAGTAATTTAATTGTTACAAGTTTAGAAATCAGACACCTGACAAGTAATATACAAAATGTAAAAGAACAATTAATTAAATATATTATTTCATATTATAATTCATTTATAGATAGATTAATAGAAAAAAGAGATGAATTGAATAATATTAGCGAGTATATTACTATTATAGATACTCTTCAGTGTCGTTGTTATATAGCTAATAAATATAATTATTGTAAACCCGTAATTCAAAAACAAGAGAAAGCATTTATAAATTTTGAAGGATTAAGACATTGTTTAATCGAACACATTTTAACCAAAGAATTATATGTTACAAATGAACTAGTCGTTGGTAATGAGTTTAATGGATTTTTAATTTATGGAACAAACGCAGTAGGTAAAACAAGTTTAATTCGCGCAATTGGAATTTCTCTCGTCATGGCACAAGCAGGCCTTTATGTTCCATGTTCTTCATTTGTCTATTCTCCTTATAGTTATTTATTTACAAGAATTTTAGGAAATGATAATTTATTTAAAGGTCAATCTACATTTGCAGTGGAAATGTCCGAATTGAGAACTATATTGAAAATGGCAAATTCAAATAGTTTAATTTTAGGAGATGAATTATGCTCTGGAACCGAACAAGGTTCGGCAAACAGTATATTTACAACTGGTCTAGAATTTTTAGATAAATTAAATAGTAGTTATATTTTCGCAACACACTTTCATGAAATAACACAATGGACCGAAATAAAAGATATTGAGAAATTAAAATTAATGCACATGTCTGTTTTATATGATAAGGAAACTAAAAAATTAATTTATGATAGAAAATTAAAAGAAGGACCGGGACATACTATGTATGGTCTAGAAGTATGTAAAGCATTGAAATTACCAGATGAATTTTTAGAAAGAGCACATCAAATACGCGTTAAATATAATCCTGAGAGCGGAAATACTACATCCATGGCACCGTCTCATTATAATTCAAAAAAAATCCGCGGCATATGTGAAATGTGCAAATCTAATATTGGAGAAGACGTCCATCATTTACAACATCAAAAAAAGGTAAATGGTAAAAATAATTATATTAATTCATTTCATAAAAATCATTCTGCAAATTTAATAAATGTATGTAAGAATTGTCACGATGAGTTTCATTCAACTGATGTACAATTCAAACGCATTAAAACAAGCGAAGGATATGACATTGTAAGATGTTAATCGTTGAGAGAAATTAAAAAATAAATATTAAATAAAATAAATTCATTTTGATGATAGAGAAAATTAATATGTAATTTATAAAAAATTGAAATACTTTTTTTACATGATAGTAAAGGTATCTGATTATTACAAAAGTTGTCTCGAACAATATGACTGCTCCTACTACCACTACAACAACGGATTGCCCTATTTGCATGGAAGTTGTTCATTCCGACATTAACTGTGTGATTACCGCGTGTAAACATACATTTCATACGAGTTGTCTTCTCACTAACATCGTTCATAACGGTTTTGGTTGCCCTTATTGCCGGACAGAGATGGTTGATCCGGAGATACTAAAGGAAGACGATGAGCGTGACCGGTTGAATGAAGCATTTTATGACGAAAATGGCGATGACGAAGATGAAGAGAGCAGCAGCTACGATGATGAAGAAGACCCTCATGTATGGACTGCCGAGACACGCCAGGTGGAGAGAGGATTTCTTGGTATGCGAATGATGTTTGCTCGCGAAGAAGAGGAGGAAATTGTAGAGGATGCGAATGCGGATGCGAATGCGGAAGAGGAAGAGGAAGATAGCGATGCGTCTTGGATGAACTCTGACGAAGATCCGGATGATTCATCTTCCGAAGACGATGAAGAAGAAGCCGCCGCCAGGGCAAGCCGTGAACCGATGAATCGTCTAGCGATAGACTCTATTATTGAGAGGGAGAACCGATCATCCAGAGAGAACTATATTCCTTCTCCGCAAGAGGTTACGTCCTTTTTGGAACAATCTGGATATTCATTGATAGATTTTGTCAGGCTTGTTTTGTGGAACGAACACCCAGAGTATGATGCCATTATTGCACAGCGCATTTCTCGGTCAACTTCTCGTCGCGTATTCCACTTCATTCGTGGGCTTTTGAGGGAGTACCAAGGACGCATTGAGACCAACCCAAACACAAACATCACCCAGTCGGACGAGGAAGAAACTAACGCAGAAGAAGTCAACGAGCCCCAAGATTCTTCATGGTTGACAGCGCAAATGGAGCCATTTGATGACACTGGATTCTTCTTTATGGGGTCTACTGCTAGCATAGATGACGAAGAGGATACACCGCCTGAATGGAGTCGGACACGGTTTCAGTTAGATTTAGATTAGAATGGAGTAGGGTACATGTAAATATATAGCTAAGTTAGGAAAACAGGTAGGATTTTGTTATCAATAAATAACCCTTTTTTGTTTTAAATATAATTATATTTAAATATAATATAAATGGTATCAGAAAACAAAATTAATAAAGTAGATAGCGAACGGTTTTCTACTAGTACGAATATTTATAAAAAAATATTTTTATTTTTAGTAACAATAATTGTATTAGTCGGTATATTTGGAGTTGCGTTTCCAAATGCCAGTATATTTTTTTTTACTAATTTTGAATACATTTTACTAGGAACTATTATTATACTAGCTTCTTTAGTTTTGATTTCAATGTTAAATATAAATTTTCCTGAAACCGATAAAGGATATGGACCTGTTAGAAAAATAGTAACAATTGAAGGATATAATATCTATTAATTAATTTAGAAATTTATTTATTAAAAATGTTATTATTTAAGTTCTCGTTTTACCACTTACATCTTACATATTTAATGTTAATATTATTATATAAATTGTTTCAGTTTATTTGTTACCATATATGATAAATTATTAATAATAATAATAATAATAATTATTTTATTTTTTTGTTCTAGTATATTTACGTTTTATTCTTCTAGTGTATTTAATTTTTCTTTTTCCTTGTCTATAAGATTTAGTTTTTATTTTATTTTTCCTTTTTCTTGTTGATTTACTACCTCCTCTACCAAATGCTCCTGCTCCAGCTCCAGATGCGGTTACAATTGGTAGTAACCCATTTGCAAAATATTATTAAGTATTTTTATTTTATCATTTAAAAAGAGAAAAGTATAAATTATTTGGATATTTGATTTAAATATTAATCACTATTATTTATTATAAATAAAAAATGAAATCAAATCCTGAAATCATAACAAAAATAAATTGTAATATATCTCTTGATAAAGACGAAGTAAATTGCGCATTAAATTGTATGCAAAATTCAATAAGATGTTACCAAAATGCTCCAATATTAAATAATGAAGAGAGAAATAAACACATAAAAGAATGTCAAGAGATTGTGATAAAATGCTATTTGGAAATATTAGCAAAAAAAAATAAATAAAAAAATTGATTTATATAAATGTTTTCTATAATGTATATAACCAAAGAATGATCATCCCTGTAAAGTGTTTCACGTGTGGCAAAGTTTTAGGAGATAAGTATCGTTATTATCAAGAAGAAGTCCGTAAGGCAAAATTAGCAAGAAATATGGAAGTTAATGATATTATATATTTAACGCGTCAATTCATTGATAAGACTCCGGAAGGAGAAGTTATGGATCAACTTGGATTAACAAGATATTGTTGTAGAAGACATATTTTAACTCATGTTGACATTGAATAAATTATTAAAATATAAATATACTATATAATGCCAAAAAAATATACGTTAAAATCTAAACGACCTAAAAAAGTCAATAAACGAAAACATACTCGTCGCCACTCATCTAACAAAAAATATAAAACACGTTCTCGTTCTCATTCTAAATTTAATCGTCGTTCTAATTTTAGAAAATCTAGTAAAATGATGAGAGGAGGATTTGGTCCAGGTGCAGGTCCAGTTGGTTATAGTTGGAAAGCAGACCCAACTACATGGCCTGGAGCTTATGCATCAAATGGAGGAAATACTAACGGTATGACTTTTTCTAATCATTACCAATATAACCCCCAAGGAACCGGTGTAGGCGGTTTAGACCCAGCAATTTCGACAAGAGGAGATTTAGCGGATTTATATAGCCAAAGCGGAGGAGGTGCTTTTCAAGATGTGATAAATTTAGGGCGTTCTGCTGAATTTGGCGTAAAAGACTTTTTCTCACAAGTATATGGAACTGTGAATCCTCCAACTGACCCAAACCCAGTTAAACACCAATTCGCAAGTGATAATTATAAGGTAATATCAAGTGAAGTTCCAAATATAAGAAATATTGTCAAAACATCGGCAGATAGTGTAGCAAGAATGTAATTTTCAATATAGTTTTTTTCTATATATAAAATATAAAGAGAATGGCATTACAAGATTTAAATAAATTATGTTCCCCGGCTCAATTGTATTTATTTCTTACATTATTAACTTTAATCGTTATGGTATTCCAAAATAACGGAACGTATGAAAATGTATTATGTGTAGGAAACTATGAATGTCATAATGCGCCGAATAAAATGGCTTTAGTTTTTGTAAAACTAATTTATATCGCGTTTTGGACGTTTGTTCTTAATTTGATGTGTAGGGGAGGATACAAGAACCTTGCTTGGTTTTTAGTTTTATTTCCTATATTATTATCTGGTTTATTATTAGTATTTGCAGTTGGACCTTGGACTCACAAGGGTATATTATTTGAAGGATTCAGTGAAGGCATGGACGATGAGGCGGACGATGAGATGGACGGCGATGTGGTGGATGGGTTTTCGATGAGAAAAAAAATGAAGAAAATCACGAAACATATTATACCGAACCGACGAGTCGCTGGAACTCCAGTTAACGCGGCGTTAAGTAATTAAAGAATAACAAATTAAATATTTAACATTTAATCTTTAATTAATTATTTAATATATTTAATTAAATAATTATACAACAAGGGTTTTATACAAAGAACAGTTTAAAAAAATATGATAATAATAATATATATAATGGACGAAGAAACGATATGGAAAATAATTGATAAATATTTTAAAAGTAATCAAAATATATTAGTGTCACATCATTTAGATTCTTATAATGATTTTATGAATAATGGCATTAAACGAATTTTCAAAGAAAAAAACCCAATTAAAATTATTAAAAAACAAAATCCAGTAACAAAAGAATTTGACTTAAGATGTAATATATATTTAGGTGGAAAATCAGGAGACCGCGTTTACATAGGAAAACCAGTTATTTATGATGAAACAAGGGAACATTATATGTATCCAAATGAAGCGCGTCTAAGAAATATGTCATATGGGGCTACAATTCATTATGATGTTGATGTAGATTTTTTTATAAAAGATGGAGAAACATTAATAGAACGCAATATTACTTTACCAGAAAAAATATATCTTGGAAAATTCCCTATAATGTTAAATTCTGATCTCTGTATATTGAATAAATTAGATCCTAAAGTAAAATTTAATATGGGAGAATGTAAGAATGATTATGGAGGTTATTTTATAATTGATGGAAAAGAAAAAGTTGTTATACCACAAGAAAAATTTGCCGATAATATGCTATATATTAGAGATAAAGTAAATGATTTATATAGCCATAGTGCTGAAATAAGAACTGTGTCGGAAGATGTATCTAAGCCACTTAGAACTTTATCTGTTAAAATAGTTGCACCGTCAGCAAGTTATTCCAATAAACATATTGTGGTTGATATACCAAATGTACGAGCCCCGATTCCTCTATTTACTGTAATGAGAGCACTAGGCATTGAATCAGACAAAGACATTATTAAATGTTGTTTACTAGACATGGATAAATATAAATCCTATATTGACCTGTTTATTCCATCGATCCATAATGCTGGGAAAATTTTCACACAGGAAAACGCATTGAAATATATATCCACGTTTACAAAAACAAAGACTATTTCTTCTACTCTTCATATTTTATCTGATTATTTTTTACCCAATGTTGGAGAGCTTAATTTTATATCAAAAGCATATTTTTTGGGATATATGACACTTGAAATATTGAAAGTTTATACAAAAGAAGAAAAACCAACAGACCGAGATAGTTTCAAATTTAAGCGTGTAGAGGAAACAGGATCATTAATGTATGATTTATTCAGAGAATATTACACTTTACAGCAAAAACACATTTTCAAAACAATTGATAAGGAATATTTCTACAAGGAAACTACATATCAGGGTAATAATTTTTTTAGTTTAATAGAAAATAATTACAGAGATTTTTTTAAAGATAGAATTGTTGAAGATGGATTCAGAAAAGGGTTCAAAGGAAATTGGGGAGCAGAGACACACACTAAACGGGTTGGGTTAGTCCAGCCGTTAAATCGTTTATCATATAATTCTTTTATAGCGCATTTGAGAAAAATAAATTTACCTCTTGATGCTAGTGCTAAAGTAGTTGGTCCCCGTTTGCTACATGGATCACAATGGGGAATAATTGACCCTGTAGATACGCCTGATGGAGGGAGTATTGGATTGCATAAACATATGGCAATTACTACTAAAATCACAGGTTATTGTTCCGGTATACCTATTATGAAGTGGTTAAGAAACTATGCGAATGTATTATTATTAGAAGAATGTAGACCCGAATTATTGGCCCAAACAACAAAAGTATTTGTTAATGGTAGATGGATTGGTAATATTGAAAAACCATTGGAGGTTGTTTCTTATATGAAACAGGCAAAACGTAATGCTATTATCCCGATTTATACAAGCATTCAATTTAATATTAATAAAAATGAAATAATTATTTATACGGATGCTGGAAGATTGTGTAGACCTGTTTTTTATATAGATAAAGAAGAAAATAAGATAAGTTATGATAGACAAGATATTATTGATAAATTAAAAACAAATGATTTTACGTGGGAACAGCTTATTAGTGGGTTTAAAGATAAAATAGACCCGTCATTTTCAATAAACAGTTGTAAATTATATGACACAGTAACTGATTTATATAATATTTCAAATGTAAGTGAATTGACACAAACTCAGTCAGTAATAGAATATATAGATACATCTGAATCAGAGATGGCATTAATCGCATTCAATGAAAACATCTTATATAAAAATAAAAACAAAAACGGCGATGAAATGTATGAAGGAACATCAGAAGAAAAATCAGAAAGAGGAGAGAAAATAAAAAATAAAAGATTACCAAAAGATACAAAATATACTCATTTGGAAATTCATCCTTCATTTTTACTTGGTGTATTAGGCAATCAGATTGTATTTCCTGAAAATAATCAATTGCCGAGAGATTTATTCGCATGCGGTCAAAGTAAACAAGCAGTTTCATTATACAATTCAAATTATCAAGTAAGAATTGATAAAATGGGAGTTATTTTGAATTACGGACAAGTTCCTCTTGTTAAAAGTAGATATATGAAATACATAAACAATGAAGAACATCCGTATGGAGAAAATGTAGTGGTAGCAATTGGAGTATATGGTGGGTATAATGTAGAAGATTCTATCCTCTTCAATGAAGGGTCTATACAACGAGGCATGTTTAGAACAACCTATTTTAGTAGCTACGAATCACACGAAGAAAGTTCTAAGATTGGTAATTCAAAAGTAGACTCTAAATTTGCAAATATTGAAGAAACAAATGTAGTAGGATTAAAACCTGGTTATGATTATTCTGAATTAGATAAATATGGATTAATTAAAGAAAATTCTCCTGTAGATGATAAAACGGTTTTGATTGGTAAGGTAATATCTAGTGTTGACAAACCAGGAACATTTATTGATAATTCTATATTCCCAAAGAAAGGGCAACTCGGATTTGTAGACAAATCATTTATAACTGACGGAGAAGAAGGAGTTAGAATATCAAAAGTAAGAGTAAGAGAAGAGAGAGTACCAAGTATAGGTGATAAATTTTGTAGTAGATGCGGTCAAAAAGGAACAGTTGGATTAGTTATACCCGAAATAGATATGCCATTCACATCCGACGGAATTAAACCTGACATTATTGTAAATCCTCATGCTTTACCAAGTCGTATGACAATAGGTCAACTAATTGAAACATTAATGGGAAAAGCATGTTCTTTATATGGTGGGTTTGGAGATTGTACTGCGTTTGTAAATAATGGACCCAAACATAAAAAATTAGGAGAACTTTTATCGTTACAAGGGTTCCATTCATCGGGCAATCAAATTTTATATAATGGAACTACAGGAGAACAATTAGAATCAGAAATATTTATTGGACCTACGTATTACATGCGACTTAAACACATGGTTAAAGATAAAATAAATTATAGAGCACAAGGACCTAGAACTGTATTAACCCGACAAACCGTCCAGGGTAGAGCAAATGACGGTGGTTTACGTATAGGAGAAATGGAACGCGATGGAATTATTTCTCATGGAGCCACTAAATTTTTAGAAGAATCTCATATGATAAGAGGAGATGAATATTATATGGCTATATGTAATCAAACAGGAACAATCGCGGTTTATAACGAAAGTAAAAACTTATTTATGAGTCCTATGGCAGATGGTCCAATTCAATTTACAAATATTACTGATACCAATGCGGATGTTGTTAATATGACAAGATTTGGACGAGAATTTAGCATTGTAAGAGTTCCATATGCGTTTAAATTATTAATGCAGGAATTAAGAACTATGAATATTGAAATGAGAATTATTACTGAAGAAAATGTAGATCAATTAACTAGTTTATCGTTTACAGATAACTATAAGAAATTGTCTGGTAACGCAGAACAAAATATAGCACAAATTATTAAAAAATACAATAGAATTAAAACTTATGGAGATGATGAAGACTATAATAAAAAAGAAAAAGAAGCAAAATTCGTTGAACTGTCAAATGACGATATATTATATAAATATGGATGGTTATTTAGAGTTGACGATTTAGATGAAGGAGAGATATTTGATTCAATTGTTATTGATGCTAATGGGCGACCTGCGTCTGTATGGTATGTAGACGATAAAGGATATAAACCAGATATTCCTCCAAGTGAATTGATTATTTATATTAGAGATACAGATGGAAAAGTTGTTGAGTTTAGAGAGATAATAAATAAGTTGCTTGAATTTAGAGGTCCTAATAATATGAAACGTGTAATTGATTATTTTGAGAATGAAGGAACATCTGTAAGCCCTCCTTATAATCCTGAAGTAAGTCCTCCATATAATCCAGCTCAAACACCTGAAAGTCCTCCTTATAATCCAGCTCAAACCCCTGAAGTAAGCCCTCCTTATAATCCAGCTCAAACACCTGAAGTAAGCCCTCCTTATAATCCAGCTCAAACCCCTGAAGTAAGCCCTCCTTATAATCCAGCTCAAACCCCTGAAGTAAGCCCTCCTTATAATCCAGCTCAAACACCTGAAAGTCCTCCTTATAATCCAGCTCAAACACCTGAAAGTCCTCCTTATAATCCAGCTCAAACACCAGAAGTAAGCCCTCCATATAATCCAGTTCAACTATCTGAAGGTCCTCTTACTCCTCAATACCAACCACAAACACCAGAAGGTCCACCTCCTCCCCAAAGTTCTAGTATAAGTAATTCAGAAAATAGTGAAAGTTTACTTATGAATGTCGAAGAAGAAAAAGAAACAGAAGAAGAAGAAGCAAAGGCTGAAAATAAAAAAATTATATTATAAAATTGAAATGAATTAAAATATAAATTTGTATTATAAATAAGAAATGGCACAAAGTAATCACATACAATCTATCTATAATTCCAGATTAAATATATTAGAACACATGAAATATCAGTCGTTTAATACTGAAGATTATGACAACTTTAGTATTAGCGAAGTTTACACAATGTTTCAAAATAAACAACTTGATATGTTATTAGAGCGAGAAGAAAATAAAGAAAAACAACTTCCTAAAAAGAAGGTATATATTAAATATCATTTAGCAAAAACTCTAAGACCTCAAAATATTTACGATTATATAGAAGATTTATTCAATATTGAACAAGCATTGACAAAAGATGACGATTTAATGATTATTGTTCGCGATGAACCAAATGAAACAATTATCAAGACACTTCAGCAAATTTGGTTTTCAGACAGGCAATTTGTTATTATATGGAATATTAAATATTTACAATTTAATGTATTAAAACACGTTTTGGTTCCGAAACACGAAATATTGAATTCTACAGAAGATAAAGAATTTAGAAAAAGATATAATGTTAATAATGATAAAGAATTACCAGGCATATCAAGATTTAGTACTGTCGCAATGGCAATTGGAATTAGACCAGGAGAGACATGTAAAATTACGAGACCAAGTAAAACATCTATTAATACAATATTTTATAGAATTTGTTCTTCATAATATATAATATGAGTAACGATATAATTAAATCCTATAAAACAAATTTAACAAATGCGGAAACAAAATTGAATATGGTTTTAAATGAAATGATAAAATCATATCCCAATTATAAGCTTTATCCGGATGTAAATGAAATACAAAACATTCATGAAAATAATACTTTCAAATTAGAAGATATTAAAAAAGAAATTTTTTTACTTAAAACATCTATACATAAAGATAATGAAAAAATCAAAAAAATGATTGAAATGAAAAATAAAGAACTTAAAATGTTAGAAGACCATAATAAAAAATTAAAAAAAAGATATAATACATTAATTGATAGCGACCAATCATCCATCGGATTACGCGCCCAAGTTGAAGATCAATATAGAAAAACATATTTATCATTTACATTATTGGCAACATTTACATTATCAATTGGAGCTCTTGGAGTTATTGGATTGAATAAATTGAGATTGATAAGAAATTCAAACTTGGTTAAATAACAATAAATATAAAAAAGTATTTTTCTATATTTATTGTATAACAAATGGAAATTGATAATATTTTTAAATCATTTAGTTCATTTTTAAATAATACTATGCAAAAAGATGAAAATTTAAATCAAGGAAAAGAACTATTAAATTATGAAGAAATATATAAAAAAACCGTAGACCCACACTTAAAACCATTACAAATGACATCGTCTCCTAAACTATCATCTTTAATTGAAACTTTAGAAAGTAACTCATCAACTAATTCAAATCAGAAAGTAAATCCTATAGTTAAATCAAGCAAAACAGAAGACGAATTCAATAAAAAATTAGCAGAATATTCTAGTACTTATAAAATATTTATAGAAAACTTAATGAATAACTCTAAAGATAAAGGTTCTGTCGTAAAATATTATGGTAAAACAGTAAAGGATAAAGACGGAAATTACACATATGTTAATAATTTTGGATTTACTCATAAATATTTATCTAATTCTTGGTCTTATAATGATACTTCATGTCCGAATGCGGAGATGGAAGTAGTAGACGACATGATATTAAATAAAATGACGAGGGGTCCAAATATGGGATCCGGTCAAGCATGTAAAATTGCAGGACAAAATGTAGAAAATAAAGAAACAAATGAAGTCGCTTGGGTTGACATTAAAGGTTTCAAACATGTTTATCCAAGTAAAGTATGGAATAATAAAAAAGAAAGCTGTAAATCAACGCCCTTGAAATTGAGCGCCAACGCATATAATAATATACCGACTGATACTCCTATGAAAGAGAATATAGATTGTATGAAATTAAACGCTGATCCAGCATTATGGTCTAAATTACAAAATTTAAATAGTGAACTAATTTCTCTCTCTAAAAAACTTGTAGATGAATTGAAACAAATAAATACAAATGATAAAAATATAAATAATAAAATTAAACAAAAACAATATGAACTAGATAATTATATTAAAAATTTTGAAAATGATAAAAAAAAAATAGGCGATATTGAAAGTACTTATGAAATAATACAAGGTCAAGAATCATATACATCTACATACTCAACTTCAGAACATAATCAATATTTAATTTGGTTATTATTAGCTATTTTAATTTTACTAGCATTATTTAGAAGTGTAATGGGAGAAGACGAACAATTAGTAAGCGGATTGTTATTGATAATATTAATGTTTGTTTTATATTACATAATCAAATCATACACAAATATTTAATAAATATATAATATAAATGGAAAATAATACGAATTTATTAGATTTGATTGAAAAAGAACAAGAATTAAATGCTTCATTAGAATTATACAAATCTATTAATAATGAATATAAATCAACCGATCAATTAAATAATGTAGAAAAAAGAACACATTTCAATAATTTATTAAATAATTTATTAGAATTAAACCAAAAAATTAGTTATCAAGCATTAGATGTTAAAGCATTAAGAAATTCTCTCTCTGATTATAATATAAATGTTGATGCAAATAAATTAAAGATAGACACGAATTTAAAAAATGTTATGAATGACATTGAAAAAAATACCGCCGAAATTATTAAAAATAAACAACTTCTAGATGATTATGACGGATCAAGCAAAGAATTTAGTAAAATATTTGATTCGAAAAATATAAAATATTTTTTTTCTGTTTTAGTTGTAATCGTCTTGATATTTAGTATAATTAAAAGTATATCAGTGCCATATCATACAAATTTAGAAAAATTAATATTTACAATATTGACATTTGTAACTATATACCATATTCGCATGTTTGTAACAGATAAAATTAAACATATTAATTTTAATAAATATAAACCACATATATTTGATACGAATTAATTTTAAGTGTCATATAAATAGTGTAAATTATAAAATTTATTAAAATACTATTTTATATAGTTATATTAAATAGTATGAATTATTCTGACTTAAATAGTGAAATAGATAATAAGTCATCTTTGTCTAGTATACAAGGACAAGAATATAGAAAAAAATACGACCCTATAACAAAAGAAGGGTTTTCCAATTTATTTGGAGAAAACGCAGTTGATTCTAAAAATAAATCAGATTTAAATGAATTATTAGAACTAGAAAAAAAATACCAATCATTGTTGTCGGAATATTTAAATGATTATAAACAGTTAATGAGTAATACAACGCAATATTTTGATATATTAAAAAGTCCATTGATTAATAAGAATATTCGTCTTACGGATGGAACAATTGGTTATGTAACCAACGTGGGTGTATTCAAACCGTACCCATCAATGGATATTTTTAATAATACATCCGGAAAAAATGGTTGTCCGTCTAATTTTACTCAAGTTGAAGCAATTATATCAAACAATAAAGTAACAACTACCCCTCCCTTTACAGTTGGAGAAAAAATGGAATTAGAACAAAGTTGTGGAAATGAAGGAAAAAATGTTTTTGTATCAAGTCTCGGTCAGGAAGGAAGTCATTCATATCAAGGATGTTTCAATGGTGGAGATGGGATTGAAGTCGGAAACCGGGATCAATTAGAACAAGGTGGTTCATTTGAACAATGTAAAAAACTTGCACAGATTAGAGGCAAAAATGTATTTGGATTAAATTCTGTTGAAAATAAAGCAATGTGTTATGTTGGAGATGATATAGAAAAAATAAGATCAAACGGATTATCTTTAAAAAATATTGTTAGTTGGGAAACGCCAATAAATACTAGTGCTATTTCTGCCGCACTTAATAAAACAGGACAATTACTAGTTAAAGGGTATGTTAATGCGGTTTCAAATATCATTCCTGGGCTTACTTTCCAGGTATACCAAGGATATATGAATGACAATGTTAATTTTTTCAAAACAGCAACAAAATTAGGAAGTCGTGGAGTTACAAATAGCGGGTTTAATGATATAAGGAGTTCTACGAATTCTATTATAAATGAAAATTCACAAAAAGTATCAGTTGAATGGATAGGATACGTCCAAATGCCATCGTATGAGTTCGATAGCGTTAGATTCGAACTTGAATCCGACGACTGCAGTTTTATGTGGCTAGGAAATGAAGCAATCTCAAATTATACTACTACTAACGCATTTATTAATAATCCAGGGACTCATCCTATGAAAAAAGTAAGTAAATCTATTGTTTTAAAAAGCAATACATATTATCCAATTAGAATTCAATACGGAAACAATGAAGGTCAAGGCAATATCAAAATATGGCAATATATTACCAGCGGAAAACAAACTAGTGGAGGAGTTTTAAGAGGAAATACTACTCCTGACCCTTTCAGTAGTGAATTGATATTACCAAATAGTTCAACAATAGCTACATTATGGAAGTCAAATGAACCAGTATCAGGATGTGACCCTATATATGGAGGTTTAATTAATTCAACTGATACTGTAGCTACTTGGGGATATAACTGTAATTCTAAAAATTTTAAAGGAACCCCTTATAATGTTCCGATTGGAAATGTTACTGATGGCGTTAAATCAGTTATTGAAAAAAAATGGTCGGCTTCATATTTAGTTGGAGGAAGTGGGAATGATCCAGCATATGGATGTAGAAAGAATTTTTCAGCAAATTACACATGTGGTAATGGAGTTACAAAATCAATAAATATTTCTGGGGAAGCAGGAGGACGAACCGCAGTATTCAATTGTAAATCTGAAACTAGGAAATGCCAGAGTTTTTTGAGAGTTCAGAATGATGGAAATTTAGTTATTTACAATTTATATGATCGTTCTGTTTTGTGGAATAGTAATACAGTTGGTAAGACAGGTATAATAAATAAAGATAAAATGGCATCCAAAGGAAAAAATGGGCGCAATTATTTACGGGAAGGAGAAACATTAAGCGATGGAGAGTTTATAGGTTCTGATAATGGTAAATGTTATCTGCAAATGGTTAAAGGTGTAGGACTACAACTAATTTACAATGAATCAAATTGTACTTCAATTGATGGTAAAATGTATGGTAATAACACGAGTACGATTGCGGCATATTCATTAACTGATAATGATAGATCTAATTTATTTAAAACTGGATATATTACAAATGACAGCATTTATAAACCATATAACCAAAGTCAATTATCACAAACAAATAATTATATTGAAATAGGATTGGGAAATAAAAATATGCTAACTAATATAGATAATCGTATAAAAGAAATAAAAGTAAATGATATATCAGAATGTAAAACGTCATGTAACGAAGATAAAAATTGTGACGGTTTTAATTACTTGAATTATACTGATAAAAATAATGCTAATATAAAAAGTTGTGGTTTAAAAGATAAAAGTCAAATTAATCCACAAGATAAATATTCAGCAATTTATCCAAATAATAATGATTTTTCAATTATAGAGAATAAATTATATAAAAGAATTAATAATGTTAAAAATAATACGTCTTGTAGTAAAGAAGTATCCAATATTTCAAATGATTTGTATTCTAATTATGTAAAAGGAGGAAGTTTCACAGAAAAAGATACTTGTGGATTAGGAAAATATAATGATGTTTTGAAAAAAAAATTAAATCGTAGTTTATCTCGGTTACAATTAACTGTTAGACAAATGAATCAAAAATTAAGCAATTTATCTGTAACAGATAAAAAAATATTAACAGAGCGTGGATATAATGAAAAAAAAATTAATGATAATATAATGTCAATCGGATTGACACATCAGAAATATTTAGGATCTAAACCACAATTTGAAACAATAAAAGGTATGGTAAATGATACAGACTCAGATATGTTAAGTAAAAGTTATAATAGTTTATTGTGGAGTATTTTGGCAATTATGATAGTCATTGGGGGCATTAAAATGACAAAATAAATATATATTATCTCATAAAATAATATATATGAGCGCTCAACAAACTACAAATCCCTATACTTCATATGATAATGATAAAAAGTTAAATACTATTACCACGATATTAAATTTACAACAAACAGAAAAGCAATTATTTAGCGATTTAGAAACGATCGCAAGCAATCCAGAAGGAAGTAATTTAGCAGAACAAAGTAAAATTATTGAAAAAATAAATAGTTTATCCACAACAAGAATAAATTTATTCAATACCATTAATGATTTGTACCAATATGCAAAAGACAATGTTTCTGAAAACAGAAAAGAATTAGTTGATAAAATGGTTGTAGCCAAGGTAATGGAAACACAATTGAATAATATGAAACAAATGTCTAATGAATTACAAACAGTTAAAAATAATAAATTAAGAATGGTACAAATTAATACGTATTATGGAAAGCAATATGAAGCACAAACCGATTTAATGAAACTGATTGTTAAAATATGCGCGATTATTATAATAATTGTATTTGTATCTAAAATGGGATTTATACCTACTCAGATTTCAACTCCTGTTATTATTGTTATAATTGGGGTCGGAGCTTTTCTAATATTTAGAAAAATAAGGGATTTATCATCTAGAGATAAAATGGATTTTGATAGATATGATACAGATATGATGCCATCTAAAGATTTATCAGAAAATTATGATTATAATAAAAATTTTAATGAATTAGGCGGTGATGCATGGTCTATTTGCGGAGACGGAACATTATTCAATAATGACAAAGGTCAATGTCTTGTGAAATCAGTTGAACCATTTAGCATAATGAATAGCGAAGTCGTTTCAGGACATGATGATTTTAATCGTTTAAGTGGTCCAATGGAAATATAATTTACAACAATAAAACATATATTTTAATATATAAATATATTAGTAAATGAATTTTAACGACTGTCAAGAAAAGGTAAATAATGCGTTAATAAATTATGGCATATATCCTAGACGCAAACAATGTCCGAAAGGAAAAAAGGGAAACAAATGTAGAGCGAGGTTTGGAAGTTATCAAAATAATAGCAGAGGAGGAGATAAGGACATATACTTCGATCCCGTTACTGAATGCGGCGCAGCATGTAAAGAAAAAAAACGACAACAACTACTACTTACTCTTAAGTATCAAGGAGCAAAAACAAATATTAAAATCGCTCCTTCAAAATTGGATGTGGCTGAAAAAAATTATTATGTAGGAATTTACGGTCAATCTGAATACAATGATTTATTATTAGAGAGATATTCAAATAAAATTAATGAAATTTCAATTAATGAAAAAAATATATTTAACGGACAGAAAGAGAACATGTTATTATTACTAGAATATTATGAAAAGAATATATTATTATATGAAAAAATAAATGGTTTGATTAAAAAAAATATAACAGAAAATAATATACTAATTAATAAAATAGATGATATAATAAGTAGAAGAAATACAAATGAGAGAGTCATTCATTACGACGATCAACAACTTCAAAATGTTAAAAAATGGAAAAAATACAATTTATATTTTTTGATATTTATTTACATTATCTTATTTTCATTGTTATTAATATTCAGGCGCGATCTATTAAGTTATAAAATTGTTTCATTATTTATAGTGTTACTTATAATTCCTTTACTTTTAATTCCTTCAATAACTAGGCTTATTTTATCTCTTTACAGTTGGATTGATGCCGACGCGTCTAATATGGGAGTAAATCAATTATTGTATAAAATTTTATTAGAAATGTATGATGAATTAAAATTATTTTTTGGAATTTTTGCTGCTCCAATTGAAATTTTAGCGTTATAAATATATATTATTTAATGTGTATAAATAATATAATTATCAATTTTTTATATGACTTAATTTATATAAATGATTATTAAAGTTATCTCTTGGAATGTATTGGCAGTTGAATTTGTTAAAAAAAGTTATTATCCGTCTTTGAATATTAACTCGCTTAATAATAGACCAAAGCGGATAAAAAAAATTATTAATAAATTATTAGAAGAAAATCCTGATATTATTTTATTACAAGAAGTTATGAAAAATGAATATAATTATCTTAAAAAATATCTTATGCTCAATTATTATTTTTCTGGTTTAACTAATATTAACTGGGCTAATTATAAAAGTAGTTCTGAAAGTGGTAATGTAACTTTATGTAAAAAATCTATTTTCTTATCCAAATTTGATTTTAATGAAATCGTTTATAATGATTCTGTTTTTGGTTCTTATATTATTCTTAAAACTAAAAATGATAAAGAAAATATACACGTTTTTAACATACATTTGGATGACGTGGCTTGGCAAACAAGGTTGGTACAAATTAATATTATTAGACCACTTGTTGAAAACTTAAAATATTGTATTATTGGTGGTGATTTTAACCAAGAATTTAATAAAACTTCAAAAATTTATAATATCAAAGATTTTATAATTCATAATACAAAAAATATAACCTATTATATCGAAAAATATATGAATATCGATAATATTCTATCTAACGGTTTTATTTCAAAAAAAGAAAATATAATTATAGAAGAAGATCAAGATAAAAAAATTTTGTTTAATAAATATGGTTCAGATCATATTCCTGTTATTATTATTTTACAAAAATAATCTCTTAAATATTCTAAAAATTTATCATCGGCTTAGTTTATTATAAATTTTTACATATATGTACGTTTACATAATATCACTTTCATTAACATCTCCTTCGTCATCATAAATAATAGATATATTTTGCCATCCATTTTTATAAACACCGTATCGCTTATCCATAAAATCATGTAGCTCTCTTCCCTTTGGAACATTGCGTCCGTAATTACTAGTATACCATTGTTTGAATGTTTCTGTAAGTTCTGTTTTCTTAATTTTACCGCCTGATATTTTCATAATCTTATCTCTAGCAAATTGAGCTAGATAATCCTGACTATTTCTGTATTCGTCGCTAGCGCACAAAACCTTTCTACAATCCTTTACATTTCCTTTTAATTTATAGGCAACCTCTACTAGTTTTGACATCATAATAGGAGCCCATCCATTAAATTTCGCATCAAGTCGTTTATCAATAGTATACTGATGAGGATATAAATCTCTAGGGAATTTAACTTCATCTCCGAATGGTTTTTCTACAAATTTAGATTCAAAATCGCAAACACGAATTCGCCTCCAAGTTCCATCGTCATTATTTTTAATATCAAACATTGTATTTGTCGTCACTACTAATTTGAATTGAGGAATAAATGTAATTGAATCACTCCATAAAGCTCGTCCTTGAATCGGATCTCCTCCGGTAATTTCTTTCATAATGCCTTCATTAATTGTATCGCCTTTAGATGGCTCTTGCATAACAGCATATCGTTTTCCTTTTAATTGAACGATTTCACTTGATGTGCTTCCAATTGTATTTCGCTTTTGTGTAATAAGCTGGAGCGGAACGACGCCTTTATAATCACCCATTAATTTAGACATTAAATCTACTAGTTTACTTTTTCCATTCGCACCAGAACCAGTATAAATATTGAATGTTTGATTATCATTTGTTCCAATCAAACACGATGCCAAATGCTCCCACATATATGCTCTTAATTCTTCACTTGGAAATAATTGATTCATAAACTCATCAATATTATCTGAAACTTCTCTGAATTGTTTATTATCATAATTGAATGCTACATAATCAATATTAGTGCTCATAGAAAGATAATCGTCTGGTTGTCCCCTTCTGAAAATACTAGATTTGAAATCAATGACCCCATTATTAAAACACATTAAGTACTGGCTTTGGTCTAGTTTATTAACAAATTCTCCGTCAAAGAATAATTCTTGAGATTCTCTCATAATGTTATTTTTCCAAGATGTTTTTTTCAACAAGACACATATATCGGATAATTTATTTGTCAATTTTTTAAGACTTTCATATTTCTCGTATTTTTCACCGTCAAGAGTACCATTTGGGTTTTCTAGTTTTTCATTTTCTAATGTATGAAGTTTCTCAACCGCATCTTGGATCTTATGACAATATATATCATGTACGTCTTTTGAAATCAAAACACGCAGTGAATTTCCAGAATCAACCTTTTCCCATTTATGTCCCTTATATTGAAACCACATATTTCCTTTAATGCTAGCACATACAAACATGTCCTTAAAGATATTATACAATACATTTGCAAAATCATACTCTGTACTAGTTTGAATTGATTTTTGTATGAAATAATCAATTGTTTCTTTTCTAACATTTTCATAATCTTCCTTAGTAGAGTTATTTTTAGCCCAGTAAATAATTGAACGACTTGTTAAACCATCCTCATTTTTATAGTCAAACTTTTGCCACTTGTCATACATATCTTCTACAATGTCAAAACTAAATTCACTTGATTTTGAACTCATTTTAACCCAAGATAAGAATAATTTCTCATTTGTATTTTTAAGAGCCCAGCCGACACGCATCCATTTATCATAAGAAGCCGGTCCATAAAACGTATCGGGTAAAATCATTACATAATTATGTATTTCCTTCAGTTCATAATCAGTCGGCATAATATCTGAAAATAAATCTTCTAACTTTTTATCAAGAATTTCTTCATTTAATTCATTTTCATCAATTTCTATTTTTTTCAAAACATATTTTTTCTTTCCGCTTGCTGATTTAGAGCCTGTCTTTTTTTTATTAAACGAATCTATTCTTTTTTCATATTCTTCTTTTAGTTCTTGGCGAACTTCAAACATCTGATATTTATTATATTGAGCGCTCAACATGTGAAACTTTTCTTTCAAATTAAAATCATCAATCTTATGTTCTTCGATTTCCCATTCATTAATATTAGAATCATAAATAATTTTATAATGACCTGTTAATTCATATGCTTTATGTCCTGGTTTTCTTGAGCCATATAATTGCCAATTACAATGCCCCATTGTTACTCCTTCATCAAGGACAGCATCCCATGTATTTATAATAGGCAAATCTTCCCACATAGTTTTAATCTCAATTTTAACCATTTCTCTCAACATTACTTGCATCGCTTTATGCATAGAAATGCCAATAATTAAATGAATGCCGTCTTTTGTTTTAACATCTAAAACATTTACAGTAGGTTTTTCTAATATAAATACATTAATAGGAATATCAGAATCGACGCTTACTAATTTACTAATAGACTCGGCGTATAACATTATCAAATCAACTACGTGGTCCTTTGTATGCAGTCGCGAATCAACTGATGGGTCATAGTGTAAATCCAAATCAACCAAAATCGGACCGTCTTCTATTAATTGTTTTTCTGTCAAATATTCAGCTCTCTTTCTAACAAATACATGGTTATAATATTTTTTATAAAATTCTTCTTTTTTATCTTCACCGATAACGTAAGAACCTCCATAAACATTTAAATCCTTGCTTCCAATTCTTGTATGCGTGATACTAGACGTTGTTTGCGCGTTAGATTGAAATGTTCTTAGAAATTCCTCAAACGATAAATCCTGTGATGTCATATTAGTTAAGATATATTAGTGTGATATATTTATCTCAATTTTTTTATATAATTTCTGTCAATTTTTTTATTTATCTTTAATTAATATAATTAATTATAAATCATGCCTGTATTTACACCCTTGAAGATTTAAAATGGGACAAATCCCACTAAAAATCAAAAAGGTTTACTCTTCACAGAGCGTGTAAATTTTGGTTTTGGTAGTTCGTCTAAACAACCTGATGATTTATTGCTTCTTGATAAATAATTTGGTCTTACTTTATTATTTATCGCATTATAAGCAATTTTGTAAATATTTGTCGCTCCATTAACATCTCTATTCCAATAACCGCATCCGTTCTTACAACAAATCAGTCCGTGGATTAAGACATTATCGTTTCTGTATGGTTTTGGATTTCTCCTAACCATATTCTTTTTACAAATACCTATTTCACATTTGGAACACATACAACTTGTCCTGAATTCATCAACCAAATAAGTTTGAAAACCTGCTTTTCTAAACAAAGTTCTCATTCCTTTTCCCTTGGTTGCCTCCTTATATTTCATTTGTTTTTTTTGTTCATAATCACCAAAACAAACTACAACATCTTTTTCATTTCCAAATATGCGTTTGAAATTATTTAACATTTTTTGTTCGCTTCTTTTTGTGTTTCTATAACTTTGTAAGCGTAATTTTCTAAAAATATATTTTTCATAAAAAGCAAACAAAATATAATTTATTTCACTCTTTTTTTTTATATATTCCTTAAATTTTGATATGTTAAGTGATTTTCTATTTAGTTTGGATAATTCAGTTTCCCATTCTATAATTGTTTTACCATGTATTTTTTCCTTTTTCAATTCCAATTGAATTTTTGAATACTTCTTTTTCTTTGTTTCTTTTCTTCGTTGGTCTTGTGAATAACGAAACTCATTTGCTTGTTTATTTGAATTATCTACACAATAAATTAAATCACATTTTCCAGGGTCTATTGCTACAATCTTTTTGTTTTGTAAATTAGAATAATCATTTAGTTCATCAATATATGTTTCAGTTGATAAACCTTTTTTTATCATCGGTATTTTTTTACCAATTAAATCTTTACGCAATAATAACAAAGAACAACTTACACCATCTGTTTCTATCATATGGTGAAATTCATAATACTTCTTCTTAAAACATTTTCGTTCAGTTCTAAAAAAGAATTCCCATATTTTATCCTCTTTGCGTTTCAAATTGCCTTTTGTTAAATAATCACTTTTATTTCCTTGTTTCTTTGTCATAAGCAAATGAACTAATGTAGTTGTATCTAATCTTATATGTTTTGGTATAACTTCGTTTCTCATAGGAAAAACATTATAAATAGTTTGTTCTTCCTTTTCAATTTGTTTCATCATAAAAATTATACAACCAAAATAATCAAATGGATTACACATTAAGTCATAAACAATATTATTCTTTTTATAACTTGTTTTATTTGGTGTAATAAATTGTTTTTGTTGGTTAATCCATTTATGATACATAGAATGAGATTTATAATTAGTTGTTTCAACATTCAGTAAATCATTTTTAATTTTGCGTAATTGATTACATAAATTATTTACTCTTTGTTCTTTTGCCTTTTGTGTAATATTAAGTTTTCTTATTTTGCTTACAATAAACTTCTTTTTCCAAACAACATTTACAAATCTTTCAACATACTCTACATAATGTAATTTAATATTGTTTTCATACATAGTAAGAATATCAATTGTAAGATAATCTAAAATGGTATTCATATGCGTATAATCTAAATTTTCATTTTGAATAAGTGGTTGAAAATCTGTTTTATAAAAAGCAGTTAGTTTATCTTTGAGTTCTTTAATTTCCTTCTTTGGCGGTCTTCCAGATGCTTTTTCATTACATAAGATTTTCATACAAGAATTAATAAATTCATCATTTATAATTGGTAATGAATTATGATTATCATAATGGTCCAATAAAAAAAGTTTCATAAACATCATAGTTTGAATAACAATTTTATTACACTTAATAACAGCATTTGTAATTTTAGGTAAATTAATGTCAGGATGTTTCAAGACACTTTTTAAGGATGTTTTAATTCCTTTGAAAAAGTCGTCAGGAGGTTTTTCTTTTATTTCCATCCCTTATAATATTCCTTAATATTTTTATTTTAAGTATTTTTCGCTAAATATAATTTATTTAAAAATTGAATTGAAATAAATATATAATTTTAAAATTAAATATTGATAATGCCTAAAACGATTGATTTGCTATATAAAAGTATATTGAATGGTGACGCAATTAATACACCAGTAATTGCCGATTATTTTGGAATTCATAATGCTATTGATGATAACAAATATAGCATTATATATGGAATTTATGAAGGTTTAATTAAATACAAAGGCATTTCAAAAGATTTATTAGAAAATTGTTATATAACAAATAGACTTGATGAATTAATTCATAAAAAATATACACATCAAAAAAGTAATTATTATTTAAATTTTGTAATTAATCATATTTCAATAGGTGAAACATATTTTAACTTTGATGATAATCAACAAGAAAAAATGGTTATATTGACAGATGATTATTGTTCATCATGTAATACATTTGGATATTATACAAAACAAAATTATAAATTAGGGTATAATGCTACTCCAGATTGTTTAAAATGTGGAAATAATATTTGTAAAATGTGTTCAAATTATGATAATAAAGATAAAGCATTTATTTGTTATAAATGTGAAAATCCAAACATAATTTCGTGTATTAAATCTAAAATATGTGGATATAATAAAAGTGATATTGAAAATTTCGGTGTTATTGGAAATATCAAAAAAGAAGATGTTATTTCACTTTTAAATAAACAAAAGTTTAGATGTTATGTTTGTGATGATATTGTATTAACATTTGGATACAAACCATATTGTCTTTATCAATTTTCAGTAGATAGGATTGATAATTCATTACCACATAATACAAATAATATATTAATATCTTGTTACTATTGTAATTGTATTAGTTATTTAACAGATGTTTTAGATTGTGACGATAATAAAAAATATAAAATATGCGATAATTATTGTCATTGTGAAAAACGAAATATATCAATAAAACGAGAAGATGTATCTATTGATAAAATTACTTCATTAAAATTAAGTTAATAAATTTTATTTTGAAATAAAATTGAAATAAAAAAATATTATAATTGTTAAAATAAATTATTAATATGTCTATTATTAAAAAGAGTTTGATTGACAATGCTGGGAATGGATTATTCGCAACAAAAAAATATAATAAAGGAGATTTAATATGTTTTTATGATTGTGAAGAAAAGAAAATAAATTCAATTAATGATTTTGTATATAGTATAATTAATCCATTTAATAAAAAATTATATGTTGGATATAGTGAATTAATGAATAAAAATGGAACTGGTCAATTCATAAATGATTATTGTATGTTTAATTTAAATGATGAGGATAGAGATGAAAATGGTTTTTATAAATTGACATCAAAAGTTATTAACGATAAAATAAGAGAATATACACATGTATCTAAAACATATCAAAATGTTGAATTTAAAAATGATAACACAAATTTATTAAACTTGTATGCTTCAAAAGATATAAATGAAAATGATGAATTTTATTTACATTATGGCATTGATTATTGGATATCTGTAATACAATTTTCAACAGATGAACCTTTTACTCGTTTATATTGTTTATTGAAAAATAAAGTATTAATATGTAAATCAAATAATTTTTACATAGATAATAAAATAATTTCACCTGAATATTTATTTGATATTTTACAAATTAATCCTAACGGAAGCATAATCAAACACTTAAAATTAGAAAATTATAATAATGTTGAAAAACTAAAAAAACTTATTTGTATATTGATTTAATTCAAAACAGTACTTTTGTGTTCTAATGTGGTTGCCTTCTTCTGTAAAATGATAATCTAAACTTGCCATATTATATTTTTTTTTAATTAAATGTTTTATTATTGACAACCAAGGTCTTTTTATTTTACTCGGTTCTCCAACTGCTTTTATTCCATTAAAACTATAATATTTTCTTATTTCTGGGATTAGTTCCATTATTTGTTTTTGAATTTCTTCATTTTTATCTAATTCATAAAGTGTATATTCCGTTTTATTTTCTAAATCCAATATCTTAACAATTTTATCTACTATATCTTCCTGTTCTTTTTTATATAACTCACTTTTAAGTCGCATTATAATATACTTAAAACAATATATAAATTTTAAGTATGTTATTTATAAATTTTTAATTTTCTTCTCCTTGTTGATGGTTTCCTTTTTAATTCGTATCCTTCTTTCAAATTATAAGCATATTCAAAATAATTTTTATAATTTTCTGTTTTTACTTTATCAATTGCCTTTTCTACATTTTTTTCTAATTCTTGAAAATTTGATACATTTCTATCCTTTTTCAAAATATTTTTTATTTGATTAAAATATCCCTCTATTGGTAGGTTGCTACGAGGTGTATAAGGAACGGCAAATAAATAATGATTACCACTTTTTGTAATGGCATTTTTGATTAACTCGTTGTTATGACTTCCAGCATTATCCAAAATAATAAGATGGTCTTTATATTTTGAAAATACATATTTTTCTAAAAATTCTAATAACCTTTCTTTTGTCATACCACCTTTTTCATATAATTCTTTTCCAACGCATTTTGAATTACTTATTGCTACTAATAAAGTAAATTTACGAAATACAAATTGATTTGATGTTTTTATTACACATCTTCTACCTAATTCACATCTACTATAAGTTGGTTTCAAAGCAGAACCAACACTTGTTTCATCTAAACAAATAATTTTATTCATATGAAATTGTTTAACTCTATTATAAAATTTATTTAGTTCAGTTTGCTTCTCAATTGGTTTCTTATATCTTTCTTTTGGAAAATGTTCGTGCCTTGTTCTTTTCCTTGTTTTATTATTATCTCTAATAACTTGTCCTAAATGTTGAGGTGTAATATCAAATGTAGGATATTTCTTTTTCATATCAATTTCTAATTCATTCATAGTAAGTTGTTCGTTTTGTTTTAACAATTCTAACACAGTTTTCACTTGTGGTTTAGTAATTTTATAAGATACAGATTTTCTATTTCTTCTTGTAAGATTTTTAGAAGTTTTATATCTTTGTATCCATCTTTGTAATGTAGATTTCTTACAATCAAATATTTTACAAGTTTTTCTAATATTATCTTTGTTATTCAAATAATATTTAACAGCAGATATTTTATAATCTTCTCTCTTATGTTTCATACTTATAATTAAAAAAGAATAAATATTGATTACTTATTTGTCCCATTTTAAATCTTCAAGGGTGTAAATGTCTTATCTGTATAATTCAATTACTTACTTAATTTAACTTAAATAGTATAGATAAATAGTTTAAATATACCCATTTATATTTTATTAATGACAGATAAAACAGCACCTATTTTTGTTCCACATAGCGCATTAAAACGTCTCGTAAGTGACATTAAACAAATTAATAAAAATCCATTAATTAACCAAGGTATATATTATCAACATGACGAGACCGACATGTTGAAAGGATACGCCATGATAGTAGGACCTGAGGATACTCCATACGAATATGGTTATTATTTTTTTGAATTTAAATTTCCTCCAAACTATCCGTTTTCGCCCCCGACTGTAACATCATGTACGCAAGACGGTAAAACCCGATTCAATCCAAACATGTATGTATCTGGTAAAGTATGTGTTTCTGTTTTAAATACATGGAGTGGGGAACAATGGTCCAGTTGTCAAAATATATCTTCTGTATTGCTTGTTTTATGTACGATATTATGTAAAGACCCTTTTACAAATGAACCTCAAATGACGACAGCTCATCCAGATTGTAATAAATATAGCAAAATCATACAATATAAAAATATTGAAGTTTCCATATACGAAATGATGACAAAAAAATTACTACCAAAAAGATTTGAGATGTTTTATCCAATTATGAAAGAATTATTTTCAAAAAATAAAGAAAAAATTATTTCAACAATTATATCAAATTTAAATGAAACAAATAATGTATACACTGTATCAAATTATAACATGAATGTAAAAATAAATTATAATCAATTGCTTCAATCGTTAACGGATTTTGACGATGAAAATAAGTAATTTAGAGCGATAAAAATAATATGTATTTGCGTATTAGATTGATATTATTTATGATTTATTTTATAAATAATATTTTATTACACTAAAAATTGAATTAAATATAAATTATAATAGTATTGTATAAGATAAAATGCACTTTTGTATCAAATGCGATAATATGTATTATATTAGAATTTCATCTGATGATGATAATAAATTGATTTATTACTGCAGAAATTGTGGACACGAGGATGACATTTTAACAAAAGAATATATTTGTGTATCCAATACACAGCTCAAAAGAACAGAACAAAAATATTCTCATATTATTAATAAATATACAAAACTCGACCCTACATTACCAAGAACTACAACAATCAAATGTCCTAACGCAGAATGTTCTTCTAACAAAAAAGACGATGAAATATACAAACAGAATGAGGTTATTTACATTAGGTACGATGATATACATATGAAATATATTTACATATGTGTAAATTGTGATGCGATGTGGAAAACAGACGAACAAAAATAAAATAGAATAAAATATAAATATAAATAAAAAATTGAAATATATTAAAGTTTCTCTATCTATAATAAATAAACAAATGAGCCAACAATCTTTAGATGAAGTTTCCGAATTGTCAAAAGATGCGTCTGAAGATATGTCACATGATATGTCTGAAGAAATGTCTGAAGATATGAAAGGAGGAGGCGATTATAGCGATTCTGAATATGAAGAGGAAGAGGATGAAGAAGCAACGTCTAAAGAAAATAAAACCAACCAAATAGATGAAAATGAAGACGATGACGATGATGAAGATGAACCAGATGAAAATTATCTTATGAAATTTGATAGGGAAATGAGAAAAAATTATTTGGTTGATTTCCATCCTGAAACACTTATTAATAATTATTCCGAAATTCAAGCATTGGTTAATATAACAAGAGATTCAAACGGAAATATAATAGACGAATTCCATAAAACGATTCCATTTCTTACAAAATATGAAAAAACACGCGTTTTGGGACAAAGAGCAAAACAAATTAATTCAGGATCAAAACCATTCTTGGAAAAATCAAGACTTACTCATGAAGGAAAACCTATTATTGATGGATATCTTATTGCTCTTGAAGAATTAAAATATAAAAAATTGCCATTTATTATTAGAAGACCTATTCCTAATGGAGCATCTGAATATTGGAAACTAGATGATTTGGATAATATCTATTAATATTAAAAAAAATAAATATAAATTTTAATATTAAAAAATGTAAATATAAATATAAATTTTAATTACAAAATTGAATAATTTATAATTAAATAATCCAAATTTTTTTAATGTTTCATAGTCTTTTTTTGTTTTTTATTATATTTTTTGTTGTGTTTTTTGTATTGTGTTTTATTTTTTTTATGTTTACGTTTATTCTGTTTATGTGTTATTTTTTTATTTTTATTTTTATTTTTGCGATTTTTATATCTTCTTGTTTTTTTCATTCCTCCTGTATTACTAGATAGCAATTGAATGCCAGCTCGTGGATTTTCTTCTGTGATTGGTTTAGTACCTATATTTATAAACTTAAATACTAAATCATCCCCATCCTTACTACATTGTAAAAACCCATATACATATCCGGGCAAAGCTACTTCTTCAGTTGTCATCAAATATTCAACATTATACCTCTCTATTTTACCATTTCCATTTCTTTCATCGTCATCGCTTACAGGAGGCATAACAATCATTTCTCTCATTCCTTCATCTCCCTCTTTAAATGGATATGCGTCTAAATCCGCACCTCCGGTTCCAACAATATATTGTTTTATAAACATTTTTGAATTGGAATAATCTCCTTCTGACGGTGATATAGCTATATTTCCAATTTGATATTGATGTAAATCAGCACATAAATAATAATAATCTATTTTTTTATCTAATAAACGTTTATATATATCATTATAAAAAACATCTAATAATGGTTTACCAGGACTACTAATTAATTTAGTATCATTTCCTTTCATTTTATAACCAGTAATTGGATGATGTCCTATTATAATTACATTTTTAATAATGTCAATGTATTCATCAATGCTATTTTTAATAAAATCAGATTGATACGTTCTTACGCTTTGTACGGTAAGCGGTTCTTGTTTATTCGCAAATTCTGGATGTATTTTATAACAATCGATTACACCTTTGGCATATTCGTCATCATATATTGTAGTATCAATCATCAATATTAGTGTATCATCTTGAAATAATCTAGCCTTATTAATTACAATATTTAAGTTTTCATTTAATGTTTTTTCATACATATATTCTGTCCTAAGTATTTTACAAGATGTTTCTACTTGATCTAGATTAGATACGTATAGATTTGTTTCATAATCGTGATTTCCCATTACTACATCAATTTCAACATTTTTAGGTAAACTATCAAACCCTGAAAACATATCATCCTCTTCAAATTTTTTTATTTTTATTTTTTTATCCCCCTCAATAACTGTTAATTTATTTGGATAGTAATTGTCTCCGGCTACAATAATAAATTCGGGATGAGTTGCTTCAGTAAATTCATTTAATTTACGCATTACATTTGTTAAATTTGAAGCTGTTTTTGTAGAATCAACACTTCTTAAATAACTAGTTCCTTTATTCCAACAACCAAAATGTATGAAATTATTTAAACTCATATACTATATTGTAATATTTAGTTTGTATTATTTTCTATATTTTCTATATTTTAAATTAATAAGCAATTTGAAATAAAGAAATAAAATTGAAATATTTTTAATTATACAATATTATACAATATTATAAACTATGATAACCGATCAAAGCTTACTTAAAATAAAATATTCTATTGAAATTTTAGAAAAAAATATAGATAATTTAAGTATTACAAGAATATTAAGAACTCAAATACTCACGCCTGAATTTTGTATTAAATATATACTAAATGAAGATTATGCATCATGTGTAGAAGAAACATATATATGCGATATTGATGTATTACATAATCAACCTCACATTAAACAATCCGACTTATGCGATGCTAGAAAAAAATTAGAAATTAATTAAATAGTATAATTGAAAATGTATGAATAAGAATGTGATTATATAAATAATTATTAATTTATATAATAAATATTTATTGTTAATTGTTAATTTTTTAATGAATTTATAACGAGGCAATTAAATAGTTTAACATCTCCATCTTTGCCCGCATGATAAACACGTGACAAACGTAGTCATCGGTTCATCTGCCGACCTTGTTTGTAGTTGATAATAAGTACACTTCTTAGATTTACATTTCCAACATGTAAAATTATCAGTTGATGCTTCAATCTTAGGAGTATATTTATTCTCATCACGGATTTTTTTATCATCAATTAATTTCTTCCATTTTTCAGGGCGCATTTCATGATGAGTCATAAACGCAATTTCGTGAATTTTAATTTTTTTTTCATTTATAGATTCAATGAGATATTTTGAATCCATATTAGTAAACACACTTCTTAGCTTATCAATATAAACATGGATGAAATATTCATTGTCCCATTTTTTAACAATATTTCTTTTACCAGATTCTACAATACAATAATTATATATTCCCTTTTCCAAATTGTTAGACATTTTACTATAGTCATCTACAATAATGCCTACATTTTTTATTTTTTTCATCAATTCGTTGGATACATTATCACGGAAACTTTCAGGATTTTCAATCACTTTCATTTTTTTTGTTATTATATTTAATTATAACATATTTTTTAAATTCAATTTTTATATATTTCATTGCAATAATTGCTTCATTATTCGTCGCTATACTCATATTCTTCTTCTTCTAATTCTGAACCACACGACAATTCAAGGTCGTCGTCTTCCAGTTCGATTTGTTCTTCGTCAGCATCATCTTCTTGTAATTCTAGCAATTCTTCTTCTTCTTCGTCAACATCACACGATACTTCCTCATCTGTCTCATCACTATCAACTACAAACCCATCTTTTAAATATTCCCCATTTTTTGTTTTCATTTCCTTTTTAATATTTTCTAATTCATCTGCCTCTTCTTCGTCCTTTTCATTATCAACGTCTTCAAATCCACCAAATAAAGTTTCATATATTTTAAGCCATAAATCCTTTGTTAGATTTACAAATTTCCCATTTTTAATCTGAACTAAAGCACAATTTCCAAAAAACAAGGTTGTATCTACTGGAGGAGGAAAATCATATTTATTTTCTGTATTTGCTTTGCCTTCGCTTCTAGCCCACAATTGAATAGTATGTTTATGAGTTCCAACGAGAACATTTTCCCATGTTGTTCTACATTCATAATCATCTCCTTTTCTAAACCCGCATTTTTTATACATTTCTTCCACTGTAATTTCTTTTACTGAAACTTCTTTTAAAGATCCAGTTTTTTCTACCACAACAAAACTTAAATTATTGTTTGGTGGCATTATAGGTTATAGATTATGTTATTTTATATAATGGGTTTAAATAGTTATACAATATATTATTAAATAGCATTAGAAGGATGAAGTATTATATATCAGATTTAAAAATATCAAATATTGATAAAATGAATACATTAAAAACATGCATTAAAAAAGAAGAACATTATACACTGATTTTCTCTCTTGAAGGTATATTTAAAATCAAAAAAAATAATAAAAATTCTAATAATTTAATTCAGAAAATAAATTATAAAGACAAAGAACCAACTCATTTAAAAATCAACGCCTATGATTTTTTAAAAGATAATAGTGAATGTTTTTATACAGATGTAAGTCAAATTCCTATGGAACATTTCTCTCAAAAAATTAAGATGGAAACATATACTCTGAGAGAAAATAGTCCTTTAAAGTTTATTATTATAAAAGATTGTAACAATAACAATAACATAATTGATTTTTATTTTGATACTAATGAATTAGATAATAAGTATATCATTGAAGATCTATTAATATTCTTGTCTTTTGAAAAATAAATACACTAGAGTATAACCATGCTTATTTAGCATTTATTTTTTGACTATATTCATTGATCTTAATCGTTGATCTTAATCGTTGACCTTATTCGTTGACCTTATTCATTGAGTTAAATACATTATATATCCAATAAAGTTATATAATAAATATTATAGACATGTATTTATTAATTATTCAGTGGTCTATTATTTCGTTATTTTTAATAGTATTAATACATTATCTGTATGGTTTTTTTCAGACAACTCTCACTATACCAAAAATAAAGGATTTAGTTAATCGTCCAGCAAGTGCTTATAAAGAAATGTATAACACTATTAATAATGATTATCGTTCTGGAAATAATAAAGATTCCCAATTAAATAAAAACGCAAACGCAAATTCAAACTCAAATAAAAATAATTATACTCAAAATTCCGAATCAGCAAATTCAACAAATCAGCCAAGTTCTACAAATCAAAATATGAAGGATGAATTGAAAAGTTATTTAAATAATTTAAGTAATGCCGAACCGGCAAGCGCAAATAATGTATCTTCATTTGATTATGGGAATGCTTATTCATCATATTGAAAACAAATTAAAGAGTATAATATAATATATAATATAAATAATTTTGATAAATGATGTTATCTAATGCCGATAAAAGTTACTTAGTAGATAAATTACCTGACATTGAACTTTCCTATGATAAAATGTTACATAAGAAAGTTTACGCGGATTTATATTCAATCATTCCAAAAGGAAAAAAATCTCTTATATGGTTTACATATTTCAATGATAAAAATATTTGTTTAATATTAGAATTAGATAATTCAAATAATATAAATAATATGTACATTATTCCATTTTGTTTTGACCGAGAGTTATCCTACAATACTATATTATATGGTACAATGAAAAATATAAATTCTACAATTTTTTTCACATGTGAAAATATCCTTTTTTATAAAAATAAAAATCTTAAACATGAAAATTACAAGACAAAAATTAATTTAATGAAAGATTTATTTAAAAATATTAAAAATACAACTTATTTCAATAATAATAATTTAATTATTAGTTTGCCAATTATTAAAAATAATTATTCTCATGCTTATAATGAATGTCAATTTCTAAATTATGATATTTATGGAATTCAAGCAATTTCATTAAATGATGTTGTACCAATTGGCATAATAAAAGTTGAAAATAATACAGTTGAAGCTACATTCAAAGTAATGGCCGACATTAAACAAGATATATATAATTTATATTGTCTAGAAAATAATCAATACATATTAAATGGCATTGCAATGATACCTGATTATAAAACAAGCGTATTTATGAATAGTTTATTTAGAACAATTAAAGAAAATAAAAATTTAGATTTTTTAGAAGAAAGCGACGACGACGAAGAATTTGAAAATACAAATGAAGATAAATTCGTTGATTTAAAAAAATCGTTTATTATGAAATGCGTTTACATGGATAAATTTAGAAAATGGAAACCAATTTCAATTGCCAATAAACATTCACAAGTATCTTCAAATAAAGATTTATATAGAATTCAAAAAAAATAAAAGTATAATATATAAAATGTCTTCTGGACTATACCATTTTGTTGGAGATACTTATTCTGATTATACAAATCCTACAAACGCACATAACTCGGGGAATTTTACTGACCCTGCCGGCGCTGTAACTGGTTGCACAGGACAAAATTATCCTTCACAAAGCATTAATGTGAGAGAATTAGATAATATGACTCAAAAAGGGGGACAAGGTTACGGAATGTCATTAGAACAACCAATTCCAGGATTCAATAGAATGCCAGACCATTCTTCATACGAAGAAGTCGGTTTAAATTCAAATGAAAATCTAGGCGTATCTAAACAATATAACCCGTCTATGCCTCTACCAACCATAAAAGGAGGAAGGCGTAAAAAAAGAGGAGGTACTAGTTTAATCTATTATGGATTTGATGATAAAAATAACGAAAACTTATCTACATTTGCTGGTGCTGGATACCCTCCAATTACTGTTGGAAGTCAAAATTTGAAAGGAGGAAGAAGATTAAAATATAAATCTCATAAAAGACATCATAAGGTTGGTGGAAAACACCGCAAACAAACAAGACGTAAAAAACATAAAAAATCAAAAGTATTAATGAAACGTCATCCTAAAACAAAAAAAAGTAAATTGGGTCTTCGCCGCAAAATGACGTCAAAATTATTCAAAAAAATAATTGGAGGAGGAAGACAAAAAGGAGGATATAGCCAGTTTATGGGAGATCAAGCATTTTCACAAGGTTATGAATTAGGAGGACCGATAACACCTCAAACGAGTTCTTTAGCAAATCCAATCCCGTTCAAACCATACAATAATTGTTCTGACCCATTTGGACCAAACTAAACATGGTATATTATAGTTAATAGTTAATAGTTAATAGTTAATAATTATTTTTAAAATCCAATAAATATCCCTTTTATAAAACCAAATAATAATGCCATTAAAAATAAATAAACCGGACATATTAATTCAACCATTTTCTCTCTATCAATATTTATTAATTCATAATTTTCATATTCATTTTCATATTCATATTCATATGGATTGAGTTCATATATTATATCATTTTTTTCATTACTAACCGAATTAGTATCTTTAATGGAAAAAATTATATTATCTTCTTTTTTACTGCAAATGACCAAATGCTTTTCGTAACTGCCTTTGTAAATATAACATTTTTCACAATATTCACAAAATATATAACTTTTTGTTATTTCAATGAAAGCATTCATGTACAAATTAATTCTATAGTATATAATAATAAAATCATTATAAATCATTGTTTTTTATATTTTATTTTTTATATTTTATTTTTTATATTTTATTTTTTATACATATCATCTAATTTCAATTGAACTAAACATTTTCCTCCTGTTTTGAGGGAATCCTTTTGTTTTGTTTTTGAGATTAAAATTTCAGGGTCGTATTCAGTATCCCAACAATTGGAAGTATATAAAGATGTATGTAAAATTTTATATTTATGCTTTATGTAATAAGCCTTTCGTTTTTGCCATTGAGACTTGAAAATGTCATGCTGATCCACTATATCAATTACTAGAGGATTGGTATGTTTTGTTCTTAAAATTCTACCAACTGATTGCGTAATATCAGTTTTCGGACTAGCAAATAATAACGTTGTTAAAGTCGGAATGTCAAGACCTTCAGAAGCCATCGCGTATGTAGCAATAATAACTTGTTTTGTTTCACTTTGTTTTAATTGTTCCTCTTTCATACCCCCTAAATAATAACCAACCGTTGCAATCTTTCTACTATTGATTGCGTCATAAAGATAAGTCAATATATTTTTATTATGAGCCAATACAATCATTTGCTGTTCTTTATTAAGTTCTAACTCATTTTTGATTACATTAATAATATATTCAGTTCTACGATTGAAAGAACACAATTTTCCAATCATAGTACTAAATTTAATATTTCCTCTCCAATCTGTTTCTACTTCATTGTATTCTTCGTCAACTATATTATATTCAATCGCTTTTACAATGACTTTATCATCCCTCTTTATAGATGATTTGAATAAAATATCGCCTAGATACATTTTAAATACTTTTGTTAAACCATCCTTCCGAGTCATAGTAGCGCTTAATCCAAGAGTATATTTTGTTATTATTTTTAAGAGAGAACGTGAAAATACTTCACTTGAAATATGGTGAACTTCGTCTACTACAGTTAGACCAAATGATTTAAATAATTCACATGGATAGTTCTTCATTGAAAGTGATTGTAACATGCCAATAACAATATCTTTATTCTCTATATCTATAATTTGACCTTGAATTCTTCCTACGCGAGCAGATGGCAAATATTGTTCTATACGTTCTACCCATTGATTCAATAAGAAACTTTTATGAACTATAATTAGTGTTTTCTTTTTAACTTGGGAAATAATATTCAATGCTAATACTGTTTTACCACCACCAGTATGTAAATCTAGTAAACCTCCTCCACCAGTTGAATCTCCTTCAATGCGTTTCATATAAATGTCAACTATATCTTGTTGATAATCCCTTAATTGTCCTGCAAAAGGTACATTGATATCATCTCCTTCTGATATTCTACTTTCTTCTGGTTTTCCATAATTTTCATATCCAAAATAACGAGGAATATAAAATTTATTATTAGATTCGCGATAAATCGGAAATGATGGAGGTTGAATCGGAGATTTAGGAATATAAGCTCTTACTGTTAATTCTTTTATAATAAATTGCTGCTCTTCCATGGAAAGAGCATCTTTATAAATTGTGTAACCTTTTTCTCCCAAATAAATGCTTACATTATCATTATTGTTGGTGTTGGTGATTTGCTCTTTACCAGGCTGAGACATTATTATAATTATTATAATTTATATTTATATTAGTTGATTTCAGTTTTTTTAATAATCTTTCATTTATTTTAGTATCTTTATTGAAATAAAAAATAATATAATGATAAATTATAATATGAATATTTTTAACATGAATATTTTTAATAAAATAAAAAGTATGTCGCAAAACAATATGATTGTTTCTGTTTTACTATTAGGATATATAGCATTTAATAATATCAAACCTCCTATTCCACTTGCTATATTTATTGATGAAAATGTTTTAGCCCAAGTATTACTTTACTTACTAGGATTACTAATTGTAATTTATCATAATCCTGTCGTAGGAGTAATTGCTTTATTTGCTATACACGAGATGATTATACGTTCAAAAGTAAGCACAAACGGACAAGCTGTATATAAATATTTACCTTCAGAAGATAAAAAAAATAAAAATTTAAACGCATTAAACCAATTCTCTGTTACTCTTGAAGAACAAGTTGTAGCAACAATGGCTCCTTTGGTTTTAGATGGACCGTCTGGACCAGCATCTTTTGTTCCGGTATTAGATAAATCTGACTCTTCTTTATTATCTGATGTAGACGACCAAGTTTTATTAAATTAATTTAAATTATTTAAACCGTCTTCCTCCTTTCATTGCTGTAGGAGATTTTGTAACCATTGATATTATGAGCACCGCACCATAATATAATATAGCTACACCTAATAATATTAATATTATTTGAAAAAGAATACTTTCTGATAAATTTTTAAAATTATAACTCTTGCTTCCTCTACCAATATTTTTTTTTTCAGGGACTAATACTTGATTTACTTTTTCATTTAAAATATCTTCATTATCAGTAGATTGACATTTTAGCTCATAATTATCTTCCATTGTGAATTATATAATTTATCAATATTATATAATTTTATTAAGCATTAAGTATTAAATATTAAGAATTAAAGTAGTTAATTTATTATATGATTACATCATCTATGAGGATGAGGATGACTACATTTTACTAGTCGCTCGTTTAGGCATATTTACAAATCTAGATTTACCAAAACTTTTTATTTTTTCAAATGTAGAGGATGCGTTCTCCACTTCATCTATTCTATTTTTATCAATAATAAAATTAAATAATTTATAAATAATCAATGTCACGATTAAACTTATAAATATTTGAAAAAAAATACTATTTATTATTTTTTTATAATTAAATTTTGAAATAAAATCGGTCAATGGACTTTTCATTAGTTTTTCACCATCACCAATAATTTTATCGTCATCAATAATTTTACCATCGTCTGATATTGGTTTACAATCTATATAAATTTCATCTGATGAATTTGCAAATAAATTAGTTGGACCTTTTGTGTTTGTATAAAATGTATTTTTTTTTGATTTTATTGAATTTTTTTTTATTAGTTTATTCAATACTTCTAAATTATTATTTGAGATTGGTATGTAAGCATCATCTTTTTTACTGAATGCTATAATCGTATGCTCACCGTTACAAGGAGAAAATGGCAAGGTTCCTTTATAGATATACATTTTTTTAGAAGGAATTAAAGAATTCAAATTTATACTCTTTGTTAAAAATGTTTTTTTATTTAATGTATCCGCAAATTGCGAAGATGTTAATATAATTGTCTCTAATAAAGGCGACGTATCTGTTTTTGTTGAAGAAATTGGTATACATACTAATAATTTACCGTTGTAATCACTTGTATGAATGATTATTAATTCTGCATCTGTTTTGCTACCAAAACTCTCGTGAAGGGAAGGAGTATAAATGCGTATCTCTTCTACATAATACGAAGTAGAATTATAAACGACTGGATCTATATTTGGTTTTTCATACGTTAATGATAAATATTTACCTTTATTCTTAATTGTTGTAGTGCTATCGTTATATTTAAACCTATAATTGCATTTTAAATCACATGTTCCAGATGACTCATTGTTAATATTTATAGGCGATGTAGAATTCAAACAACTCATTTAATATAATATTATAAATAAATTTTATTTTATCAAAAAATATATATACATGGATTTAACTAAAAAAAAAATATCTAAAATAATCAAAAATAAGAAACAATCTAGGAGAAAAATGAATTCTGCAAATAAGGATAAACAACATAAAAAGAAAAATAAATATAGTGCCCGAAATAAGAAACGTTTTAATTTAAAAAATAAAACTTTAAAGAGTAGAAGAAAAAAAGGAGGAGCTAGAGGATATAAACCAGGAGTAGATTCAATTACTGAAGAAGAGCAAAGCGATGTAGATGAAGAGAGCCAAGATGTCCCTCAGCAACAAGCACAACCAATAGGAAAAAAATCAAATGGGTTTATGCGTTCAATTAGAAACAGTATTCGTAATAAAACACGTAAACGAATATATCCAAACATAGAACAACCAATGGGAGAACAACCAATGGGAGAACAACCAATGGGAGAACAAGGTTCGTCCGAAACACCAATCATAGAACAGACATCTCTAGAAGAACAACCAAGAGGGTTTATGAGTTCAATTAGAAACAGTATTCGTAATAAAACACGTAAACGAATATATCCAAACATAGAACAACCAATGGGAGAACAACCAAACATAGAACAACCAATGGGAGAACAACCAAACATAGAACAACCAATGGGAGAACAACCAAACATAGAACAACCAATTGGAGAACAACCAAACATAGAACAACCAATTGGAGAACAACCAATTGGAGAACAAGGTTCGTCCGAAACACCAATCATAGAACAGACATCTCTAGAAGAACAACCAGTCGTATTAGAACGACCTAATGATGTAGCGAAACCTTCTACAAGTCGTGTTAGACAATTTTTTGGTCGACAAGACAATGCTCAAGGAGAAAAACCAAGAGGGTTTATGAGTTCAATTAAAAACCGTTTTGGTAAAAAAACACTTCAACCGGAACAGCCAATCATGGAACAGCCAATCATGGAACCTTCAAATGAAGTAATCCCAGTTACACCTTCTATGTGTGAAGCACTTCCTACAGACAATGTAAGCGCAATTGAGAGAAAAATTGACGAATATAACAGAAAAATAAATGAATTAAATCTTAGAAAAGATATTATTGAGGCTGAAATACAGGAAGCAAAAGATACAATAGTAGAGTCTAAACAAAAAATAAATCAAGAAATATCGGAAGAAGAATTAAGCTCTTTAAACAAAATAATTAATGAAAATAATGAAATTTTAAATAAAAAACAAGAAGCATTTGAAATTATTTTAAATGATATTAAAAATGCTAATACAGAATTAACAAAAGAAGAATATAATTTAAAGATCATCCGGAGCTGTATGGGGAGCGACAAGGAGCAGGCAACACAAGCACCTGAACTACCACTTCAACCAGCAACACCAGTAATACAAACACAAGCACCTGAACTACCACTTCAACCAGCAACACCAGTAATACAAACACAAGCACCCGAACTACCACTTCAACCAGCAACACCAGTAATACAAACACAAGCACAAGCGCCTCAAGTAATACAAGAAGAAGAAGAAGAAAAAACAATCTCAACTCCAAAAACGATTGAAGACGTGTATACAACAATGACTACTGATGAAGACGAATTTTATAAAACAATAAAGGTTATTATTAAAATACCTAGAAAATCTAATGTTAATGTCATAAATAATGTAGGCGATTCGGTAGATTCTTATTTACAACAAATGGCTTAATCTCTTAATCTTAAGTTTTACAATTAATTATAATTTTTGTATTTGATATATGTAAAATTAAATACAAAATATTAATATTGAATTTCTCTCTACTTAATCAGTTAAAGATCATTATTATTTTTTAAACAAATGGTATATATTTGTATACAGCATTATCATACATGGTTGCCTTAAATACAGCATCTATTCCATCCACATAAACACTGTCGCCTGTATAAATATTATCACATCCATATTCACTCGTACAACTTCGCTGCTTAAATGATATTGGTAATTTAATATTATTTTCATTTAATGTATAAAATTGCCATTTATCCCTGTTTGTAAATAATGGTCTACCCATCAAGGGTAATAATGTTTCCGGACCATTAACACGTTTAAGTAATCCAACCTGTCTATATGTAGTATCAACCGCACTAGTTGAAATATTTATAGGAACCGGAACAGAACCTCTTGGGTCTAAATTAAATGGAAATACTCTGTCGTCTCTATACGGAGGCGTATAAGGATTTAATAAAATATCATTTGGTATATTTGAATAAGAATAATTTGGACGAGAGAATAAACCTCCTCTGTCTACATCATTCACTATTATTTCATTCGTTTGTATAGATGGTCCTTGAGATAAACCACCCAATGTATTCTTATAATAAAAATAAGATGCTATCAACATTAAAATCAAAATCAAAATAATAATAATAATAATAAAAATTGTCATGTTTTCTATACAAATAACTCCAGGAGGACAACGTTTTGGCATATATATTAATTATTTATTATTTGTTATTTATTTAGTTGATAATCCTTTTAGGTTATTAATAACACTTCCTAACGAACCTTGTATATTATTCATACTATCTATTGGTAAAATGTTTAATAATTTACTCGTTTGTTCTATTAACGGTGTCATATTCTCTAAATTCTTTAATAATTTATTTTGTTGTTCAACTAATTTAGATGTATCGTTAGTCATTTTATCAATACCATCTTTTCCAATTAAACTGTCTAAATCATCATACGCTTTTTCTAAAGTAGCTGGATAATTTATATCTGATTTATTTGTATAACCTTCGTCTTTATCTTTTTCGTCTTCCTCGACTTCCTCTGTCTTTTTATCTTCCATGCCTTCAACTACACGACGCGTCATATGTCCGCTTGCAATAATGACATTTGTGCTTACCATAGCAACCAATAAAACTATAATCATATTCTTGCTAAAATATGTAGTTAAATAAGCAAGTAAAGCAAATATAACAGCAGCCGTCCAATTATGCATCAAAAGATAAACAAAAAAATTAGTTACTGCTACAAACATTACAACATATAAGACATTTTTATCCTTCAAAAGTTTCGTATTTAAAGCCATTATATATATATTTGTTAAAAAAATTGAATTTATTACAATAAATATAAATAGATTACATACGATTATTAATGGAATATTCAAAATACAAGATTGCTATATGTCATTTATATCATCCGTTCTTACACGGAAACACCGAAGAAAGTTCTTCTAACATTGTAGAACACTTTCTTGTATATCATACGTTTGACGTAAGAGAATTTTATAATTCAACTTTTCAAAGTGAGATTGAAGACGTTTCTCATTTTTATAATAACATTGAATTAACACAATTTCCACATCCTACAATAAGAAATTATCAAACTATTATTGAAGGCAATAATTATATTAAATTAGATATTATTCTTTCTGAAACTCTAGTCGGGTTTGAAGAAGTTGCATATATCAAAACATTTTGGATTAAGATATTTCAGAGAAAATGGAAAAATATTTATTATAAAAGAAAACAATTTATTAGTAAAATAATATCAAACCCAAAATATTTATTAAAGAGAGAAATTACGGGAAAAATGATTAAAATATAAATATAAATATAAATAAATATTAAATTGTGTTAATATTTATAAATTTAAAATTAAGTAAATTAAGTAAATTACTTTATGTGTCTAATTATCAAACGATAATAAATTAATGTTTTCTTGTGCGCTTTCCGCCCTTCTTGCCTCCTTTACGGCTCTTTCCGCCTTTTTTCCCACCGCGTTTACCTCCCTTTTTCCCGCCTTTCTTTCCTCGTGTTTTAAAGTGAACACGCTTATATTTACGCCTGGTTCTGCGACCTCCAAAACTTAAATTTTTCTCTGATGATTTAGGATTAATATTCACAGTGCTATTAAATAAATAATTTAGTTTACCATAAGTATCCTTTTTTATTTCTTGTAATCTTTCAATTGATTGTCTCTCATGGTATAGTATATTCCAGTTAGATAAATCTGATTTAATGTTATTATAATATCTTATTTGATCTGAACTCATTTGACCTGTTTTAAAACGCATTGCTACAATTATGGCCATATAATCAAATAATTCCAACGCATTTTCAGGAGGTTCATCAGCTAATTCAGGAATATTTTCGGTAGAATATTGATTCTCTATGGCATTCAAATCAATGTCTGGTGCGATTAATTCACTTGGTATTTCCCGTTGAGCCGCTTCTTGTGATAATATATCTTTGGGTGCCTCTGGCATATTAAGGGCTTGCTCTACAGATCGCGATCCACTATCTTCATTGCTAAGTTCTCCTTGGATATTATCTAATAAGCTTACAATATTATTCTGAATGTCTACAAGACTTCTAGTTAATGTTTCCTGTCCTTGATCACCCATAAGAGCTTCATCTAATGACGCAATAACGTTTGCTTGATTTATTGCAATCGTCTCTAATTCTGATAATAAACGACTATTCAACGCTTCATACTCTGATACCATTTTACCACGTTCTTCTTCGTGAGCTGCTCTTATTGCCTCTTGTTGCTGCGATGAAGCTTCTCTAGCGGCTTCTAACGCGCGCTGTTTATCTCCTTCCGACATTTCAGAAAGGGAGGATTTTAATGCAGCAAGCTCGGCCTCACTTTTAGCTTTCTCGCTTGATAGTTCAGCTCTCTGTGATGCTTCTAAATTTCTCATTTCTTGTTCAAAACCACTCTTTGCTGATTCTAATTCGGATGTTAATTTTTCATTTAATTGATTTAGTCTTGATATGGATGATTTCAACCTATTTACTAATTCACTAATGGCTTTCACTTTTCCATAAATCAAACTTAACTGATTTACTGATTCTGATGCTATACGGTTCAATCCACTCGCACGCTTAGACAATGAAGACCCTTGATCGTTTAAATTATTTAATTTAGATAAAACCTCTTTAAATTTTTGAGGCAGTTCCATTTGTGTTTCTGACATTATATAATAATGCAACAATATTTTTTAATTTTTATTTTCATTAATAATATCATCTAGTTCACTTTTTATTAAATCTATTTGTTCTAAAATTTCCTTTTGTTCTCTTGTCGCATTTATCATTTCTTCCTCTGTATAGTTATTTGATTTTATTAGACGCTCTAAATATTTATAAATCAAATCAAATGCCTTAATTTGTTGTTCTTTATTTTCCTTTATGTAGTCAAAATATTTATTATAATCATTCGCAATTTCATTTAAATATTCATTTTCATCTGTTATTACTTTTAATTTTTTATTGTTGCTTGCTAAAAGCTTTCGTCGGTTTTCAATTTGAGTTTGAAGGGAAGCAATCCTTTTATCTCTTATAGCCACGATCATTCTACTTATAATACTATTTTATTATTTTTTAAATATATTTAATGCGTTTCTAATAACAATTTAAGTAAAAACTAATGAAATTTAATACTTATATATTTTATTCATTTGAAACTAATTTAAAAATCTAATGATATAAATATTTAGGATGTCAAAAACAATTCAGGAACCTCTATTAACTGAAGACGAAAATAGATTTGTTATGTTTCCAATTCAAGACGAAAGTATTTGGAAAATGTATAAAAAACAAGTCGATTGTTTTTGGAGGGCAGAAGAAATAGATTTAAGTAAAGATTTATCTTCCTGGAAATCTCTTACTGATGACGAGCAATATTTCATTAAAATGATTATTGCCTTTTTCGCAGCAAGCGACGGAATTGTATCTGAAAATCTTGCTTTACGTTTTATGGGAGACGTACAATTAAGTGAAGCAAGAGCATTTTATGGGTTCCAAATTGCCATGGAAAATATACATTCTGAAACCTATTCTCTATTAATTGAAACATATATTAACAATCATGATGAAAAACATAAACTATTCAATGCAGTTCAAAATTTTCCGTGTATTAGAAAAAAAGCAGATTGGGCGATTAAATGGATTCAGGATAAAGATGCATCATTTGCTACGCGATTAGTCGCATTCGCCTGTGTAGAAGGCATTTTCTTTTCAGGCGCATTTTGCTCCATTTTTTGGCTTAAAAAAAGAGGACTCATGCCCGGTCTATCCTTTTCAAATGAGCTTATTTCTAGAGATGAAGCACTTCATTGTGAGTTTGCTGTTCTTTTATATAGTAAAATGATTAATAAACTCAAAAAAGAAAAAATATATGAGATTATCAAAGAAGCTGTAGAAATAGAAAAGGAATTCATTTGTGAAGCATTACCATGCCGTTTAATTGGAATGAATAGCGAATTAATGTCTCAATATATTGAATTTGTTGCCGACAGATTATTACTACAATTAGGATATGATAAAATTTATAATACCAATAATCCTTTCCCTTGGATGGAATCAATTAGTCTCAATGGTAAAACAAACTTCTTTGAGAAAAAGGTTGCTGATTACGCATTGGCAAATAAAGAAATCAAAGAAGATACATTTGATCTAAGCGAATGTTTTTAATATAATATGAGAGAAATGACTACTATTTATGTAAATTTTGTTTAATTATTTATCAGTATAAATAATTAAAAAATAAATAAATTAAATAAATTAAATAAATTAGTAAATAATTTAATCCGCGCGGCGACCACCTCCTGAACGTCTTCCTCTACGTCTTCCTGAACCTACACGACGTCTAGTGCGGCGACCTCCATCACTCTTGCGACCTCCATCACTCTTGCGACTACCGCCTCTATCTCTGCGGCTACCTCCTCTTCTTCCTGAACTGCCTCTATGTTTACGGGTTCCGTGACGCATATTATATAATTACTAAATATTTTATTTAAATTATAAAAAAATTAATGGAAGGATCTCATTAATAAAAATCCATGTTTTAATGCTACATACATACTAAATATCAACAATGATGTATAATATATCACCGGTCTAGTTTTTACTAAAGAATAATATATACCAATTATACCAATTAATATATGCGCAAAAGAAACATAATTATAATTACTTATAAAACGCGGAATATGATAAATCATAGCAAACAATAAATTTACTATCAAAAAGGTATACGCACTATTATCAGCATTTATTTTTTTTAAACCAATATATAATAGCACCGGAGCTATGAAAAATATATGATATACATTTATAATATTTTTCTCTAAAGCATTCTCCTCAGGAGTCTCCTTACTTGGATCTCGTTGACTTGCCTTATGAGTTGGCGGTTTAAATTGCTGGGTTATACCATATTTACTTGTTCCGCGTTTTAATGCTAATACTTGACACTCAAATTTATAATCGTACCAGGCCATTGCTACATACGCCACTACAAATAATAAAAAGGATAATAATAATTTCCAAGGCATAATCATTTGTGGAGGACAATAAAAAAATAAAGCAATTATTAATGATGAAAAAACAACACATTTTGGATTCAAAACAAAAGGATAATTTGGAAAAATTCCTCCAGCCATATATCTTATACTTTTATTTATTTTAGTATTTTGATAAATAAAAATGTTTAACTACTACCCATTGAATATATTAAATTACTTATTTACAATTGTAAGATACGCTATACGACTATACATCTACATCATCCATTTTTTCGGCGATTTTGTCATTAATGTAAATTTGTTTGCAAATGTTTTTAATTATTTTATCTTCCTTTTCTTCTATATTACTTGTTGCAGCTCTTACAATATCTATATATTCATCCTTTTTTCTATCATTTTTCATATAATCGGGATTTGCCTTAGCATACGTATTTATATTACAAGCTTGTAAATTTGAAACCCTTTTAATTGCAATTTTTGTCTTTTCTTTTTTTTCGTCCTTTTCCCATTTTTCTTGATTTTTTATATAAAGAGTTTCCCTCTTAACATCAGTACAGTGAAGAGGTCGCTGTGTAATAGGCAATTTATTCATATTCTCAATAAATATATTTGAAATCCCTTCTGCTAATCCCTTATCCTTACTTAAAAGCAAATTACTTAACGAAATTTCAATTGATTTTATAAAATTATCCATGCTAATTGCGTCTTTACATTGTTCGTTCAAAAATAAATTAATATTAAATTTATTATTTGAATTAATAGTATTAATATTTCCTATATTTGGAATCGCTTCTTTTAACGTTTTACTCTGTTCTATTAATACCTTTCTTAATTCTCTATTTTCATCAATCAAAGTAGTAATCATTTTTTCATAATCAACATTCGGGTTTGTTACAATTTCCTGCGGAGAATTATTACATTTTTTTTTATGGTTATTCAATGAAGAACGATGTAAATATTCTCTTCCACAATCGCATTTGTAATTTCTCTCAATCATAATATTTGTTGACATCATTATTTCATATGATAAATGTTTTTTTGTCTGTAAATGTTTTTTATAATCTTTTTTATTAATAGTAGAATAATTACAATTTTCACATGAAAAAAAAAACATTTTATTAATTATATTCATTTATATATTGTATGTATAAATTTTACTTTAATTGATTTAATTATTACAAACAAATTACATTTAAATACTAATTGAAATAAAAACCAATGTTGGAATTTTATAACGATGTTTGGTCTTGGGACAAAAATCCCCTAAGCGAAGTATTTCTAAGTATTGCCTTACTGACCCGATTTTTTGGAATTTCGTCAAATTATATAAATCGGTATACAATGCGATATTATTTTTATTTATTTTTTGTTATGGTCTTGGGACAAAAAATCCCCAAAACGAAGTATTTCTAAGTATTGTACTTTTTTGAAAATCATATTTTTTATTTTTTTTAAAAATTCACTTTTTTCATTATTTTATAAATGTTACTGTATATGGTCTCGTTATTTATTGTTTTTATTTTTCTTTAAAAAAAATTTCATTAAAAACGAAGTCCAAAGTTCTCCGGGAAAATCAAAAAAGGACATGTCCATTTTTAAAACGGCCAGGAAAGATTGGAAAATTAATTTATAGATTTTTTTTATAAATTTTTCAACAATATTTTTAAAATGTAAAAATACAAAAATGAGACCGATAGTCGTCTTGGGACAAAAATCCCCTAGGCGAAGTATTTCTAAGTATTGCCTTACTGACCCGATTTTTTGGAATTTCGTAATATTTAAACTGATTGAAAATGATCTCATTTTAAAAATGAGATTATTTTGTTATGGTCTTGGGACAAAAAATCCCCAAAACGAAGTATTTCTAAGTATTGGACTTTTTTGAAAACCATAAAATTTATTTTTTTTAAAAAATCATATTTTTCGTTATTTTATAAATGTTACTGTATATGGTCTCATTATTTATTATTTTTATTTTTCTTAAAAAAAATTTCATTAAAAACGAAGTCCAAAGTTCTCCGGGAAAATCAAAAAAGGACATGTCCATTTTTAAAACGGCCAGGAAAGATTGGAAAATTAATTTATAGATTTTTTTATAAATTTTTTCAATAACAAAATATTTTATATAAATACATAAAAGATTACGATATACAGTCTTGGGACAAAAATCCCCTAGGCGAAGTATATCTAAGTATTGCCTTACTGACCCGATTTTTTGGAATTTCGTAAAAATAAATAAGATTGTATTTGTATTCATTTGATTTATAACATTTCTATTGTTATGGTCTTGGGACAAAAAATCCCCAAAACGAAGTATTTCTAAGTATTGACCTTTTTTTAAAAACACAAATTTTATTTTTTTTAAAAAATCGAGTTTTTCATTATTTTAAAAACGTGACGATGTATGGTCTTGTTATTTATTATTTTTATTTTTCTTAAAAAAAAATTTCAGTAAAAACGAAGTCCAAAGTTCTCCGGGAAAATCAAAAAAGGACATGTCCATTTTCAAATCGGCCAGGAAAGATTGGAAAATTAAAATTAGAAAATTTTTCTTTAAATAGGATTAAAATAATATATATATATCGCGTGGGGTTACTTTATACTAAACAATTTTTCAAAAAAAAGTTATTTTTAATTGGATGATGTAGATGTAATAAAATCAATATATTCTTTATTAATAAATGAACTAATGCACTCTATATTAAATTTTCTACCAAATAAACATTTACTGTTTAATAAAAATAATAATTCTTCTTTTGATATATTACTGTAATTTTTTAATCTTCTATTTGATGGATATTTATAATTCATGCCTTCCCAATTTGTAAAGGTAGTTGCTTCATTTGTTTCAGATTCAGTTATAATAATTTCATTTTCCAAATTTAAAATTTTTATAAATGTATAATAAAAATATTCAGCTGGTGCATAAATTTTATTGTAATATTTATTTAATATTTCATCTTTATCAAAACAGAGATTTTCAACCAATTTTCTATTAAATATAAACCAATTATGTGATTTTGATATAATTCTTTTATCCATTACATTCAATAAATAATTACAATTCGGAAAACACTGATTTTGAGGAGAAGTATTTAAATAACCATAATTATCAATGGTTAGTTTATTATATATATAATCAAATGATTTCATTGGCACACAAGAACCCGATATTATAATAAATTTATAGTTTTCATCATCATTATATGCTTCTCTGAATAACACATTGTATGCTAATGGTATTGTTTGGTCTTCGTAATTAGTTTTAATACAATTTTTCAACTTATAATTTTCAAAAAATTTTAATGATTTATTAAATTTGTAATGTATATAAATATTATATTTGTTTTTATCTACATTTTTGAAAAAACGATTCCATAATACTTCGTGATTTATAATATCATAAATTAAAAAACAAAATGCGATTTTTTTCATATAAACTTGGATATTATTTATTTTAATAATCTAAACTTATAATTCATTCTATATACAAAATAATTTAAAATTGAAATAAATAAATCAACATAAATATTAATTATCAATACTTATAATCTACTGTGTAATTAAACATGAACTTTTTGGAGCTTGCTTTAGAACCCGAAATTTATTGTCCTTCAATTGATTTAAATGGCAATTACATTGATAAAATTCCTACATCTCAAGTATTAAAGAATGGAGTCAGGTGTCCATGTGGAACTAGACAAGATAAATCATATAATACAAATCCTAAGTTTTCAGCTCATATAAAATCTAAAAAACATCAACAATGGTTATCCGAATTAAATATTAATAGATTGAATTATTATGAAGAAAATATAAAAATAAAAGATACGCTCCAAAATCAGAGATTATTAATTGCCAATTTAGAAAAAAGTATCAATAGTAAAAATATTACAATTGACTATTTAACCCAGCAATTAAGTTTAAAATTTCCTCCAAAACATATTGCTCCAGTTGGAAATCTGATTGATTTTGAGAATTAACTATAGGAATTATAAATATATAAACTTTTATTAAATTCATAAATTTTTTTATTTTATTATGAATTTAATTGTATTATGTTGAGAGAAATTAGGATAATAAACATGTAAAATTTTATCTCTTAAAATGTAAAATATAAAACAAACTAATTATTAACAATATATTTAATTTTAAAATGCTTATTTTCTAATAAATTCTTGATTTTTTAAAAACCATTCATATGTCATTAATAATCCTGTTTCTATGTCTGTAAAATTAATAATATTAGGAATTGTTTTTTTTAATTTTTCATTTGATACTGTTTTTTTAATAATTCCATCACTATAATTATTATTATAAACTATTTTTCTCTCATCATAATTCATTATTTTTGCGATGAGAGAAACTATATCTTTAATTGTATATTCATTGTCGTCACATATATTATAGATTCCTCCTTTTATATTTACATTGTATAGTAATTGAAGAATAATATTGCAAAAATTAGGAGCAAATAAAAATTGTCTTCTTGCTGTTCCTGTTCCATAAACTTCAAATGTTTCTTTATTATATGGATCTATTTGATTTTTCGTTTTAAACATTCTATGAATTAGACCAGGTATAACATGACCGTCTTCAATATTAAAATTATCATACATTCCATATAAATTTACAGGAGCTACACATATATATTCTCGTCCATAATCTTTATTATATTGTTCGCATAATACATAAAGCATTCGTTTGGCATAAGCGTATCCCTGATTACTTTCATGTGGCTCGCTTTCGCATAATTGTTCTTCTGTCATGGGAAATTTGCTTGGATTTTTTGGATAAATACAAGAACTAAGACAAAATATTCCTCTATTAACATTATACTTGTGACAAGCCTCAATAATATTTGTATTTATTTTTAAGTTTTTCATTAACATTAAAGAATTATTATTCATATTTTTATATAATCCGCCTACTACTGCGGCTAAATGTATTATTTTATCATATTTTCTCTCTTTAAAACAATTTTCAACTTGGGTCATATCGGTTAAATCGTAATCGTTACTTGATATAAAATTATAATTATCAATTGATTCATTATAAGATAAATAATGTTTAAGTATAGAACCAACCATACCACTTCCGCCTGTTACTAAAATATTCATCATATATTTCTAAATATTATATTATAACAGATAAAAAGGGTTTAAATTTTATTTTACAAAATAAATAATACTTAAATTAAATGACTAACGTTGCATTTATTACTGGAATTACAGGACAAGACGGATCATATTTGGCAGAATTGCTTTTGGAAAAAGGATATATCGTTCACGGATTAGTAAGAAGAGCGTCTACTATAAATACAACTCGTATAGAACATATATTTCATGATACTAATTTAAAATTACATTATGGAGACATTACAGATGGTACTTGTTTGTTTATGTGTTTATCTAATATAAAGCAATTATATCCAACGATGTCGCGTTTAGAAATATACAATTTAGCAGCACAATCACATGTTAAAATTTCATTTGAGATGCCCGAATATACAGCAGATACGGATGCGTTCGGAACCCTTAAATTATTGGAAGCGGTTAGGTCTAATAAATTAGATGGGATTACCCGGTTTTATCAAGCGTCCACTTCTGAATTATATGGTAAAGTCCAAGAAACACCACAGAAAGAAACAACGCCGTTTTATCCTCGGTCTCCTTATGCGATTGCTAAATTATATGCTTATTGGATTGTTAAAAATTACAGAGAAGCATATAAAATGTTTGCATGTAATGGAATATTATTTAATCATGGAGGAGTAAGAAGGGGACACAATTTTGTAGAGAGAAAAATTACAATTGGTCTAGGTAAAATAGTGAAAGGAGAAGAAGACCGATTGACAATGGGCAATCTGGATTCAATGCGAGATATAGGCAATGCAAAAGATTATGTAGAAGGCATGTGGCTTATGCTACAACAAGAAACCCCGGATGATTATGTATTAGCAACTGGAAAAATGTATTCAATCCGAGAATTAATTGAAATCGCATTTAGCATGAAAGGGTTTGATATAAAATGGAGAGGTTATGGCGTGGACGAAGTTGGATATGATTCAAATACAAATAGAGATTTAATTTTTGTAGATAAAAAATACTTTAGACCAACAGAAGTGGAATTATTATTAGGAAATCCCGAAAAGGCGAATAAATTATTAGGATGGAGCGCTAAATCAAGTATCCATTCATTATTGAAAGAAATGGTAGAACAAGATTGTAATTAAAATTAATAAACCAATTATAAAATAATAAAAACAATTTAAAATTACTTTTATTATTTATTTAATACTAATATGATAAGAGAAGAAAAAATAGATATTCTTTATAATTCATGTTATGGCGGATGGAGAATATCCGAAAAAGCGATTAAATTATACAATACTAGAATGAAAGAAAGTATTCCAGGATATAAATCTATTAATTGCGATGATAATCACAATGAATTGTTACATAGACACGATAAAGTTCTTATTGAAATTTATCATGAATTAGGTGATGAATTTAATGATCAGTATAGTTGTTCAAAACTAATGAAAATACCAAAAATATATGAAAAATATTATACTATAACAGAGTATGATGGTTTAGAATATATAAATATTGATAAAAATAAATATAAATTAGATATAATAAAAGAAATTATTGTAAACAATCAAATTTCAACTGATGAAAAAATAAATAAAATTAATAAATTATTATAATATTACGAATAAAATTATAAAATTATAAAATTATAATAATAAACTTAAGTCATGAAATAGTAAATTACTAAATTATTTAATCTTTTTAAATATATATATGTCATATTCCGGTTATTATTCAAGTAAAAATTGTTGTGTAAAAAGCAAAGACCTATGTCCTACAACTTGCCCCACCGGGCCAACCGGACCAATTGGACCCGTAGGACCAGTCGGACCAACCGGAGAAAAGGGAATTGATATATCAGGCGCATGTTTTGGAGATTATATATATTGGAATACTAATACAAATAGTTGGGTTGTTGGATCTGATAATATTATATTAGGGTGCGGCGCGGGTGAATTAGGACAAGGCGTAAACGCAGTTGCAATCGGAAAATCTGCTGGAAATTTAAACCAAGATGATAATGCTATATCTATTGGTTCTTCTGCTGGAAGAAATTCACAAGGGCAATATTCTATTGCTATTGGAAATCAAAGTGCTGAAAATTCACAAGGGCAATATTCTATTGCCATGGGATTTCAAGCTGGAGGGAATAATCAAAGCCAATCTTCAATCGCTATAGGATATAATTCTGGAGAAAATGCACAAGGAAGAAGTGCTGTTTCTATTGGAGAACAAGCAGGACAGTCAAATCAAGGAGAATATGCGATAGCAATAGGTTTTCAAGCCGGAGAGAATACACAAGGAATAAGTGCTGTTGCTATTGGCAAACAAGCAGGACAGTCAAATCAAGGAGAATATGCGGTTGCAGTAGGATATAATGCTGGACTTATTTCACAAGGAGCAAATGCGGTTGCAATAGGGGTTGAATCTGGAAATGCAAACCAGCCAAACAATTCAATTATTATTAACGCAACAGGTTCGGCTCTTAATGGTGCTACACAAAATGCCTGTTATATAAAACCAATAAGGAATGACTACAATAATAAAACTCTTCTTTACAATGACCTAGACGGAGAGATAACATATTATGAGAATAATCCATTTGACATAAGTGGAAATTTAGACCTATCATGTAATTTATTATTGGATGTTTCTGGAATATATTTTTGCGACGGAACTTATATCGGACATGGAAGTAGTTTTGACATAAGTACAAGTGAAGTTTTACATTTTAAATCAAGTCAAAATGTGTTACTTGATTCCAATTTAAAATTAAATAATGATTTAATATTTATAAATAATGGGGAAAATAAGATGACATTTAGTGACTTCAGTAGCAATACTCAACTTGTTCAATTGCCAAGTATAAACAATCAACCAGTTAGTTTAACTAGAATGAGTATATTTTATAATAGTGGTGTAAGTGGAACATTAAACGCAGGCATTGGATCAATATTTATTTTACCATTTGGAACTATAGTTAAAAATCAATTAAATCTATCTATAGATAGTAGTACAAATATAATAAGTCCTTCGGTTGATATAAGCGGTCAATATGTAGAAATATATTTAAATTTAGAAATTACTACAGGAGGAAATAATACAGAATTTTCATTTGATATTAGCGGGGTAGATTGTAGTTTTTACGAAAGCATTGATACAAATGCAATTACTATAAAAAATAAAACTTTTTATTTAACATTTGGTCCTCACATTTTTATTCCAGAACAATGGGCTAATTGTACGCAATTTATTTTTCAATTAGTAAATAATGAAAATAGTGATGTTACAATAAATAAATCAAAAATTATTTTTAAAAGCTATTATTTGTAATAATAATATGATATTAACTTACATTAGACAAATTTATCCTAACTTATAAATATAAAAAATTTAGTATAAATTAAATAGATTTTATAGTTAAATATATATAATGACATCTTACACTGATTATAGGAATTTATATAATTGTAAACAGTGTTGTAAACCTGAATGCAGGGCATGTCCTACTGGTCCGACTGGTCCAATTGGTCCCGTGGGTATAATAGGTCCTACTGGATATACTGGTCCAACTGGTGTTACAGGTTCAAAAGGTGCTACCGGTTATACAGGACCTAGAGGTTATACTGGAAGCATAGGAATTATGGGAAGAACAGGACCAACCGGACCAACTGGTCCAAATGGTCCAACCGGTTTAGGAGTCACTGGACGCGCTGGTCCTACTGGTTTTACTGGTCCAACTGGATTAGGCATAACAGGTCCTCAAGGTTATACAGGTCCTACAGGTTTCACAGGTCCTACGGGTCCCACTGGATTAGGCATAACAGGTCCTCAAGGTTATACAGGTCCTACAGGTTTCACAGGTCCTACGGGTCCCACTGGTTTACAAGGTGATACAGGACCTCAAGGTTTCACAGGTCCAACAGGTTTCACAGGTCCTACGGGTCCCACTGGTTTACAAGGTGATACAGGACCCACAGGTCCAACAGGTTTCACAGGCCCTACGGGTTTACAAGGTGATACTGGTCCCACGGGTCCAACCGGATATACAGGTCCTACGGGTTTCACAGGACCTACAGGCCCAACAGGTTTACAAGGTGATACAGGACCCACAGGTCCAACTGGTTTCACGGGTCCTACGGGCCCAACTGGTTTACAAGGTGATACAGGACCTACAGGACCTACAGGTTTCACGGGTCCAACAGGTCCTCAAGGACTAGCTGGATTTAGTGGAGGAGTTATTTTATATATGAATTATAGTGAAATTACAAGCCCTTCAATCACAAAATTGACTACTGTTTCAACTCCTCCGCTTCCATCACCAATTATTACACCTACAGGCCCTCAAACAAGTGCACCTCCTCCTGCAAACCCAACAAAAATAAGATTATTATCGTTATTTCCAAATAATGCGGTTCAAACGGATGTGTCTACTAGAATAGATTCTATATTTCCAGTAGAAGAAGACTTAGCTCAATTTGCAATATATATATCCGATTTACCAAATACTCAATTTATTCCGCCTGGTATATGGGATATGAATATTTTTGCTAAACCAAGAGTGTCATCAGATTCTGGTCATATTAGTTTACGATATCATTTATATGGTGTAGATATTTCTGGGGGCGTAATTACAGGAACTCCTACAGAAATTGGAGTAGGGTCATCGATTGCAGATGTAATCGGAAATGCTGTTTCAATTGAACTATATACATTATCATTAATTATTCCTACAAATATTAATATTACTCCTTATAATGCGTTATATATCATTGTAGCTGCTGCAAATGATGAGAGCTCAAACTGCACAACAAACATATTTTTTGAAAGTCCTTTAACATATTCTCATATTCATACAACATTTGGAGCATATGTAGGTGTCACAGGTCCTACTGGTCCTATTGGATTACAGGGTAATACAGGTCCTACAGGCCCAACGGGTTTTACAGGCCCAACAGGTTTACAAGGCGATACGGGCCCAACTGGTCCTCAAGGTGATACAGGACCCATTGGTGAAACAGCGATGCTTACTCAGATACCAACTACCACTCAAACATTTGACACAACAAATACGATTGTATTATGGGGAACGACTGTTGCTGCAAATTCAACTGGATTAACAGGGTTGACTTATTCAGCAGGATCGTATACCAATTCAACAAGCGCGACATTAGCAGTAGAAGTACAATATAATTTAATTTGGAATAATTCTGTATCAGGCGCGACATATATAGATGTAAATGGAACAACGTATTCACTTACACAATTTAATGCATATGTCATGACAAATAGTGGAACATTTTTATTACCAGCAGGGCAATCCTTTACGATTTATAATCAGAATTCATCAACTGGTCTTATTCTTCAAACTTCTTCCGATATTGTCATTACAATATTAACGGTAGGACCGCAGGGGCCAACAGGTTTACAAGGCGATACGGGCCCAACTGGTCCTCAAGGTGATACTGGCCCCATTGGTGAAACCGCGATGCTTACTCAAATACCAACGACAACTCAAACATTTGACACAACAAATACGATTGTATTATGGGGAACGACTGTTGCTGCAAATTCAACTGGATTAACAGGGTTGACTTATTCAGCAGGATCGTATACCAATTCAACAAGCGCGACATTAGCAGTAGAAGTACAATATAATTTAATTTGGAATAATTCTGTATCAGGCGCGACATATATAGATGTAAATGGAACAACGTATTCACTTACACAATTTAATGCATATGTCATGACAAATAGTGGAACATTTTTATTACCAGCAGGGCAATCCTTTACGATTTATAATCAGAATTCATCAACTGGTCTTATTCTTCAAACTTCTTCCGATATTGTCATTACAATATTAACGGTAGGACCGCAGGGGCCAACTGGACCTTCTGGCGTAATAGATATTTCTGGAACTGCTGTTTGTTATGGAGATTATTTATATTGGAATACTACAAATAATTCATGGACTGTTGGAACAGACAATATTAATTTGGCTTGTGGAGCGGGGGAATTTTCACAAGGATTAAATGCGGTTGCGGTGGGTTATCAAGCAGGTCAATATACACAAGGAACAAACGCAATTGCAATTGGTAATAGTGCTGGACAAACAAAGCAAGGAACAAACGCGATTGCGATTGGCTTTTCAGCAGGACAAGGAACACAGCAATCAGGTGCCATTGCGATAGGTTATCAAGCAGGAGATACATTACAGGGAAACAACGCAATAGCAATTGGAGTGAATGCAGGAGCAGGAACACAAGGTTTAGGTGCTGTAGCAATTGGACAGAGTGTGGGCGCAAGTTACCAAGGAGCAAATGCGGTTGCGATTGGTAGTTTATCAGGGAGAGATACACAAGGATCAAATGCGGTTGCGATTGGTAGAAGTGCAGGCGTCGTAAATCAAGGAAATAATGCGATTGCGATAGGTCCTTTTAGTGGTTTAACTTTTCAAAGTGCAAATGCTGTTGCGATCGGCGCTTCCGCTGGAAATGTTACACAAGGTGTTAGTGCTATAGCAATTGGAGTTTCAGCCGGACAAGATAGTCAATTAATTAATGCAATTGCAATTGGAAATGCAGCAGGACAATCATTTCAAGGTACCGCTGCAATAGCAATTGGCTTTTCAGCAGGACAAGGAACACAACAAACTGGCGCCATTGCGATAGGCTATCAAGCGGGAGATACATTACAGGGCACTAATGCAGTAGCCATTGGAGTGAATGCTGGAGCAGGAACACAAGGTGCGAATGCGGTTGCGATCGGCAATAATGCTGGTGTAGCCTCTCAGACAGCTGGCTCTATATGTTTAAACGCAAGTGGCGTTGCTCTCAATCCAGTCGTAGCGGGTTTCTTTGTTGACCCAGTCCGCATAGACGCTTCAAATATCACTCAGTCTTGCTATTATAACACTTCTACAAAAGAAATCACTTATAACTCTACAGTAGAATTAGTCGCTGGAACTGCCTCTATTAGCCCAACTATACCCATTACGATATTATCAGGAACAACTCACTCATTAGCAAGTGGAACAATAGTAGGGCAACCGAAAACAATTGTGAATGGTAATGGTAATGCCTTTTCACCCATCTTTACAGGTTCTACTCAGATGACGGGAAGTGCTTTCATCCGATGTTTGAAATACGACTCTGTGCTTAACAGAATGTATGTGGGTGGTGATTTTACTACAATTGGAGGTGTGGCTGGAACAAGTAGAATTGCGTATTACGATTTTGCTGGAGGTTGGAATGCTATGGGAGGTGGTGCCGCCAGCAATTCTGTAAATAGCATAGACATCTCTGGAACAAAAGTATATGCAAGTGGTAATTTTAATGATATGGGTGGAATACTAACTGCTGATAATATTGCGTTCTGGGATACTAGTGCCCCTGGTTGGACTGCTATGTCTCCTATAGCCGTCGTAAATCCAAGCAACGCGACCAAACTGATAGTTTCTGGGAATTTTTTGTATATGTTTGGGACTTTTACACTTGTGAATGGCGTTGCTAATACAATAAAGGTTGCTCGGTGGAACATAACGACGGGGGTGTGGAGTGCTATGGGAACTGGAATGCCTACAAATGCTGTCACAAATGCGGTGGTGGTTGGAACGAGTGTTTGGTTTTGCGGCTCTTTTGGTAGTGCGGGTGGTGTTGCGAATACAGCCTTTCTTGCGAGATGGGATGGAGCAACTTGGAATGGATATGGTGCTTCACAAGTGAATAACCAGATACAAACGATACAACAGTTAAGTCCCGGATTTCTGGTATTGGTTGGAAGCTTTTCACTGGTTGGAACGACACCCTATTTGTGGTCGGTGTTATTCAATACTTCTACGAATGCGTTTTCTTTTAATGCTACTGCTACGAATCAGAATGTAAATAGCTTTTTGGATACTGACAACACTGTGTGGTTAATTGGTAATTATACTTCTTTGGGAAACTTTATACTTGGAAGTGAGGATTACTATTATCCAACTGCTTCCAGGTTGTGTTTTTACGATACAACGATTAGTAAATGGTGTCCTCTCTTTACTACTGGAAGTAATAACATCCTCTCTATGGAAAGAACAAATGTCTCTGGTGAGTATTGGTTGGCTGGTGATTTTACGAATTTTGACGGGTATGCCCTTACTGGACTCGCAAGTCTGATGAGATTTACCAAACCCAATCTGATAAGGGTGAATAGTAATCTAATACAGAATGGAGTTTCCACACGGAATAGTTTCGGTATGACCTATAAGGGGCAGAGCATAGACTTGCTAAATGTGGATAATTCTAAATGGGCTGTTGTTGGTAATTCACCTTCCACCTCAACTGCACCAGTTGTTATTTTATACTAATGCTTCTGAATTCTTGTTTAGCAAGATTTGCTTGAAAATGGGTCCAATTTTGGTTCTTAACTCCGATATTCTAATATTCAACGGTATATATCCTTTGTAGAAGAATTTATGATATGTAATCCGTCCATGATCTAATATTATATCAATCTTTTCCGTAAAAATAAATTATAAAAATATATATTATATTAAATAAAAGATGTCATTTCCGTATAATGGTATAAATGCTATAGCGATAGGAACTTTAGCAGCATCTACAAATCAAGGGATCTCCGCAGTGGCTATAGGTCTAAGCGCAGGTCAAACAAATCAAGGTGTAACTGCGGTTGCAATAGGTAGTGCCGCCGGCTTAAACTATCAGGGCGATGACGCTGTTGCCATTGGTAACAATGCAGGTCAACAGCTGCAAAAACTACGAGCCGTTGCTGTAGGTAGTGCAGGTGTACTAGTACAAGGCCAAGAATCAGTTGCAGTCGGATACTTGGCTGGCTACAGTTATCAAGGCAATATAAGTGTTGCCATTGGTAGCAGAGCGGGGGTCAATACTCAAGGCGCCTTTGCTGTAGCGGTAGGACCTTCCGCAGGTGCAGACTCACAGCGTGACTACGCGGTTGCCATTGGTAGTTCGGCTGGTGCGTCTACACAAGGTACCAACGCAGTCGCAGTTGGTGCAACAGCCGGAAACCAGTCGCAAGGAGAAAATGCGGTTGCTATTGGAATCAATGCGGGTGAAAGAATGCAAGGCATTAGTGCTGTTGCAATAGGGAATCAAGCCGGTTTATCAAATCAAGGTGCTAATGCTATTGCTATTGGTAATGGTGCTGGTCAGACAAATCAACCACTAAATTCTATTGTTTTGAATTCTTCAGGAATAACAACTAATGGAGCAGTAGCGAGTGCTGTTTATATTAGACCTATGAGAGGAATTGCCCTTTCATCGACAGTATCTTATAATACTTCTACATTTGAACTTTCCTATCTCACTTCAAGTGCTAAAACCAAAAATACTATTAATGATTTATCTGTTGATACAAGTGATATTTATAAATTAAGACCAAGAACTTATTTATATAATTCTGACCCTGAATGTGGTTTTCAAACAGGATATATAGCAGAAGAAGTTGCTGACATTAATCCTGACTATGCTACTTATGCGGAAGTTGATGGCGATCCAGTTGGAATAAACTACAATGTGATTATAGTATATCTTGTTGAAGAAATGAAGACATTTAAAACTGATTTGAGTTATGTTGATACACAATATAATTTAAAGGTTAGTAAATCAGGAGATAAGATGTCAGGAACATTAGATATGAGTTCAAACAAAATCATGAATATTACAAATGGATCAAACCCGAAGGATGCCGTTAACTTTGGACAGTTAGATGAAAAGTTAAATAAATCTGGTGGTACGATGACGGGTATATTGGATATGAATTCAAACAAAATCATGAATATTACAAATTGATAATATCGGAG